GGAAGCGTCAGTCCGACCTTGTTGACAGGACGTTCTGGGTAATCGACTATTTCCCCGACATCATGGGAAAAGACGGGAAACGGAAGTATCTGTTCAAGGCAAAATCCACCCTTGATGACCCCGACAGCGAGGCGTTCAAGGTGTGGACGGGGTCTCCCGAAATCTTCTATGTCCTTGACAAGCTGGCCGAACTCGGGAAGTTCCCACGGAAAGTGACCTTGCGCAGGCTGTCGAGAGGCGCGATGAGGTTCGAATGATGAAGAAAAGGTTGTCCACAGTGCGCGGTGCGAACGTCGGCGGCAGTGCGAATAATGGCGCGAATGCGGGTATCGCGTGCGTCAATTCGAATAATGCGCCTGCGAATACGAATGCGAATATCGGTTCCCGTCTCTGAAAGCATATGAACAATTACAACGGGATGAAAAAAGCCGTGCACTTGGAAACCCTACCTCTTGGTAAAAAAGCACGACACGGGCAAATCGGATTAGTAGCGAGGATGAAAGTCAGATTAATTATGCCAACACGATGAAGAGACACGACAATCTCATGGCCCGGATTGCAAGCATGGAGAATCTTCTCCTTGCGGATGAAAAGGCGAGAAAGGGCAAAAGATGCAGATGGGGAATACGCATCCATGACAGGAACAAGATGCAGAACCTTGAGAAGCTGCAACGTTGGCTGCGAGAGGGGACATACCGGACATCACCTTACAGGACGTTCTTGATTCATGACCCCAAGGAAAGGGAGATATTCAAACTTCCGTATTTCCCTGACAGGATTGCGCATCATGCCATCATGAATGTCCTTGAGCCGATATGGGTGAGCACGTTCGCGAGCTGCACATACGCCTGCATAAAGGGCCGGGGGATACATGCCGGGGTCAAGGCCGTAAAAAGGGCGTTGAGAGACGTCGAGGGGACGGAATACTGTCTGAAATGGGACATCAAGAAATACTATCCGTCCGTAGACCATGACATAATGAAAACAAAAATCCGGAAGAAGATAGGAGACGCGCGTCTGTTGCGCGTCCTTGACGAAGTGATAGACAGTTCTCCCGGGCTGCCGATAGGGAACTATCTGAGCCAGTATCTGGCCAATGTATACCTGTCGGACTTCGACCACTGGATGAAAGAGGCGAAAGGGGTGAAACATTATTTCCGTTATGCGGATGACATGGTAGTATTGGGGGACAAGGAATATCTCCGCACCCTTTTCGGGGACATAAGGGAATACACGGAAAAGGAGCTGAAGCTGACCATAAAAGGCAACTGGCAGATTTTTCAAGTTGATGCCCGTGGGATAGACTTCCTCGGATACGTCTTCTACCACACCCACACGAGGTTGCGGAAGCGCACGAAGAGGAACATATTCAGAAAAATCGTATCTTGCAACCGGAAAGGCATGACGGAAAAAGAGAAGCAGAATGCCATGGGCAGCTATTACGGATGGCTCAAGTATTGTGATTCGGGACATTTGAAAAAAACGATAAATGAAAAAGGAAATGGGAAAATCATCAAGCAAAGCGCGTCCTGCGGTCGTGGAGAGGTGGGACGCGGAAAACTATGTGGTCCGCTACAACATCGAAGAAGTTGCGGACATGGACGCAGACGGCAAGGAGCAGGGTGTCAAGTATGAGTACGAGGAAGTGCTCGTGCCGGAAGTGACACGTAAACGGATTGTCGAAGCCCTCGTGCGTCTGAAGTATGACATCTATGACGAGGTCACACTTGCATTCGACAGGGAGAACAATGCGGAGGACAAGGCCGAGCATGAGGCCTATGTGATTGAATGCAAGGCGATTGCTGATTCCGTTCTCGGGAATGAGTAAGAATTTCTCTCTCAAAGAACTGACGTTCAGTGCCACGGCGGAGAGGGACGGGATTGACAATATCCCGTCCCCCGAAGTCGTTGAGCATATCAACGAGTTGTGCGACAATCTGTTGCAGCCTTTGAGGGATGCGTGGGGGAAGCCGATAAGGGTCACGAGCGGCTACCGGTGTCCGGAACTCAACAAGAAAGTGGGGGGCAGCATGACAAGTGCGCACCTTTGCGGCTATGCGGCGGATTTGCAGACCGACGACTTTCACGGGTTCGTCAGGTTCGCGGTAGGATGGCTGCAAGGCAAGGCGTATGACCAGTGCATAATCGAGAGGAACGGAAAGACCGAGTGGCTTCATTTGGGCTACAAGGACGGACAGGGAAGACAACGGCATCAGACAACAACAATAAACAAGAACTGACATGAAGAAGTTGCTTTATTTTTTCGGCTCGTTCCTCGCCCTCATAGGGGCGATAGGTTCGTTGGGCTATCTGCTGTGGATGAGACAGTATGTGATAGCCTTTGGCGTGGCGGTGCTGATAGATGCCGCCTATCCGACAGTCAAAGGCTGGGTCAAAAAGCTCATTGATGAGTAAAACAAGCATCGGGAATGGGGCGAAATCTCTTGTTTTCGCCCTTTTGTGTATTTGGGCAGGGGCACTCGGCTCTTATTTTCCCTTAAAACGGCATTTTAAGGCCGAATTGGAGGCCATGAAGCCCGAAGTGATAGAAGTTATCATCCGTGACACTTTGCGCGTCCATACGCCCGCCTATCGTGATGTCATCAAAATACGGAGAGACACGATAAAGGTGTCCCGGAACGACACAATCGTGAGGGGGGACACGGTATATCTCCCCAAGGTTCAGAAATACTATGAGGAAGAAGATTATCGGGCATGGGTTTCGGGATACGAGCCGAATCTCGACAGCCTGTATGTCTATCCCAAGACGATAACGAAAACCGCCATCCGGAAAGAATGGCGGAAATTCGACTACGGCTTGCAGGCCGGGGTGGGGGTGGTGCTCCCTGCCGGGTCAGTCCCCGGCTTCGGCGGATATGTCGGCTTCGGGTTCACGTGGCATTTCTGAACGCTCGCGTCCCCGGCGGAGCATCTCGATGAAGTCCGCAACACGCTTCTCCCTCATATTCCCACGGCACACCGGGATTACCTCTATTTTCACGGTCGGCCCTTTCTTGTCGAGGTTGATTCTCAATTGGGAGTTCTGGCAAAGATAGTCATATCGGATGCCTGTTTGCGTGGACAGTTGGTGGTAGATTGCGCTTGCAAGGTCTTCAAGCACGCCGGCCATCGGGGCGTACATCATTATCGGCTCTGACACTTTCTTCATTTGTCCGTCCTCCCTTTCTGAACTTTCAGTGATTCCCAATCGACTTCATCCCCGTTCCATCGGCGGTCGGGACACCCGGCCTGTTCGTTGCACGTCATGTTGATTCCGTCAAGGTTTTTCGACAGGCTGCAATAGCCTCCGTTATAATATATGCATTTCATTCTCCTATCATTATCGGTTTGCGGCATTCCTGTGCCATCTCAAGATTCTCCCTGCTCTCGTTGGCAATGAGGGAGACCACTGGATACTTGCTGCTCTGCCCGGGTTTCTGGGATTTCGCCATTATCACCGACAGGTCAAATATGACGCCGCTGACTTTCCCCTGCTGTTCGTAGAACTCATCGAAGTAGTCCCGTATCTGCGGTATCGTTGATGCCACGCCTTTCGTCTGGAACTGCCACACGCCCATCACTCCACGGATTTTCGGGATGATGAAATTCAGCGTCAGAGTGACTTTCCACTGGCATTTCGGATGCCTGCTTGAAACCATGTCCATGATGTCGGGATACTGCTCCGTTGTGAACACGGCATAAGTGGATGTCTTGGTAGACCACACCTTGAACGTCTCTCCATCCCCCGAGGCCACGAGTTTGCCTGCTTCGTCCCGGAACTCGTATTCCTCCCGGCACACCATGTCCGCATCGTCAGACGGGAACACAATCTGTATGACATCGGGTTTTGCGCCATAGGCCTCATCGAAAAGGCGCGAATATTTGCCTGTCGCCACGAAATAGTCCGTGGACATGGGATATCCCCTGTCAGACTTCAGTCCGCACTTTATGCGGCCTATTATTGGCAACGGAAGCCGCTTCGGCCTCTCGTTGTTCTTGATTCTGCCGCCCATGGCCACTAAAACAACGGAGTGTCATCCACCGCCGCATCTTCGCTCATTTTCTCGTTGCCCTTTTTGACAAGTTCCTCCATGGTGAGCACGGCCACGTTCTTGTCAACATCATCGGACAAGTCTACCATGCCGCCGCAGACGGCGATTTTCCTTGTCTCCTCGGGGAGCAGCTTATAGAGTTCGAGCAGATAAGGAATCTGTTTCAGAACTTCGTTATCAGTCTGCCACTCGAAGTTGTAGGACACCTGCTTGCGTGCGGTGTTCCACCACGCTTTCGGAGACACGTTGCCGATTTCCGTTATCGGCACATCCGGGAAAGACAAGTTCCACATGTCTCGGTAGAGGCCCAACTGAATTGCGTGTTCGTCACGGAAATCCTTTGTGGTCGTCTTGAAGTCCACAATCGCAACAACTCTTTCATCCCCGTGCTTGTCCCCTATGGGATATTTGCGCATTGAGCATACGCAGTCGAGCATACCGGCGTATTTGAGCAAAGGATGATAAAGGGCTATCTCCACGGCAAGGGGACGCACGTCATATTCCCTCATCCATTTCGCGAATGAGAGCATGTCGTATTTCGCCTCGTCAAGATGTTCCTCAACGAAAGATAACGGCAGGTTTTCACGCTCTGCATATTTGGACAGAGTTTCACGCATCATGTCAAGATTGTACCTCCTCTCAATCATCAGCGATTGGAGTTGCCCATGGACAAACGAACCGAACCTCGCCCTTTCCATCGTGTATGCTTCCGCCGCGTCCTTTCCAAGGGCAACTTTCCAGTCTGTGAGAATCTTGTTCTCCGGCATCACTTTCTTCAGAATAGTGGTGACTGACGGGTAGAGTTCCACGCCCTCGCTGTCCGCTACATAGTAGTACCGCTGTCCACGGACATTAAGCTGACAGAGTTTGTATGACGGCTCACGGAGAGCGTCTTGGTCGAAAAATACGGCCTTAATCTGTTCGGCGGTGACATTGTTGGCGAGTTCATACACGCCCATTTTAGTTTCAGTATTCATAATGATATTATAGTTTATAGTTTGTCTATGATTTCAATCATCTGTTTCGCCAGTTCTTTCAGCTGAGCCTTGCTTTCCTCCCTTGAGGGGATTTCGGACATGCCAAAGAGATATTCCGGCGTGCATCCGAGCCTTTCGCATATCAGCGGAACGGCCTCTATCTTTATCTTCTGCGTCTTCCCGTCCTCAAGGTTCGAGAAGTTAGTATAAGCCGCGCCCAATGAAGAATCCGGCCATAATTCTAACGCGAAGTCTTTTTTCCTCCGCACGAGGGACAAGTCGCGCGCCCTCGCAAACGCTTCTTTAAGTCTCAACATATTTGTTCCGATTTGTCTTGCAAAAGTACAAACAAATTTTGGCATTTCCAAATTTATTTTCTTTTTTTGCCTATTGCATGAATAGAAAATTCTACTTATCTTTGCAGTCGGGAATCAAGAAGTTTTCCATTGCTTTGTGAGGCCGGAGTACGGCCTCTTTATAAGAGCCAAATCCGCAAGCAGTCCACAGCCTGCAAGCGCAAGATATAAACTACGTCAAAGTAGCCAACCCTTGGACAATGAGTTGTGGCGTTGTTCAAGGGTTATTTTTATCAGCATGAATTATACGACACATTCATTCAGCGTGGAACTCGCTGCCAAGGTAGGTCTCGAAGAGGCCCTCCTGCTTCAGCATTTCTACTATTGGCATCAGACCAACAGAGAGAATCCCGACATGGTCAAGGACGGTAGGGTGTGGAGCTATTCGAGCCGGAAGAACATCCTTTCCGTATTCCCGTACTTGACGGACAAAAAGATTCGCAATACAATAGATTCCCTTATTGGCGGAGGTTATCTTATAAAGGGGGATTATGCTAAGGATTTTACATATAAGGCTTCGTGGTATTCTCTCACGGATTCCGGACGTTCGTTATTTGAGAATGAAGAGGAATTGCCAGACGGAGGTTCTAAAAGGGCCAACACATTGGCCGAAAGGGCCAATCCATTGGATGAAAGGGCCAATGTATATAATAATAATAATATTATTAAGAAAGATATTATCCTAAAGGATAATATAGAAAGAAAATTGACGGATGAGGAGATAATTCAGGCAAAACGGGAAAGTCTGCGCAAAGCCTGTGAGCCTTATATTGACAAATACGGCCAGAAGATGATAGATGATTTCGTCTTCTATTGGGGTGAGGCTTCGGGCAAGAATCTGAAGTGGGAAATATCGAAGAAGAAAAGCGGATGCTTCGAGATAAGCCGCCGCCTCGCGACATGGGCAAACAACAATAGAAACAGCGGAAGCAACCCTACCCCCCGGACAGCCGCCGCCCCCCTCCCCAAGAAGAAGATATGGGAGGAAATGGGCGTGACCGAGGAATATTACAGAACCGTAATACTGAAGAAATGAAACAGACGCTTGCGATATCAGACTTTCCTATGCCGGACACGTCAAAATTGGAGACGAAGTTGCTCGCAACCATGATTGGAGACCAATCCACCATCGGGCGTGTGATGAGAAGCATAAAAGCTGACATGTTCACGCATGAGGAGAACCGGAAGATATGGGAGACCATAATCGACATGTATAATTCCGGAGAGAACATAGATTTGACCACGGTGCTTCCTCGCGTCAACCGTTCCTACTTCCTCTCCACGATAATAGATGAGACGCCGGAATATGGAGAGATGGGGTTGCAGGGCCTCATAGGGGCAATGGTTGACACCTGCGTCAGACGGGCGGCATACATTACAGCCGTTGATGCCCTGCAACGGATAAACGGCGGGATGCCTTGCTCGGAAATATGCCGCATGTTCGGCGATTTCTCGAAGATGACGGCAGATGGTCTGAGGGATGACATGGCCAAGACTTCCACAGAAGTGGCTAATACCCTTTCTGAACGCCTCGAAAAGGGGGAGACGAACAGAATCCCCACTTCGATACGGACGCTTGACTTCTACACCTACGGGGGGTTCAACGGCGGCAATCTGGTGATACTTGCGGCGCGCCCAAGCGTGGGCAAGGCGCAGCCGATACATACGAAAGTGCTCACCCCTCAAGGATGGCGCGAAATGGGAAGTCTGAAAGTCGGCGACAAGGTGATTGGACGCGACGGGCGTGCGCAGGATGTCTTGGGCGTGTATCCGCAGGGGGTGCGTCCGGTTTACCGCGTGGAAATGAATGACGGGGCATCTGTCCTTTGTGACGAGGAGCATCTATGGACGGTCACGGATGTCACCTCGTCCCGACACCGCGAGCAGGAATTGACGTTGAAAGAAATGATGCGCAGGGGCTTGAAGACGAAACTCACTCCGTCAAGGGCGGCGAGCAACAGGAAGCCACTGTCGAAATACCGGATTCCGAAAGTCGCCCCCGTGGAGTTCGCTGAACGGCAACTCCCGATAGACCCCTATCTTTTGGGCCTGCTGATAGGAGACGGCTACCTTTGCGGCAACGCCGTAAGCATTTCAAACCCTCTCATGGACGTTGAGATGATAACGAGGGCAAGCGGCCGTCTGCCGGACGGCTACGAATTTCACAAGAACTCATCCCCTGCCTGCCCGTCCTATGTCATTGCGCAGAAAAGAAAGGGCGGCAAAGACGGGTTCGCACGGAGAATCAGAAGACTGGGGCTTGATGTCCGTTCAAGGGACAAGTTCATTCCGCGGGAATACCTCCTCGGCAGTGTCGGACAGCGACTTTCGCTGTTGAGGGGGCTGATGGACACGGACGGCACCGCCTCAGACGGGGCGACTTCGTTCAGCACTACAAGCAGGAGGCTTGCAGACGACATGGTGTCCTTGGTCCGCACCCTCGGAGGCCTGTCCTACGTCAAGGCCTATGACCGGACGGAAGAGGGGAAAGGAACGGAGTACAACGTGGCGGTGAGCATGACTGTTTGCCCGTTCCATCTGCGTCGCAAGGCCGAGAAATGGCGTCCATCTGACCGCTCACGGTTCATAACATCAGCGGAAAAGGTGGGCGACATGGAATGCGTGTGCATCTACGTCAGCAACGATGACCATTGCTATGTCACCGAGGACTACATCGTGACGCACAACACCACAATAGCTCTCCAGATGGCCCTGCACGCCTCGAAATCGGGGAAGAAAAGCATGATATTCTCGCTGGAGATGACGGCGGAGGAACTTGTGCAGAGGCTGATTCTTTCCACCGGATACATTTCTCCGGCGGCCTTGTATTCCAGACGGTTCGAGTGGGCGGATTACGAGAGGGCCGTAGCGGAGACGTGCAATGACAACCTCGTAATCAACGACAAGGCAAACGGGATAGACGAACTCTGTCAGCGGATAAGGATAGAGTGCCAGAGCGGACATTGCCGCTTTGCGGTGATAGACTATTTGGGATTAATACCGGTGACTAATCAACGGCAGAACATGGCCACGGCATTGGGGGAATTCACGCGGAAACTCAAGACGGTGGCAAAGGAGTGCGACATCCCGATTCTGCTGCTCTGCCAATTGAACAGGGCAAGCGCGAGCGAAATGCGGAGTCCGCAGCTGTTCGACTTGAGAGACAGCGGGGCAATCGAGCAAGACGCGGATTTGGTGCTGATGCTTGAGCGCACACGCACCTCGGACGGTGACATTGTAGACAACTCGATAGATTTGTGGATAAGGAAAAACAGGAACGGGAAATGCAACTTCGATTCTCCAATTCGCCTTGTCGGCACGGGGGGATTCGCTAACTTTGAGGAACATGGGGATGAAGACTGAGGATTTAATCAACGCTTATCTGAAGCCCAAAGGGCTTACGGCGCATTGCCGGGACGGCAACGAGGTCGCCCCGTTGCTTCCGCTGATTATCATGGATGCGGCATACCAATTGTTCTGCCGCAATATCAAGCCGGTGGAATGCCATCATAACCGTTTGAAATGGAAAAACGAGTGGTTGCGCAGCTATGACAGGTTCAACCAGTCCTTTTTCCGGTGTTTCAGCCCCGAACAGACGGACTATATGTGTGACATGATGGATGACTTCGACAAGCACATGGAACACGACCTGCTGATAACGCTGATACAGGTCGAGAATCTTTTCCCGTTCGAACCTTTGGAGCGGCAAGAGGTGCTTGCATCCGCCGTGCTGATTAGCATCCTTTGCCAATGCGCGGAAATCGTATGGCAGGACACCTACAGGAACGCGCCGCGAGAATACCGCATGTATTCCGACATCACGGCTTGCCGCGTATTGATACGCCGTTGGCTCGATGCCTACTATGGCAAGGGCAAACCGGAAATTCGCCCGAACAACGACAAGAACGTGACCGCAAGCGTGAACATCTTATGCCGCAAACTTGTAGAATTTTTACAGAAACATGTTGAAGATTGAAAATGTAAAGGTCTATGACCTCAGAGAAAGCATCATAGCATGCAGGAACGCCATGAGGCTTGCTCCGCCGGAGTATACGGAGGAAGAATTCGGAAAGTCTATGGAAAGGGCCGTGAAATTGGCCAATACGCCTAATGGAAGCGGACATCAGACGTTCCTTTCCGGGATACGGGTGAGTTTCGACTTGACATATCCCAATTACATCAGCCCCGAATTGCAACGCTATCACTGGATAGACATTGTCTGTTCCTCAAGCAAGATGCATCGGCTTGCGATGATGGACATGGATGCGTGCTTCAACAAGTATGTCACGGAAGAAAGCATTGCGCAAATGAAGTCTCTTTCCGAAAAGTACAATGCAAAACCCTCATACGCGAATTTCATGCGTCTCTTGAGCAACTGTCCGCAGGGCATAGAGCTGTTCATGAGAGTATCGACAAACTACCTGCAACTGCGGAGCATCTATGCGCAGCGATGCAACCACAAACTCAAGGAGGATTGGGGGGAATTCTGCCGGTTCATCGAAAATCTGCCATACGCACAGGAATTGATATGCGGAAATACAGGAACCACAAGATAACCAACTCGGAGGGGGTATTCGATTCCCAGCTCGAGTGGAGCAGGTTCATCTTCCTGCGGAATCGTCAATCAGAGGGCCAAATCAGCGGCCTCAGACGGCAGGTGGAGTATCTGCTCATCCCGGCCCAATACAAGGCCGAAACGAGGCATTTGAAGACGAAAGACAAGGAGGTTCAAGTCTTGGCGGAAAGGCAATGCACCTATAAGGCTGACTTCGTCTATGTCAAAGACGGCGAGACAGTTGTGGAGGATGTCAAGGGAAGCAAGTTCATGATAGACCAGAAGTTCCCGATAAAGCGCAAACTGATGCTTTATATACACGGAATAGAAATCAAAGTGGTGACGCGTGCAACCGAATGGGATAAAAAGTGCAAATAATTCTTGGAATTTCCATTTATTTGGCTTACCTTTGTCCCAACAAAAACAAGAAACATGCAAATAGACAGAGAATTAATCTTCGGCCTCGTGCGAGACAGGATGCTTGCGTTCATCGAGAACCGTGAATGGGATGAGCTGGGTGCGCACCACATCTTTGAGGTCGCCATTCCGGAAAACATGTGGGCGTATGCTACCGTATGGGTGAGCGGCAACGTCACCCGTATTCCTGCCACTTATCTTCAGCCGGAGGAAGAGTACGGGCGCGTGGAAGCGGAGGTTGAAGAGATTGAGGTCTGCACGGCGACAGACTTCCCGGTTGTCACGTATTATCACCCCGACGGGCTGAAAGCAGGCATAGAGGTGTAGAATCTTTCCCTACACTATTGCGAATGTGGAATATTATACTTATCTTTGCAACACTTTAAAACAACAAAGCACATGGAACAGTTTGATTTCTTTTTTCTTTCCGCGCTCTTTCAAGAGTGCAGGGACATCAAGGCCGAAGCCGAAGAGAAAGGCTACAATTATATATGGAGCCTCTCTTTCGCTTCTTACGGGACGGATTTTCTCTCCACCTTGTACTCCAAGGACAATGTGCGTCTTGAGGGCATCAGCGGAAAAATGCGCTCAAAGGGTGAAATAAAGGCGCATTTCTTGAGGGTGCGCGCTTTTCTTGAGGAGGGTGCGAAATGAGGATGTGGTTCGTGACGGCCTTTTGGGAGGTCGAGGCCATAAGTGTGGATAATAAGATGAACAGTCTTGCCCTCAATGACCTCAAGAGGGCGGGGAATCTGTTCCCCACTGAAAGGCAGGCGCGGCAGGCGCTCCATATAATCAAAACCGAGATAGGAAGAAATGCGGAAACTTTATACGGTATATGCGACTAACCTCTATGTGGTGGCATCGGTGCTTGTGAACAACAGGATACCTTTCACATTCCGTCCGCACAAGATGTATAGAGTGGACGGTTTCAGAAGTCCTTTCGGGAGAAGCACGATAGACATGGAGCTTGACATGAAGTACATGACCATAGCGGACATATTGTACTGCCTCAACGAGAAGTATGGCTCGACATTTGACTTTGAAATCATAAGCGAGATTGATTTATGAAACCGGAAGAATTGAGAATCGGGGACTGGGTCTACCACAGCGGCAACTACAACCAGCTGATGAGGGTTTCTCTTTCATCCTTTGACTATGCCGGGTTCTTCACGCCCGTGCCGCTGACTTCCGGGTGGTTGGGCGGATTCTCCAACTATCGGGACGGAGTTTATACATGGGAACATGGCCCGGAGTTCGTGTCGGCAAGACAAGTTCCGGCAGGATGGGACATCGAGATGTTCAGACATGCCAACGACTTCACAGCCCGAATCCGTTATGTACATGAAATGCAGCATCTGATAGCAGATTGCGGAATAGAACTTGACATCAATGCGCCTGCGAAGAAAGACAGTAATCGGTAGAATCGGAGACGATGGCAGGCTCGACCTCCCCATGGAGGCGCTGGAGGACTTCTGTTCCCTGCACAAAGGGAAAGGCATAATCCTGCGTGCGGAGATACTCGCCGCTGAGCCGAGCGACAAGGTCACCAACTACTTCTTCGGGTATGTCGTGCCGGAGATGCAGGGGATGTTGATGCAGGAGTACGGGGAGAGATACACGAAAGAGCAGACCTACGAATGGATGAAGCGGCAGTGCCCACTCTTCGCACGTGAGGAAAGGATTGACGGGAAGTGGAGAGTGGGTTACAAGGACTTCGAGGAACTCGACAGCGCGGAGGCAAACGAGGTGATAGAATGGGCCGTCCAGTACGCTGCGGAGAATTTTTATCAGATATTGGATTATCCGAAGATATGACAAGTTTACAGTTGATGTACTCTGCCGCGTGCAAGGCATACGTGGAGAAACTGAACGAGATGTGGGAGACTGACGGAGAGTGGATGGACGATGGCTATTGCACATTCGATGTCGTAGACCTCTTCCTGTCGAACTGGGAATTGCGTTATGTCGTAGACAACGGGATAGATTTTGATTCGTTTCTCAAATGGTACGATTATGACATGCAAATGCTGTACGGTATTGCTTTGGGGAAGAAAAAAGCCCGGAGAATCAATATCGACCATTGGTTCGAGGGTTTCCCCGAGGAGGCGAAAGTCCCCAAGGCGGAACGCGAGCGTTGGGAGAGGGATTATTTCAACGGCATCAAATGATAGAGACACGGGAGGAATACGGCTATGCCGTGGAACGCGGTTATGAGCCTTTGATTGATGAGCGGCTTCCGATGTCGCACGCGCTCCGTGTGGAGGTGCAGAAAGAGCGGTTCGGGAAGAACGATGCGGTGGGAAACCACAAGTTCTACCGCTTCTGCCTTTCGCGCCTGCCGCTCATCTGCGAGGAATGCCGCAGGCCGATACGGACTCCGAGTGCCTACAACGTGAGCCACATCATCAGCCGTGGCGCGGATGCGAGGATGGCCCATGACCCGAGGAACGTGAACATCCTCTGCGAACACTGCCACGAGCGTTGGGAGCATTCCACGACAAGGACGGGGATGCGGATACTTGAAAAGAACAACAGGAGAATAGAACAACTGAAAAAGGAATACAATGGAGTTGAATGATTATCAAACGCAGGCGATGTCCACGAGGATGGACAGTTGCGACAATCATCTTTACATGATGCTTGAGATAGCATCGGAGGCCGGGGAACTGCAAGGGAAGTTCGCTAAGGCGATAAGGAAAGGGAGGCTGAAGTTCAGCGACAACCTCATCAATTCTTCAGTGATGGAGACGCGCGAGGAGATGGACTTCGACCTCGGGGTGATACTTGAACTCGGGGACATCCTGTGGGGCGTAGCAGGCATGGCGGCATCCATGGGCTACTCACTTGAGGAGGTGGCGAAGTTCAATCTTGAGAAGCTCGCGAAGCGGAAAGCGAACGGGACGATAGAGGGGAACGGGGACGGCGTGACAAAGGAGGAAAGGCATGTTTGATTTGCTGATAAAGCTGGTCACGTGGATGATGCGCAGGTGCGACTACATGCTCGTGGTGCGCAGACGCGGCGAGGGCTTCTTGGCGGTCAACACGGACGAGGATGGGCGGAAGCACCTGTCGGCGATAACCGTGTGCGCAATCAAGAACGGATATGAAGATGCTAAAGACTACGTACTCGACACGGCGGCTGATTATCTTCAGCCGTTGGAGATAGAAAGCAGGGAATTTGCGGAGAGAATCAAATGAAGATAAGAATATACAGATATGGCAACTACATCAATTCGGTGACGAACGATGAGCAGCTGCACAAGTGGATAATGGACAACGTGTATTATCCCGTGGACGGGGCAATCCCTGCCGGGACGGATTACGGCTACTGCCGCAGCATAGCGGAGGCGCGCGGATATGAATTCCGTGAGGACGGCGAAATCGGCGCGGCGAGGGAGCTGTGCAGGCATGCACGGATAGAAGAAATCGTCTGCGACACGCTTCCGGCGGAATTCCGTGGCGAGAACTACATCTGCGACTGCCCGTTCTGCGGCAAGAAGAATGTTGCGTATACAAGTCCGAAATATCAGATTTTCGGCTGCTTCCGATGCGGTGCGAGAGAGAACGCGGTGTCTTTCGTGATGCGCACGCGCCAGTTGGACTTTCCGATGGCGAAGCGGTGGATAGAGAAACGATATGTCAAACAATAATTTATGGCAACAAAACTGACAGGGTTAATCAACCTCACCAAGATACCGAAGCGGTTGATTGGGGAAACGAAGAAAGGGGACAAGTGCATCTTCATCGACATCGTCCCGAACAAGAACGGCGAAGACGAGTACGGCAACACGCACTCCGTCTCCATCTACGATAAGGAGAATCGGGAGACAATCTACCTCGGCAACCTCAAGACTAAGGAGTTCGGGGGCGGCAATTCCGCGCCGCAGGACGCGGAGAAAGATGACCTGCCGTTCTGAAAAAAGTCTAAAAATTATGGTCAGCGAAAAGGAACTAAAAATTATCGTGGGGGCGTTGGACTCCGCCTGCATGGAGGTGTTCGGCGCGCCCTTGGCCAACTACCAGAACAGGTCTCACAAGCGAAAGTACGCTGACGTGCGGATGATGTCCGTGCGGATTCTCCGGGAGAACACCTGCATGACCTACGTGGAGATTGCGGAGCTTTTCGGGATGCACTACACAACGATAGTATACTCCTATTACCGCGCCGGAGACCTGCTCCTGGTGGATGGCGCATTCGGTGAGAAATATGAGGAGTACGAAAAACATTTCAAAAATTCACTATGAGGAAAATCGGTTATGCGGCATACGTCCTTTGGGTGACGGCCGCTTTGGTTCTGAAAATTCTCGGCCTCGTCTCGTGGGCCGTGGCCCTCTCTTGGCTGTGGTTCCCCGCGGCTTTGGTGACGACATTCGTTGCAGGCTTGAACTTGTCCGTCTGGATAGGCCGGAAAATCAAGGAGAGGGAAGATTCGAAAATCCCCGACACCTGCGACACCTGCCTTTTCGGGCAGATGTCCGAATATTCGGCAGACGGCAAATGCTTGGGCTGCGAACTCAATCCCGAATGGAAATACGGGCATATCTGTGAAACATACAAGCGAAACATAATCCGTAAATAGCCGTATTTGCTGTTTTGATGCCGTTTTTGGCGCGGTAAAGAACCTTTTGGTATAACTTATCATCCTATCCCGTTGGCGCGCCTAAAATAGGCCTTATTTCAAAGAAAGGGGCTTCCAGTTCGGAAACCCCTTTCTTTCGTCTAAGCAAGACGGGATTTTATGAATTTGAGACTAATCAGATGTGACGCCGCTTTCGCTTGCTCCTGCGGCTTCCCCGCGTCTTTGAGCGCAATCTCCGCCTGCCTTATCAAATCGTCAATGAGAAAAGGATAATCGTGGATTCGTCCGGAAAGGTCAACATAGGCGAATGCCGGATAGGCCGGCATGATAGCGAACTCGTTGCCGTTGCCGTCTGTCAGATATGCGGAAGAATACGGCCTCGATTCTGATATATGCATTTCCTTGATGCCGAAACATTCGCAGGCGGTGAGAATCTTTGACAGAAGAGTGCGTTTGAAAAGCAATTTTTGATTGTCCCCGAAAGGGATGGCGACAAATTCCACCGCGCCCATTGCTTTGCCGCTATCACGGCAGACTTTGCAGGCGGCCTTAAGTTCCGCAATAGGTAACGATACTGCAAGCGTTTTGGCGCGTCCTTGCTCCAATACCATTTCGGCAGGGATGGTTTCATCGAAAATCCGTACGTCTCCGGCATATATGCCGCCCTCGTATTCCGCCGGATAATCCGCTTTGACGGATGCAAGCACAAGCGTGTTCGATGCTATCATTTTGCCGTCCTTGTAGCTTATTCCCCAAAATTTGGACGGCACGGGGTCCGACTTCTTTGCGCAGAACGCGCTGATATTAAACTTTTTCATTGCGTTGTTATTTTTGTTGTGTTTACTAAAAATTCACGTCCTAAAAATTATTTGTTCCTCCGCCTTGCCCCTATTGCAAGCATCATGTCGGAGTACAACTCTTCGGGGTGCTCCTGCGCTTGCTCGAAAGTGTCGCAGGTGTCTACCTGGAAGAAGTAACGCCCGTCGTTCTGCGCCGAACCCACGAAAGGAACCCCGTTTGCGTTGACGCCTGCGCAGCGCACTGCGAAACGCCCGTTGTAGTCGTATCTGACCACGTACTCAATCATTGTGTTTTGTGAGGTTTTCCGCAACTTATAGAAGTGGCTTGCGTGGAGTTCCTCAAGACTTTTTTCCCGAAAAATTTTGCTTGTTTTCATTTTAATCGTTTTGTTTATAAAAATTCACACGGCCTAAAAATTCACGTCAGCCGCTTGGCGTCTGAAAATTCATGCCCCGTTCCGGGCAAGGTCTAAAAATTCACGGCCCTTTGCCGGGCGCGTCCTGCAAGTGCTCTAAAAATTCACGCAGTCCACAAGAGCACAGCAAGGGCGAGGGGAAATACTCCGCCCTCTTTCCAGTGGAGGGCAAGGGCCACGAGGGCGGCGGTTGCAAGTAGCCGAAGGACGTGCGTCGCGAAAAATTTAGTCGCTGCGTGTAGAAATTTAGCTATCATAATGCTATAAATTTGATAGTGCAAAGGTGCGCTATAAATTAAGATCGCGCAATAGCAATTAAGATTGCGACTGCTGAAAGTTGTAAATAACGCGCGCGTGAACTTATATATACGCAAAGGGAAAAATACAAACGCTATCGTAATTGTTTGAAAATCAAGGACAAAAGGAAAAGGATGAAAAAAACTCGAAAAAAGTGCAAAAAAAATTTGTAGTTATCAAAAATCGTTGTACCTTTGCATTGTCCGAACGAGACAAACAAGTTTTAATTTTTGATGAGAAATGAAAATGATAATTAACGGCCAATTTTACAGCTGTCTTCGTGACTTCGAACTTTTCGGCGTTGCAGCGGATAATAGGAAAGCAGCATATCGCAGACATCGGGCGGCCGCCGTGTGGCAAATGTTGTGCGATATATATATAGAGTGCGGCGACTCTGATGAGATGGATATAAATTATCTTCTTTCTGCCGACCCCGTGATTTATGAAATAATTTACAAATAAGATTTAATTTTAAATATTTTAGTAAAATGAAAGATGCAAAGTTCTTAAAAAGGTTCGATTTAGATGACTTCCAAAGCTTGGAAGAGGCTATTGCCGAAGCGGAAATTCTTGTCAAAAGGTTCGCGAAAATAGGCGGGTGCGTTGTGAGAATTTACGGCCGCAATGGGTCAAACCATTGTATACGAGCTATTAAATAATTTAAATATTAAAATCATGCAAGTACTTACAATCAAGAGCGGAGCTATTGATTACCTTGAAATTGAGGTAAAAAAAGTCGAATTTTATGGTGATAGAATTATAGTGTGCGAATGTTGCCCGTCTCTTGAAATTTATAACGCAGTCGTACACGGAGATATAAAAAGTGTTACAAAGTGGGGCAATCGCTGCACAATCTCAATCTCTTTTGATAAATTTATGTCTCTGGAAAATAAGTAAACTTTTTAATTTAAATTTACAAAGCAATGAAAACTGAAATGATTTTGAAGGAAATCGCCGCGAAAGGCGAAATTACAGAGCGTCAAATTTCGCTCCTGCGCCACGACGGCACACCGCGAAAAGACATTTACCTTGGTTTTCGCGAAATCGAAATAATCAAGAGCGCAGAACCTAATCAATTTACCTTCGAGGGGTTCTACGATGATGGATATGGTCGGCGCGCAAATTATCTCCCCGTGTACGAAATTTGCGACATGGAGTATATAGCCAATAGCCGGAGAGGGAAAATATATGTAATCGGTTAAATTTCAAGACATTAAGATATGAACGTAATTACAGAAATTACCGCGCTTGAAGATTTTGACGCTTGGCAAGGCGGCAAGGCGAGGAAAGACGATGCTATTTACTCCGGAGTTGCGGAAAAAGTTTGGAAGTATATCGAAGAGGTGACAAACGGGCAGGCGACAGAAGGGGAAATTAATGAATTACTATGGTTCGATGAAACCATTAACGACATGATATATAATGATTTAGACGATGAAAACGAAGATATTTAAGTGCACAGCAACGCAACGCAAGGACGCGGCTAACATATTCTATATCAATTGCATAGCGGCCACGCGAATGGAAGAAACAAAGAATCAAACTAACATTTATAACCGAAATGGCAATCTAATAGCGTCATTTATAGTAGGTTAAGCCACAAGGAGAAAAAAGAAAGGAAAGGCACAACTCTTACAGGTTGCGCCCTTTCTCTCTTATATAACCGCAAGACAGACGTTTGTTTGATTGAGTGAGCGATAAAGAGATGAAATAAGGCAAAAGGGCGAAATAAGGTGAAAGGCGAAATAAGGCAATAGGGCGAAATAAGGCAATAGGGCCGCGCTTTTGTCTGAAAGCGTTTAACCCCTCACGCGCTAAGTCTCGTTTTCTCGTATTTAAACCCTTGTTTTGCAGCCTTATAGCCCCTTTAGGTACTCCGATACCTTGAGGGGCTTTCGCGTGCGAAATAGGGCCACTTCTGCGGTTTTCTTCTTGGGCAGGAAAGGATATGGGCGACAGCGCCGAATGTCGCGAAATTCCGCGGCGGTGTACAAATAAATTTCGGAAGTGGTCAAATTTTTCACGGGGGGCAGACTTGCTGTGTACAAATTGCGCTGCGAAATTGCCCCTTTTTGCCCTCATTTTGCACCCCTCTACCGGCCTAACTCTTCCAGTGTGCCGACCTTTTTCGCCCCTGCGGCCTTGATTTGCCGCCTTTCGCCGCCTGCCGTACCCTCGAAATTATACATTTTGTCGCTTTTTGCCCCCGTGGGTGTCCGAAAATACGGGGAAAACACTTTGGGGTACTTACATTTTGTCGCTTTTGGGCGGTTTGGGATACCCCCCCCCTGCGTTTTAGGCAGGCGCCCCGGGTATCCCCTTCAAAATTCGCGGTATTCCAAGCCTCCAAAATTCGCGACAATTCCAACCACCGAAATTCGGGGTAGTAATTCGTCAGAAGAGGGTATCATGGAAGAGGTGGGCGAATCGGGGCGTGGTGTAGAGATGTTCGGGTGCTGCGGCTTTATTGTTGGTAGCGGAGAGGGGGGATACGCGTTTCAATTCGGCCACGGTGACGAAGTCATTTGGGGCGTGGTATTCGGAGATGAGGATAGGGTGTATAGAGTTGCGTGCCCAGTTCCAGAAGCTGTCGGAATCGAAGCGCGTATGTCCATAGTGGTTGGTGTTTTGATAGGGAGGGTCGGCGTAGATTATGGAGTTTTCGGGGATGGGGACGGAGCGGTAGTCAAGATTCGTGGGAGAGAACATATCGTGGGGCAGTCTATTCAGTCTATTCAGTCTATTCAGTCTCTCCAAGCCTTGCAAACAGCGGTGTCTGTCAGGGATAGGCAACGGCAAGCGTTTCAGTGCTAGTCGTCTTTCCGTTAATCCTTTGATGTTGTGCAGGGCGGTTTGCGGGAGAGTGCGGCTGCGTGAGCCACGGCGCAACCGCCGCAGAAGATGTCCACGAGGGTGTGGGCAGGGGGCAGGAGTTCCGCTATGCGTGCGGCGAGTTTGTTTTTGCTTCCTTTGTAGGGCAGTCCGAAGGTCATGGTGGTGGATGAGTTTGAAGCCCGTGCGTTCCGGTTAGAGTGGGGGCGGCACGGGCGTTATCTGTCAATTGTTTCTGAGTTGTTCCTGTAGGTAGTTTATGTCGAGAGCGTAGCGGTAGTAGTCGATTGTCCCGGAGCGTTTCGCGAATTGCAGTCCGATGGAATCGAGGTTGTGGATTGTGCGGACGTTGGATTCGTTGAGCACGAACTCGTCCTTGAGGGAGTAGAGGGTGTCGAGGTGTTGCCGGATGAAGTCGTCACGGAGTTGGATTTGTTCGTTGAGGCGTTGTCTTTCCTTGTCGCGGAAGTTTGCTCTGACGGGGATGAGCGTGAGGGCTGCCAGTCCGGTTATTGCGGCGGCTATGATTGCCAATAATGCTGTCTTGTTCATTTTGTTTTGAGGTATTTGAGGAAAAGGTCGTGTAAGGCGACATTGAGGGCGTTGATGACGTGTGAGCATTCTTCCTTGGACATATTGTGGATGTCAAGGATGCGTCCTTGGCTGTCGTTGAGTTCGCAGCCGATGAGGTTGTCTTCAAGGGTGATGATGATTTTAGACGGTTTCATTGCTTGTAGGGTTGGGTTTTGAGTGATATGAGGCCTGTGTCGGGGAAAGCGAGCACATGGACGAAATAGTCGCCGATGATGGCTATGGCGTAGGGCGTGTCTCCGTTCTTGGGGATGTAGACGGCCTGTTTGTCGGTGAGGAGTTCGTTGTATACGGTTTCTCCGGTCGGGGTGACGATTTTGATTTGTGTGATTGTCCCGGCAGAGCCGAACACTTGATGTTGGATGGTGAAAGTACAGCCATCGATGAGTTCATGGTAGTCTCCGTTCTTGTCGAGGACGGTGACGGCCTTTCCGCCGATGTTGAAGTCGGTGTCAATGATTTGGGCCTGTACTGCGATGGGCAGCAGGAGGCAGAGGATGGTGATTAGGTGTTTCATGCTTTCGAGTTTTCTATGTAGTCAAGGATTTCTCCGATGCTGTAGGGGAGAGTGATGCCGCAGGTGACGGCGCGCATCCGCATGGAATCGTAGTCGGCGCGGACGGACAGTTCCTTTTCGTGGAGTTCGCGGCGGAAGAGGTCTTCAATTTTCGCGTCATCCATGTAGGGGTATTGGTGTTTGTAGTCGGTCATCCGCTGTGTCTTTGTCGTCGCCATGACGTGAGCCACTTCGATTGAGTGCAGCAGTCTGTCCAGATTGGCGTTAAACAGTTCGAGGTCTTTTACGTCTATTGTGTTCATTCTGATAGTGATTTATTGAATTTCATCATTTCTTCCGTCACGGAAAAGCGTTGCCGGGCTTCTGTTGGCAGGCGTGATTTGAGTTTGCGGATAGCGTCCTCGAAGCTGACCATGGCCTTTTGCCTCATCCAGTCCGCTCCGTCGAAGAACGCGTTCCTGCGCATGGTGACTTCAAGCAGTTCGCCGCGTTCTTTCGGGAGGCCTATGTATCCATCCGCACTTTCTTTTATGTTCATGGCTATTTCATTGTTTTTATTGCTTGATAGAGAGTGCCCGAAAGGGCATCCACAAATCGCTCGTTGTCATTTAGTTCATCCTCGCCGATAGCGTCGAGAGCCGCGTGAACGAGTTCGTGAAAGAATGTCTGTTGTTTTCTTTCCTCCGACAGCTTTTCTCCACCTGCGGTTTTGGCTATATGTATGGTGCATGTCGTGCCGTTCCAATGTCCATATTCTTCACCGTATCTCATAGATTCTTCGTGAAGGATTTTGTAGTAAAGCCCTCCGACTGAGAAGAATTGTGGTATTTCAAAGTTCATAATGCTATTTCTTCGATTGTTTCTATATCTTAAAATTGTCTGCTAAATCATTAAATCCAAGAGTTCTTAAAATATTCTGCAATTCATGAACTGCGGAAAATGAAGTTATGTAATCACTATGCATATACTGGTCGTGGCTGTCACTAATATACCAACATCCCAGATTGTCATTATATGAAATATGCAGCTCTTTGGGGTTCTCATAATATCCTTCAAAGTACCTTTCAAATCCGTTCTTTTTAAGAATCTTTGGAGTAACAGGTATTTGACCCACCTTGTCTATTTCTATGCAGATACTGTCGTTTATTGTATCTACTGTAACATAACGTTCAGAAATTTCTATAACCTTACCGTAAAGAAATTCCGTTGTTGAGGCCTCAAATTCCACCCAATCGTTCAACATTAACTCATTTGCTTTCATAACTTATTTCTTCAATTCTTTAATAAGCCCATCTGCATAAGCAACCGCTAATTCCTCTACTTTTAAAACTGGAGTCGTTTTTGGAATGCTGTCACTTATAATCAATGCACACATTGTGTCCTTTGCAATTTCATATCTGCGTTGTTCCCAAATATCTTCAAAAGAAGTAGTTGTAATTTCTACAGGAGAGTTTTCCCAAGTTATTTCTGGAAATTCATCATTATCTATGTGTAAAAGTTCATCTTTGTTTTCAAATATATGTTCTACCTCATCTTTACGAGGTTTTTCATTATAGATACATAAATAACCACTTTTATCTCTTGCTATCCACATAATTACTTATATTATTTATTTCCACCATCTGTAATATTCTGGAGCTTCGTCCGTAGTTCCGATAAGGTGTTTGGTTTCCTCATTATAAGGAATACAACAATTTGATATTGATCCTACATGCTTACATGGAAAGTCACCTTCTTCATAATCCATATAACCAAAGAAAGAAGGTCCCCATTTTTCATTTGCAAAATCCCTTACCAGTACTTTATCAAATGGTTTCAGTGTATTTGGATCAAAACATTTCTTCTTTTTCTTTGGACACTTCCATGTACTCCAGTCTCTATTCTCTTTAGATGGAAATAGAGTACATTCTGCGCTTTTAAGATCAAAGTACTTTCCATTAGGAGAAAACACTTCTACTATATCATTTGTCGTAGCTACTCGTATCCTATTTGGGCTGAAGTCTACAAATTTTACAGGACCAAATAAAGGAGACCAAAGACTTGTATCTGCTGGACAACCTTCAAGGATTTTTACTAAATTTAAATTCTCATTCATAATATATTTTTATTTTTTAGTGAATAAAAAATCTGCCCAAAGATCTATAAACTGTTCTCCACAATAACTTGCAAGCTCTTCAGTATTAAGGCAAAGTTGATTTCCATATCTTTGTGGAGTATTTTCAAATGGAAAATCACTTTTTAAGAAACGCATTCCATAATAAGAAGTATTATATCTTTCGATGTTTATAAAAATTTTTCCTTCTTTCTTATAATACTCACACTCATCTTCATATAAAAGCTCAAACTTTGGATAATACATAAGATACTCTGGATCTAGAGTAGAATTTTCATTCAAAGCAGCACAAATAACTCTTAATTTTAAATAAGCATTTAAACAATCATCTCCGGGAAATTCACAACTATCACAAGCTTCAACTAAAGGGTGTTGATTTCCAAGAAGTTCTTCTGCATCTTCAAAAGTCTTAATTCTATCAATCATACTTTTTGTTTTTTTAATAGGAATAAAAGTTTCTTTACCTAAAAGTTTTTCTAAGGCATTTGTTGTATTTATTTCCCCAAATTTAGTAGCTATTCTGTACAAGTTTAAGATTTCTTCTTTCTTTATATTCATAATTATTCAGCAGTGTAAGTATTACACCAGTTTAATTTATCTTGTATATATTTCTTGTAATCTTCTTTCCATTTAGTATCAAGTATAGTAACTTCTTTTCCTTTTTCTGAATTTACTAAAACAGTGATGTTTCCATATACTTTACTTAATTCAGATTTAACTTTTTCTAAAGCTCTTTCACTATTAACTAAACGAAGATTATCAGTAGAATCATAGTGCATATAAAAAGAGGATTTACCTATGTCTTTTATCAGAATATCATAGTGTAAATCCCCTAGTTTTGTTTTATATGTCATTATACGAAAATATGTTATTTATGTTGTAAATAAGAAAGTGTATAAGTACCCTTATCCCCAAAGCCTCTATGAAATTAATAGTAGGAAGCCCTATAAGCATAGGGAGAAGTGCATTCCAAAGAAGCATAATACACAAGGCGTAAATAAGTAGGATTATAACTTTTAATCCTATTCTAAACAAATTCATTTTAAGCATTAAATTTAGATTTAAATAACCAACGATTTAATTTAGTATCTTTAAGTACGGCAGCATCTGTTTCCAAATCAAAATAACCTAAAATGATTATAAATACAATTGGTAACAGAGTGTTTATTACCGGAACAAAAAAGTTCAAAGCAAATAAAGCAAACCAAAACTTATCTTTAAATGTAATGTTATTACATATATAAAGAAAAAATATAAGGCCTATGATATAAAAGAAAATCATTTTATTTTGTTTTATAAATTAAAGTCAAATTATTAGAAGAAACCTCTACGATTGTTCCTATAGGTAGTTTCCATCTAAGTATTTTTTTATAAATACTTTTCAGAGAGCAAGTAGCTGGAAAATAACAACATCCCCACGTTTTTACTATGCGTAAATCATAAAAACTTTGCCATTTATCTGTTTTTTCATTATAAATGAAGTTTTTAATACTTACATAATAACAATGGTATTTATTTCTTTCCAACTTACCTTTTTTAGAAATAAGTTTTACTTTAGTAGACTGAGAAGTATCAATAGTGTCATATTCAGAAACTCTATTCTTAATTGCTTTATAAGAGTCTCCATATTGTTCTTTTAGACGATTTTGTATAATATCTAAAGGACAATATCTTATAAGCCAAACATCCATAAAAACAGGAGTATTCCAAAGTATAGCTTCATATGCTTCTTTATATGTGAGAGCTTGTTCTACTTCTTTATTCCAAAGTTCTTTTGTTACTTCTGGCCAATAAATATACTCATAAGGAGAAAATACATTTCCATAGTCATCTGTAACTTCTCCTATTTGTTTACACCATTCAATGACACTTTTATAATCTTCAAAAGTCTTTATATAAGTTTTGTCTATAGCTGCCATAAAAAATAAAGGGAGAATAGATTTCTCCATTCTCCCCAAATAATATTACAACCTAATACACTGATAACGTTCAGAGTTTACTGTATCTAGCATTATTTGCATAGGAGTAAGAACCTCTCCTTTCAAAAGATGCGTTAAGATACTTGGTGAATATCCGGAAACAAGTGCTACATTCTTTTCATCTTTTTGTACAGGAATATTATTTAATCTTCCATTAACATTCCAGAAAATAATAGTAGGCATCTCATATCCAGAAGCTGCATATTTTTGTTTAATAGCTTCAAAGTTTGTATACTCTGGTGACGCATCGTCTAGTTCCATGTCACTGATAATCAACAACTTAGTAGGCATATCTTCTTTTGGAACTTCATTCATAACAGCTCGTTTCAAAATAAGATCAAATACTCGTCGCAGATTAGTATTAAATCCCCATGAGCTTGTTCTTAATTGAGCAAAGCGTTCATCTATACTTCCAGTAAGTTTAACAAACTCCGGACATTGGGAAAAAGTGATAATACAATCTTTAAAGTCTCCAGTATTTCTTTCTGAGATATAACAACCCAAAGATACAGAAATATTCATAGGAAGACCTATCATAGAACCAGAAACATCACATATAGGCAAAATGTTTTCATTACAATCTTGCATATAATTAGGTAAAGCATTCCACAAAGCTCTTGTTACATCTCTTTTTTTATCTGTCATGTAAGAAGCAAAAATTTCATGTGGATAAAGAACAGAAGCATTTATTTTCTCCTTTCCTTCATTTACTTTATCTATATATGTTTTATAACGTTCTGGATCATGCTTAAGGAATAATTTAGAGTATCTAAGCCCAGCGAGAGACGGAACTGAAGAATACTCTATTTCTGACCATTTATTAGCACACATAAGCTGTTCCACAACTTGTGTTTTATATACTATGTAATGGCGAAAATCCCTAGCAGACATGTGCATTAGATTTCGCAAATAACCAAACCACAGTCCTTTACGTGGACAGTATTTAGCACACAAAGAATGATCATTTTCATTCTTTAAAGTAGCGATAATAAAATCGGCTATCTCTTTAGTTGGAGAAAGTTTAAAAAGATCCTTCCAATATCCAAATTCTGGAATATATTTTAGGACTTTTGAAAATTCTGGGCTACCGGAAAGAACTTTAATAACTTCTTGGAAAGTTCTTCTTGCTCCAGCTCCTCCTCTACAATCTCTACTCCAAAAAAGAATACGTAATGCAAGTTGTGCATCTTCTTTATATGCTTCCCAAAATAGCTCAGAATAATCATTATGGCAGCCTATAACAAAGAAGAGATCGAGACATTTGTTAAGAGATGTCTTATATGTAAGGGCACCGTTTTTAGTATACCCCATGTCAAGAGATTCGACTAATTTGTTCATAAAAAATAAAAAGTATAGGAGAGAGACTTTATGTCGAAATAGTGTGTCTCTCCCCTATACAATGGTCTAAAAAACTAATCATTTGCAAAAAGGAATGCTGAACTATTTCCAAAAAAAAACCAGGCTGAAATTATGAATCACAAATTCTTTAATGAAATGCTGTATAATCAACCTTAAAAAATCAGATTACTATAAAAATAATTTTGCAAAAATCAATGCTCTAAATTAAAAATTTAATGCTGAAGTAATCTTTAAAAAGTAATCTTAAAAAACAGGTTACATGAGTAAAAAAAAATAAAGTGGTACTTTAAATATAAATGCTGAAGTAACCCAAAAGTAGTACTCGGAATAGGAGTCAAACCTATATAACAACCGGAGAGGAAGTTGTCCTAATCATTAGACGATCCGAGCATAAAAGAATTATCCTATAAAAGGAGTAGAAAGAGCAGTAGCTTCTTTATCAAACTGATTATAAAGAAACCACTCATAAGCACTACGAAGATCAATTTGGTAGCCATTAAGGAAATATCCTCTTGCAGTCTTTACCAATTTACCTTCTTTATGCTTAGAAATCCAAGACTTGTACTGTGACTCTGGTTTTCTAAGAGTTTTCTCAGAAATAATAGAGTACTTGTCATAAAGCAAATCGCCTTTCATATTAAAAAGTTTTTAAATAGTCATCAATTCCAGTAAGAGTTTCGTTTATAAGGTCTTTTATAAACCATTCATCTCCATCTTTTGTAAAAACATCGAAATCTCCACAATGTGCATAATCCCAACCTATCCAAGTTCCTTTATAACCAGGAAGATTCCCAGCAAGTGTAACCCCTCCATGAACATCTAAGCCATGAAAATCATCGATGTCTATATCAGCTTTAGGTTCTTCTGTAGAGATTTGGAAATAACAACATGGCCAAAGACCGTAACTGATAATAACAAAAGGGATGTCTTTATACACATCTTCCATTAAAATTTCTTTTTCTCGAAGATGAGAGTAAACCATTTCTTTAATCATAATGATGAAAATTAAATTTAGTTGAAATATTAGGATTCGGACCTAAACTGCCAGAACCAAAATCTGAAGTGCTAACCATTACACCATATTTCAATATTAATCTAATGTGCCCCAATTACACTATATCACCTCTGTTACCTGGTGATAGTGGGAATTGAACCCACTCTTTTAGATTATAGTGTAATTCACAATTAACGATTGTAAATTTGTTTCCTTTTTTGTCTGTAAAACTCTCTCAGACTATTTGTAAGCTGAGAATCCATAAAACGATCATAAAATTGTTTTATCATTACTCTTGTTACATATAATTGAGGAATAGTATTACAGCTTGTTATACAATGCAAAATTTTATCATAATGCTGATAAACAAGATCTGCATTATAGCGAGGTTTTTTCTTCCAAAAGCACATCTTTAAATTCAGTTAAAGGGCAAATACAAGTAACACTAAACCTATCGTCTGGTACAAGAATGTACATAGGACAGATATATTTAAAGAAAGCTTCCTCTTTAAATGCGGCTTTCTCTTTCTTAGAATCAGAGTCTTTATAAAAAAGAACTCCAGAACGCTTATAAGTAACTACGGCTTGTTTCCAATTATAATTACCTAAGTGATAATAGAAACCATCATCTACTTTCAGATTATGATAATTATAATTAAAATCACCATATCCAAAATAAAAATGATATTTTCCATTTACTTTTGGAGGAAGAAGTATTTCTAATTCTTTATTAGAAACTAAAGCATCAGAAACATCTTTTAATGCAGTGTAAAATAAAGGTTGCATAAAATTATCGTTTGTTTACATTACCTGATTTTTTTCTAAATTTTCTTTGGAATAATTAGTTTTCATTTTTATAAAAAATTATTTAGTGGCCCGTACGTGATTTGAACACGCACTCCAAATGCTTGGAAACGGTTTTTAAGACCGTTTTGTCTTGAATTTTGATAAATTTTTATTTATCTTCGGACTATATCTTCTAGTGCTCCGTCTAGTCTCTACACTTTCCTTAAAAAGGCTTAGCTCGGTATTACCACTACTTACCATTTCTGGTATATCAGGCTTTCTTAGTCAGCTTATTCGTACAAAAATGTCTTATCTAACTGATACCGAATTTGAAGCAATTCATTAACATTGTAATGGGCAGACCTCTACCAGTTCCAACAACGGGCCGAAAAAAAAATAAAAAATAATTACTCCAAAGAAACTTTAAAAAATAATAATCTCGAAAGCATTATATACTTCAACACAGACTATTATACATTATGTTTAGCAAGATTAAACATAAATGTAGTGTTTTAAGATAATCAGCGTCTTCTACTGAATAGTTTCTATATTACACAATTATTTATGAAAACTAATAAAGTTCAATAATGCGACCATAATTAACTCTTGCAGTTAAAGATGGATTTTAATACAAATATGAGAAAAATATTTGAACTAGACAAATTTAATCGTAATATTGAATTACTTCACCTCTACCTGCTAAAAAACATCCAAATGCAACTAAAGTAAGAAGAATACAAAGAACAAGTTTAAGAACAAAATGTTTATCGTTATCTTCTGGTTTAACTGCATATGCTAATCCACCAAAGATTAAGGCTAATAAGAGCATTTTATATTGTCTATAATGTTGTATGAAAGAGCATCTTCAGGAGACATCCAAAAGTCTCTATCCATGTCTGTAAGAATTGTGGAAATAGATTTATTGGTATGTTTACTTAAGATTTCTGCAAGTGTTTGTTTGTTCTTTTCGAGTAATTTAGCTTGAATAAGAACATCAGAAGCCTGTCCAAATGCTTCTCCAGATGGCTGGTGAATCATTATGGAAGAATGAGGGAGAGCATATCTTTCTTTACCCGCTGAAAGAAGAACTGCTGCCATAGAAGCTGCAAGTCCTACACATATAGTGTTAACAGGCGATGAAATATACTGCATAGTGTCATAAATAGCAAGTCCATCAGTTACATAACCTCCTGGAGAATTTATATAAAAGTTTATAGGGGTTCCTGGAGCCTCAGACTCCAGGTAAAGAAGTTGTGCTATTATAGACGAAGTGATTTCAGGCGCCACGGGCTCTGTGAGAAAAATTATGCGATTTTGAAGGAGTTTGGAGGGAAGGGAAAGTTCCACTCCAAACTCAGAAATGCCCACGTACGATGCATTAGCGTTCATTTCCTGCCTCTTCTTTAATCATTTTATGACCCGGAATTGCTGCAATTTCAGTCAATCTAAAAGGGGTGGAGAGACGAAATTCATCGACATGATATTTTTTTGCAAGTTGTTCTTCTTCTTTAGTCATCGGCCGAGTAAAGTCACGGCGATAGATTGTAATTCCTTTCATTATTTTGAGATTTTGTAGCCTCTAAAGGCAAGTTCACGAATTATTGATTTATCAGAGAATTGTGAGAGTCTAGTAGGTCTAACCTCATTATCTATAAGGTTAATAATCATCTTCTTAGATGGCTTTGTAAGTCCACTACGATATTTCACTTTATTTCCCTGTTTTATAAGGATGTGACAGTCTATGGCTACGGATTTAATTCGAGACACATAAGCTGGAGAGATAGAAGCACCTTTAAGAAGGTCTTCAAAGGACTGAAAGGTATTACAATGATGTAGATACCCAAACACTTTAGTAAGGAGAGAGATTGTGGCTTCATTCATCCTAGATGTAGAGGGAGCCGATTTAGATTGCATCTAATTTCTCGTATATTTGTTGAAGAAGTGGAGAAGACAATAGATCTTTTCCATTATTTGTATATATTGACCCGTCTGGAGACGAGAATACTTTCGGAAGATTATTTTCCTCTATATAATCACAAGCTTCTTTACGTGAAAGTTCTTGGATTGTAAATGCATCTGATTCTACAGATAAGAGGAAATACTGAACGTTAGAGATACCTAGAAATCTAACTTTTGTTTTGAGGATATATTTCATAAATCGCGATTAAGTATAGTTACGATTAAGTATAGTATTAAGTATAGTTCGTTGAAAAATATAGCCAATGGTCTGAAAAATATAGCCAATGGTCAGGTACTTTTTAGCCAATGGTCTGAAAAATATAGCCAATGCCCTGAAAATAGGGCATAAAAATAGAAAAATATTTTTATATGTTCATTTTATTTCCTACATTTGCATATGATTAAAAATATGAAATATGGAAACAAATAAACACACAACTACACAATTTGTAGTTCTTCCAAAGAAAGAAAATGGAGAATTACTACAAAAATATGAGATCTTGGTATATGTAGCACTTAGGCGATATATGAATAAAACTACAATGAAAGCATATCCATCTTTAGATAGAATTCAAAAAGATACTGGCTGCTCTATACCAACAATTAGAAAGATAATACAACAAATTGTAAATAAAGGATATATGTCTGTCGAAATAAATCCTGGTATTGGAACAATCTATACTTTTAATAACGAAAAGTCCTTTGAACCTTTTAGTTATGAATTTTTAGATAATCCTGAGTTAACAAAAGCTGAAAAACTACAAATTCTTTGTACTCAACAGTTTATGTTTAAAGAAAATGGTATTGGAAAAGTCTCTTATTCAGATAATGAATTAGCTGAAAAAACAGGACTTAATCGGCATACAATAGCAAAAACAACTTCTTCTCTTATAGAGAAAGGTTTTGCTACTCAAGTTACACTTAAGACTAAAAATCCAGAAACAGGTCTAATAAACAAAGAGACTATATATAACTTAAATAAAATAGGGCAAGCCATAGTTTTTGCTTTAAATGACCATGAATGGCGTATTTCTGAAACAGAAAAAGAAATCGCAAGTCTTAAGAAAGATAAAGAACTTCTTCTTAGAGAACTTGAAGAACTTAAAAAACAACTCTTACCAAGAATACAAAAAGAATATCCTTTTTAATTTTCTTTCTCTTTATATGTTTGCTAATTAGATTAGAAGAGAAAAATACACAACTGCTTTTAAATCAGTTTCTTAACAAAAAAATATGGTTGTTTTGAGCTAACTTTTGGTTGTTCTGAGCTAACTAACGACTGTTTTGAGCTAACTTTGTTTACTTTTTTTTAAACTTTGTTTGTTTAAGTTGTAAACTTTGTTTATTTTTGTATAAACAAAAGATTATTTTAATTAAACAAAATTTAAAAATGTCTAAAAAGTACACAACATTTTCTTCCGAAAGAACACTTTATGATGAATGCGGAAGAGCGAGAGTTCAAACTATCGAAAAAAAGATTAATTTCAAAGTAGATGACGAAGATAAATTTTATATGACCTTCGTTAACTGTGTGGGTTGAATGTATGGAATCAAAAGTATTACTCCTTTAAAAGTTCTTTATAAACTTTTAGAATTTGCAGAATGAGAAACAGGAAAAGTATCACTTTCTCCGGGAAGACGAGTTACTATTATGGAAGAACTTGGAATTAAAAAAAGTTCTTTTACACAAGCACTTAATCAACTCATTGAGAATAAAGCTCTTTTTCAAGAAACTGTAGTAAACTCTTCTACAGGAGAAATTAAACCAGTAAAAGGAGATTATACTATTAATCCAGAAATGTTTTGGAAAGGAGATTTAAAGAAAAGAAAAGATTTAATTATCACTTTTCAATCTTCTTATGAAGATCCCTCTCTTTCACAAGATCCTCCAAAATATTAATAAAAAAGAATATCCTTTTTAATTTTCTTTCTCTTTATATGTTTACCAATAATATAAGAAGGGGGAAAACTAACAAAACCCTATAACTTTCTGAGAATCTGTAAAATACCGAGATGTACATTTTTTTATGTACACCACACATGAATAATATTCATGTGACATGAACATTTTACATGTGACATGAATATTTTACAAAAAAAAATGTAAATTATACATATTCATTTGTTTTTGTACAAAAATTTTTGTAACTTTAAATAAAAAAATTATGCCAAAATTACAACAAATTGTACAACGGGAAATTGTAGATTCCCAAACCGGAGAAGTAGTAAAAATAGATTCTTCGAGAACTTTTACTACCAAAGTGACAGAAGATTCTTTTTATATGACTTTCATAGACTATGTTAGTCCTTTATTTGGATTAAAGCCAGAAGGTGCTAAAAATCTTCTCATATGGATGTGTCAACATGCAGAGTTTAATACAGGAAAAGTTTCCCTTACTACTGCTGATAGGAAAGAGATTCATACTACATTAGGATTAGCTACTAACTCTATTAGTAACTATCTTAAAACCTTAAAAACTCTTAAACTTATTTCTGGAGAGAACGGATCTTATTTAATCAATCCCCAAATCTTTTGAAAAGGAGATTTAACTGCTAGAAAAGATTTATTAAAAAATACAGAACTTCGTATTACTTTCGATCTTTCTTAATAAAACAGTATTCTACACCAAAATTTTTCCTTATATGGAAATTAATAAAAAAGCCCTTGTTATCACAACGAGGGCTTTTTTGTTACTACTGTGGCATATATGAACGAACTACAATACATTGCAAACCACATAAAAAGGCAAACCAAAAGCGTCACAGTAGTATTTAATTTCAAAATAGGCATCACCCTCAATATCTAAACACTGAGTAACTTTAAATACTCCAGCGTTAGATATGAGGGTATTACCTTCTAGATGCCCGTAGACAGTCATTACTCAAAGATAACCTCTGAGAATGACTGAGGACGAGTTTCTCCTTCGATACGCTGACCAGTCTGCTGATCAAACTTCGCCATCTGATGTACCTTCATAGGACCACCTTTAATGGTCTTACCTCTCCAGATAGCATATACCTCTCCGAAGTTAGGACACTTCATATTTATCTCTTGGAACTTACCGATAGGATCACCCTTTGCATCTCTACGAGTGAACCAGCCTACTGGAAGCCATGAAGGTTTCCCGTTCCTCTTTACGCCTACATAATAGGCTACAGGAGAGTTAGCAGTGTTACGAATCTTCTGACTGATAACCATAGGCTCATCATCGAAGAATTCGACAACATCATCTGTGTGAAGAGCAAATGCTCCATTATTTGCTCCGACTTCTTTCAGCTTATCTGCTGCGATAGTTGTTACTGGCCTTTCATTACTTCCTGCCAGTATAGGAAAATTACTTACTTCAAGCATTTTTACTTAAATTAAATATTAAACTTCTTGCCGAGTTTCGTCTTAATTTTCAAAGACTCTTCAGAGTGCTCAGCACTGACTCGATATACCTATTATTATATACGCACGCGCGCGCGATAAAAAAATATTTGACATTTCCAAATATTTTTAAAAAAATCCCAGAGAAATTTTTCCCTGGGATTTCTTTAGATCTCCGAGATGGTTATACCTGTCTTATACAAGTAACAAACCTCATCGTCAATAATTGCATAGTCTGCTTCTGGACATTTTGCAAGAAGCTGCTCTTCAGTTACTTTCATATCATCCTGCTTCCATATAGTAGCTACTACTATGGCTTCATGAAAACATACAAAAGTTTTCGGAGAACAATAAAACCTTTTAAAAAGCATATTCTTCTCTTCCCAAAAAGCAACACTCTTTTCCCAAGAAGCATCACTCTCTTTGGTATTAACCCAACAAACGCCATTCAAAAGAAGATTTTCTCCCTCTTCTTTAAGAGCCTCTTCAAGAGTTGTTCCATTGTCTTTTAGGTATTTGATAACCTTGTTATAAATACCTTGGTAGACTAACCATGTCATTACTTGATCTACTGTCTTCATAATAAAAAAAAGATTAAAAATCAAAGAGTATCTCACGACAGTCTTTGACTTGGACCAATCAACAAACATTAGTAGCGGGAGATGGATTCGAACCACCGACCTCCAGTTTATGAGACTGGCAAGCTGACCTCTGCTCTATCCCGCTATAAAACCCTATTATGTATGCATCCACAATAGGGGCGTACTCCGTTATTAGCTGACGAACTAATGGAGTACCCACTTATAGGAGTCACCTATAAGTCCTCAGAAGGTAACATGACCCTTTACAACACCCTTCCTTATGTTGTAAGAGACCCCAAAGCTACACGTCTCTTTGGGAAGACTTGTGACCCGTATTAACCCAACGAGCAAGGGTTACATATGGAGCCCGGTTAACCTACATATACCGGAAGTTTTAATCACTACTACACTACGCTCCAATCATGTAGTAGCTAGTTTTTTAGTAATGATAGTGTAGTGACCACGTGCGGAAAATCATTCAATCTCCGTGGTGTACTACGCTAAGTAGTGTATGGGTCTTAGTCAATAAGGTGTTGCTAAGAGGATGTGCCTCTTGGTTGGGTCTTAGTTATTTTGGAAGAAAAAAGAGAGAGGGTTTCCCCTCTCTTTTTTCGTTAGGCTTCCTTCAGCATCGGGAAGTCACGGTCCCTATAGACACGCTCTTTCTCGGTGCTTTTCAGCCAGTCGATGCCCTGGCCGTGGAAGATGCTGACGGTAAAGGTCTTATCCTTGAGCAGCTGATACCGCTCGAAGTCGCTGGCGCATTGAACCAGCTTCTTCATGAAGGGATATTGGTCTATCCCCTCTAGACCCTTCGGGAAGGTGGCGAATGTACTCATTGAGAGTGCCACCTCCTGGCCATTCACCTCGGCCTGTATGGAGACCGAGATCAACGGCTTACCGTTACGGGTTCTCTGCTGCCCGTTCTCATCGAGGACAGGCTTTGAGAAAACCCGGTCTCCGAAGACGATCTTCTCGTCTCCGAAGAACTTGAATCCGCCTTTGTTGTGGGAGTTGCGGAGTACGGACTCCCGGTCAGCGTCGGCCACTATGGTCGCGCCAAACGGTACGAATTGTTCGTTCATATCCCTAAGAAGAGAGTCTTAGTTATTTAAAGAAAAATAAAATAGGGTTTCCCCTATTTTATTTCTGTCCAGGACTCTTGCCACTCTCCACCGTTGGCGGAATACTGAGCACGCATATATTGCTTTCCTTCCTCAACGAAATAAGAAAGGAAAGCAGGATTGTCCTCTTTAATGTGGTCAAATGTCGTAATAAGATCTTTGATCTCAATTTCTTTGTTCTCCACCAATCTCTTAGATGGAGAACGAAATTCACAATGATATAGTACTCTCATATCTAATTAAATTTACTTACGTATAAGGAGAGTCTTAGTAAATTTGATTTCCTAAAATTTTGGAAAGGTAAGCAAATTGAAATCGATTTTCCCTTTCATTAGGCCCCGGGGTGTTTTTAGTAGAGTGTCTCTCCTCGTATAACATATCCTCATCCCTCTTTACAAGCCATTAAGTCTAGTTCATTAAATCTATTAAGTATATTAAATATATTAAGTATAGTTAGTTATCAATTTATTTTCAACTCATATTAATTTATTTAATTGGTTTTTTATGTTTTCTTATTTGTATTTAAGAAAAATAAGTATTAAATTTGAAGGTGCAAAGGGGGGGTTTGACAGTTATATAAGACTTTTGACACTCCCCCCCTTGCAGTATAAAATCTTTTTCACCTTTAAATTTAATTAAATTATTATGAATCAAACAATTAATGTAAAACCAACTTCCAAATTTCTTTCTGACGAGCTTTCTAAGCTTCCCTCTAGATGTCTTTTTAACAAAGGTATTACTGGTTGTGGAGGAACTACCTTGGAGATAGAAAGTAAAAGAAACTCTATTATATTAGTACCTAATATAAATCTCGTATTAAATAAATGTGCAGCATATAAGCAGTTAATCGGAGTATATGGCGAGATTTCTGAATCTGATTTGTCTCTTGCTTTACAGGCTCGTTCCAAATATAAAAAACTAATAGGAACATACGATTCCCTTCCTAAAATTCTTAATGTACTTGGAGAAAAAGCTTTTGACTACTTTTTATTAATAGATGAGTATCATATTCTCTTTAATAGCTATTCATTTAGATACAAGCCTATAAAGTATATATTAGATAATTATTCTAAGTTTAGAGATTTTTGTTTTATGACTGCTACTCCATTAGAGGATTTTAATATTCTTGAAGAAATTAAAGATCTTCCTCGCATTACTCTTACTTGGCCACAGGCAGTTAAAATGAAAATTACAATTAGAAGTACTTACTTTACAACAAAAGAAATTCTTAAAGAGGTAAATAAGTGTTTATCAAAAGATTATAATTTGCATATATTTATTAATTCCATAAACACAATCCGAACTATCGTAAAAGATCTTAAAGATGTTAATTTTCGTACTATATGCTCTAAAGATGCTGAAAATAAGGATCTTCGTTCTGGTGGACAATTAAAGGTTTCTTCTATTAATTCCCCTGTTTGTAAACTTAATTTTTATACTGCTACTGCTTTTGAAGGGGTGGATATATATGATCCAGTAGGTAAAACTTTAATAGTTTCAGATACTCATATAGCGCAAACTCTTATAGATATTTCTACACTAATGATACAAATATGCGGAAGATTGAGAGATTCGGCATATAAAGATGAGGTGTTATTTATATGTAATACCAGTAATCATAGATATATGCATTATAAGCAAGAATCCGAGTTTATGATGGATTCTGATAAACTTAGAGATGAGGCTGTTATATTTGAAAGAGATATTAATAAGAGTTCGATAGTTACACAAAACAAACAATATGATTTATATTGTGGTGATCCGGAAAATTACCATATAAGATATTTAGGAGCTAAATCAAATAAGGTTATATATGATCCTAATCTTAAAAAGATAGATATACAGAATTTTAATATTATTACTAAAATATTTAATAATACCATCAGCGTTATTAAGAATGTTACACAGCAAGAAAAATGTGAAGTTAAAATAGAAAATAAAGAACTTTTAAAAACTCTATATAAACAGTTACCAGCATTAAAAGTAACTTATGCAGAAATAAGTAAAATACTTCTTCCTATTTATTTTAATAATAAAATTATAGCGGACTCCGTGTTAAATTCAATTTCGCAATACTATACTAAAAGTATGAATAGAATCAATGGTAAGAGAGTTAATATTTATGATTTTACTCCTTTAAAAGCTATTTCTATATATTTGGAATCATAAAATTTTTATAGTAACTTAGCATTTATTTAAAACATTACATTATGATAAAATACTTAAAAACTATAGATATTCCTCAAAGTGTACATAAATATGAAGAGGATATTTTACCAGATTACACTTCCTTATCCGCCTCCAAAGAGTATACTCTTCCAAAGATTACAACTCCAATAACAAGTAAGGCTTATACAACAACTTCTGGTTTAGCTACTATACAGAGACCTACTGCTCCGAAGCAGTCCAAGCGCTACACAGATAGAGATGAATTTGTTTCTGACTTATATGCTGCTTACTCTTCTGCTTTAAATGCTAAAGGACTCGATCCTTCTTATGCTTATATGCTTGTTGCACAGGATGCTTTAGAATCTGCTTATGGAAGTAAGTATAGTGGAAATTATAATTATGGTAATATTACTGCTATAGGAGATCAGTCTTATACAATGGGAAATGATAAAGATGGTCTTGGAAATACTATTTCTCAGAAATTTAGAAATTATAACTCTTTAGATGAATGGGTTAATGCTAAAATCGACCTTTTAAATGGAAAACGATACAATGCCTTTACTGGAGATCCGAATCAATTTTATGATCGAGTAAAAGCTGGTGGTTATGCCGAAGATCCTAATTATGTTAAGAAGTTAACAGATACATATAAAGTAATTAAAGCTGGGCGTGGAACAGGTTTACCTCAAGTATTTGGTAAAGCCATTAATGCTGTAGGGAAGATTACTTCTAGACCAGCTTCTCTTATTATGGAGGAATTGTATTCTGGAATAGATCCAGAGACACTTACTCCTCAGCATATAGGCTTTATACAACAAGACTTTAATTATACTCCGCCTATAATTTCTAAATCCGTATGGGAATCTTTCTTAGAGAGACCTACAAGAGAGCAAGATGATATTGTTAGAATGTGGTGAGGGGAGAAATATTCTTCTTTTAAGAGTCTTTCTCAATATCCAAAAGACTTAAATAAATTTAAAACGTGAGTGGAAACTTATGCCAATAATAAATAATGCAAAATTTATAGCCCAAAAGTATTTAAAACCTTCTGGGAAAATAAATGTGGAAAATCTTTTAGAAGACATTAATAATGGAAGATCCGCTGCTATTAATTTTTTAAACTCTGAAGTTAAATGAAATTCAGATAAAAATAACAGTAGGATAGCGAAAAGAACAAGGTTTCCTAATTTTAAACCTTTTTATATGGGTGGTGTTCGTGCCCGAATTCCTATGGAAAAACCAGAAGAGCCTTTTGTTAAAAACTCTGTTTGAGTAGGAGGAAAACAGGATGGGTATTTTTTATACCCTGGACTTATAGAGGATAGTGCTCTCGGTAGAACATATACTTCGAGAAAATTTCCTTACCTAGATCAAATGTATATTTCCACTTTGGGAGAACCTAGCCATACAGCTTTTCATGAAACTTTACATAGAGGAGGGTATGGAGATGTGCCTTCTGAACTACAAACTCCAGAGACTCTAGATTCCTATGCAGATACTAAAGCGTTTTATCTATGAAAGACAGATAAACTTTTAACAGACGAAGGTTTATTAGATCCTTATCTCTCAGATCCAGCTGAAGCTGCTGTTAACGCCTTGCATATAGGAAGAGAACTTAATCTTCCGATAGGAACTAAGTATCCTGGAAAGCAGGCTGCTTTAAGGTTTTTTGAGGATACTTCTAATAAGGACGGGCTTGCGACTCCTTTCTTAAATAGCTATAATTGGAAAAAGAAACCAAAACGAGTTTGAGATGCTATTACTGGGAGATATTATTTGATCCCTTTAGCTATCGGAGGAGCTGTTAGTAAGAATGAATAATTCTATTTTTTATAAATTTACACCTAAAACAGCAGAAGATTATTTGCTTATTTTTAATGACCCCCTTCTTACTTTTATGAGTGGTATTTATCCTCATTCTTTTTCAGATCCATTACAAATAATAAAAGATAAAAAAGATTTAGAATTTCTCGCTTCTTTAGAAGAACGAGGACTTGTAACCTTTTTTAAAAATAAGGATAAAATTTCATTAAAAGAAATAACAAATATTTAAAAAAGAAAACCCAGGCCTATTGGTCTGGGTTTATTTGTTTAATAAAATTAATATGTATATCAGCTATAGCTTGTCTACCAGCTTCGCTTTGTAGTATTTTTAAATCTGATCTATTATCATAAAATAAATTTTCTGTAAGTATAGCGGGGCATTTAGCCTTATAAAGCAGTGTAAAGTTTTCTTCCCAATCTGGATCTCCATCACTATAATCAGCTCGCATTTTACTTCCTAACTTAGGTATTATTTTCTCAGCCTCTTTATATATGAGAGTAGCGTATTTATCACTATTTGTTTGTCCTTTAGTTGTATATACGCTTCATCCTTTACCTGTCATCCACTGACTACCATTACCCGCTGCATTTGCATGTACTGAAATAAGTAAACAATTTCCAGCACCATATATGCTACAGTAATTATTAACTCTCTTTGCTCTTTCACTTAATGGTACATCAAGTTCTAGTTCTGGAGTTATTATATGAAAATCTATTTTATTCTTTGTCAAACCTTCTGAAATACGTTTAACTATATCTCTATTAAATTCGTATTCAAAGAAAGAGCTATCTGGACTTCTTTTTCCTTTAGTACTCTTTGCATGACCATTATCTAGTAGTATTATCATTTTTCTTTGGTATTAATCCTACGGCTCCCATAGCACCAACTACTTTAGCAACTTCTTTAAATGCTGGAATAAGTTTCTTTAATCCTTTTTCTCTAAAAGTTGCACTTGGTATTCCAGAAGAAGCTAAAAAGTCTCTATTTGTTCTTTTTTGTATTCTAGATCCGATTTGTTTAGAATAGGATAGAGATTTCCAGTCTATAGGAGATTCATCTATTAAAGTATTTAACTCTTCTATTGTAGGAGCCCTCCCATTATCTTCCCAGAACTTATTATATAAATCTCATCTTCAAGCAGTTGCGGTAGCTGCAATTTCAGCTTCTGGATCAAGACTTCCTTTTATTTGCTTTGTATCCCATTCTAAAGGAGCCATAGTATTTCTTTCTTCTTGAGTATACATAGGCTTTTCTACCACACTTACATATTCTCTTTTAGGAGTTAAACCTCTATTTGCAGGAACCGAATTGTTATAGCCATATAAGTTGTTCGCTAAATCATATCTTGTTATATGATGAAGTTCGTGGGCTAAAGTAGTATCATTCCAACCATTACTTAATTCTATATAAGGTAAGTCTGTAGGAATTACTAAGTTTAATCCTGGATATAAATCTACAGGAGCTGGTTGAGCATATCCTCTAAAATTGGGGTTATCTACTTCATATACAGTTAATCCTACTAAAGGAGTTTTATAATCATTTTCTACTTTAGATGCTATATTTTCTGGAAGATTTAATCTTGTTAAACTTTGTTGAGTTCTTTTTAATGCATCTTGAGCGAAGAACTGTTGCATTCTAGGCCAGTAAGATAATTTAGTTACATCTATTATTTTTTCATTTTTTAGCTTGTATTGCAAAATTAGCTCTCTTCTTTTGTAGAGGAGAGGCATCTGGGTCATTCATTACTTTATGTGCATATTCTTGTACTCCCATTCCGGCTTTCTTTGCACTATCTGTAAATTTTCCTTCGTTCTTCTTCTTTATATGTATTCCGGATTTACCTACTTCCACTCGTTTTAAAATTCCTCCTTCCTTTTTTCTAGAAATACCTACATCTTCGGAACCAAATTTATTATCGATTACTCTCGTAGCAGCCTGAGTAGGCCATAAATATTGCACTTCAGCAGCAGGAGTTCCCGATTCTCCTACAAATATAGGTCCGTAGGTTCCTCTAACATTTATAACTCCAGCATTTTTAAATGCAGTAGATACAGCATCTTTATCTATATGGAAGAGGGTCTTAGGATATTGTACTTTATATGCAGCATAAGATAAATCTGGAAGCTTAGATTGAAATAATAGTTTAGTAAAAAACTTTGGATTTTGTCATGCTGCTGCGAATTTTCCTCCTAGAGGTCCAGAGGATAGATTAAAAGGGGTGTTAGGGTCCACTATGAACTTTGGAGAAGGTAAACTCATTATATTATCGTTCATAAAATTCCATAATCGTAAGGCATAAGTAGGTTTACTATAGTCTCCAGGCAACATTCATGGATTAGGGCCTTCTCCAGTAAAAGGATGAGCATCTGCTATTGCTTTTTGTAATATAGGACCCATTTTAGCAAGGGTGTCATTTCTCTCAGAAAAATGTGCAAAAGAACCTTTTCCTTCGGATTTAATAACAGGTGCCTCTTCTCCAGTTAAGTTTTTATATTCTAAAGCAGTATGAATTTTAGTAGTAGGATTTAAAGGCTCATCATTTTCCTTAATCCAATTATCTCTATTTTCAGAAAAAGTAACAGGTCTTCTTACGACAAATGTTTCTCCCAAATTTCAAGAAGGTTTAGTGGATACATAATAAGTCCCTTGGTCATCTTTTACATCAATATCTGCTCTTCCACCTTTAGTAGTATTAAAATCTAAATATTTAGTAACTAATTCTTCCGGATTATAATCGATATGAGGAGAAGTCGGACCTTCACGTGCGGGTAATCCTCGGCTAATACGAAATGCATTAATTGCCTTAGCCACTGCGCCATCCCCCACTGTTGGATTAGGATCATTCACCCCTCTAAGAAAAGAATTATGCTGTGTAATTCTGTCTTTTACAGCATTTTCTACAATTCTATCTCCATAATTTGCTAAGTCTAAATTAAGTGGTACATACCCATATCTTTTAAAATAAGCATTAACATTTTTTAAATATTCTCTGTTACGTGTTATATTTTCTAAAGAGGTGTCTCTCATAATCTCTTCTGGAGAAACGTATTCTCCTTGTCCTATATACACAGACTGTGGCTGTTGAAAATAATGTTTGGTTCCTATTTTTATAGTTGGTTTAACTCCGTTAAAAGAGCCAGATAATCTAAGAGAATAAGGAATATCTTCTAAAGCAGTATTAGGACTTATCATAACATCCTTAGTAACATTCTGCCCCATAAAGGGTTGCATGACAGTACCCGCTTTTATAAAATTGGATCTTCCAAGCATATCTCCAATATTTGGAGTAACTGCAAAAACAGTAGGGTTTGTTGATTCTCCTAATTCATTAACTAGGCTTAGCGTACTTCTAAGACCATTTGTTAAATTATGAGTAGGCATTATTCCTCTACCTTGTGCTATAGGAGCGCCTATAAGATAGCCTAAATTTTCATCTCCAGCCCCAAAAACATATTGGTTTGCAAAATCTTCTGCTTTTCCGGATATAAAACTTGAAAGTTCCGGATGGCTCCTCATCATATTTTTAGTATAATTTTCTATACTTTGAGGAGTAAGTTTTATTGTTTTTAATTGTATCGGCATATTGTTATTTAATATATTTTAATTTACCACCTTGTTTAAAATTAATTCTACCATCCTTTCAATCAGTAGGAAGTAATTCTACTTTTCCAGAAGCACCTCTAATAAAACGACTTGGGTCGGGAAATAAAGATTTTATTCCTGTGTTTCTTCTTAACATTGCCCCAGCTTTAACTGTATTAAAAATACCAGGCACTCTTTCAGAGGGATCTAAAAATAAAGTTGTATTTTGTCCAGGAATATTTGTGTTTATTATTTTTTGGTATACTTCTGGATATATTTCTATTTGTTTTTCTGAAAGAACACTTGGTAAAATACCTTTAGCTTGCATCATAAGACCGTTTGGCATACTATCTATGTCTGTTATATAATAAGGCTGTAAATTAACAGCTCGTCCCAAGCTTTTATCAAATCCATATAAAGCACCATAAGTAGAAAAATAATTTCCTGGTCCAACAGTACCTGTGTTTCCAGTGTTGCTTCCTATTTTTGAATAATCAAATTCGTCAAACATTGTACGACTTCCATGCCATAAAGGAGGTGTTTCTTTTAAAGCGCCCGTCATTCCTGCACGTTGATGTTGGTCCATATAAGTTAATACTTTTGCTAACTGTTCATCAGAAACATCAGCAGCATCATATCCTGTATTTAATAAATATTGTCTATAATATTTTATGTAAGGATTCCTTTGTATAGTATTTTCATCAATATTTATAGTTTGAAATTTCGGATTACTTGAAGATAATGATTCTGCAAATTCTTTTAAATTAGTATTAAAAGTTTCTATATCAGCCCTTCTTTTAAGTCGGCCTACTTGGTTTTTCATAGGAGCAGTTTGGTCATGCTGCCAAATTTCTCTTGCGGCAAGCATTCTATCTCTGACAGTAGAGTTAGATTCTGCTAAGACTTCTTTTAATGACGGCTGTTCTAAACGAGGAGTTTCGTTTCATTCACTCAACATCCTTCTTGTAAAATCTTCTCCATAAGTAAAAGGCTTTTTAGTAAAACTTCTCTCTCCTTTAGGAATTCCCAAGCGTTCTGCCTCTGTTAGTAAAGATGGCCTTTGAAACAACACATAAGCTCCAGTAGGACTAACTTTCTTTGGTACTTGTGTAAGTACTTTAGCTCCAGCTGTTTGTATATATTTTGAAATCGGCATTAACGTTTTAAGTTTTTAAGTAATCCAGCAGAAAAAGCAGTTCCTAAACCTATATTAGTTCATTTTTCTACAGGAGTTTGATTTTGATCTGTTAAACCCTTTCCTATCATACCAAGCCCATAAGCTTGCATAGGATGTTGCATAGCGTATCCAGTTACTTTTCCTAAGGCATTGGGTTGCCAAGCATTTACATAAGGAGATACTCCTAATTTACCAAGAGGCGTATTATATACTTTACCTACCGGAGAAGTTCCTTTAAGTGCATTTGATAAAGGTCTTGCTTTAAGTGCTACTGAAGGAGTTTTTAATATCTGTCCCGCTCTACTTATAGGGCCCATGGCTGCAAAAGCAGTATCTATTAATCCATTACCTATATTACCTTGAGAAAAGTTCTTTCCCGCACTATATGTATTTAAGCCTATAAAAGAAGTATTTATCGGATTAGCAACAGCAGTTCCAAGAACTCTACCAAAAGTATTTGGTATTGCAGTAGCTATTTTCATTCCAGCAATATTTAAAGCAGAAGAGAGTAATGGTGCTCCAGCAGCTAAAGTACCGAGTAATGCAGGTATACCATCATAAACAAGAGATTGTTTACTATCATTTTCTGTAATTTCATTTTCTATATTAGAAATTACTTCTGGATATTTCTCATTTAATTCTGCATATCTTTGATCAGAGTGCCTGTCTACAGTTTTTTGTGTATTTGCAAAAAGAACAGTATTTGCTCCCATCATAGGTGCTCCTATGTTTACATGCTTGTAAGGAGAATTATAGAAATTTATAACCTTTTCCCAGTCTTCATAACTTAAGTTTGAGTTATATTGATTATTATATATATCAGCAACACCATTTTTACGGGCATTTAAAAGCCTTTCTTGTTCTGCTTGATATTCTCTCTGATCTTCTGTTAACGGTCCTATTTCAGGCATGGATTTAGCTGCTACAGCCTTTTTATAAGGACTTACTGTTTCACTTATTTGATTTAAAGCTTGATTTGATTGATGCTGAAAATAGGTTTTATAAAGAGAAGGATTTTCATCTCCTAAAGTATGTATTTGCTTAATTAAATTATTATATTTATAATCATATACACTTGGAGTTATTTCTCCTTTCTTCATTCTTTCATTAAGTGTTTGCAGTTCTCTATAAGCAGGTAAAGATTCGTCTGCTATTGTATAAGGATCTGTAGGAGTAAAATTTACAGAAGGAGTTTCTGGAATAGTTATATTTTTCCATTTAAAAGGTAGGGGGCCAGAAGGAGATTGGTATTTTCCTATGGCCTTGTCATAATCTTTATTATATGTTTTACCAGCATCTTCATTCATAAGAATAAATTTTACATAGTTTTGTGTTTCTTTAGGCAAGTAAGGAAGAAAATCTATTGTATTATAAATATCTATGCCTTCCGTTTTAGCTTTTTCTAAAGCTTTACCAAGATTACCTTGCCCATAATTATATGCTGCTAATTTCTTAGCTAATACAACAAAGTCTTTATTACCTTGAGTAGTTTTAGTAGTATCCAACTTCTTCCATAACCAGTCTCGCATTTGTGTACTGTGTTCTGGATTAAATGGATTTACTGTTACTTTATTTTCTTTCTCGTAAGCTTTTTGTGTTCTTGGTATTATTTGAAATAAACCTCTCGCTCCTCTGTAAGATTCTGCATTAGGATTTAATCGACTTTCCATAAAAGCTTGCCTATTTTTAATCTCGTTTTCATCTATATCTATATTTATAGGAGTATAATCTTCTCCCGGATTTTCATTAAAGGAGTATAGATTATTGTCTCTATCTGTATAAAAATCATATCCAGCTATCTTTTCTCCTATTACTGTTTTATTAAAGGTTGGATGCTGAACAGATTTTAAAATTCTACCTGTATATGGATTTCGTGATGAAGCATGCTCCCCGTTTTGTGTGGGAACATTTTCTCTAGATGCTTCATACCAATTATACCCATTATCATCAGTAGTTCACGGAGTACCTAAAATATTTTTATTAGGTAACTCGTTTAATTTTACTTTATATTTATCTGGCATATTAATGTGTAATTTCTACAAAATTAATTAATTTTAAATTCTAAATCAAGTTTTTATTTGTTTATTTGGAAATAAAACAGTATTTTTGTAGGAAAACAAAAATACCGAACAAATAAGTATATAATATGAACTTAATAACTAATAATTATGGAATTAATATCCATTATAGAAGTCGTTGGAGGAGTTTTGCTCGGAGGTGGTTTTCTGGAACTTATTAAATGGTTATATACAAGAAAGAGTTTTAAAGCATCTAAGGATCTTGAAAATAAAGCAAAGCAACAAGAAATAGAAAAACGGGCGCAGGGAACTGTAGATGATTGGGAGCGTTTAAGTGCCCAACACGAGCATGATATAGAGTATTATCGTTCTGTAGTACAAGATCGTGATGCTGTAATAACCCAATTAAGAAAAGAAATAGCTGATTTAAATCTACAAGCATTACAGCTTTCTGCAAATGTTACGCAGGCACAAATGCTTAGATGTGATACTTTATCTTGTGCTTCAAGAATACCTCCTTTCGGCTTTAAGAAGATTAATTATAAAACAGGAGAAATAGAAGAATAATATGAATTTTTTGGTACCCCAAAACACAACCTCTAAGGCTATAAATGCAGCTTTTAAATATTTGCGGTCTGATGCGGTAAGAACTACTGCAATTAATAATGATTTAATATCAAAAAAACTATTTAACGACATAGATGTTCCTGCAAATGAAATACATGAGGCATGAATGAACACTCCAGTGTTATTCGATTCTGAGTTTTTACCTCCTCCTACTTATGGGGCATATCAAGGCAGGTGGCCTCAAAAAATTACTGTATCTGTTTTTGCAGATGAAAATATTCAGGAACCTGTAATTTTTCATGAGATGCTACATCATGCAAGATACGGGGAAGCTCAACAAAAATTACAGAAAATAAAAGCAAAATCTTTGTTTCCTGATAGTGAATATTTAAATCTTCCTGGAGAAGCAGCTGCAAATTCTGCAACTCTAGGACACATTTTGGGTTTAAGTCCTGGACAAAAATACCCGGGATATGAAACTTTTAAAAAGGACATTGAAAAATATAAAGAAGCTCCTTTTTCTGGTATATTAGAGGAAGCTAAACTCGTAACTAAAAGAGATTATAAAAGATTATGAGATGCTATAACTGGGAAATATTTTTCTATACCAGTTATAGGACTTGGAAGTACAATTTTAAACAATGAGTTTAATAAAAATACCCGATAAAGGTGTCTTTTGGAGAATCTCAGAAAGATTACGTTTAAATGCAAAAGATCCTGTAGAACAATATTTTTATAGATACCCTGCTTATGCAAATTCTTTAGATGCTCTTATAAATGATATTTATAAAAGTAGTAACGTATCAAAAACTGATATTTTCAATAAGATTATAGAATTAATTATTTCTAAAGATTTAGAAATAATATATATGTAAATGTTAATTATAAAACAGAGAAATAGAAGAATAAGAATAAACTGTTTTTCATATAAGTTAAAAGATTTTAAACAATGAGTTTAATAAAAATACCCGATAAAGGAGTTTTTTGGAGAATCTCAGAAGAAATTAATTATAATTACGATGATCCCGTAGCAGGGTATTTTAACAAGTATCCTGCTTATGAGGAATCCTTCGATAAAATTATCGATACTATATATAATAATAGTGATTTAACTAAAACTGAGATTTTTAATAAAATAATAGAATTTATAAACTCTGAAGATTTAGAGTTTATTTTTATAGACTAATGTTAATGAAATATGCCAAAATCACAAATAATTGAAGATAAATACATTAATGGAATAAAAGTAGATAAGGAAAATGATGAGTGCTTCTTTAATGATGCTGAACATAAGTACTATAATAAAGCAGATATGAAACCTTATATTTCAGTTACACAGTTAATTGGAAAGTATTGTGAAGAATTTGATGAAGATTTCTGGTCTTCTTATAAGGCTGCCGAAGCTCTATTGGATATGGACACTTGGTTAACTCTTAAGAAAGTTCTTTTAGCCAAAAAGAAATTTGATAATAAAATAATTTCTAAATTAGGCATGAATGAAGAAGAATTCTTTAAGAAGAAACAGGAAATCCTAGACTCATATAAGGCAAAAAGAGAAGAAGCTTGTGAACATGGTACAGCACAGCATTTAAAGAAAGAATTATCTTTTTATGACCGAAAAGATTTTGATTTCGGAAGATACGGATTTAAGGATTTAAAAGGAGTGTTTGATTGTAAAGAAGATTACTTTAAGTTGGATACTCCTAAAGGTGTATACCCAGAATTTCTTGTTTCTGTTACAAGTAAAGATGGGTTATTGAGAGTTTCTGGGCAAATTGATTGTTTAATTAAAGATGAGAATGATATTTATATTATAGACTGAAAAGGTCTCGATGTAAACACTCCTATTTTAACTACGAATGGATGGAAAACTATGGGTACTCTTACTTTAGATGACCAAGTTTTTGATAGAGATGGAAATCCAGTAAATATTACTCACGTTTCTGAAGTGCATTATAATCCTTGTTATGAGCTTACTTTTGATACTGGAGAAACTTTAATTGCAGATGAAGAGCATCGTTGGTTAGTAGCTTATAGGTTTAGAGAGGATTGCTTTCCAGAAAAAGTAATGACTACAAAGCAAATAAAGAGTTGAGTAGAGACAAAACCTGATTATTCTATACGTATATATAATCCAGCCCCCCTTAATCTTCCTAAAAATAAGTTACTCATAGATCCTTATGTGCTAGGAGTATGGTTAGCTATTGGTTTCGAGGATTGTAGTATTATCCCAGCGAGAGATAAGCAAATAATGGAGGAATTAGATAAGAAAGGATATAATTTTAAAATAGCTCCTTTTTCTAAAGGTACACATATTTATAAAAGCTCTGTTTGTTTAGGAACACGTCTAAATAAATTAAATCTAATAAATAATAAGCACATACCACAAGAATATTTAATGGCTTCTTATGAAGACCGTTTAGCTCTTTTAAGAGGAATTATGGATGCTAGAGGAATATCGTGAGCTTTTTATAAGTCTTATGTTATAGTGCCTAAAAACCCTAATGAAACTAAATATTTGTCAGAATTAATCACCTCCTTTGGTGTTAAATGTGGGCTCTTTACCAAAAAAGGTAAAACTTATATTCGATGGAGAAGCTTAGAAATAAATCCTTTCTTGGTTAAATTTCAAGATAAAGCTGATAAGTTTACGGACATGGAGCGAGATATGCATTATTATAGAAGAGTTGTTTCTGTAAAAGAAGTAGAAACAGTTCCTACTCGTTGTATAGAAGTAGATAGTCCTACACACACTTATTTAGCTGGAAGAGGTTTAATTCCTACTCATAATACTAATGCTAAAATAGAAAAAGAGTCCTATTACAATAGAGCTACTAAATCCAGGCAGATGATGAAATATCCATTAAATAATCTGCAAGACTGTACTTTTAATCATTATGCTTGTCAGTTGTCTTTATATGCTTATATGCTACAACAAATAAATCCTAATTTTGAAATTAAAGGATTGAAGATAATTCATATAGATAGGAATGAAAATGAAACTGAATTAGATGTTCCATATCTTAAGGATGAAGTAGAAAAGATGTTGAAGCATTATAAAAAGCAATTAAAGATGAAAATGGAATTAGACAAGGATATACCTTATATAAAATAATGACTATAGAAGACTTAGCTAATAAGCGACTGAATATTTGTTATAAATGCCCTTTATATAAAAAAGATGTTCTTGGTGAGAGATGCAACTCTCAAAGATATATAAACCCAGATACTGATGAATGGAGTTATTTTCCAAAGAAAGGTTATATAAAGGGTTGCAATTGTATTGTTACTTTAAAAGCTAAGAATCCTAAAGGGCATTGTGTCGCCGGAAAATGATAATTTTTAATATATTAGAAGGTTGGTTTAGAAAGATATTTTGTAAACTAACAAGTGAAGAAAGAGATAGATTGCTTAAATGTAAAGCTTGCTTACATAAAACAAAAGTTTTTAATATGGATGTTTGTACTATGTGTGGCTGCTTTATAGATGCTAAAGTGAGATCCAAAAAAGAAAAATGTTTATTGAACAAATGGTAAATGAAATAGTAGAAAAAGTTCTTGAGAAGAACACTAAAAACATTAAAACTAATAACACTGTTATTGTACCTTGTAACACAAATGTAATTGTAAAGTTTTACGAAGATAATCCATATAATTATATAGAGAAAACCTCTGCTGGTTTGATTTTAGGAATTAATGGAGAAAAGAAATATAAATCTAATGAAACTGGAGAAATGGAGGATGCTGAAGAATATATCGCTTGTGCGAAAGTAATTGCTGTAGGTCCTGCTTGTAAGAATGTTTCAGTTGGAGATGATGTATTTGCTGTAAAACATATAGCCACTCCTCTTCCTTATAGGAATAAGGGATATAGAGCTGTTACTGAACAAAACATCATTTGTATTATAAAGGATGAAAATATGTAATTTATATGTACGAAGTAAAAATGGAAGAAAAGGTGTATTTTATCCCAGGGGATCATGTTACACTAAAGCATCCTTTGGATAATACTCCTAAGATGATGCTAGTAAAAGAAAAAGTAGAAAGATCTATAAAAGATAAAGATGGAAATATTAACAACACTCTTGTAGGCATTAAGTGCATATGGTTTAATACTAAATCAGAACTACAAGAAGCTGTTTTTTCTACAAAGGATTTAATTAAAATATAGTATGAACGAAAATCAAGAAAAAGTAATGTCTGATTTCATTAATTGGCTTCCTCAGAATATTGGTAATTATGCAGATCAACTCCCAGAGGAAATTGTAAAGCCTATTATGGAAGCTCAGAATGCAGAAACGGTTGTGGATATACTTAACCAACTCGCTTCTTCAGAGGAAGGAAATCAGGTAGTACAGAGTTTATTTAAGGCCTTTGAATCTCAGACAGGATTGTTTAGAGAGGGAGGTAAACTTGCTTATGGTCTTAGAAAGTTCCAAGACGGTGGCCCTATTGATTATAGTAAGTTTTATAAAATAATTAAAGCTCCAGGAGATACTTTAATGGTTAAGCCATATAAGTATAGTGTAGAAGAGCGTCAGACCTATCCAGACGGAAGTGTTAGATATACTACCACTACTCGCTCTGACACAAATACTTACTGGGATCCTAACAGAACTTCTCCAAATTGGTTGAGAGGATTTTTGTGGGGAAATAGAATGGCTCCAGAAGAGCTTCTTGAGAACTGGAGAGAAATTATGAATAATCATAAGAACGATACCACTAATATTGTAGATAAGACGAAGAGAAAGTAATGAACGTTTTCATATTTGATAATACTGAAAATGTTTTAAGGATAGATGAATATAGCATTTTACTTGTAAAAGAGTTTAAAGATTTATGAGATGTAAGTAGAAATAAATGCAAAGAAGATAAGACTGGAAAGTTGCGATTAAAAGCGTATAAAGAATTTACTTACATATATTTGGTGCTAGATTTTAAATCTCCTTATTTTCAGTATTTGGAACGTGACAAGCACTCTGCTGCTTTGATTGACTCTGGTTTAACAGAGAACGATCTTAAAGATGAAGCTTTCTTAAATGCTTATCACAAATACCAAGAAATGCAAGACGCAGATCCTATCTTAGCACTTATTAAAACAGCATATAAAACTCTACATAAAATGCAAGTTCATCTTGATAATATTGATTTTGAAGAAGTTGATTCTGAAGGAAGACCTTTAAATAAACCAAAAGACGTTATTGCTGACTTAGGTGGAATTGCTAAGATGCGTACTCAGTTACAAGAGCTTGAAGTTACACATAAAAAGAATCTTGCAGAAGCTGGTGCAAAGGTACGTGGAGATAGTGAACTTGGAATATTTGATGCTTAATTATGCCTAGAAGATTACCTACTTATAAGGATTTCGCTTCTAAGGAACAACCAAAAAAGGAAGAGAAACCAGCCTTACCTTCTTTCAGTGAAAAGTGGGAAGAGGAATTAAAGAAACAGTTATTTGAAGAATCTGGAAAGCAAGAAGAAGCCCAGGATACTTACTTAAATACTGCTGTATTTGTGCATAAAAAGCGTCCAAATGAAGAATGAGATGTTCCTTTAACTGAAGAGATACAGTATTTTGATCCGGATCTTTCTTATGAAATAACTGGCTATAGGCCTATTAATTTGGAAGAAGGACTTGATTTCGATCCTACTCCATTTAGAGAAAGAGGCGAGACCTATAACAGGACTGGTAAATATACCGAGTTTCCTAAAGGAAGTAAAGCAAATAAAGATTTCTGAACAGAAGAGTTTAGAAGATGTAGAGAGGGCTATACAGTTGGAAAATATCGTATTACTGGTGATCATTACTTCTTTATTAATTACTATAGAATGTTTGTAATTAAAGAAGGCGCTATTTCTGGTACTGGACGTGCAGAATCTTTCCCTGGATTTCTCTCCAAGCAGTATGAATTTTTCCATTATTTGGAAATGGCCGAGAAGCTACATAAAGACGCTTGTCTATTAAAAGCCCGTGGTTTGGGCGCTAGCGAGATGTTAGCATCTCTTGCAGTACGTCCATATACTACAAATAAAGGATATAATGTAATGCTTACTTGTGCTGCTGAAAATAAACTTGCCCCTTTAAGAGAAAAAGTATGAAAACAGTTAGACTGACTAAATATGAATACTGGAGGAGGAATGAGGCATGCTCGTTTGGCAGTAAATAATAATGATACAAAAAGAGCATCTTTAAAGACTCCAGATGGAATTGAGTATGGATGGATGTCACAAATTAATACTGTAGTAGCGGATACTTCTGATAAAGTCAGAGGACAGCGAATTGATAGACTTATTTATGATGAGGCTGGTTCAGCGCCGAAACTTACAGAATCTTGGATTAAAGGAGACGCTCTTGTTTCCTTAGGAGGCGAACATTTCGGAACCAGAATAGCAGTCGGAACTGGTGGAGACGATATTTCTCTCGAAGGATTAAAAAATATATTTAATAATCCGGATGGCTATAATGTTCTGAAATTTAAGAATGTAGATACTGACGATGGAAAACCAGAGCTATCCGGCTTCTTTATACCTGCTCATAAATTTGCTTTGGTGAGCAAGTACTTAGATAAAAGAGGAGTTACTAATTATAAAGAATTTAAAAAATACTATGATGCTCAGCGTTCTAAGTTAACTGATAAAGACTACTTAAATGAATGCGCTGAGCACTGTTTTACACCTAGAGAGGCACTTTCTAAGCATGCTGGAAACATGTTCGATGCAGCTGCTATTTCCGAAAGGTTAGTGCAGATACAAACAAACAATAATTATATTAAGCCGATTAGAACACAACTTTTATGGGATAATACTGCTGGCAAAGAATACTCTAAGGTTAAGGCTGTAGAAAGTGCTTCATCTAACTTATTTGTTGTAGAACCCCCTCTTTTAGATGCTGAAGGCAAACCATATAAAAATCTTTATGTTGCTGGTATAGATGCTATCGATATGGGTTCTAGAGACTCTGCTACAAGTAAAGATGTATCAGATTTCTGTATAGTAATTAAGAAGAGAGTCTTTGGGTTAAATGAACCTAGATACGTAGCTATGTATAAAGAACGTCCAGATGATATACGTAAGGCTTATGATATGGCTATGAAATTGCTAGTTTGGTATAATTGTAAGGCATTACTTGAGTATACGAAAATCTCTATACAAACTTACTTTAGAGACAGGAATATGGGCCATTTGTTTATGAAACGTCCAGATTTCGCAGTAACAAATAAAAGAAATACAGGTAAGCAGCTTATAGGTGTACCTTCTACAGAAGCAGTTATTAATCACGGTCTTGAATTAGTTGGCAGCTTTATTAATGATTTCTGGCATACTATAGACTTTAAAGAAATGCTAGAGCAAATGTTGAATTACTCTTATGAGTATAAGAGAAAGTTCGATATTATAGCAGCGTTGCAGATGGTTGAGCTGGGAGACGAGGATATGACTGGAATAACTCCATCTACTGTACAAGCAACTGCTTCTCAGTGGAAAAACTTCGGATGATATACAGACGAAAATGGTATTAAACGTAGAGGCGTTATACCTACTTAAATATGAATATAGAAACACAAATACGAAATATTATAGAAGAGAATATGAAGTGTAAATACATAGGTAAAATTAAAGTAGAAACTGAGGATTTACCTGGTGGAACACTTAGAACTCTTTTTATGTATTTAGATACTGAACACTCCCCTATTATTATGGGAATGCAAGGCACAGAAGAAGAGTTTCTAGCTTTTATTACGAAAGAAATAAGAACTAGAACTCTTAATTATGTGTCTTTTTATAAAACAATATTAGAACAAGCGGATAGTGATTATGAATAAAGACAAAGAAATAGAAAAAATTAATGCTTGTATTTCTGAATTAGTATATGATAAAGTACAATTAAGGAAAGCTTATAATTACTACCACTGTACTAGAGACAAAGAGCAGTTCAAGCATCTAGAAGATAATTATGGTCTCGGTACTCCTACTTCTATAGGATTTACTCCTTTAATAAAGAAGCATATAGATGTTTTAGTGGGAGAGTATTTGGAACTCGATCCAGAACTACAGATCTCTTGTAAGGACAGGAAGACAGTTTCAGATATAATGAGAGACAAACAATTAAAGATAGATGCCGCAGTTTTAGAGCACTTTAAAGCGAAACTTAAAAATGCTTTAATCCAAATCTTCTTAGAAAATAAGAGTGCTGTAAATGATCCTTATTATGAAGAAGAAATTAATCAAATTAAGGAAGATGTTTCTAAAAACTATGTTTCTCAATATGAGATAGCGGCACAAAATATTTTAAATTATATTAAAAACTCTAGAAATATAGATTTAAAAAATAAGATGAGGGAGTTATTAACAGACCTTCTTATTTCTGGAGTTTGTTATTATCGTACGAAAGCAACTGAAAATGGAGCTATTAAGTTAGAGATATTAAATCCATTAGATACCTTTATAGAAAGAAATCCTAATGAGTATTATTTAAATAAATCTCCAAGAGCGGTTATTCGTAGATATTTAAATAGAGAACAAATTCTTGCTGAGTTTGGAGATGAACTTTCTTCAGAAGCAAAAGAGATTTTAAAAGAAAGTTCTTCGACAAATAGACTAACTGACCATTATGTTACTACGGTTGCATACTCTCCATATAATGAGAAAGGAGAATTTGACTGTAGAAAAGCTCCTGGTATTTTAGGCGGTTTGGAAGTATATCCTATGCAAAATAAGGATAGAATAATTACCAATGCTAAAGTTTGGGAAGTTTACGAATGTGAATGGCTTGAATATAAAGAGGGTACTCTTTATAGGCATGAAGGAGTTCGTATAGGAGGAGAAATATACATAGTACGAGGAGAATCTAAAACTGTTATAAGAAGTATTAGTAATCCTAAAGAATGTTCTCTTTCTATAAATGGTATTTTCTTTGAAGATAAGAATGGAATGCCATTTAGTATTATGTTGAGTACTATGGACTTGCAGGATTGACTTATCTAGTCCTGGGTAAATCCCGAGAATTGCTGGGAACTCTTAACGAGAAAAGACGAAGACAACCAGCAGCCGAGCCCTTTTTTGGGGAAGGTTCAACGACTAATTATAGTAACAAGCGTTACGAAGCACGGGAAACAGAAATGTTATGATATAGTCTGGACTGCATAGAAATATGCAGCAGCGAAAGCGGCGTAGTCTTAGCGAAACTACGTGAACAAAACGAGATATGATCTTACCATCTTCTACAGGGATAGTTTAATTGCTTCTTCTGGAACTGTTGGAGATTGGTTGGATGCTGCCCATTTACCTACTTATCTTGGCGAAGAACTACCGGATAGAGTACAAATGTGGATGGCATATAAAAAACAAGGAGTAGCATTATTCGACTCTTCACAAGAAGGGAGCCAATTAATTAATACTACTTTTAATGGGTATGACGATACTATTAAAGCTCAGTGTATACAAGCTTTTCAGTATGTACTAGAAAGTATAGAGCAGCAAGCTAGTTCTATTACTGGTGTATTTGCAGAGAAACTGGGAGGAATACAACAAAGAGATGCTGTTAGTAATGTAAAAGTAGGAATTAGACAGTCTACTTTGCTTACAAAGCAGTATTTTTCAGCGATGGATCTTCTTTATAAAGAAGTTAATTATGATTTGTTAAACCAAGCTAAAATAGCCTTTAAAACAGGAATTTGTGGTACTCTTATTAATGGTTTAGAGTTAAACCAAATATATACTACTTTACCTGAGTATTACACTATGACTGATTTTGATATACACATACAGGATAGTACAGAGGTTTTCCAAAAGATTAATGAGCTTAAGCAAATAAGTATAGAGCTTGTAAAATCTGGACAAGCTGATCCAGAAATGATGATTAATATTATTTCAGCTAAGAATCTTACTGAACTTAAGAGTTATGTTAACTCTGCGGTTTCTGCTAAGAAGAAAGAGAATAATATAATTCAGCAATTACAACAGAAATTACAAGAAATGTCACAGCAATTACAAGAGGCTTCTAAGCAAATTAACTCTCTTACTGATAATAATAATAAATTACAGAAAGAAGTTGAAAAGAATAGTTCTGAAAAGCTGGCTCTTGAGCAGAAGAGACTTGATCTTGATACTCAGAAAGTATTTAATGACAAAACTTATAATGATAGAATTGCTGCAAATAAAGAAAAGCAAACTGAACTTGAGTATGCTCAGTTAAATGATAATAACCCATATAATGATAAAATTAAAGAAGCATAATGGATAAACAATTAGTTCTTACCTTAAAGAGTACTCCTAGTTGTGAAATTTATTTGGAAGATAGTAGTAATTACGCTTCTCTCACTGACGTTAGCAAATTTTCTTTAGTAGAATATGTTGAACAAGACGATGCAGTTGTAGAGCAACGAGTTACTCCAATTACAAGTAATGAGGACTCTATTTTAAAAACTTCAGAACCCTTTGAAGGTCTTAATGGCCTACAGAGTATGGTTCGGGTGCTTGTACCTTCTATAGAAACTTATAAAGAAGGTTCTGCATATAAAGTTGAAAATAAATATTTTATTTTAGATAACGAGGTATATTTCTCAGAAGCCGATCTTTCTTCTGTCGATAAAGATAGTTTGGTTTTAATAGAAGATTATTCTGTTTTACTTGATACAGAGCAGTCAGATATTTATTCTGGAAAAGCTTCTATATTTTCTTATTGTGCATTAAAGAACTGTGTTCTAGAGCATTTAAAGGCAGAAATACAGGAGTTTAAAAAACAAGGCTGTGATTTTGGGTGTATTAAGCAAGAGAATTATGAACTTAAATTTCTCCTTGAGAGCTTATATGCAGTAGAAATGCTAGTAGACCAAAATAAACTCTCCGATGCACAGCGTGTCCTAGATACAGTTATGAGTTGTGGTAGCGTCTGTGGAAAAGAAGAAATAGAAAATACAGACTGTGGTTGTGGAAAAGCTTAAAAAACATTACTTAGATACCTATTTAAAAGAGTTAAAAGATCTTGAGATAGGATACACGTATAATACGAAAAGAATCTGTCATTTATTTGGTATACTTGGTATATTATACTATATAAATAATACCCAATTAAGTGCAGAGGAAATAGAAGAGATTGTTGATATCGTTTTAATTTAATTATAAAGGAGTGGAGTGAATAACTGCACTCCTTTTTTGTTTGGAAATAGGTAAAAAAATTTGTATATTTGCTCCAAAACACTTATACATGGAAAAAATAAAAAACTATATTATTTTAGCTTTATTTGCCATTTGCGTGGGATTTGGAGTATATACAAGTATATCAACAAGTCGATTAAAGAAAACACAAATAGAATTAGAATATGCAACGAATAATGCTAAAGCATATGAATATGAAAACTCAAAAATAAGTAAGGAGAATAGAGAATTTTTACTTACTATAGATCAATTAAATAATAGTAAAGACTCTTTAATACAGAAATTAAATGCTGTAAGGAAGGATTTACGAATTAAAGATAAAAATATAAAGGAGTTACAATATATAGCTTCTCAAACCAATAAAGTAGATAGTGTCCTAATAAGGGATACTATTTTTGTAAAAGAGGTTAAAATAGATACTACTTTAACGGATCAGTGAGCTAGTATGCGCTTACAATTAGAATACCCGAATAAGATAATTACAGACTACTCGTTTAAGAACGAAGAAATCATTATAGCTTCAGCTAAGAAAGAAACTATAAATCCACCAAAGAAATGTTGGTTGGCAAGACTCTTCCAAAAGAAGCATACTGTAATTACTGTAGAAGTTGTTCAGCAGAATCCGTACTGTGAAAATAAAGAACAAAGACACGTTAAACTTATAGAATAATGAGTATAAATAATGCTGACGTACTAGGAGAAAAGAATAAAAACCTAGTATTAGAAACAGCTGGTAAAGTATATGTTAAAGTAGCAGATAGGTATTATGAATTACATTTTAGAGACCAAGAGAATGGAACAACTACTATTATTAATCAGCCAGTAGAGCCAGATATTAATATACCAGAATCTCCAGATCTTTCTAAATATGTGACAAAAGCCTATTTAAAAGCTTCTTTAAATAATTATATTACCAAAAGAGGTTGGGAAGATTTACAAGAAACTAAAAGATTATTAGAAGATGCTAAGTTAGAAGGATTTACAGAATCTATAAATCCTATAACAGTTAGTACAATGCAATTAGTTGTAGGTTCTGAGAACTTACAATATAATTTTGTATCAAACCTTAAACCAGTTACTGGTACTACAAAAGACGGTTTTTTAGTTGTTGCTCCAGGAGTAAATGTTGTTTCAGAAACACTTACTTGCCCAGAATGTTATATATTACATACTAAATTAGACGGACCAGAAGCAGTACAACCAAATCTCGACTATCGTTATTATGCAAGATGGGCAATTAAAGGTGATATAGAAAGAGTTGTTTCTGGTAAAACATATAAAGACACAAGACTATTTTTCGATAATCCAGATGCTTCTTATTATTTGTATATAAAAGTTCCTAAATATTTAAATGCTTCTGGAAATCCATATACAGACGATGAAATAAAAGAAGCTATAGCAAATAATCAAGACCTTAAAGGTTCTGGAGTTGGAGAATTTGTACTTTCACAAACCTCTTTTGAATCTGAAGTGGGGAATGATTATTATCTTTTATGTGCTATAATTACTTCTGCTACAGATGGAGACAGGAGTGTGGGGTACATGAACGGCTTTACAGAAATCCTCCCTGGACAAATCACAGCTTATGTATTTAAGACTGCTGATGGCTTACAGTACTTAGACTTTTTAAATGGAGCTTTCCATATAGGCAAAGGAAGTGAATTTCTAGATTATCATCCAGATACAGGTTTGACTATTACTGGCCAAGTTAATATTACTGGCGGTAATACATATAATATGCTGGAGAACTTACAAAAGCAAATAGATGATGAAGTACAAGCTTGGTTTTCAGATGATGAAGAAAATGATAATCCAGCTGCAAGTAAGCATGCTTTACCTACTTTAAGTTCTTGGCCAGCAAATAAATGGTATCCTTGCTTAGATGCCTATATAGTAGAAGGCGCAACTGAAAAATCTGCTACTTGGTTAAAAGACAGTTCTGGAAACGCTATAGTTCCAGATACAAATACTTACTACAAAATAAGAACTATAGGAAGCTACCAAAGCATTACATTTAAATGGAACGGTACTGCTTATGTGGTTGCTGATTATGATGATACATATAATGCCCATTACGGTGATTTATATTATATAGTAGAGGGTACTTTACAAGGTTCTGCATATCGATTTACAGTTAAAGACGGAACCTACCAATGGGTGGAAGTTGCGGATCACGCTTCAGCAGAAGCTATTTTAATTGCACGAGAAGCAAAGAAAGAAGCAGGAGAAGCTAGCAGTGCTGCTGGAAAGATAAATAATTATTTAAGTACTGCTTTAAAGGATGGAGTTCTTACTTTAGATGAAATAAGTTCTTTAGAAACTTATTTAAAAACTCTTGCTAGTGAAATGCAAGATGTTGTTAATAGTTATGGAACTCTTATTAAAAATGAGTATTTAGGAACTACTGAAGCAACTGCGACAAAAGAAGCCTTAACAAATGCTTTCTTAGTTTTATATAAAGAAAATACAGGAGCTTACCAAGTATTAAAAGCTGCTGTACAAGCTATTATAAATGAAGGTCCTACTAAGGTTAATGAAACTAATTCTAATTTAGCTACTTTAGTTACAGCTTATGAGACAGCATATAATAGCTTTAATTCGGCTTTAGGAGCATATAGCACAGAAGTAGAGAAAACAAATCAATATATAGAACAGGCTATATATAAAGCTGCTCAGACCTATTTAAATGATAATTATGGTTATATAAAAGAAGCCCTTGAAAAGGGAACTACTACTATTTCTGGAGGTCTTATTCTTACTAATTGAATAGGCTTGGGAAATACGAAAGGAGTTGATTCTGAAGGTAAAAATATACTTACTGCTGGTATAAGTGGTATAGACACTGTAGATGGAGTTTATAATCCTAAAGCTATTGCTGCTTGGTATGGTGGACCTATGGAAGATTTAGATGTCCTAAAAGCAAAAGCGGAAAAAGATTCTACTTTTACCTATGATGCAGACGATTATGCCATGACCATATTTAGACACGATGGTTCTGGCTATGAAGCGGGCGGAAACATATATTGGGATGAAAATGGTTATGGTGGAGTAGGAGGAGGATTGATTTCTTGAGGAAAAGACGCTGATGGAGAATTTAAACTAACTATTAGCGATGATGTAACTATGGGAGATACCCTGGTTTCTCAGATAGTGGGCATGTTTCTCTCTGTACAAGCTGAGTTTGGTTTTTGGAGTAAAATCTTTACTATACACTTTAAGAAAGATACTAATGGTGAGGATACTTCTGAAATAGACTCTGTTGAGTTTAATTATAGTACTTGGACTAATGGTTATTTATCTGCTAGAGGCCAAGATACCAGTGGGGGTAGTAGTGGGGGAGGAACAAATATAGATGCAGTATGGAAGTCTCTAACAAATGCAGTAGAGGATGCATATAATAGTACTGCTATTGATAATGCTCACATACAGAATGTTCCCCAAAGTCATATTGAAAACTTAGAGAGGGATTTACAAACTATTAGCGACGCTATTAATGCAGGACCCAAAGGAACTGTTACTAGTGTGGGACTCTCTATGCCTACAGGCTTTAGTGTAACAAATTCTCCTATAACTTCTTCTGGTACTATAGGGGTATCATTATCGAGTGGTTATTCTTTACTTACCGAGGATGATAAAACAACTATAGATACTTTATCTGAAATGTTCTTAATCCAAGAGGATAATTCTATAAAATTAAATCCTAAATATAAAGGATTATGAACAGAAGGATATTTATCTGCTAGAGGGCAGGATACTACCGCTGGAGGAAGTGGTAGTGGATTTTCTGAAGCAGCTATGTGGGCAGCTTTAGAGAAAAATGAAGGTGATTTTATAAATCATACTATTGATGCTGGTCATATTCCAACATTAAGTATGGATAAAATTAATAATCTATCTAAAACTCTATCTGATTTAAATACTCTTATTTCTAGTAAAGTATCTTTAAGTGATCTTGCAACAGTAGCTACTACTGGAGACTATAATGATCTTGTTAATAAACCTACTATTCCAGAAGGAACTGTAACTAGTGTTGCGCTTTCTGTTCCAGAAGGATTTGTTGTTGAAGGAAGTCCTATTACAAGTAGTGGCACATTAGAACTTACTTTTGCTGAGAATTATTCTTTATTAACTGAAGCTGATAAAACTACTTGAAATACTGCTTCTGAAATGTTCTTAATACAGACAGAAACAGATGGTACGAAGACTTTAAAGTTAAATCCTATTTATTCTGGCTTATGGGCTGAAGGATTTATTTCTGCTCGTGGTAAAGATGCTGGAGGAAGTTCTGGTGGAAGTGGAGGAAGTTTTTCAGAGGATGAAATGTGAGCTGCATTACAAAGAAACCAGGATCCTTTTTTAGATGTAACTATTAATGTTGCACATATACCAGAAGGTATTCCAATAGAAAAGATTTTAAATCTTGGTAACACTCTAGCAGCTAAGCAAGAAAAACTTGTCAGTGGTTCTAATATAAAGACAATTAATAATGAGTCTTTACTTGGAGAAGGAAATATAAATGTTCCCACTTTAGATGAGAACAATAAAATACCAAAAGAAAATTTACCTACAGGCACAGCTTTTAGCCAAGAATATCTTATAAATGGAACGTTACAAGAAGACGGAGTTACTTATATTATGAACATAAGTCATAATTTAGGAAAAAGACCTTCTGTAACAACAATCGATTCTAAAGGAGAAGAAGTGTTTGTAAGAATTACATATACAGATGAAAATAATCTTTCTCTTTCTTGAGGCGGGGATTCTCTATCCTCAGGAAGAGTTTATATAGTATAACAGTATGTCACAATTTTTAACAGATATAAATTTATTTAACCACGAAATAAAAAACTTTAAAATAGATACTCTCACTGAGGTTCCAGGTACTTTGCTTGCAGGAAGAGTTGTCTATGTTGGTGGTAAATACTACGGAGGAATCACCGATAATGTAGCAAAAACCTTTGCATTTACTTCAGATATACCTAATATAGGTACTCTTACTATACAAAAAAATGGAGAAAAAGTAGATACTTGGAAAGCTGACGCTGATGGCACAATTAATATTTCAGACGTTGCTTCTAAAATGGCTTTAGAGACAGTACAAGGATACTTTGATAACGGTTCTGCAAAAACAGCACTTAAACTAAAAGAAGCAGTAAATCTTTGAGGAAATTCTTTTGATGGTGACAAATCTATAGGAGGAACAATAACATTCGATCTTCCAGAAAATCCTTCTACCGGAGCAGTCAAACCTTATTTTGAAATAGATAAAGACGGTAATATTCACACTAATGCTGGATTTTACTCAGACAAGTTTATTAGTGCTAGGGGTAAAGATGATACTGCTGGAAGCGGTGGAGGTACATCTCTGGCTTTAGTTTGGGAATCTCTGCGAAATGATAATGTAGATACCAATGAGGATATTGCTTTTTATAAAGAATATAAAATAGCTAAACTTCACCTCCCTACATTAGAAATAAGTGATATTAATCTTTTAACCGATCAGTTAAATGCTCTTACTACTGGAATTACAGATATAAAATCTAAAATTCCAACTACAGCATCTAAGACCAATAAGTTAGCTGATCAATCTTGGGTTACAGATCAAATTAATAGCTCTGTAAGCACTAATACAGCTACCTTTAGAGGTACTTATGAAAAAGTATCGGATTTGCCTACTACAGAGGATATTTCTGATCTTAAAATTAATGATTATGCTTTTGTTATAGAAACAAGTTCAGATGGGAATCCGGAGTACGCTAGATATAAATATACAGTAGAAAACGAAGAGTATGTTTGGAAAAAAGAATATGTGCTGAATAATTCTTCTTTTACAGCAACTCAGTGGAGTGCTATTAACTCTGGTATTACAGATGATCTTGTAACAAAACTAAATGGTATTGCTGAGGGGGCACAGGTAAATACTATAGAAACAATAAAGGTAGGAAATAAATCTTATACTGGAGACTCTAGTAAGATTGTTTCTATTCCTATTGCTACTGGCTCTACTGCGGGTACTATAAGTATAGCAGGTCAAGAAATTAAAGTAAGTGGTTGGGCTAGTTTCTTAACTTCTATTGTTGCAGGAAATGGTATTTCTGTTAGTAGCAACACTGTTTCAGTAAAAATAGACAGTGCTTCTGAAAGTTATCTTACTGTAGGAACAGGGGGATTAAAACTTTCTGGAATTAACACTGCTATAAGTACAGCAGTTTCTAATGCAGATAAAACTTCTATCAAATGTCAAGAGGAAACTTTAACTGCTGGCACATCAAAGGCTATTACACTTATTAGTACTTATAAAATTAAGACTATTAAAACATACCTCAATGGAATAGAATGTTTTTGTAGTATTCTGTTAGATTCTACTGCTGCAAATAAAGCAACAGTTTCTTGGTCCGGAGTAACTTTAAGCACAACAAATAAATTGGTAATAAAAACTTTCTATACAACTTCATAGTATGGCAAAAACAGATTTTTTAAATGGTATAAATATGCATGGAAATGCTATAGAGAATTGCCCATCCTTTGTGACGGGTCTCTCTATAGATGGTAATAAGATATATTGGAAGATAAATGAGGAAAATCAGCTGTTATTGGCCGTTAGTGATAAGTATTTATCGGTAACGAGCAAAGAAGATATTTTTACTTTAGCTGTAGATGTGGATGGACAAGGGGGACTGGGGAATACTGGACAAGGGCTTGGCATAACAGATTTATCTGCTGCGATTAATAAATTAGATACAGGAGAAAGTGTGCCTGTTGGTACAGATTATTATATTGCGCAATGGGCAGATGGGGGGACGCAGAATACGACATATGTAAGACGTCCAGTTTCAAAACTTGCAGAATATATAAGGTCTACATTTACTATTCCTACTGTAGGAAATGGTACAATTACTATTACACAGACAGGACAGAAAAGAGGTTCTTTCACACTTAACCAATCTGAAAATGCTACTATAGAGCTTACAGATACTATATATACACTCCCTAAGGCTACTGTTAGTGCTTTAGGAGGAATTAAAATAGGATATACTCCTTCTGGACAGAATTACCCTGTACAATTAAATGGAGATGGGGCTGCTTATGTGAATGTTCCTTGGGTAAATACTACTTATACAGCTGGAGATAACATTTCTATTTCTAATAATAAAATAAGTGTAAATGGTTTAACTACAGATCAAGTAGGTGAAGGAAGTAATAAGTATTATACTTGGGCACGATTTAAAGCAGATAGCACTGCTTCAGATGTAAGAATCAGTCAATATCAAACATGGTACTGAAAAAATTTTTTAACTGTAATTTTACCTTCTGGAGCAAGTTTTTCTAATTATATAGTTGTTGATGTTAACGGTTTTGAAATAGGTCAAAGTATACAAGAAAGAGGGCAGTTGTTTTTAACACTACGCAAAGATGCTTCTAATGTTTTAACTAGTTATTCTGCACACGTAATTAATTTCGGCAGTACAAAACTTCATACATTTAGAGTTACTTCAGATGATAATTTAACTTGGAATTTTTGGGTTAAATGTAACGATTTTAATAATTATGACCCATTCTTAGCTTTTACTGTACGTACCTGTTATTTACCTGGAGGATATTGGACTAATAAAGATCTTTCTATAACTACAAACACAACTCCAACTGGTACAAAATCTAATATAGATTTTGTAGAAGCGGGTTGGGTAAATAAAGCAAATATCGCACTTTCGGCAGATTCATGGACGCTTAACCCAACAGGGTTAAAAGAGGCTACATATGGAGCTTACGGAGGCGTGTTACAAGATACTTCTGGAGGTCAACCTTCTGGTTCATGAACCAATCGTATTAAAATTTTACACAATAATTCTCAAGGTTATTATACAGAGATAGCTCAAACTTTTAACGATACTGATACTCATCTTTATATACGAGCTTTACAATGAGGTATACAGAAAGGTTGGCATACTGTCTTAGATTCTGCAAACTACAGTAATTATGCTTTACCTCTCACAGGAGGTACTATGCAAGGTGATATCGTAATGAGTAATGGTTCTGCTCTTTTAAATGGTAATTCTGGTTATAGTACAGGGTTAATTTTTTTCGATACTATTAATAAGCGTACTGTTGTTGGAAGTTTAGATACAGGAACAACAGCTGCCTTACTCTTTAGAAGCCCTACACATGCCATAATAACCGTAGGAACTAATACTTATAAGATTTATGATACAGGAAATTCTAATTCAACTTCTATAGACTGAAAAGCAAAGGATTTAACTCTTGGTAATAAATTATATTTTAGTGATGGGACTTCTTACATAGAGTTAAAAGATGGTGCTCTTCATACTAATGTAGGATTTTATTCTGATAAATTTATTTCTGCAAGAGGAAGTGATTCTTCAGCAGGTTCTGGTGGAGGAGGAACTAGTGAAGGTACTATTTCTGCTATGTGGAATACTTTAACTACAAATACTGATACTACTTATGGTACAAAAGTAATACACTCAGATCATTTAAAGAACATTCCTATAGGAAATATCTCTGGGTTAACTGACCAATTAAATAGTTTAAATACAAATAAAATAAATATATCAAGTGCTACTAAAAGGTTTCTGTATACTATACCTGCATCTGGAAACAGAGGAGTTCGGATTACATATGAGGATGAGGCGAGTGTATATATAAGTATATGTGGACATAATGGTGGAAGGCAAATGGTACTTATTGGGACTGGATATGGGGAACACGGTACTGTAAGAAACCGTTTTACTGAATTAGTCACACCAAGCGGTTATTACACGTGGTGTTTACCAGAAACCGATAGCTTAGCTCGGTGCATAGAAATTTTAGTTGGTGCAAATTCCACTGGTACAGATAATGTAGAAGTAATTTCTTCTGGAAACATTACTTTTACTGCTATTTCGGCTTTAACTAGTACTAAACAGAATGCTCCTTTAGCACTTAAATCTGATTTAAGTAGTTACCTACCTTTATCTGGAGGTACTTTAAGTGGTACTTTAGACGTTAATTCTGAAATATATGCTAGCGGTAGAATAGTTAGTAATAAAACCGGAGGAATGTGGGTACAAGCAAGAGATTATGCATCCTTGTATAAGAACAGCTATGGTACAGGATCCTGGAATCCTATTTTGTCTATGAAAACAACTGCTGGAGACTGGAGTTTGGGCACGCTAACATCCGATCAGCAGGTGCGTCTTGTGTATATTACAGATGCGAATTATAATGCGGGTAGTAATAATATTACATATGAACTCAAATTCCCAGCAGCATCCGGGACAATCGCATTGACTACTGATATTCCAAGTACTTTACCTGCTAATGGAGGAACCGCTAATTTTCTTGGTGATGGAACTACTGAATATACTGTAGGACTAACAAATGGACATATACCTTATTATTGTAATTTCCCAGATGCAGGCAACCTGGTAAGTCTTGGATACAATACTTCAGATAAAATAAACGATGATAACTCATATTTTAAAGGACTATGTAAATGGATAGGTGCAACATATAAGAATAAAGAAGCGATACTCATAGGCAGGTGTCAACCTAATTCACAAGGATGGTGCATAATACACAAATATTCCCATGAAAACAATAGTGAAGGGTATCCTAGATATTTGACAGGAACATATCAAACATACCTACACACATATACATTTACAATATGGGAATATAACTGGTATTGGAATGGTGGAATTACTGCAACCACTTTAGCCAGAAATGGAGACGTTTCTAAGCCAATGACCTTCAACTGGTATGGACATGATGGACAACCTACATGGCTATGGGGTGGAGAAGATGGGACTAACATGTATGTGTATGATCCTAAGAATTTTTCTGTTTACCATTCTACTAGGACATATAATTTACAATCAACTCCAGATGTGGATAATTGTACATTATATGGAGTGTCATATAAATGTGGCCAAATTACAAAGGGCACGTCAAAAAACAATAGTTATTCTGGAAGTATTGCAGATTATAACGTTTGGTCCTATCCAACTTCCGCTGGCACTTCAGAGACTAATGGCACTGCAAATATAATGGACTTGCGGTTCACATGGGCTAAAGGTACTTATTATCATGACTTCTTTATGACACCAAACAACAACTCTCTCTGGCATAGAAGTGTAGTTAACAGCAATCCGGGAAGTTGGTACAGAATAGTCCAAGAAGATGGTGGGACTTATAGTATTAAAGTGGATTGGACAAATGTAAATAGTAAGCCTACTTTGTTCAATGCGGGCGGAAGTACTAATAAACTTACAAAATTCACTACCAATACTTCATATTATATTTCAGATAATTGTTCTGATCGTCCAGATGGTTCTGTATATGGAGAGATGTTGAATATTACCAATAACGATACATGGGGACAATTGATAATTCCATATGAGGCTGCCGGAAATTTTCTTTATCGTGGGGGAAATACCAATGGAAACCCTAATTATGGATGGAGAAAAATATGGGACAACAACAATCTCACCAATGTATCTCAACTGAATAATGACGCTAATTATGTAGGATACAAGTATACTGTAATTGATGCATCAGCATTAGATGAAAATACTTGGTATCCTGTGCTTATAAAGGTGTCTGCATACGGGAAGATAACCCGTATCGAGATAACGAATTCCCTTTCACAGAACAAACCCTCATGGGCTACACATGAATCTGGATTTACATGTAAGAAAGTATGGGATGTATATGGATCTAATTGGGGGGTTGTACCTAACGTTTCAAGAACTGTGTATGTGTCCACGTATTCATGGTGTGGCACTGACCCAGTTAGGGGAATCGGACAACTTACTAACTCTGCAAATGAATATGTATATGTGAGAGGTGGTGGGGAATACGAGTTTTGGACTAGTAATAGTTCTGTTCCCGTGTTAATCACCGAGAGTTCAACCTTCAGTCAAGAGACCATAGCACCTACGACCACAGTACCTGACGAAATAGTTAGAACTAATCAACTGACTACAGACAACATAAGCTGGTCAAGGATAGTCAACAGACCTACAACATTGTCTGGTTATGGGATTGGAGACAGTGTGGTTTGTGTAGATTCCAGTACAAATTCCCCCGATGTATACAGAACAAAGGCTGCGATGGTGCGAATGTTTAATCAGAGTGGACAGCCGTGGGCATATGCCTATGGACAACTTTTGTCCGTTTATGGAGGATTGGATACATTTGGTCAATTATATTTCCCTTATTCAACTAATGGAAATCTTTTCGTGCGGAGTGGAACCACATCGCAATCTCCGGATTGGAAACTGTTATTGAGTGAAAACAACTATTTTAACTATGCATTACCATTAAGTGGTGGAAAAATCACAGGTATGCTTGAGATACAGGCAGACAAGACCTCCTGGCGTGAAGGTATAAGAATATACCCTTACAACAGTTGGAGCACCATAGTTCTGGGAGGAAATGATTTAAAATCATCGTCCGGAACCACAACCAACACATGGAGCATCCATAATAACAACGGTAATTTCTGGATTGCCAAGAATGGTAGTGATTCAAATGCCTCAGCATACATGGGACATACGAATCAATGGTGGTTCAATGATTCAATTACTACATATGGAAGTTTAAATGTAGCAGGTCTGGTTGCTACGCAGGGTTTAGAATTTAGTAACGTGGGTAGTAACACAGGACACGGAGGCTATATAGATTTTCATTATAATGGGAGTACTGAGGATTTTACATCAAGAATTATAGAATATGGTTCTGGAAAATTGGCTTTAGAGGCAACTAATGTATATGTTGGCTATCCATCTACCAGCTACGCACTAAACGTTGCAGGAGACAGCTATGTTTCTGGTTGGAGCCGTTCTAATGTTGGATTTTATATAGAAGGTCAAGCTGTTTACTTTACACATCAAGGTGCGTATGTAGATATCTCAATGAATAATGGAGATGAATTCGAGTTAGGGAGTAGTAATGGTAATCTGTACTTTGGCTATCGCGCACCAACAGTAGGAAAAGCTATTGCACAGTATTACTGGCAAGCAGGCTCTAGTACTTCCTGGGCAAATCACAAAATGGGAAACATAGTATCTGTGGGAACCCTATATATAGCAAGTACATCTACTCTTGTAGGAGCAGTATCTGCTTCAAGTACAATCTCAGCAACAGGAACTATCTACTCTTCTACTGGTATTTACTCAAGTGGTTACGTATCAGCAAGAGGACAGGATACGAGTTCAGATATAAATCTCAAGACAGATTTTAGTCCTATAAAGAATGCTCTGGATTATGTGCTTAAAACTCATTATACACAGTTTAAATGGAAAGATACTATGCAACTGTCAATGGGTATTATAGCACAAGAAGAGGAGAATAGAGATTATGGATATTTAGTCAAGTCCCACGATAGTGTAGGACATTTAACATATGATTATGCTGCATCTACAGCCCTTCTGGGAGCAGCAATACAAGAAGAAGATAGTAAAGTAGAAGCTCTTAAAAGAAGGGTAGCAGAGCTGGAAAATGAAATTAAAAAATTAAAAGAATATGCCGGTTAATCAAGGTTTTATTACTGCCCCTTTAGGAGTCGCTACTCTTGCAGAGTATTTTGGTACTGCAAAAGATGTCGCTTCTATTTGTAAAGCAGGATCGATAAACAAATGGTCTAAATGAAAGCCTACGGGATTTAATCCAGATAGTCCTTCAAGGCCTTCGACTACAACAGATACATCAGATGGATATTGATGGGCAGTTAAATTAAAATGTACAGCACCAAAATCTATACATAGTTTTGGATTTGATTATAAAAAACCTACTGATAGTAGCTATAAACGCTTAGAAGAGTTTATTGGATATAGCCAAGGAGCAGCTCCTAATCTCACTGTAACTGTAAATGAAAATTATGGTACAACATTAAACATGGGTATGAGTTACGGGGACTTTGTAACTTTTGACATTCCTACAGCCAACCAGTATGGGATTGATTATATAGAAGTATTTAGACAGATACAGAACTTAGATGCTTCTACTTCTGTTAAAGATATATTTAAAAAAGTATATCCTATTTGTATAGTAGGAAACTATTGGTGTGTGATGCCAGAAAGAAAACTTTCTACTGCTTCAACAAATTCCATTTCTACCCAACTGGGTAAAGATGACAGTGGTGTGGGTGAGATAGGGGGGGGGGACAGAAGTTAGTAACTATACAATAAGAAGTCTTTGTGATGGCACATATTGGTATAAAGGATTTGAACTGGATCTAGCCGAACTGCTAGAAGAATACCCTTCTGTGTTTACCGAAGACGGAAATTATAAGATTACAATAGGAGTAATGGTAGCTATCTCAGCAACCCATACAGATGGAAAATGATATGAGCTACCATCTACTCCATATTCAAACGAAATATTTTTTCCTATACATAAATGCGTAGGTTTACAATATAAGCTTACTGTTCCACAATCTGCTCCTAAGCCTACATTGAGTATTGCTGGGCTGAGTGAAAGTGGATTACGATGGAGTTATTCTTTTGCCAAAAAGAAAGACATGTCTGTTATACTTTCTGTTACTATCACAAATACTTCACAAGGAAATTTTGGGATAACCGTTACAAAAGAAATTACTGTTAATGCTAATTCAAACATCGCTCCTATATACAGTATAAGTTGTGAGGAACTAGGTTTGGGAACTCCGGAAGTAGGAGTATTATATAGCTTCAAGGGTACCATAAAGGCTTCTGGTGATGGAAAGAAGACTTGGGTGACAGGTACAGGAGACACTTGGTCTGGTACATATAGTTCGCTTATTATTGGATAATTATTGCTTGCTTTATATATAGGAAAAGTAAAATTTTTAATTTATGGGAATTTCAAATGGAGAAATTAAAGCTCCTTTAGGAGTAAATACGCTGGCCAACTATTTTGGTACAGCTACTGATACTTTTTCTATATGTAAAGCAAGTATTATAAATAAATGGGCTAAATATAAGCCTATAGCACTTTCTACTTTAGGATTAACAGATACACCATCTTCATTAACAGAAGCACAAAGAAAAGCTGCTAATTATGGATTACAAGCAAAATCAGCGAGATCAAATAGTAAAGCAGATTTACCGGAAAAAATTATGTCTGTATGTGGAGAAAGTGGTTTATGAACTTATCCTCACGTAGTAGCTGGTACAGATTATGCTAGATTAGATGATTTTGCTAATCCTAATGGGTATAGCACTACGGTTGGATATGATCATTCTTGCGAAGGACCTTGTAAAGAATCAGATCTTTCAGCAAATCATCAAACAAACGTAGCGAGCAGTGTAACTGTATGATTCACAGATAGAACTAAATCTGGTTGTCCTGGACAGCTTCATTTTGATGAGCTTCCTAATTTTGGTACAACACAGAATGTAACAGCTAATCAAACTTGTTTACGAAATTGTTATTTATGCTTTATGTTTAAAGTTGGAACTGAATATTATTATATTTTTTCTACAGATACTATAGATAATTTAGTGGACTGAGCTGACGAAGGTGCTTCGGTTTCACTGTCTATAATTAATCCAGATGGGTTATTTACTCCTTTTAGGAATTTAGCTGTAGGTGGGTCTATTTCTACGCAAGCATATTTATGTTTAATTGATTTGGCAGAAGCATTTAATGGAGAAATTCCTACATCATATAAAGGAGGATGTGTAGCGCAAACGGATTTAAGTTCTCATGCTTACAGAGTATATGCCTTGCCTTTTTCTGAAGCTTCGTATTCTTCTGCTAAAATAAATATAAGTAAACCGCGCGGTTCCAATTATTTGGCTTTCAGCTTTCCAAACGGCATTTATACGGCAAATGGTAAAACTTATGTAGATGTTCGTATTGAAAATAACACAACTAAGGATGCCGTTCTGTCTAATATTTTTATGTATTTGATGTCTGAACATGTGGCAGATAATAACAGAGACGATGTTATTGACGAAGTAAAACGTTCTTGGATAACAAATGGAGCGGAGTCCACTTCTGGTATTTCTATTACAGGCTCTGAAGGGCAAGGTGTGTATGCTGCATATAAAAGAATTCCTATTGCAACATCACAAAAAACTATAACAAAAAATAGTTCACAAACATTTCATTTCTTCTTTAATGCTACACAAGATGCATTTGGTTATTCATATGATCAGTGGGCTGAACCTATAGTTTGTATACAGGATAATATCGGAGATCCAAATGGAGTAGAAAAAGACGGTAGATATATTTTCTATTAATGAAAACAAATAAAACTTATTTAGACTCTTTGAAAGTCCAAAACCAAATTAAATCTAAATATGATTTTGAAGATATGACTAAATGGGCTTTACAAGATTTAAAAGATATAAATGTATTTATATTTGAGAATCCAAATTTATTAAAGAGACTCTCTAATGAGGAATATGATTTAAAGGCTTTCTTATATGCTCTTCCTGTTCCTCATAATTATCAGCTTATATGTGCCCATAATGCATTAACGCCAATTATTTTAATGCATGAATGTGTACATATAAAGCAATTTGAAAGAGGAGATTTAAAAAGAGTTGAGAATGAATATTTCTGAAAAGGTGAAAAATATGATAACAGTATACCATATAAATCAAGACCTTGAGAAATAGAGGCTTTTAGTCTCGAAAATAAAATGTGAAAAGATTATAAAAAAGATTTGAAAAGTATTTAGATTTTTATTATTTTTGCAAAAACAAATTAATTATGATTACTTTTACTGACAAAACAATTAAGGAGAATTTTAATGATCCGGATGCTTCTTACAATGGAAGCGTAGAGTATGCAGATAATAAGATTTCCAGTGCTACCGCTTGGAATATCCAGGCAGGTACTAGCAATGGTTCTGCTGCCCTCGATGGGAATGGAAATCTTAGCATTAATGGATTTAAGACGGCTGACATAATCACTGCTGCAACTACGGTAGCAGGAATCTTCGGAGCTATCGAAGAGCATGTCACCGGAGAGTAAAAAGAAGATTTTAAGTATAGGAATATTACTCCTAGCCTGTATATGGTTAGGAGTAATTTCCTTTACTAGTTTTTTATTTCTACAAGTTTATGAAGCCGATTATATCTTTTGAGCTATTACAAATATACTCTTAAGTATATATGGTATTAGAAACTTTATAGAGAATGGATTAAGGAAAATAAGTTAAATGAAGAATTACGAAATTTTAGCACTTATGAACTCTGGTCTTATGCAGACTACTGCTTATGAGCTTGGCCCAGAGTCTGCCTATAAGCTGTATAAGTTTAAGAAGCTTGTACAGAAGGCATTTGAAAAATTACAGGAAGATGAACGTGATCTGCTTAAGAACGCAGGAATTGAAGATGGTGCATCTTTTGATGCTCGTAGAACAGAACTTGCAAAAATTGAAAATCCTACAGAAGAGGAAAAGAAGGAGCTTGATGAAATGGGAGAGAAGCTTAAGAAGTATATCTCTCTTAGAGAGGCTCTTTATACAGATGATGTTGATATTTCTGGTGTTAAATCTCTCTCTTATGAGGATTGGTTTAAGCTTAAGAAGGAGAATAGAGCTGTTAAGATTAATGATAAAGAAACAGACGTTTTCTCTGGAGCTATTGAAAGTGTACTGGAGGGAGTTCTTTGGACTGCTCCAGAAGAGTAATATATAAGGCGGAGATTTAGTTCTTCGCCTTTTTTATTTTATAAATTTGGATTTATAATTTATTTTATATATATTTGCAGCAAAATAGCTAAATGTTAGCTATATAAATAGATTTAGAGAACAAATAAGAAAAAAGTTTTATGGGAAATGATTTTTTTGATGATCTGTTAGACCCGGTATCAGTTGATGAGGAAGTACAAGAACCTGTAGAGGAAACTGTACAAGAAGAAGAAACACAACCGGATACTGTAGTTGAAGCAGACGAAACTACTTCCACAGAACCGACTACTTCCGAAGATCCACTTTACGTGTTCTTGCAACAGCGAGGAGTAAAAGATCCAAGTAAGATAGTAATTAGTAATGAAGATGGAAGCGAAGAAGAAATTGATTTTAATTCTTTAAGTACAGAGGATAAGATTGATATTCTTACGCAAGTAACAGATTCTGGGCTCTCAGAAAATGAGACGAGAGCTATTAATTTCTTAAGACAACATGGTAATCTTAGTTTGGAGCAAGCTTTAGATGCTTATGCAAATAATTATTTGCAGCAGTATTTAAATGCTCACCCAGAACAAGTACACCAACGTACTTATGAAATTGATGACTACAGTGATGATGATCTGTACTTAATAGATTTAAAAAACAGATATCCAGATTTTACTGATGAAGAACTTATGTCTAAGTTGGAATCAGCAAAATCTAATGAAGAGCTTTTTAAGAAAGAAAGTGAATCTCTTAGAAAGTACTTTAAAGAACAAGAAGATGCAGCAGTGGCTTATCAGCAGCAAACAGAACAAAAACAGGCTGAAGATCTTAGAAACAATTTGTTAGAGGCTTCTCGTAATTTTAATGCTGTACAGTTAGACTATACAGACGCTGAGAGTGACGCTCTAATAATTGAGGACGAAGATAAACGACAAATGTTGTCATATATACTTGACCAAGACAAAGATGGTAAATCACAGCTTGTAAAAGACTTGGAGAATCCAGATACTCTTATAGAGTTAGCATGGTTGCGTACGAAAGGCGCAGATGTGCTTTCTGATTTGAGTAAGTACTGGAAGAAGCAGCTTGCCGACGAGCGAGCTACGAATAAGAAATTGCAAGCTAAACTTGATAAAGTTGGTAAAGATACTGTTATTGTTCCTCCGGCAGATAAAACTAAGCCTACTGCCGACTTTGATTTATGGGATAAATCAGGCTTAATATAATATTAATTTAAAATTTATTTAATTATGAGAATTTCAGGTTTTACAACCGTACGTCCGAATATGCCAGCTACGCGCACTTATGAGGACTTTTCTAAATTTTTGGGTGAAAGTCTCGCCCAAATAAAACCTGGTGAACTGCTGGGAACCCTCCAAATGAAATTCTCATATAATAGGGTAATCAGCAGCCAAGTTTAACGAGTGATCGTTTTAAAGGTTCAAAGACTAATTAGAGTTCTTTATAAGAATTTCTAGACACGAGCGCCAGGCACGTAAGTGATGATATAGTCTGAACATATATGATGGTAAAATATATGAACTATAGGATAAAGAGCCTATAGGATAACAAGCGGAGAATCCCGCACGTTTAGGAATCGTATCTACGTTATACGATCAATACACAGCTACGCACCTTACTGAAGCTCTTATGAACACCTTCACACAGGAGAAGGCTAAGAAGGGTTTCCAGTCAGTTAACTCTTTCCTTATTGAGTGGGATATTGTAGTTAACAAGGTAAAGCGTCTTCCGCTCATTGCTGAGCCAGAAGGAGATGGTGCAAATGCTGGTGATATTAAGTTCTATTTTAGTGAAAATTACTACCAGAAAGAGGATACTTTCGTAATCGAGAAGACTCGTCAGCACTTTATTGTAGTTAATACTCCGCAGCGTCTGCGTGATAACTGCTGGCTTGTAGTTGCTAAGATTAACGACAACGATTACTCTTCTACTATTGACAAGCTTGGTGGTAGCCTCGTAGGTGCTACTACTCGTTGGATTACCAACATTAAGCCGGAGCTTCACGAGACTGGTTACGTAAAGGCTCAGTCTAACGTAGAGAAGGCTCGTACTTATATTTCTACTCACCGTGTTGATGTGGATATGTCTGCTAAGTACGCTGGTATGGAAGATGTTTTCATTAAGATAGGTAAAGGTAACGAATCTACTGATCATGTTTACAAGATGAATCCTGCTGAAAAGGATTGTCTTGACAACTTCATGGAAGCTCGTAACAATTCTCTTACCTGGGGTAAGGGCAACGTTTCGGCTGACGGGAAGCCCAAGATCAATCATAGGTCTTTCTATGCAGTAATGTATAGTTAAAAACTGTTCAAATTGCTGGGAGTTCTTTATATATTATTTACTACAACATAACTTTTTAGTAAGTGTGAAAGTCTGAAAAAAATAATATTTAGATAATCAGCAGCAAAGGTTCCTCATAGAGGAAAATGTTCAACGACTAAAAGTTCAGATCTAATGCTAAAATATATAGTATACAAGACAACAAATACCATAAATGGTAAAATATATATAGGAGTACACGGTACTCTTTCTGATGATTTCGATGGTTATATAGGCTGTGGAATTTCCTGTAAAGGAGATTTAAAGCAAAAACACTCTACTGTTTTTCAGAAAGCTGTTATTAAATATGGAATAAATAATTTTGTAAGGGAAACTTTATATGAATTTCCTGGTACAGAGAAGGGTAAAATAGCAGCATATAAGAAAGAAGCCGAATTGGTAAATAGAGAATTTATAAAGAGAAAAGATGTTTATAATAGTTGTTTAGGAGGAAAAGTTCCTTCTTCTGTAAGTGAAAAACAAGTTAATCAGTATGATTTGGAAGGTAACTTTATAAAAACTTGAAACTCTATTTCCGAAGCTTCCAGAGAAACAGGTATTTCTAAAAGTGGTATTGGAGATGCTTGCTTAAAAGAAAGGAAATGCAAAGATTTTCAGTGAAGGTTTTTCACGGGAAGTACTGAAAGCATATCTCCTTGTAAAAACAGAGAAAAAGTTGTTTATCAGTTTGATTTACAAGGAAATTATATAACTTATTACAAGTCTTTACATGAGGCTGACAGACAAACTGGCATTTCATATAAATCTATATTTGCAGTTTGTGTGGATAAACAAATACAGGCTGGAGGTTATTTTTGAAGTTATAAGAAAAGATTTGCTTTAAGAGCCTCTAAGAAAAATACAGCTTGTGCATCTTATACTTTAGAAGGCAAGTTTATAAAATCTTTTACAAATGTTAAAGAAGCTGCTGAGTATATGAATATAACTCCGGGGCCTATTTATAATGTTATAGAAGGTAAAAGTAAAACTTGTAAGAATTTAAGATGAAGATATTTTTATGGAAATACATCAGATATACAGTCTTTATAGAATAAGATATAGTCTAACGCTATGACGAGATTGGTAGGCCGCTCATTTCTACGGACGGTAAACTTTATGCCGCTTAACTGAGAAATCAGTTATGCAAAAACTCTTTAATTCGGTGAACTCTGCGATGAGAATACCGAGCCAAGCCTTATATAAGGAAGGTGTAACGACTAGAGTTATATTATTGTAATTACTATCATTTTATATGGATAAACGAAAAAAAGCACTTTTAATTGGATTAATTTTAGGAGATGGGCATTTAAATGCTCACAGTGGTGTTGCTTTAGAAATAGAGCATGGAAGTAAGCAAAAAAGTTACCTTGAATATAAGGCTAACTTACTTGTTACCTTATTAGGTGGAAAACTTCCAAGTATATATCATAGAATAAAAAAAGATACCTATAAAATAAGTAAAGGGCATAGGTATTTTAGAATATTATATAAATGGATATATAAAAGTGGAGAAAAGAGGTTTAGTAGAAAAATGCTAAACTATTTAACTCCAGAAGCAATTGCTCTATGATGGATGGATGATGGTAGTCATGCAAAAGACTATTATAAAGGAACTAAAAAAATCCGTTCTCATTCTTTCTATTTTTATACTATGACTAATCCAGAAGACACCCAAAATATTATAGATTTCTTTAAAGAGAAATATGATATAAATTTTTATCCGATTAAAAAACTAAATAAAAAAGGAGAAATTAGATATTATTTAAAATGTAGAACTAGAGAAGGTAGAAAATGGTCTTCTTTATTAAGGCCTTATATACTTCCCGAGTTTGAATATAAACTAATGTCTCCAGAAGAATAATATAACTTCACGAACAAGAGTCACCTATATAGGTGAAGATATAGTCTGATCTTATGCGAATAAAAGTATAAGAAATAGCATATAAACAATGCTATATTAACAAATTGGTAATACCGCAGGTAGAGCGTTTCGCTACCAAGTTTGTATTTAACAAACTTACCATTGATTATTTTGAGAAGGCTCTTATGGCCATGTCCGCTAAGTCTGAGAAGGCACAAGGGAATACGTACATTTTAATGTGCAACACTTTCTTCTATAATCAGTGGCAGAGTGTAATGGGTAAGTGGGTTGTAGAGCACAAGTCTGACAACGCCTTCCTGTACTCTAAAGAAAAGAATGGCTACATTAAGCTCGGAGCTACGTATTCTGCTTACGAGTATGGTGGTAAAATGTGTTGCCACCTAAATAGAGAAATCTATTTATAATAAATTTCCTTAATTGCTGGAAAAACCTTAAGCTTTATAAGCTATAACATAAATGGAAACATTAGGTGTGAATGCTTAAAAATTATAAAGATTGGTCAATCAGCAGCTAAGCCCCTCTGTATCTTTTATACGTGGGGAAAGTTCAACGACTATCGAAAATTTCTTTTTTAAAGAAATATTAAAAAAGAATCAGTAGAGTACATTTTTTAATAATGGAAACAGGAAATGACTTTCAACGGTAAAAGAAGAAAGTTAAAGATATAGTCTAGTATAATTAGAAATAATTATAGTTAATAATAAAGAACACACTTCTTGTTAAGCTTGATAGGAGCTTTGATGTAGAGTTCCCTAACCGTGCGTTTGGTGCAATCATCGACCTTACTGCTGATGCAGCTACGGGCCGTCCTGCACTCGGTTACTTCACCTTTAAGGGTGGAGATTTGATCCAGAACATTGTAAATGGCGTAAACTAAACCACTTGCGCCACTTAGTAGTAATACTAAGAAAAAATAATTTCTCTAATTGCTGGGAGTTCCTTATAGCTTTAACTACCTAAAAGGTGAAAATGTTAAAGATTGGATAATCAGCAGCTAAGCGGTAGGATATGCAAGCGTATTACGAAGCTCTACCGAAAGTTCAACGACTATCGAAACAGTACTTTTAAGCAAATCTTAAAAGAAGTAATGGAGTAGAGTACATCTAAATGATGGAAACGGGAAATGTCCTATAGACGGTAATAGAATATAGGATAAAGATATAGTCTGATTTAATTAGAAATAATTAAAATGTAAAATGAGGTGGAGCTACAGGACTCCAAGGAGGAGTTGTTTCCTCTCCTGTAGCTGGCGTTAAATACATTGACTGGGGCTATGCAAGCGTGGCTGTGTTTAACCCATATAGATCAGTGATCATGATGGGTTCAGAGACACGTGATTCTTTCTTTAAGTAGAAAGAAAAAATAACATATACTACTCCCCTTTATTTGGGGAGTAGTTTTTAAATTATATAGATTTTAGTTAAAAAAGAGAGAAAATTATGGAGAATAGAGTTATTACTCTTAGAAGCGTATTGGGTCCGGTAAAGGAGTATCATTTCCAGCCGTGCCGTCAGAAAAATGGTGTTCGTTACTCTTGGGTAAAGCCTGTAAGATACGATTCTCAGGGAAATTCGGAGATGATACTTAGTCCAGATGAAATGAATGATCCTAACCGTGATTATTTTATCCCAGAGGATATGGATATTGTAGTTACTAGTGGTACTACTTTTGACCTTGATAATCCTCTTGAATATAATATATGGATGTCTATTAAGGATAACGATTTGATTGTTCCTACGCGAGATGCTAAGGACAACCAAGGAAATCTTTATATAGACGGTAATCAGCAGCGTTATGGTATCGCAGAGTTATATGTAGAAGTTCCAGGTGAAACTTCTGAGCGTAATGTTTCACGTATGCAGAAGATTAATAAAGCTTGGACTTATATTGGAGCAGACTCTCCTGCTAGCAGACTTACGAAGTGCAAGTTGCTTGGCAAATATATGGGAAATGCTCCAGCAACAGATGTTGAGGAATATCTGTACCAAAGAGCAGAAAAGAATCCGGATGAAATTATCGATCTTTATACTGGGGGAGATATGAAGCTTAAGCTTCTGTTCATAGATGCCAGAGATAGAGGTAAGATAGTTCAGAATAAGGGAATGTACTTCTTTGGAGAAGTCCCTCTTGGAGTTAATGATGAGGCGGTAATCCTCTTCTTTAAGCAGCCGGATAATAAGAAAATCCTTGAACAAATTAAACTAGTTACTTACCCAGAATATGCTCCTGTTTCTAAGCTCGATGAGGCTATTAAAGAAACAGAGGCTGAAGTAAAAAAGGCTAGTAAAAAATAAATAAATATTTAATATGACTTCTAGAGAGCTGTATGAATATGCGCTTATTGAATTAAATAAGTTAGAAGCTCCTTCTCTTATTTTGGAGGATTATAACTATTTTATTAATAAGGCTGTTCAGCAATATATAAATCTAGTCTATCAGAAACTTGAAATTGACCAGCAAAGTACAGATGATATTAGAGTATTAAAAACCTCTACTATCCTTCAGCCTACTAAAATGACTGATTCTATCACTGGCAACAACCTCTTTAAGTCTTCTTACAGTGTAAATCTTCCAGACGATTATATGCATTTGCTTAATTGCATTGTAGAGTATGAAGTTTCAGCTCCAGTGTTTAAATGCTATAATCGCGGAGATTCTGTTTATTTCCCTTGTAGAAGACTTACTCCAGACATGTATACGCAAGTACTTAATAACGCGTATATGCGTCCTATGTATAAAAGGCCTTACTATTATTTAAATAATATTAATAGTACTACTACTTTACCAAGTAATGCTACTATGGATTCTAAAATCCTTAGTGCTAATGGTATTGCTAATGTGGATTCTAAAATTACTGCTGCTTATCAGACTGCATTAGAGGCATATGCCGCGGCAGTTAAAGCTAACGATGGCACTACTGAAAAAGAGGATGCTGTAAGTTCTGCTGCTGAAGAATTAGATGCAGCTAAGTTGGAGTGGGATAAGGCTACAAAGAAAGTAATATCTACTTCTAATTCAAGTTTGGTAGACTCTTATAACGCACAGGGAGATCGTTTATCTAACCCTTCTAGCGTTAGACTTGAACTTCGTTTTGGTAATGATGACGGAGTATTTGTTCCTAAGAACTTATACATTGACTATTTAAAATCGCCTATGTATATCCGTCTTACACAAGAGCAGATCGATGCTACTCTTGATTACTCACAAATTCTTGAATTTCCAGATTATGTTTGCTTTGAGATTGCAAATATATTTGTAAGATTGCTTATGGAAAATGCAAGTGATCCAAGGCTTCAGACAAATATCCCTATTAACAAGACTATTGCTACTCCTGGGGCAGAGCAAAGCAAATCCTAAATAACTTTAAAAATAGAAAATTATCATGTTTAATTATATAAAAGAAACTATTATTAATTCAGCAGATGCTATCCTCAGTGTAGATGGGCAGCTTGCTATTAAGCGTGCAGGTAACTACGATCTTTCTAAGATTGTAGGCAGCGTATACAAGACTGCTGGCGTAGCAGGTTCTGTAGGTAAGATTGAGATTACCGTACCAGCACTCGTTGCTGAGCCTTATCGCTTTACTATGTTTATTTCTACGCCATCTAAGTCTCTTTCTGACTTTGCTATGGCTAATTGGGCAGAATTTGGTAAGCCTATTATGGTAGAGTTTGCTGGTTCTGCTACTGCTGCTGATGCGGCTAAGAATCTTGCAGAGGCTCTTAAGCTTGTTGCTATGGATAGTGTTCCTTTCTCTGTATCTGTAAGTGGTGCTAAGGTTACTATTACTCTCGCTGAGTCTTGGATGGTTCCAGAGCAGCCAGAGATTGTTAAGATTTCTGATGGCTCTGCTGTTGCTGACTCTGCATATGTTGTTACTAAGAATGTAGAGGAATTTGCTACTGGAAAGTGGCTTGTTGAGAACCTTCGTTTCCCTACTTACTACAATCGTAGGTATGCTGCTCCTTATGCTGATGAGTCTCCTGTAGACGGACAGCTGTATACTCAGTACTCTTTTAATTATAAGGTTGAGCGTCCTGGTCTTGGTGGCTTAAGTGCTGTTGGTCAGGCAATCGAGTCTGAGGTTACTATTGTATTCTATGTAGCTCCGTCTGCTGTATCTGCTTTTGAAGGCAAGCTCTCTGGTAAGATTTCTGAGCGTAAGGTATCCATCTCTGGCTCTACTGCAATTACTGGAAAGACGACTTCTCAGCTTAAGGCTATCTTCGATGGTGAGGATGTAACTACTAAGGCTACTTGGACTTCTTCTGCTGCTGGAAAGGCAACTGTAGGTGCTCATACTGGCCTCGTTACTGGAGTTGCTAATGGTGACACCACTATTACTGCTTCTTACAACGGAGATTCCGCTTCTGTTAAGGTAACTGTATCTGGTGTATCTTAGTCTATAAATAATTAATAAACCAATTAAGGGCGAGTGAGAGCCGATCTCGCTCGTCCTTTTTCTTTTTATATGCAATTAGAAGAATTAGTATCAGCGATATACAACGATTTAATTAGTGGTACAATGATTCCTGCTTCCAATAGACAATTTATTTCTCTCGATCAGATAGAAGACGAATGTATCGAAACAAGAGCTACTATAATTAGAGAATGGTATTTAAAAAGTCTATTAACTAAAGGAGAATTAGCAGTTGCACTTAATTGTGTAGAAGTTGATTGTAAAGACCAAAATAAATGCGTTTGTAAGGGAATTCCAAATGCTAAACTTGCCAAACACTTTGAGATACCCGCTCTTGCAGAGGGCCTTGGAGATGAAGCAATTACATTTATAGGAAGTACCGATAGAGATGAGTATTATAAAGTATATTTTACTAAAGAAGCTACTAGATACCATCAGTATAAGAAAAGAGCCTTTAATAAACCATATGTTTATATAGAAAGGACCTTAAACGAAAATGGAAAATATGATGGTTGGATATTTAATGCTCCGTATGTAAAGAATATAGCAATAATAGCTACTTTTAAAGACCCTAGACAATTAAAAGAATATAATTGTTGCACAGATGTGGACTATTTAGATATGGGATCTATAAGTGACGAAATTAAGCGCAGAATACTTAATAAGAAGTTACAATTGTATAGAACTCCACTTTACCAAGCACCACAAAACATATAATATGGGTAATTTACATAGTATGAATACAGTCTTTCCATTAGTAAATGAAATTTATGGAATAGACATTAAACTCGATAATTTTGAAGATATAGCCCTTACTGGTTGGGAAACTATAGGAAATAAACATACTCGTTTATATAAATACACTGCGGATACTAATGATAAAGAGTTAGTACTCCCTTGTAATGCAGATATAATAGAGGCTGTATATATACCTATAATAGATGCCCAAGTTTCTAGTAATAAAACTGATTTCTTGGATACAGATGCAATTAATACTGAGAATTATATAGAACGTTCCAAGAAAGGAGTTAGTCCTTTTTATGTTAAAGGTAAATTAATTAAATATAAAGAAGGTGATGGAGTTTTATATTTTGAAAGAGACTTTAGAAATGTAACTGTTTTATATCATGGAATTCTTGTAGAAGATGAAACAGGATTACCTTTAATTAATAATAAGGAGGAGAGAGCGATAGCTGCTTTTGTAGCTTGGAGAGAAACCTATAAAGAAGGGTTAAAAAAGAAAGATCGTAATATACTTCAGTTTGCTAAAGATTTAGAAGCAGAATGGTTAAGAAAATGTAATGCTGCTAGAATACCTGAGAAACTGAACCAAAATGATATGAACAATATTTTAGATGTAAAAGCCTGTTGGGACAGAAAGCTTTTTAATAAAACTTATAATCCGATTAAATAATGGTAGGAAGATCTTATAACAGTTTTTCTTTTTCATCCAAAGAACTATTTGATAATTTTAATGTAAAGCAGTTAAAAATTAAAGCAAAAACTTTAGAAAAAGAGTATGGTTCAAATAAAAGAAAAGTTTATTGTGGACTTGTATTTACATATTGTATATATTTAATATGCTTGGATATTATCCAAAATAATGTTACTTTTGCCTTACCTACGAAAGCTTTTAGAAAAGCACAAATATATGTAAAGCCTTTTGTGGGAGAAGAATTACAGTTATACTGTAAAAGAGGTAGATTTAAAGATATTGATTTATTGGCTACTAATTTTGTAGCATATGACTTAGTATTAGAGTGATATGGAGGAGGAAGAACAAAATGAAAAACTATACACTTAACTAAGCCATATAAAAAGATGTTTATAGATAATGTTAATGCAGGAAAAACTTATTACTAATGATTAAATATTTAGAAGATTATTATGATAAATTAAAAATAGCTTTTCCAGAGTTGGAATTAAGTGATATTAAAAAGATTTGTACATACGGATTTAATGAATTAATTAAGGTCTCTAATCGAGGAGGAGATGTGCTACTTGCTGCACATAGAATTCCCTTTTCTGCTTATATAGGAAGAATATTTAGTAAAGATGAAGACTATTGGACATACCGTGACATAAAGAAACATATTAAATATAGAATACAGTATCTTTTTAGCAGAACTATTTGAGATGGGTATTATTATTTTGGGTTAAGTGAAGAAGAGTACCAAAAGTATTTTACAGAGAAAAAATCTGGAAGACAAAAAGAAAAAATTAAGTTTGATAGAATAGACTGTTATAAGATCATCCATGAAACATTAATTAGAAAAAAGAATAAATATATTTTCAGATTAAAAGTTAAGGAGGATAGAGGTCTTTATTTTCGAGAAGAAAATTATGAAACCCGTAATTTCGACTTATATGCTCTACGAAAGGAAAACAGTAAATTAAAAATACTTAGCGATTAATGAAAAAAGAAGCGACTAATACTTGGTCGGAAGGGTTGGTGATGGACTTAAATCCAGTAAGTACTCCAAATACAGTATTGACAGACTGTGTTAATGGAACTATTATTACTTATGACGGAAATGAGCATAGTTTACAAAATGATAAAGGGAATTATCCTTTAGCTAATTGTAAACTAGAAAAGAATTTTATACCAGTAGGAATAAAAGAATATGGAGATATTTTATATATAGTTTCTTATAATCCTCTTACTACTGAAACAGAAATAGGTTCTTATCCTGCTCCTAAGACTATTACTTCTAGTGACCTAGATGAAAGTATTTCTTTAGATGCTATACAGACATCTATAGATAGCGCAACAGGAAATACTCTTAATTATTCATATATAGTAGAGAACCTACAAGACATGAAGGTTTTCTACGGAAAAGATCCAAATAAATTAAAAATAAATCCTGGAGATAAATATAAACTCTCTAATTGGATTACCTCTTTATCTGGAGCATCTAAATATGAAACTCTTAAATTTTATGTTTTAGATGAAAATCGTAAATCTTACGATGTTACAGATAAAATAAAAAATGCAAATCATACTTCAGATACTTTTGCTTATGTGGAATGGGATGTTCCTGGTTGGTTAGCTTTACAACCTGTATTTGCAAGAGTGGAGAGTATGGACTTAAATGTTAAGCAATTTGTGGTTCCTACTTATGCAGGAAGTCCTATTTTTAAAGTAAGTGTTCAGTATACGGTTAATGACCCGCTTATTTTAAATTCTACCACAAATGATCTGAAAGCGAAGATAACTATAACTGTAGGAGAGACTTCCAATACTTTAAATGCCTCAGTACCAAATAAACTTGATTTAAAAAACGGCAACTGTTTATATTTCTCAGATGTAATCGATTTATCTTCTTATTTAGTTAAAGATAAAAATGTAGAAATAAAAATAGAGCCTTATTTGACTTATAAAATTGGAGAGACTACTTCTATAGTTTATTACGATAATTTAAATAAATCCTATAAATATTCCTTAAATGCTAAAGGAAATATTGAAGACATAAAAATAGGAAACAGCTCTTGGTGGTATAATCTTGGAGATTCTACACTTGATATAATGTTTGATACACAAGGCATTTCTAAGAATGCCGCACTTACTTCAGAGATTTATATGTATTACTCTATTAGTAAATTAAGTGCCCCAAATGATTATGCTACAAATGCAAGTAAAGTTGCATATAAGCACATAAAGTGTGAAGAATGAAATTTAGTTGGAGAAACTAATCTCTCTGTTCCTTATGTGCCTTATACAAGTGATAATGTTACAAGTAATCCAAAAGCATTATTTCCAGAAGATTTTTATATTATTAAGTTTGATATTATAGGAAATTCTACTTGGAGTGATTCTGCTGAAGTTTTAGCTACTTTTACTAAGTTTATAGTGGCATCTAAGGTAATGGAGGGATTTACTGATTCCCGATATGATGAAATCTCATTTGATCAATGGATGGGTAATTACCAAACTTTAATACAAAACAAGCAATTAAAGTTAAATGGAATACCTCAGAGCGAAGTAGATTATGGAGAGGTACAAGTTACTCCTGGTTATACTGCTTGAATGTCTAATTCTAATATAAAGAGTCCTAAAGGAAATAATGGTGTTTATAATACCTTTATGACAGATGGTGTAGACGGAAATGTAGAAAAAATAGAAAACGGATTTGATTTATACTGCAACGCATCTTGTAAAATGGATGTTACGGCATCTAGTGAAGTTAAACTTCTTACAGGGCCTATGTGGGAAAATCTTGTTTCTGGAGCTAAAATGGAAGTTGATATAAACGATACTTCTAAAACAACTACTTTCTCTAAATACTCTGGAACTCTTACTAGCAGTATTACTTTTGGCGATTTGAGTGTTACGGGAAATAAAACTATTCATTACGATTTAGAACCTGTAATTAAAAGTGCTTCTATATGAAGTTATGTAGAAGAGAGTCTTACTTATTCTACTTATAGCTTAGATGTAAGTGGATGGTGTGATGCTTCTAAAAATGCTAAAGGTGGAGAAATACATCTTTATTTTTCTGAGATTCCTGGTTATACAAGTGGAGTTTGGAAAGGATTTGGATTTGAAGGAAGTAGTAAAACTAGTAATATACTAACTCCTAGTATTTTACAAGCACTAACTTCTGCATTAAAAACAGACGATGTGTTCCTTCTCGCTTTATCTGTTAGTACTTTTAATAAGGGAGGAAACACTAACTATGCTTTTATTGGTGTAGAAACTCCTTCTCAGAGTAGTGATCCAGATAACAAAGCTTACGTATGAAAAAATGCAGGTACAGATACTCAGTGTATTTATTTTGTAGGAGTTAAGCATGGAAATGACATAGGCCTAATTAATATACGAAAAACCGGAGCTGTTGTAAAGAATGAAACTGTAGCCAAAAATATATTTACTACTTGGATAAACAGCGTTAAACATGTAACAAGTGATTATGCTTCAGAAACTGTAGGTGGATTTTATACTATTAAAGGCTCTTCTACTAAAGTAAGTGACGGTGCATCTTTATATGGAAATGGGAAAATTAATTTTACTACATTTACATATAACAGTAAAAATCTCTTAAGTCCTTCTGATAGAAATACTTTATATAATACTCCTAATTTAAAAGTGGGTGCAAATAGTACTTCAGACTATACTTCTTTAGATAGTGTCGATTTTAACACTAAAGATGCCGTGGTTAAATTTACTCTCGATTTTTCTGGGAAGGATTCTGCATTTGCTGCACTGCAAAAAACCATAGATAATACACCTACTACTACAGGAGAAAAAGAAGGTAGAAAACAGCTTGTTGCTACGGAAGTTGCTAAGTATCAGTCTGATGTATATGGAGCAGGAATAATTACTCCTCAGTCAGATTTTTATTATAAAGGCGATTATGATGTAAACGATACTCTTATTACCCGTTTAAATGCTGGCACTTTAAGTAATACTGAAGAAGTTTATGCAAGAGGACAATTAACTGATAACGGCGTTGTTGGAATTTTAAGACAGAGAATAGGATTTACAGAAAAAGACTTTTATTTAAATGGCTAATATACAACTTAATATAAAAGCAAATAAACAAGAAGGGGATTTAGCAAACGAGTATCACGCTCTTTTTAATCAAGTAGACGAAAACAATCAAATAGTGGAGTTTAGAACTAAAGAGCTGGATATAGATTTAAATAACCCTCTTAATATAGAATGTCAACCTTCTTATGATGGTACAGTGAATCTTATTTTAAATGATGATAAGAATCCACCAAGAATCATTAATACAAGGTTTACTAAAATAGAAGATAATAGATATAAAGTCATAAATAGGAATCAATTAGAGCAAACCAACTTATATAAAAAAGGTAAAATAGATCGTCAAACAAGACTATTTAGAAATATAAATAAAATACCAAGGATAGATTTAAATGATGTTTCTAATTACGGAAAATTAAAAGGCGGTAATTATACCTTTTATATAAAGTTTGCAGATAATGATTACAATAAAACAGATATAGTATGCGAGTCTGGACAAGTAGCCATTTTTAAAGGGTATTTAGATAAAGTAACTTCTGTATCTGGAACTTTACTGAATGAACTTACAGATAAAGCAATTACTTTAAAAATTAGTAATATAGATACCTCTTTTTCTAAGTTCTATCTTTATTTTGTAAGAGAAACTAGTGATACAAATGGAATTAGGCTTACTAAAGCAGGAATGTTCACAAAGCCATATGATATTAAGAATGACGTAGAAACTATAACTTTAAATGGTTATGAGGAAATCACTGACATTTCCGTAGAAGAACTTAATATTAAATATAATTTAGTAACAGCTGCTAAGACTCAAGCTCAAGTTCAGAATATGCTATTTCTTGGAAATGTGCAAGGTGTTACCTACAATATAAAGGATTTACAAAATATAGCATACTATATAAAAGTAGCACTTAAGCAAGAATCTAATATAGGTTGAGTTTCTCCAGATGATTATAGTGTTTCTAGTGCAAATAACTACCAAACTGAATATTACAGTCCAAATAACATCTATTATAAACTTGGTTACTGACCAAATGAAATATATAGACTTGGAGTAGTATTTGTGATGAATGATGATTCTTTAAGTTCTGTATTTAATCTTAGAGGATGTGAGTTTTCTGCTATAAATGACGATAACTTTACAGATAGAGAGGATACTGAACTTAAAGGAGATTACTTTGGATATTATAAAGAAAATAAATTTTATTCTGATAAAGGTTGTACTAAAGCGCTTACTTTAGAAGCAGATAAAGTCTATAAAGATCTCTCTACCTTAAAGTATTACAAGTATACAAATAATGCACTTTCTTTAATAGATGCTTCTGAAGTTAAAATGAATTATTTAACTCGCGATGACTTTCTAAATAAAGGCAAATTCTTAGATAATACTTTTGGAGTATTTAAGAACCCGGACGCTACAATATTTGATTATACTAATAGTAAAGTACAACCTCTTTATTATGAGCTTTCCATTTCTAATGAAATACAAGAACTCTTAAAAGAATATAAAGTAAAAGGGTATTTCTTTGTAAGACAAGAAAGAATTCCTACTACTTTAGGGCAAGGCTTTTCTGTAGGTATAGATAGATCTAGTTATGTACCAATGTTGTACGATGGAGAAAAATATTTTTCAGAAAGTTTTGTTTCTAATGGTTCTAGATTATTAACACAAACTTATGAAGATAGAATAGTAAAAACTCCATATATACAATGTTCTGGACTCCTTTCTTTAGATGCCTGTGTTAATCCTACTTTACAAAGTAATTATGATGGTTCTGAATTTATTTTGCATCCAAGAACAAATAAAGTAGGTACTCTCACTAAATCTAAAAGACATTATGCTTTAAAAGAGAGTGGGACTTTAACTAAAGAGAGTGCAAACACTTCTTTAATATTTGTAGGTTCCGATTCTCCTATGAAGTATATAAATGGATATAGTTATTCCACTAAATGTGGTACTCAAGAAGATGTGAGTCAGTTCTCTTTCTTTAGTCAGCCCGATTATAGTGCTAGTGCAAATAATTTAATCAGAGGATTATATTGTCCATTCTTAGGTGCAAATAGAACTTTACAAAATAATACTATATACGATATTAGGATTCCTAATTATTCTATAACAAGATTAAAAGATTACTTCTCTATTAGAGGAAAAGATAATTCTTCTTTCTATGCTATTTCAGATAGATATGAGTTGGGAAATACAAATACTATACAAGTCTTTAGGGGAGACTGTTATACAAATACTGTCACAATTAGACTTAATAGGAACTTTATAGATTCAGATGTTCCTATAAATGAGTTAATAGTGAGTCCTAGTACCTGGAAAGATAATTATAAAGGTTACAATAAAATGACTTCTGGAGAAGCTACTGACTCTACTGGAAGTTATGCAAGTATAAATAGGGCAGATGTAAACTCTGTTAATTTAGGCCATTGAGTGACCTTTAAATGCCTTTCTAATTATAATTTAGGTTTACGTGCAGAAGACATTTCTCATACCGATGAGAGAGCCCTTATGGGTAATTCTAGAAGCTTTTATCCATTGTCTGATATGAATGCTACTGTTTCTTCTAAAATAGAAGAGAGCTGGCTATTAAACCAAGGTTATAATGTTACATTAGGACAAAAAAGAAATTTTGTTGCAGATAACGTACCTTATGTTAAGGAGTTATTTGATAACAGAATTATGTTCTCCGATGTGCAACAAGAAGATGAATTTAAAAACTCTTATAGAATTTTCCAAGGTCTTGATTATAAAGATATAGATAGACAATATGGAGCTATAGTTAAATTCTTACCTTTAAATGGTAATATTTTCTGCGTATTTGAACATGGTTTAGGTATTATACCAATAAACGAAAAAGCCCTTATACAAACTTCTACTTCACAATCTATTCATATGTACGGGGCAGGTGTAGTACAAAATCAGATTACTTTAATTTCTCCAGATTTCGGTTCTATATGGCCAGAATCTGTTGTTAGAACTCCTAATGGCATATATGGTGTAGATACCTATGCAAAGAAAATTTGGAGATATGGAAGCTCTGGTTTAGAAACCATTTCAGATATGAAAATACAACAGTATCTTAATAATAAGATACAATTATCAGAAATGGATAAGTCTCCTATAGTAGCTCTTAGAAATGTTAAGTCTCATTATAATAATTATAAAGGAGACATAATGTTTACTTTCTATAATAAAGATAAAGAGAGCTGGAATATATGTTTTAATGAAAGAATGAATAAGTGGATTACAAGATATACTTGAACTCCTCTTTACTCAGAAAACATTAATAACATTTTCTACTCTTTGGATCAGAAACGGGCCAAATTGCTCAGTATAATATATAATAATAGGAATACTACCTTAGGTGTCTATACGCCCGTAAATGAGTGGTCTATACCAGCAAATATGGACTCCACACTTTCGATGCCAATTAATCTAAAAGGGTATGACCATATCGATGATTATACTATTGAAATTATGTCGGTTGAAACCTCTTTTAAAGAGGCTGGAATTGTTACAGAAACTACCCTAAAATCGTCTTTATTTACTGTTGAGGGTAAGACTATTAAAGCAACTTATAGCACGATTTTAGAGGCATTTATGAAAGAATTTAAGGATGCCGATCACTTCCCATTGTGGTTTAAATTTAATTTAAAAATCACTTTAAAAATAGGAAGTGGGACTTCTTCTTTTACTGAGAGTGTTGGGTTAATTTTAAATAATCAGAAGCTAACAAATAGAGAAGAGTTGGAGAGAGTTTTCTTGCAGAATGGTTTTTATGTGCATGGAAGAGCTGGTATATTTGATGAAATAAATTACGATAACGAGTCTTTAGATGATCAGATTTTACCTACTAAATGGTATGAAAAACAAGAACCATTTGAACTCGAATTTGTAGTTAACGATCCTATAGGTATGCACAAGATATTTGATAATTTGGTTATTATTTCTAATAATGTGCAACCAAATGAAATTGAATACGAAATTATAGGAGACGTATTTAACTTTAATAAAGCTGGCATATTTGCTTCTAAAACCTTTGAACCGAATATGTTTGAAGATTTTACTGTAGACGAAAAGGGTTTGACAGTATATCCTTCTATAACAGAGAAAGAATGAAAATATGCCAAAGAAATTGATTATACTCCTCGAATCCAAGCATCTACATATAATCCAACTGAGACCGAAAAGAAAACTACTAAAGTTACACAGAGGTTTAAGAATTGTTCTATTAAATGGGATACTACTTTAAATACTTATTCTTTGGTATTAAATCAGCCATGTAAGAACATATATAATTTTGGTAGGAGACTGGGAAATATCCAATATAAAGAAGATGCTTGGTATGTTACTATAGATCCTATTTTATTTAGAGAAACATATAAAAATGTAGAAGGTCGTTGGAGCGATTTAAAATCTGCAAAAGTTCGAGATAAATACGTTAAGATAAGAGTTAAATATACTGGAACTGAACAGGTTATAATTACAGCTCTAAAAACTTTATTAACAATAAGTTATAGCTAATGACACAAGATTTTTTAAATACATTAACTCAGTTAGCGAATAATCATTACTCAAGTAATAATCCTCTTATAGGAAAAGCTGTTACTGAAAAATCTGATGGATTGCGCCCAAAAGCAACTGTAGGAGGACGCACTGGAAATAATTATTCTCAGCAAATAGGAAATATTTCTACTGGAGTTAATTTACTGAATAATTTAACTTCTGGATTTACTACTCCTAAAGAAAGAACCTCTTCTTCTGGACAAAAAGCTATAGGAAATCTTGCTATGCAAAGTGGCAATCCTTATTTAATGGCTGCGGGAGCAGTTTGGAACACTCTTTCTACTATAGGTGATTTTACAGATACAAATAGTAGTACAATGTCAGAAACAGAACAAGAAACAGTCGGTCTTTCTGATTTTCAAAGAGTGATGAACAATACTCTCTCTTATGTGCCTCTTGCTGGTGCATTTATGTCTAAAACTGGAGAAGTAGCTAAAAATGATGACGTAGATAAACTTTCTGGTGCTTACTCAAATAGTGTTAATTATATAAATACTATGGCTGATATGGGAGGACAAAGATTCTTGGGAGGAAATAAAATTAATTCTGGAATTAATACTGCTAACGAACAAGCTAAAATGATTTCAAATATATATAATACTAACACGCTTAGAAAGAATAGTAATACTTCTCAAGAACTTCAGCATCAAATAAACCAAAGATATGGCTTATATGCTAAAGATGGGGTTAAATTACTCTCTAAAGAAGAGTTACATAAAATACAAGCATGTAAAAAGGAGATAACTAAATTCCAAAATGGAGGTTCTATTTTAATTCCGGAAGGAGCTTTACATAAAAATAAACATAATATGGATGAGACAAATCCGGAGTTAGCTAAAGAACTTACAAATAAAGGAATACCGGTAGTAGTTACAGATGAAAAAGGAAATGTAGAACAATGTGCAGAAATCGAAAGAAATGAAATGATTCTAGAGAAATCTCTCACAAATAAAGTAGAAGATCTCTGGAAAAAAGGAGATGAAGATTCTATGATAGAGTGTGGAAAAATCATTGTATGCACTCTTTTTAATAACTGTGATGATAATACTGGTTTAGTAAAGGAGGTTGAGTAATGGACTATAGTAAACTTGATAAAATAAAAGTTTTAATTAATGGGAAAGAGTTCAATCTTCTCGTAATGAAAACTGAAGAGGAAAAAGAATTTGGTGCTAAAGGCGTTACTAAACTCGATAAAGGCGAAGGTTTCTTTTTTGATTTTAGAGACAATCCACAAGAAGAACTTGCTTTCTGGATGGAAGATACTGAGATTCCACTTACAATAGCTTTTGTAAATGATGAAGATGTTATAACCAATGTATATAAAGGTGAACCATTTAGCCTTGAATATTTGGAAGGTTATAATGTCGCTTATGTGCTTGAAGTATCGGATAAAGAAGAATTAAAAGTAGGAGAAGAAGTCGAAATTATAGAAAACGATTTTGATTTACCTAAAAATGAGATGCTCCTTTTAAATGCAGATGGTTCAGTACAATTTAAATTACAAGGTGGAGAAAGAATCTTTAGTAGAGTAGCAACTAAAGTTATAATTAGAAAAGCGAAAAAAGCTTTTAAAACAAAAGAAGATAGTGACTACAAAGCTCTAGGAAGATATATCTTTAAAGAGCTTGAAGCACAAGAAAACCGAGACCCACAGTATGTGGAAAAATAATAATAAGAGGGTCTTTATAGGCCCTCTTTTTTATTTTACTTTTTAAAATTTTTTAATTTCCTTAGGTATAGTTCATAGGTCTATTAGGTATATTAAATCTATTAAATATAGTTTGCTACCTGAAAATCGATTTTGCCTACCCGGATTTGGGTTTTGCCTACCTGAAAATGAAATCTGCCTACCTAAAAATGAGGTTTGCCTACCCATCCATTTCACGTATTTTTATAGAAAAAATTTGTTTGTTTTAAAAAATAATGATATATTTGTGATATATATAATAGATCAATAATTTTTAAAACGTATAAATAATGAAGCATACAGAAATCCCTCATACTTTTGATGATAAAAAATTTTTAATTATGGACAATGAAAATCCAGAAAGAATTTTGCAACATGGAGATAAAGTAGTATATGCCGCAATCCGGAGATATATGAATGAAGAAACACGGGTTTGTTATCCTTCCATTTCAAAAATTAAACAAAAAGCTGGTTGTGGACAAACTAAAGTAGAAGAAGCAATAAAACGCCTCGTTCAAGCTGGTTTTATTAAAGTTTTTAAAAAACCAATTCCTGCTACGGGGAAACTATCCTGGTTTTATGAATTTAATAATTCCAATTTTGACAAACACTTTGAAATGTTTACAGACGCATTTTTAGATTTGGATTTACCAATTAATGTTAAAGAATATTATATGGATATACAAAGATATTTATATGATAAAGACAGTGGGGTTGGTAAAATTTCTTTCTCCAATACAAAGATTTCAGAGTTAACAGGATGATCTGTTCCTACAATTAAAAAATTTAATACAATATTAATCGAGAAGGGGCTTCTTGCAGAGGAAGTTACTGAGAAAACAGATGAAGCTGGACTTCCAGTAATTCAGAAAAATTTTAACCTTACTGGCTTGCAACAAGCTGCTTTATGGGTGAAAGCAGTTACTGAACAAGTATCGAAGAATACCGATGATATAGAGGAAATTAAAAATGAGAATCAAGATTTAAAACGTAGAATTGCTGCTTTGGAAAGAGAAGCTGCTCTTAATAGAAATCGTTATAATGAGCAAAAGGAGTTCCCTATGGAATAAGATTGAATAGTATGGTGTACTTAATTAAAAGTGGAAATTACCTAAAAATAGGTTGTACTAAAAATTTTACAAATAGACTTAAAAACTATGATACATGTAACCCAGATGTTGAAATACTAGGAATACGAGACGGGGACTTTACTGATGAAAGTACTTTACATAATTTGTGTTCTAAATATAGATTTCGAGATGAATGGTTTGTTTATAATAAAGAGATAATTAAAATATTTGAAGAATATAATAATAGTTATAATTGTAAAGATGTCTCATTTTTTAATATAGGGCAACCAGCTAGAGTTATCTATGCTGCAATTATTTACGTTAGCAAAAACAAAATATCATTACGTGAATTACGCTCTAAAACAGGTTATAGTATAGATACGATACGAAAATCTCTTACTGAGTTAATAGAAAATAAATTTATAAATCTAGACACGTCTGAAAAAACCTCTAGAGTAAGTGTACTTAAAACGTACTTAGATAAGCCTTTTATTGCAAATATATTTTCTTTAACTATTTCAAACACGTCACGTGCATTTTTATTTTCTTTTAAGATTAAGTATAAAAATATTACAAAAGTTAGTATTTCAAACCAAACATTATCAAAAGAACTTGGTATACCAGAGTCTACAGTTTCTTTTTGTAATCGGGAACTGATGAAGACCGGATTATTAAAATCTGAAAAGAATTATGAAAAAGAATATATATTATAAATAAAAAAGCCCCGACTATAACAGCCGGGGCATGACGTATAAATAATGGTTAATGTCGTTAAAATCTAAGATTTTGCGGTCACATTCTTTATATGACGGTTTCGTCACTACAAATATAATGATTTATTTTTTAAAACAAAAAATAATTACCCTTTTGCTTATATGCTAGATATTTGGAAAATTATTTTTTTATTATTATATTTGTGCGAATAGATGTGAATAAGATCATTTTTTATATATATAAAATTTAAATAATTATGCAAATTAAATCTTTTAGCGAAGTTAAGAAACTTCAAGAGGGAGGCGTTGCACCTCAAGCTCAGGTTGCACCAGCTGCGGCTGAAGAGCAAGCAATGCAACAGTTGTCACAAATGGCACTGAGTATTATAGAGCAACTTGGTATCGAAGCAGCCGTTGCTCTTGCACAGATAATCCTTGATATGGCTCAGTCACAAGCTCCAGTTGGAGAAGCACCATCAGAGCAACAGTTTATGCGTTGCGGTGGGAAACTTAAGAAAGTTAAGAAAGCGTCTTGTGGCGTAAAGGTACGTAAGTAATTACTTAGGAGGGGTGGTTAAAAGCCGCTCCTCCTTTTTTAGTTTTAGAAATATGGCTTTAGTTAAGAAATACCAAAATGCAGCAGGTCCTCTTCCAGAAGGTAAATTTACTATGAATGGGAAACATTTACTTGGACAACAAGCTTTAGAGAGGATAGCTGCTGCTTATGAATTAGATAAAAATGGTCCTAAAGATATGTATAGTATTGCTACTAGGGCCATTAAAGATGGAAATGAGGCTATATACGATCCTACAGAAAACACTATACAAATTTTAGATAGTACGGGAAAAGACATTACTTCTAATTATGTGGGAAAAGGTATTACTGCTTCTATTAATGATTCTACACTTAAGAGAAATTTAGGAGCTACATTTAATACTAAAAATCATCGTTTTAAGCAGAGTGGTCTTTTACTTGCTAATGTAGACATGGATACTCGTAAAGAGTTACGTAGAGGTTCTGGTTGGTTTGATACAAATAATGAAGCTTATGATGTTAATTCTATACTTAACAAAGATAGAGAGGATTTAATTAAATCTTTGCTTAATTATGCTGTAGATACAAATAATGTAGACGATATATATAAATACTCTAATTGGAATAATGCTGATAGAACTCAGCTTAGAAATTTAGGGAACGAACTCTTAGCATATAAAGGAGGAGTAGAGGGTTACTCTACCGATTTTATTAATAGGTTACATTCTGGCAATTTAAGTGAAGGGGATTTAAATCTTCTTAGACTTATGGGTTTTGAAAAACCTGTACCTCCAGTAGTAGAAACTCCTGTCGATCCCGATCCTGCGGATGGAGATACGGGAGGTGAAGACGATGAAGGAGATGAGGGTGGAAAACCTGAAAATGGGGAAGGTGATACTCCCGAAGAAGGTGTTGTTAGAGGTGCTGACGGACGATATTACCTTAACGGGGACGCTTATAAAGACTCTGTTTGGTATTTAGGAGGATTTGATAATTTTGCAAATACCGATTATGAAAACGGTTTTGCTATTAATGGTACTGTATATAGCTTAGATGAAGTTTTAAAAGACAGAAGTTTCGATCCTTATGTAGCTAAATTTATTACGGCAGGAAGAACTGCTAAAGACTGGAATTCTTGGTATGATGCTGCAAATGCTTCCGGGGTTAGATTTTTAGATGATCGTCTTTGGACACAAGAGCATAATGGTATAGAAGATACTTCTACTTATTACGGAGGCTATCAAAATTACAACTCTGATGTGTATAGTCCTATGTATTATGACTATTTTACCAATGCAAAGATTCTTGGTGGTGGTGTAAAAGATCTTACTCCTTGGTTTAAAGATACAAAAGGTTATAATATTCTTTCTTATGTTTCTCCAAATAATGAAAACCAAGCTGGAGTTATGACTCCTCAATATTTGGTGTATCTTGGTAATGGGGAGTATTCTGATCCGTATTCCGATCTGAACACTCTGGCAAAAGATTATGAACTGGAGGTAGATCCTTATAATAAATATATACAAACAACTCTTCCTTTAAATGCTTGGAACAATGGTTTTGCTGAACACGCTCGTTTTAAAACAGCGGATGGTACGCAAGAAAATACTATAGTAAGAGATAAAAATGGTACTTGGTATTTACAAGCTAATAATAAAGTGTGGGAAATTCCTAAAGAAAACTTAGAGTCTGTATACGCACTTTTGGAACAAGGAACAGACTTTGATAATAAACAAATAAAGAACCTTATTAAAACTCCTACAGATATTTATACCGTTGCTAGACGTTTAAGTCCACTTGCTTCTTTACATCCTTTGTTTACTCTTCCTGTGGCAGCTTTTAATTATGGTGCATATAAAAAAACCCATTCTTCTAATGATGTAGGAAAATATCAAATAGGAGGGGCTCTCACGTCTTCTAGTCATATAAACGGTACTACACTAGGTAAATATGAAGAACCTAAAACTCCTAGAAAGCACGATGTTACAAAAGCACATAATTTGGACGGTTCAAATGGAGGATTAACTCAAGCAGAACAACTTCAAATAATGGGAGCTATTGCTGATTTAGGGGGTGTTGTCAGTTCCTTTGCCGGACCTGTAGGCGGTGCTATTGGTGCAGGAGCTGGTTTAACTGGTACTGGATTACGCTTTATGGGAGATCTAAAACAAGGTGAAAAATCTACATGGGGAGCTGTAAAAGACTTAGCTATTAATACAGCTTTTGATCTTGCCGCTTTACCTGCTTCTTTAGTTCCTGGTTTAGATAATGCTATTAAAGCATCTAAATTTGTTCGAGTAGTTAAAGGTATCGGTACTCCTATATTAAAGTATATGGGAACTATCGGACTTAGTTCAGCTTTAATTAATACTGCTTCTAAAATCATTAATGGCGAGAAATACACTTCAGAGGATTTGATAAATCTTGCAAATGGTCTTTCTGGAGGTATTGTGGCAGGTAAACAGTGGAGTAAACAACTTGGTGATGCAAGATTAGCAGCGAAAGCATCTGGAAAAGCTGCTGAAGCTGCAAATGCAAATTTAAGAGGAGAATTTAATACTCGTATTGGAAACCAAAATTTAACTCTTAAAAATGAGGATATAGCAAATATAGTAACAGAAGCTAAGGGAAATCGAGCCCTTGTTATTAACAAACTTATAAGTAAAGCAAATGAAGCTGGTATTACTATGACTGAAGACCAAGCTGCAAAAGCTTTAGCTGACTTTAATATTAGTGCCAAGAAACAAAATTTATTTGCTAAAATCTTTAAGAAATCCAAAGTTGAATTTGAAGAACCTACCCCACAAGAGGGTAATTCTACTGCACATTATTTCTTCCATTCTAATTTAAGAAATCGTGCTCTAGGTAATTATAGACCAAATGATAAGCAGGCAAATGTAGTAAAGAGTCTTACAAAAGAAGATTATGATAACGCTTTATTTGAAAACGGAGTTCCTAAAAGAACTAAAGATTATACTTGGGAAGGTGCTTTACGTAGACTTGGAGCTCAGAACCCCGGTGCTTTGGGATTTAGAACAACCGAAAATACAGAACAATTTGTAATGCCTTGGCAGTTTGGTCGTAGGGCTAATATACGTCAGAGTAGAGGAAGCGCTCCTTATGCAACTCCTGCTACTGGCATGGCTCCGGATTTAAGTAGACCAGCTACTGTTATTTATAGATTACCTGCGCATGTTACTCCAGATGTGGGTACAAATATAGATTCCGGCCCTGTTATACGCCAAGGATATACCCCAACTCTTTTATTAACAAGAGGTACAAATACACCTGTAAGAAATATTCCTACGGGAGACGTTATTTTAGGTAATGAAAATTTAGATACTGCAAATAAAGCTGTACGTACTCTTAATTCTCCTGTTATTTGAAATCAGTTGGGACAAGTAGATAGAGCTTTATATCCTTTAAGAAGATCTACTAAATTTGAATTCCCAAAAATAGGTCAGCCTATACAAATAACAAGTGGTAGTCGAAGGTTTAATATCGGTGAATTAAGTAAGATTCGTGCTGAAATGCGAGCAGAAGCTAAGGAACGTCCTAATAAGCAACAGTTAGCAAAAGTCGAAGCTAAAATTAAATCTGCTTTAAAGAAAAATACTTTACAAGAATTGGAAGAACTTGGAAACGATCCTACTTTCAGGCAGTTAGTTAAGGAAGACCCTAAATCCGCAAGAGCTTTGGTAGCTGAACTTAGAAATAACTTTTCTAATGCTAAGTATAAAAATAAATCTACCGCAGAAAAAGATGCTTACTTTAATAAACGTGTAAATGAAATGAAAGTTAAATACGATTGGAGATTTAAAGAAGGTGGCCAACTTCCTAAGTATCAAATAGGTGGATTACTTGGAGAGGCTATTAGAACAAATCTTTCTCCTATACTCGATTTAAGTTCTGCCTTGTTACAAAATAGAGACATTTCTAGATCTTATGATTATTTGCATGATGCAAACGCAGAACGTAAAAAGAGACAATTTATAGCTCCTCAGGTTCAGTTACCCACTTTTAACTCTTCTAGTATAGAACAGAAGTATAATGCTGCTAAAAACCCGCTACTTAATACTAAACTTACTTATAACGACTCTATGCTTAATTTAGCTGGAAAGTTAGCTCTTTCTGAACAAATGTCTAATTTAGAAGCACAAAAAGGAACTGAACTTTCTGACTATACTTCTCGTTATAATGATGCTAGATTAAATGCCTTAAATCAAATCTCTCAAATTAATGCTAATGTAGCTAATGAACAGAGTGCTTATATTACTAATGTAAATGCTTTAGATGAACAATTAAAAGCAAATGAACTTAATGAGAAGTGGTCTAATATATGGAATACTTACTCACAACAAGTAAGACAGGATCTTAGAACTAAGCATGATACTGTTAAGAGTTATAATCTTGATAATCAGATTTCTGAATTACAGAAAGAACAATCTTTGGCTAAGAAAAACGCACTCTCTTCATTATATGAGCAGTATGATGCTTCGGGAAGTACTTTAAGATTTGAAGACTGGTTAACTAGAACTCCTTCTGCTTATAAACAATATCTTGAAATACAAGAAGGAAAAGAATGGAGAGACATGATCCAGAAGCAGCATAAGGCATATAATGATTTACTCATTAAAAACATTTATGCTAAACAAGGAACTAAATTAACAGAGCGAGAAAAACTCGTAATACAAGGTGATAAAGCCGCAAAAGAGGCAGTTAAGGATATGAATAAAAACTTGACTCAGTTGCTTTTAAAATTAATGAAATAAATGAAAATAAAAACATTTCAGACGGGAGGTATAGTATATCTTCCTACGAGTTCTAATAGTGGAGAGGCAGTACAACAAAATACTGCCTCTTCTTCTAAAACCTCTGAGTTTACAAAAAGTTTATTTGATTTATTAAAAACCAAAGGTTTGGACTCTGACATGAGCCAGTTAATGAATAAAATACAAATGACTTTAGATTTAGCTGGTGATCCTAATGGAGATCATTTGACCGCTAGAGATTTTTTAAGTATTGCACAAATGGCAACTTCTGCTACAAATAATTATGCAGATTATGAAAAAGCTCGTGCAACACTGACTACAAATAATGCTTGGGGAGAAGTTGCTACTACTAATGCTGGAAACTTATATGCTGTAGATGCAAACGGGAGTTTAACTACTATTTCTCCTACAGAATATGCTAAGAATGCAAATAAATATATGCCTTTAACTTTTGGTGATTTATTAAACTATCGTAGACAGAGTTCTTCTTTAGCTTTTAATAATGGTGTTTTAGATGATGTCTCTGGAGCTATCGGCATGGACACAGTTTTAAGTGATGTAAATACTATTATTAAAAATTATAAAGAAACCGAGGTTACTGGATATGCTGTAAAACAAGGAAAGAATATTTTATCTGGAATGCAAGAAATAGTAAACTCTTCTTTGGCTGGAAATAATGCTTCTACTTTAATTGCTACAGGACCGGATGGTATTTATAAAATTACTGAAAAAGGTACAGAAGCAGACAAGGACCTTAAAACTGCTTTAAATTATATAATTTCAGCTCTTCCTCAGAAGGACAAACGTTATTTATATGCACAGGCTGCTGTAAATAAATTTGATCCACATGCATTTCTTTTACAAACTATTATTAATGGTACTGGGCGTTCCATTACGCCTTCTTATGAAAAACAAGCAAGTGGAACTTCTGGTTCCGGAAGTGAAGGTGGAGCCTCTGGATTAATACAAGGGGCTGTTCCAGAAATGTATGCTACTGGAGAAGGAGCACCGGCACCACAAAGAATACCTATATATACAGGAGGGTCTACTACTGCTTTATCTGTTTATGGACAAAATATGGGTCCCGTTGCTTATGATAGAAGTGGTAATTTAGGGCAAGCAATGAGTAATGTAAGTGTTGCACAACTCTTAGAGCAAGCTCACGGTATAAGACAAGTAGGCACAGACACTGTTGTTTTTGGAGACCAAGTAATTAATAGAAACCAGTTAGATGGTATTATGTATGATGGCTCTAATATGTATAGAGTTGTACTTCCTGCTAAAACAGCAGAAAATGGTAGAGACGTAATACCAGATTTTGAAGTAATTAAAAAGGTAGAAAACGTAGTTAAAAACGGCAAAGAAAAAGGGGAAGATGCTTCTGTTATAAATCGTTATTTACAAGAAGTGTGTCCTGGAGCTATATATGATGAAAGCACTGGTTTAGTAAAATATCCAGAAAGCCGTTCTAGAGCCTTCTTAACTTTTGGGGGAGTAGCTTCTTCTAAAGCTATTGATTTTACTCCTTCTGATTATATGGCTTCTGCTGATGAATTACTACAAGACGATATGCCTTCTTTAGATGCCTATATAGAAATGGGACAATATGGAAGTGTTAATCACGCCAAGAATGCTGATAAACGTAATACCTCTGATATAGGAACTGGTTTCTTAGGGCTTAAACGTGGAGCTATTAAAAGGAATCTTTATAAAGCAAATGTATATATACCTATTTCTGATGCTGTTATAGGAGCATCTCTTTATAATCCAGAGTATAGATTTAAAACTGATTACACTAATATTACTGGTAGAGACGTGGCCAGACAACAGGCTATGTATGCACAAGAAAAATTAAGTGATCCTACAAATACAAATTGGTAGTATGAATGAAACAAAAAAGAATGATTTTTTAGCCATAATAACAAAGAATCCAGAACTTTCTTTAGTTGACTTTAAAGATGCTGGAATCACTGCCGAAAACTCCTCCTTGCTTACTAAGGAGGAGTATATGGCTATGCCTAAAGTTGTAGATGCTTTTAAAACTCCTACAGGAGAATTTGACCAAAAGAAATTTGACTCTGTTTATAAAGATGCTCAGATACAGTATGCTACTATGGCAGAAGACTCTTTATTTGATAATATAACAAGAAATCTTTCTTTTGGTCCAGATGCTTGGTATGCTCCAGCAGATGCAATTAAAAGGGATACAAGTCCTATAATGATTGTAGACCAAAAACCTTTTGATTACTCACAAGGTATTTCTTATATAACGGAACTTTCTGGAAAAAAGAATAAATTGAGTGTGCGTGAGATTGCACAAACTCAGAAAGTAGTTGATTATGAAACGGGAGAAGAACTTGATTATACGCCAAATGATAAAGCAGGGTTGTTTAGTTGGTTCTCTTTACCTTCTATGGCTTTAGCACAGTGGGATGAAGATGGTACACATGAAGAAAATGGCATTACAATTCCACATAAAGCGGGAGATTTAAAATTTAATGCAGAAGGAAAACCTTATTATGAAACTCTTTCTGGTAGAGAAATGTATGGCAAGGATCTACTTCGCAGAAGTGATATACTTACTGTAGATGGCTCTAAATGAAACAAAGTAGATATTTTCGATAGTGATGATGTAAAGAAAGGAGCTGGTAAAGTAGCCTTAGAATTAGTAGCTAAAGTAGCTCCTTTATTTATACCTTATGTTGGAGAAGTTTATGGTTATGTAAGTGCGGCTAATGCAATTGCTCGAGTAATGCCTGTTTTTGGTAAAACTGTTAATGGTCTTATATCGGGTACAAACGATAATTCTATAGGAGAATTTCTTACTAATTGGGAGAATAGAGCTGCTGCATATGATACTACTGCTTCTGACTATGGAAGAGATCACTTTGTATCTTTTGAAAACATAGGAAACTTGGTAGCTGATATTTCTAAACAGTTATTTGAACAGCGTGCGGTTTCCACTCTTCCTACTTTAATTGCAAAAGCTAATGGCGTTAAAGATTTAAAATCCGTTTCTGATGTAAGTAAGAATCTCTCTCTTGCTTATATGGCTGCTACCTCTGCACAAGAAACTTATGGAGCATTTAAGGAAGCCGGTGCTAATGATACTACTGCTTCTTTGGGAATGCTTGCTAGTACACTGGCTCTTTATAAATTAATGAATATCGATTACTTTAGAGACAATCTCTTTAAAGATACTTTTATGGATGAAAGTGAAATTCGTTCTGCTGTAAGAGGAGTCTCTAGAGAAACTGCGGATGCTTTAGCAAATGCTGCTAGATTAGAAACGCCACAGAAAGCAGCTACTTTCTTAAATAAAGTTTCTAATTTTTACCAGGATACAATGCTTAAAGGTCTTTCTAAAAAAGGTGTTCCTGGTTTAATTAATAGAGGTTTTTCTGAAGGTGCTGAGGAAACCATGGAAGAAGTTACTACAGACCTTGTAAAGGCTACTACAACTGCTTTAGATGCATTAGGAATTAAAACTACTAAAGATGATGAACCGATAGATTTTGGTTTTAGTGTTTCTGATATAATACAAAGATATATAGCGTCTTTTGGTGGAGGTTTCTTGAGTGGAATGATTTTCGCTGGGCAACATCGCTATGAAAAATGGCTTAATAATAAATTAACTGGTCAGAGTCCTACAGAATTACCTGATATAGAAAAACTTATATATTATATAGCTACAGGTAAAAGAAGTGAAATCGATTATTATTTAGACAGATGGCACGAGAAAGGGTTGCTGGGAAGTGAAGATTTGTCCATAGATGGAGAAGTTACTAAAACTTTAGATGGCCAAGAGAGGTTTATACCAAAAACTACTGGAATAAATCAGAACGATGCTGTATATAAAACTTTAAAAAATACTTTAGACACTTATGAGCAAGCTATTAATCAAGAAATAGACTTGCGTTATATGTCTAAAGAGGGTATGGATCAGCTTCGTGTTTTAGGTTATGATACTAATGAAATCTTAAAAAATCCTAAGCTGATAGGCACTAGTACTTTAGTTGCATTAAAAGACTATAATAATTTCCAAAATGCTCTATATGATAATTTAACAGACCTTGTTAAAACAAAAATTGCTTTACAAGCACGAGTTCAAGAATTATCAGAGAAACCTGCTGAAACACAAGATGAAAGAAAAACTGTTGCAGAAGGAATAGAAGAAGACTCACAAGTAAAGCAATTACAAGAAAAATTAAAGAAGTTAAGAAAAGAGAAAGAAGCTTTCTTTAATGGTGCAAAAAATCGTTATTACAGTGGACAAGCTCTTTTCGCAGCTGATAGTAATTTAAATAAGAACTTTGTAGATCTCTCATTAGACACATATGTTAAAACCAGATATGGGCGAGGTTTAAATTCTTTCACAGACGAGCAGCAAAATAAAATTAAAGAAGAGCATAAAAACTATTTGGATACTGAAGGTAGAAATAATGTTTATAAAGCATACGATTTATATTTAGATTTATCTTCTAAATTTGTTGCTCCTATAGAAGCCCAAGGTAAACAATTAGACGAGACTTTTGATCAGAATAATGTTCCTACTTTACTTGGACTTTCTGACTTGGCTAATATACAAGCAGAACAAGAACAGCAATTACAACGTTATAAACAATTAGAAGACAAACAAAATTTAACTCCAGAAGAAGAGCAAGAAAAACTTTCTTTACAATCTTCTTTAACGGAATTAAGTAAAAAGCTTTTAACAGTTATTAATAATCCAGAATTAGCCATATCTGAAGCTTCTCTTGCTGAAGATTTAGATTTATTTATAGAGGGTTCTAACGAGAAAAATAAACTTCTTTTATTTGATGATAAAGTTCCTTCTAAGAGTAAAATTACAAATGCTTTATTAAATAGTTTATTAACTCAGTATCAAGCAGATAAGTCTAAGTATAGATTTGATGATGGAGAATTAAATGCTTTCTATGATGGTATTAAAAAGGCATATAAAGCAAGTGGTGGAGCAAATACTTGGATGCAAGCTTATTTTAATCTTGTAGAAAAATACTACGATGATGATGGGAATGTTATACCGAAAGTTGCTTTAGCTACTGCTATTGATCCTTACGATCCAGAATGGTTTATACAAGGAAATTCAGCCGAAGCCTCTATTAAAAAGACTGTTGATGCTTTAGTAGACTCTTTAGGAAATGATGTAAATGTAATGAAGTACTACACTGAATTACAAGACATTATTAAAAATAAGAGTAAACTTTTAGACTCTGGAAATGAATCTTATTTAAATGAGTTTTTAAATACCTTGTTACCTGTAATTGGAGGTAAAAATATAGTTGATATAGTTCAGGAGTTTTCCGAGTTAAAGAATGAAATTAATTACTCTGCCTTTATAGAACTTGCAAAGAATATAGGGACTGATGCAGAAACTCTTTCTTTATTTGATGTTCTAGAAAAAGAAAGAAAGAATGTAATCTCCTCTGAAACACTGCAAGATTATATAATGCAGAATCCTATTATTAAAGACAGTTTGAGTTCAGAAAAACTCGATCCTGTATTTAAAGTTATACGTGCTGTTGTTACTGGTGCCGCTGATGGTACTAATGATATAATTAATAACTTTAAGCATATAGATGGAGATACTCTTTCTAAATTACCTATTTTATCTGAACGCGCAGCAAAACATATACTCCAACAAGCTCAGTACTATGAAGGGGAGATTGCTTATTTAAGAGCCTTATCTGCTGTAAATTCTGCTAAAACTCTTAGAGTACATAAGGATACCGCACTTAATATGGGTGCTAAATGGGCAAAGAGCTTAACTGATCTTTCACAAGAGTATAAAGATATGTGGGGGGATTATTCATTTAATCCTACCGAAGATACTTATGCTGCTTGGGAAAATCATTTTATTGACTTTGAACAGAAAATTTATGATAAATATACAGGTAAGACTCCAGAAGAAGTTGTTAAAGATATTTTAAGTAATTTTAATGTTAAGAGCTTGTATAATGCTCCAAATACATTATTAAATGCTGATCCGGAAACTAAAATAAGTCCATTAGATTTAATTTATCATTTAGCTACTATTACTTCTATTTCTCCTACAGAGTTTTATAGAGCCTATGCTGGAACTATTGATACCTATAAGAAAGATGGAAAAGGTATCATTCCTATATATGGACAGGAGTATGCTACTAGACAAATTTTAGCACAAATTAAAAGTCCTACTGTATTTAATGGTATCTTGTCTGAAATAAAGAAGTCAGCAGTTATAGACCCAAAAATTAATGATGTATTTAAGGTTTATGTTAATGATAAACTACCTTTATACAACTTAGCTACTGTTTTAGGAAGTGCTGGTTCTGGTAAAACTATTGGCGTAATTAAAACTATTTTAGATACTGTTACAAATACTGGAGGAAAACCAGAAGTAATTTTTGTAGCAAGGGAACAAGAGCAAGCAGATAACGTTAGAGATGGTGCTTCTCCAAATTCTCGTGCTTATAATATTGATGATTATCTTAAATTAGTTTATGGTGAAAGTATTTCTCCAGATTCTTATGTGATAAAAAATGGCCATTTACTTTCTAATAATGCTCTTTCTTTTAAGGGCACTGCTTTTGATGTAAATGCTCCTATTAAATTATTGGTAGTAGATGAAATAGAAACTCTTTCTGAAGCTGAATTAACTCGTTTAAGTGCTGATGCCCAACGACATGGTATTTTTATCATTGGTATGGGGGATTTAAAACAACCGAGTACTACTTTTAGAGCTAAAAATGAAGGTAAAACAGAGTTTAGAACTTCTGGTTTAGAGGATACTTATTTTGTAAAAACTCCTACTTTAACCACTTCTATGCGTGCTCAGACCCTCGCTAAGAAGGAAAATACTAATTTAATGGCTAATGCTTTAGATGCCGTAATTAATATAGCAACAGAGCATCCAGAAATGCCATTATCAGAAAGAAGTAATCTTCTTAATAGTAATTTAAAATCACGAGACTTATATTATTGGGAGGATAAAAACACTGGAGAAGTATTTGGAGATATGAAAGTATCTTCTTCTAAAGACTTAGAGACTTATATAAATAATCTTTCTAAGTTGGGTACGGTAGGTATTATTTATACAGGAACAAATAAATACAAGCAGTTTGAAGTACCAGGAAAAGTATTTACTATTCCTTACGAAAAGCGTGCTGGTGGAGAATATGATTATGTTATTTCTGATGTAGACTTTAAAGAGGTTGATTCTAGAAATGGGAAGATAGATTCATATTTATTTACACAAGACTTGTATACTATTACTCAGCGTTCTAGAAAAGGATCTGTAATTAAAATAGAAGGAGATAGTCTCTTTAATTTTGTTCCAGATGAAACTAAAGCACAAGTGTCTATAATTTCAGATACAGAAAGAGATTCCTTTATGAAGTGGATGGAAGATGTTTTACAGCCTTATATGGGACAAGAATTCCCAAAACTTTTTGAGGACAGTAATATCCCTTCTTCTGTTACACCTGCTTCTACAACGCCTACTCCTACTGCAAATGTTACTGCTGCTACAAATGCTACCACTCCTACTACAAATACTACTACAAATACTCCTACAACCCCAACAAATGTTCCTACAGTTCAGACTGCTGCTCCAAATACATCTGTTACTACTGAAAGTGGTACTGATGAAGGAACACCTACTTCTGATGCTGAAGCACAACAGAAAGATTTTGAAGAGTATATAAACCAAATGTATGGAGCAGCAACTCCAGTTTCAGTTAATTCTGCACCAGAGTCTTCTCCTATTGATGACCAAGGGTATTTGGATAGTTTGAAAGCGGAAATAGAAGGAACTACACCTCCTCCAGAAACAGGAGAAATAACGCCTCCTCCGCAAGTTCCTCCTGCAAAACCAAAGAGAAAGAAGCTTTCTGGTTTTGAAGCTTACTTTAATTCTTCAGAGGGGATAACTACTTCGAGCGAGTTTTATGCTCTTCTTGATAATAGTTTTCCTTATATTGGAAGAGAGTTGAAAAAGAGTATAGATTCTTCTTTATCTTTAGATGATTTGAAGAACCCATTAAATCCAGTGCATAGAAAACTAGAAAAAATAGTTTCTCGTGTTTATGGACAACCTGGTTTAAATGTTCTAAATAAAATGTTTGCTTCTCCATATAAAGGAAGTAAAGAGATTTTTGAAGAACTTGGTAAACTTACTCCTTTGGACTTAGATGTAAGTTTTAATGGACAATTAAGAAAGGCTAAAAAAGGAGACTTTATTGGCAGAGCTTTTTATTATCCACGGATTAATGCATTTGGACTTAAATGGGATGGACAAGAAAATTCATATAAGGATATTAGAACTGTCCCAGAATTAGCGGATGGTTTTAAAGACCCGTTGGTTTGAAATAATTTTGTGGAAAGAATCGGTTCTTATGTAAGAACTGGTTTATATGATCCATCTGTAGTAACTACTAAAAACCTTTATATAGATATGGCTTTAAAAACCTTCTTAAATGGAGGTTATACAACAACTTGGATAAGTCCATATGAAAAAGATTTAAGTTTAATTAGTTATCGTTTTTATAGTGCAAATGGAAATTATTTCGATATTCCGGTATTACTTATACAAGGGAATTCTTACTTTGGGGAATATAAAGGTACTATAGACTTGGTAAAACCTGATAGTATAACTAAAGAAGCTACTACTCATATTCCTTTAAATGATTTCTTAAAAGAAAATGGTTTTTATGCTGGAGAAAAATCTGGAGTTATTACTGTACATTCTGAAGATTCTTTAAGTAATTTGGATGAACGTACCGCTAAATATGTTCGAGAAAATAATGGTAAAGTAATGTGTCCTATTACTTGTGAACTTGCCATTAAAGAAAAGATTTTGGATTCAGATACAGAGCATGGAGTATTTAAAACTGATGCTGATGGAAAGTCTGTTACTGATTATCAAGAGTATACTTTAGTCGGTATTCAAAGTTTAGTAGATTTCGATACTTTATTAGAAGCTATTAATCAGTATAGAAAACTAGCAGGTTATTCTTCAAATAAAGAGGTTTTAATTAGTACTAATGGAGAATCTGGAGATACCGCACCTATCGAAGCTATAGCAAATGCTACTTTACTTAGGAGCGATGGAGAAAAGGGTAAAATACGACAACTGATTTCTAAAAATAAAACAGATGCTATAGTTGGTATTTGTGCTTTATATAGTAAAAATACAGCTTTTGCGTTATCTGGCTTCTTAAATCCTTTAAATCAGAATGGACATAAAGACGTTCATTGGTTAGATATTACTCTTGGAAAGAATAAAGTAAGTATAGGAAATATTAATGGAGAACTACATTGGGTTACTTTAGACAGCGGTAAATTACGTTCTTTAGGTAAAGTTGGCCCTAAAGCAGGAGAAGTTATAAACTTTGAACTCTTATTTAAAGCTGCTTTTAAAGATTATAATGAAAATAATATTCCAGCCATCACTTTACGTGGTATGCATGATTATACAAAAAATGGAAATGTAATTCATTATGATCACAATTACTCTTCTAATTGAACGCTTGCTTTTATTTCCGAAAATATAGCACCTAATGAAAAAGAGAATATCTCTAAAGCTATCACTAACAATGTGGCAAAATACGGTATTTTCTTGGACGATAAAGGTATTAAAGACAGTGCTGCACCTAATTCTTATTATACTATTTTAGACCCAGGAAATAAGATTTATTATGTTAATGCAGAAATACAGAGTATGCGTACTTATGCAGTTAATATAAAGACTGGAAATCCAAGTAAGCCAGCAGCTAAACCTGCTCCTACACCTGCACCAGAACCAAGCCCTGCTCTTGCACCAAAGGTTAGTCCAGCTCCTACTATTAGTCCTCTTCAGAAGTTTATAAATGATAATAATCTTAATATAACGGCTTCTTCTATCGAAGATGCTAATATACAATTAAAGAAGAAGAGTAATACTTGGTTATATGCTCAAATAGTAGAAGAGAATGGAGAATTTAAAATAACATTTACTGATGAGAATAATATAAAGTCCTGGTTTAAAGAGACTTATGGTATGGATATACTTTATGAAGAAGAAACTTATTTTATAGATAGTATGAATCCATTTGAGCGGAGGGTTTCCAATTTATTTATAGGTAGTAGAAATGCCTTTTATTATACAGAAAATGGATATAAGAATTATGTATTTAAAAAGGGTGAGGGCGATATAGTTAATTCTGCTATGTATTATACTGGGGAAGAATATATTGCTTATAGACTCTTTAATATACAGCCTAAGGACTTAAAGGGAATGCGTTCTAAAGTACTTTCTACTATTGCTTCTGATTTTGAAATCGCAGAAAAAATTGCTAAATTTGAAGAAATTATGAGTTGTTAAATTTAAATAAAAATTATGCAGTGTAAATATTCTGACAAACTTTTTATTCGTGCTTATGCTTTATATGAAGCATATAAAAACGATCCAGAAAGATTGGGAGAAGAGTTCGCAAAAGCGTTCACTGATCCCGAAGTTGCTCTGAATACTGTTAAGAATTGGATTAAGGGGGAGACTGTTACACCTCCCCCTTCTTCTAAAACTCCCGTAACAAGTATTCAATTAGATATAGATGAAAATGATGTAGGCTCTTATTTTGCTGATACTGCAAAGTATAATCAACTAAAGAGTTTCTTTAAAGAAAGAATTTTAGCAAATACAATTTTGTCTATTAATTTAAATAATGGGGAGTATGATTTTATAGATGGAAATGCATTTGTAGAGGGTACAAATATCACTATAGCACAAGAAAACATATTAAATTTTAAGAATGATCTTCTTAATTTAATTACAGCAGCATTAAAAATCGAACCTGCTAATTTAAATATAGATTCTTCAGATGAGGAAGTGACAAATGCTATTAATACTGTTCTTACAGCATACGGTGAATATTTGCATGACAATCCTACTTCTGAAGGAGATGTATATAATGCTTATGTGATTTTAAAGAACTTTGATTCACTACTTCAAAATAATAGTCCTTATATTAAAATAGATCCTAGTTATTTAAAAGCTGGTATAGAGGGTGTTACGAAATACTCTTTAGTGCCTAAGGTAGAACATTATTCTGGTTACTCCGGAAAAGATGAAAGTGCGGATATAATGAAACAAGTAAGTAATCTAGCTGGTACTATTCTTTCTTTAGTTCCAGAAATAGATGCTAAAGGACGTATTTTACCTTCTTATATAGGAACTGCTGGATATAATGGAGCAATGGAAACTTTAAAACAAGCATTACTCTATACTACTCAATTTGGAGAAGATACCTATAAATTCAGAGAGAGTTTTCATAAAGGAGAGAGTGCATTCTTAGACCCGAATAATCCCTATAATCTGTCTAATTTAATAGATGCTTTTGTTTCTATTAATACTGTAAATAGCAAATCTACTTCAGACTTTAGTAGGTTTAGACAGACTTATATACATAATAAACTTAGAGGTATAAATTATTTCTTATTTGGAGATAGAACTCCTGCTTATGTGAAAAACATGTTCAGCAGAATGTTTTATAAAACAGAACCTACCAGTTATAGAGTTTATCAAACTGATGAAACAGGTATGTTTGGAGCAAAGTCCTTAGAGTCTAAAATGATTCTTACTCAAAAGTTTGCTATTCAAAATATAGTAAACGGAGGATTTAATACCATTCATAGTACTAACGTAGCTGACAATATTATTTCTAAATACAATCCTATAATTACAAGAAATGGAGACGTAGAACAGTTGTCTCTTACTACTGAAACTGGTAGAACATTTTCTGTAGATTATAAAATAGGAAATAAAATAGAAGTGGGTAACACTACTGAAAATACTGATATTTTAAAGGATTTTTTACAGGATGCTTTTTCTTATACTTTACCGGAAGATTATGCTACTTGTATGGGAGAGACTAATTATAAATGGGAAAATGACTTTCTTCCGTTTGTAATTATAGGCAGTAAATTAGCATTACAAAGAACCAAGGGAAAATATGGGCTTTTACCGTCTAATATATATAATATGGATGGTACTATTAATATTAAGTCTTTTAATAATACATTTTTGAAAATAGGAGAGAGGCTTGGTATTATTTATGGTGATTCTGTTAAAAGTGTTGTTTCTAGTCTTTCTGGTAGTAAATTACCTTTATTCCAATTAACTAGTCTTGAATATAACTGGCAGAGCTGTTTATATGATGCTAAAAATAATCCTATTACTTCACAAATAAATAATGTTTTATTTTCCGATGAAGATTTACTCCTTCTTCCTCAGATTAGAAATGAAGTTGAAGTAAATGGAAAAATTAAATCCGCAGTTGTTTTAAATCAGCAAGAACTTAATAAAATGCAGATTCTTGATGATTTCTTTTTTCCTTATTTGCTTGGAGGTTCTGATATAGATAATGGTATTTATTTACAAAATGCAGTTTTCTCTGATAAAGCAAGACATTTCTTGCCGGGGTGGAGATTAAATAAAACCATTAAGAATGCAGTATTCAGTTCTATATTTGGCACTGGAAAAACACTTAAAGATATTATAACAGAATCTTTAAATGATAATGGGGAAAAGTTGCAAGAAGTAGCTAGAATCTTAAAGAGGGATAGACATGTACTTGTTGCTAGAAATCTTATACATGATTATGCAGAAGTTTTTCCTTCTGTATTTAAACCTTTGGCTTTAACCAGTGATGGTGATACTAACGCTAAAAATGCTTTAAAAGCTCTTTCTGAGATTAATAAATATATTTCAGAAAACTTTAGATCTGTAGATGATTTGCGTAAAGCTTTCTTAGATGCTGGTGTAAATTTTAAAGAAGAAGTACACGCTTCTACAAACAATTTAACTAAGAAAGTTAGTATTAACGAAACCTTTTATAATTTCTTAAATGCATCTTCTTCTAAAGAGAATTGGGAAACAAGAATAAATTTCTTGAAAGCAAAGGAAAAGAGAAATTTAGCTTCTACTATTTTAAATGGATTTGATGACTCTTTAAAACGTAAGTCTAATAGAGACGATAAAAGTTCATATTTTGATCTTTTAATTAATTGGAAACCTGCTAATCGTAAAGATTATAATGGTTTTTATAATCCGAATACTAAAGAGTTTTCTTTTATAAATAAAGATGGGGAGATACATAGTATAGCTAATACTTATTTCTATTTAAATTTAATTTTAAATGGTGAGTATAATACCTTAACTTTAGGAGAATTGTGGGCACATCCAAATAAAAATAAAACGAAAGATGCTGATAATTATTTAGAGTTCTCAGAAGCAAGTCGATATGTAAATCAGATTAAGCGTTCTGTAATTAATGGTTCTACTATACACTCTTTTGCACAAGGAATTTTAAATGAAGAAGGTAAAGCAAATGGAGTAACAGAAAAAATACATATAGCTATAGTTAAAGATAGAAAAGCTGCTGTTGCTACTCCAAAGGGAGTGGAAAGTACTATCGATTCTCAAGACGGTGCTGGTAGATGTACTGCTTTACAAGCTCGTTTGGAAAACAACTCTGTTGTGGATGCTTATGCTGGAGAAAATAAAAAGACTATTTTACATGATATAGATGCAGCATATAATACTCCAGTGTTGTTAAAATGGGCCGTATATGCTATCACAAATAATTTGCGTAGACTTTCTTATTCCGCTAATGATAGTCTTGAATTACAGACTCAGAAAATGTATTCTTTAGATTTTAATAAGAATATTAATTTAGCACAGGAATATTGAGAATATGTTAATAAGAACGGTACTATCTGGATACAAAACCCTTTAAGCTTAGAATATGAAGAACTTATAGGTTTTACTGAGAATAATGGAGTTTATACACAACAACTTCGTTCTGTTGATGGTACAGTTAGAGCTGGAAGGAATTATGATACTACACAGAATCACACCTTATATGATATAGACCAAATATTTGGTGGATGCTTTACTTTTTCTAGAGAAGGTAACTCCTTTATAGGGAATGAAGCAAGTGTAGATATGCTAGAAAAAATAGCTATCAGATATGATTTACGTGATAAACAAGTAGCTTATGTAGTAAATACTTCAGCATGTAAAGTAGGAGCAGAAAACGTTAATCCTGTTTCTTCTCTTGCAGATAATACTCCTTTCTACACTTTCGATCTTTCTACTAAGTATGGAGGCATTATGATGGATGCTGATCACGAACTTGCTGAAGGGGAAGTAACTGAAATGACTCAGATGATTTCTTCTCTTATAGAAAGTGGTTTGTGTCTCCAAGAAGCCAGAGAAGTATATGAGGACATTGGGAACATTGTTTGGAATAACGATAAAGTACAAAGATTTGTTTCTGTTTTAGATACTTTAAAGAATGCAGATGCTTCTGTTGAAAGTAAAGAACAGGCAAGACAGGCTTTAAATACTCTAGTTGGTAGATCTTTTGTTGAGAGCTTTTCTACAGGCAGTAAAGATACAATAGGTCTTGCACAGGCATTTTCCAAAAAGTTCTTAGATGCTGCTAAAAACGGAGAATCTTTCTCTTTGCCATTTAGTGATGCTACTTTATATGGTGGCTTTGTGGCAAATGTAATTTCTCTATTTAATAAGGGGGCTATTAGACGAAAATATGAAGGTTTTGCTGCTGTACAGAATCCTGGTTATAATAATGTTATGTATTATAAAAATGGGTTATTATTTCCAGAATTTAATGAACAGTGTAAATCTGTTCTTAGTGATAGAATTTCCTATATAGAAGGACAAGGTTTTACTGGGCTAGATTATACAGGAGAAAATCATTTTTACTCTTCATATGCTGATCTTGCAAGTAATGCTTGGATTATAGGTGGAGAATTAAATCCTTTCTTAAAAGAAATTAATAAAAGAGAAATAGAGTTTGAAGATACTGTTTATATAAAGGAGAATGGAGTTATTACTAAGTACTATGTAGACAACTTTGAAACTTATGATATTTTAAGAAATTTAAAAGATTATGCTCCAGATGCTATTATTTATGTAAATACAGCTGCACCTAAGAATTTAAAAGGTACTGATACTGTATATACTGTATATGGTATAGATGCTACTGGAAATAGTGTTTCTTTAGGTACTTACAGTTATTATAATAATGATTCTGTAAGAGCTGCGCATTACTTAGATAACCCTAAAAAAAATGATCCTTATGCAGAAAAGAAAGCAGCATTAATTCAAAAACTTGGAGTTACTACAGTTGCAGAATGTAATCAATTAACCCAGGACTTCTTAAATGCTCTTAAATTCGGAAAACAGTTTAATCAAGCTGTAAGGGCTGGAGAGGATGTAAGAGATTTAGCAAATAAAGCTAGTATTTCTGCACAAGATGCTTTTGGTGATACTTCTAATTATGTGTCTTTTTATTGCCCAGAAAGCCAAGTAATTCCTGCTGAAATTATTATCGGTAGATACCAACTTGAAAAAATCGGAATAGAAAAAACAGATAAAATTTCGGATATAACTTCTTCAGAATTTTTCGAGAGAAAGATTTTAAATAATTTACAAAATGTGGTCTTTAGTTTAGATGAAGAAACACAATTAAGTGTTTATGATAAAGTCATTTATCATAATGGAGTTCCTTTCCTCGTAAAGATAGGAAAAGAAGGTTCTCACTTAACAGATAGTGTACAATTTAATGACGATCCAGCATTTAGTACCTTAGGAGAGGATTTCAGATATAATGGTGAAGTTATTGTTTCTGGAGTAGAGGGTATTAAAGGTGCCACAGTTAGTGATGGAACTTATTCTTATAATTATATTAATGTAGCAACTGAAGACGATTTTGAAAAATTAATAGACTCTGATTATTTTGAAGATATTTACAGAAATAATGTTGACTCTAATAATCTTGAAAAGGAAAGAAATAGATTTTTAGGAGAAGTAGAGAGGCTTGCTAATGATAAATATGAATCATTTAAAGAAGCAAGTACTTATATTGGAGCACGTATTCCTACTCAGAATATGCAGTCTTATATGCCTTTTAAAGTGGTGGCATATACAGACAGCGAAAAGAATGAAATCTATTTGCCAAAACAAAATACCTATTTAACAGGTAGTGACTATGACATTGATAAGCTGTATCTGCTTACAGTTTCTATATTAAAAAACGGTACATTACGTTCTGGAAGTTCTTTACAAAGAAATTTGGGATACTACTACGCCTCTAAGCTTTTTAAACCTAATGAAGTTAATTTTGTAGAGGGAGAAAATGGAACTGGAGTAAGATCTTTTATAGTAGAGAATCTTTCTAAACCAGTACGTGAGTGAACAAAACAGGATAAAGAGACCTTTATTTATATAGCAAATAAAATAAATAGTGATGCTATAAATGGTACAGCTACAGTTACTTTCCAAACCCCTGTAGTTGTAGATACTGAATGGGAAACAAAGAAAGCTAATTTTTTAAAACTTTTAAATAAGCATTCTCATACAAATTCTTATCTAAGGGATTCTTCAGAAGCACTTAAAACACGTATATTTAAAAATATTAAAAATATCACTTTATCTCCAGAAGTGCAATTAAAGGCACAAATAGCTGTAGATGAATGTACAGGAGAATTTAAAGCACGTGCTGCAAGTACTACTTCTGGTTCTGCTGAAAAGCAAGTTACTTCTGATTTAGCTACAAGTTTATTTATAATGCAAGTGCAAAATATGTTAGGTAAATCTGTAGTAGGCATTGGAGCAGTTTCTCTAAAGACTTATTATCTTCTGTCTTATATGGCAAATATTAAAGCAGATAAAGCAAGACAATATTTAAAAGAAGGTAAATTATCAGAAGCTATTCAAGAAGTTATTTCTATGATGCTGAACAATCCTATTCTGCGTCAACCAACTTTCTTAGCAAATACTAATACAGAAGGTCTTTTAGAAGGCTTCCGAAGTTTTCCTCAAGAAGCTTATGGGAATTTAAATAAAGAAGTTTTCTTGGGACAATTAGAGACTGCTATACGAAATTCTAAGGCTGTAAATGCTTCTGATTATTTGTCAGGTATCATTTCTTTAGGTGCAGATAATGCTAAGGATTTGGCTTTACCTAAATTAAATGCAACTGCGGATCTTGTAGACTTTTATACTACCTCTTTCATGCTAGGAACTCCTTTTAAAAACATTTCTGATATAATGACTTCTGAAATGTTTAACTGGATTACTGAAATAGGAAAGGATAATATTTTTGACGATTCTACTAGAGGTAATAAAGTTAAAAAGATGATTGAGGAACTCTTAGCAGATAAAATACCTGGATTTGAAAAAGGAACTGAGGAAAGGGTTGTACAGCTTTATAATTCTTGGGCAAAAAAACATGGAAAAGAGTTACTCCAAACTAAAGATTTTACTACTAATACCCAAGCAATTGCTGCGGTAATAGACGCTTTTGAGAACTCTGATCTAATGACTTATGCTCCAGAACGTATTACTAGTGAAATGTGGGATGCTTATTACCAAGCTTTGGAAGAAGCAGAACAAAATAGTGATGGAGGACGCGTAAAAGTAAATGTTCCATGGACAACTAAAGATTTATATAAAGTATATAAAAGCTTACAAATCTTAAGTAAAAAACTTGAATATTTACAGGTAAAGAAGAATGCGGAAAACTTAAATACATTAGGACAGTTGTTAGACGCAGCAGATAAAATGTCTACTTTAGGTAGAATGGCCAGTGTTAACGGGGGTTTACGTACTGATATTTCAGCTTTCCTTAATTACGGTAAGAACATAGATATGATGCCAATAACTGCTGGAGATAATCCTGTTCTTCTTGATTTTAATCGTTTCCTTACAGATACGAACTATGCACAACAAGCTATACAGTTATATAGTACTAATTTTTCTGGAACATTTAATATCTTAGAGGCTCTATATCTTTCTCCTAATTTCTATAATATGGCTAAAGTGTATGGAGTGGCTAAAGATGTATTGGATAATACTTCTTATGTGTTTAAGAAAACTGATGCTATTGTAAATGTTTTATTAAATAACAAAAAAGTATTTTATTTATCAGATAAGGCATATAAAGAGATTAATCGATACTTAAATGACACCATGATTTATAAATTTCTTCTTAATAGCTCTTTTTCTCTTAATTTGGAAGAGTTAGCTAATACTATAAAACGCCCTGTAGAAGTTTATAAACCTAATGGTGTAAGCGAACCTGTTGCAAATTTAACTTTTAGTAATGCTATGGATATTGCTTCATTTAAGCATATAATGGAACAGGCTATTATTCCTTATTTAAAAATGGTATATAAAGATAATCCTTTTGTAAGAGATTTAAATCTTACTGAGAATAGAAGGCTAAAATCTTTTACTTATAGTTTACCATTGCAAATGATGGAAATTGATGCTGACGAAAGTTCTCTTGCAAAGTATAATCAGTATTTAACTGGATTTAACTCTATAGCTAAAGACACAGTTGCTGGAAATAATATAGGGGATTTATTTTTCTTATATAACTTAATTGTAAATAAGAATTCTTACGGTAATCAGTCACTTACTCGTATATTTGAGAATCTGGTAAATAGTAAAAACAGTCCTGCTGGGATTTCTGCATACTATCAGTTTATAGGCCAACTTGATTCTGGAAATATGAACTACGAAATTCCTATAAAAGAAGTTGCTTATAGGTTAGGTAAATATGCAGATACATCTGTTAATGAACCTATAAGTTTCCAATTTATGGAACTTCCTAAGGATTGTACTTTCGATCTTCCTATGACAGGAGGCCTCATATCACAGGCTGGAGTAGAAATAAAAACTAAACTCTCACATTTTACTCCACTGGGTAATTTAAGTGCAAGAGATATTATTAATACTTTTGCAGATAAATTAAATTATAATAAAAAGGTTGTAAGTACATTTAGAGATGAGAGTAAGACTTCTCCTAAGGCTTTTATACAAAATGGTTTGATTCATTTTAATTTAGCTAAATTGGACGCTAAAAATGCCATTGGTGTAGGAATGCATGAATTATCTCATTTTGTCTTTGCTGCTATTAAAAACAAAGATGTAACAGATCCTAATAGGGTTGCTTTATATGCTTTGTTAGACAAAGTGCGTACGGGGCAAGATATAGAAACTTATACTAAATATTATCCTTGGCTTACTGGTACTGATTTAGAGGAAGAAGTTCTTTGTAATAAAATAGAAACTGTACTTACCGGAAAACTTTCTGATGAAACTGAAATTGATCTCGCTAATAATAAAATTGTTTTAGAAGGACTTAAAACACTATTCCCAGATGGTGTAAAAGATTTATCTGAAATAGTAGGTTTAAATCTTGAAGAAGCTGTTGAAAAATTTGCATATTCAGTATTTAATTTTATGGGAGATATTTCTCAGGATTATATGCTAAAAAATCAGAAAGTAGGTTGGTTAAAGACTTATTTAATTAACAAGACAGATAAAAATAATAAACTTGAACAAGATTGTAATGGATAAAATTTTAAGAGAAAACTGTAAATGAAGTTTGACCTTAAATGGAAAACAAGTTGATTTAGGAGAGGGTCTAGATACTAATCTAGACTCTTTTCTCCTAAATAATTTAGACCAGATATTGGTAGATAAAAATAAAGGAACTGTAAAATTTTTATCTGTTTCTGAAGAAATTAAAGAGAAGATAGATAATATTACAGCGGATATAACTAGTAACCAAATTATTATAGATAAACCTAATCATGGTGCTCCTTTTGAAGGAGGGGAAGATTTGGATAAAATTAAAGTAATTCCTGGTTCTATAGGTACTACTCGAGCTATTACAACACTTAATCTTCATAATGGAGATGTTTGTGTTTCACCTATGGATATGGCAGAATACAAGAGAACAACTATAGCGGAACTTAATGATCCAAATATTTCCTCTTCTAAAACTACTCCTACAGGTTTAAAAGTAGAAGAGTTTATGCAAAAGAAAGGAGTTTCTGCTGAAAATGTATTAGATATGGAAGAGGCTTCTTGGCCAAAATTAACAGAACTTGGTACAGAAGTGCATAGTATTATGGAAAAAGTTTTTAAAGGAGAAGCTCCTGTAAACAAAACTTTACCTGATAATGTATTTAACTCTGTAGTAGAACAAGCTACTAAGTTTAAAAAACATCTAATGACTTTGTATCCAGAATGTACTTTTTATCCAGAGTTGGCTATTAAGTCTAAAAATTTATCTTCTATTGCTCAAACTATTTTGGAGGGGGCACATTTAGACTCTTTTAATGGTATAATAGATTTACTTGTAGTGGACAAGTTTGGTAAAGGTCATATATATGATTATAAGGTATCAAGAAAGAGTATTGCTCCCGAAGGAGAAAATACATTAGAGTGGTGACAAATCACTGGAAATAAAGCAGTTCAAGAGAAGAAATTATGGGTATCTACTAAGAAATTAGCTGCTTCTTATCAGACGGAGATGTATAGAAATATGGTAGAGCAATACGATATTCCTGTATCTGATACGAATATTTTACCTATAAAGTTAAATTTAAAATATGAAAATCAAGATGATCCTTTTGAAGTAACTGGAGTAGATAGCATACAAGTAAACTACATTGCTGAAGACATTATTACTAATCCAGGTAGATTAAAAGGAGGTGAAGTTGCCTCTACTGTAAAAACCTGGTTTAAACCAAAAGTAGAACTCACAGCAGATGACATACAAAAAATAGCCAAGGCTAATGATGCATTTTTTCCAAAAAACTCTGTAATTGCTAGAGGTGAGGATCTTCGTACTAAAGTGGAATATTATAAAAAGCAAGATCGTTTAGTACACAAATTGACTTCTGGAGAGCCTAAATATGAAGAAGGGAAAGTTAAATATCGTATTTCTTTATTCGGTCAGCCTAAAACATATTGTGAAGAAAGTGAATTAGATACTAAGTTACAAGAACTTATTAGCCAACAAGGTTCTTTACAAACTACTAAGCGATTAGATGTAGCAGCTGCTATTAAATCTATACAACAAGGTGATCCTATTTCTGTTTTAACTTCTCTTTTTAGAGATGATACTAAAAACTTTGTAGAAGAAACCTTTAGACCTTATTTACAAGAAAGCTGGACTTTCCAAGAAGATGAAGCGGCCAACTCCATAGGTCTATTTAGATTTACAAAAGGAAATAAATCTGCCCTTATATGGCTTTCTTTTGATGCACTTAGAATGCAACTTTCTGATTTTGACTTTAAAAAGGAAAAGGGTGTACCTAAATTATGGAAAGGAACCTCCTTACTTGGTAGAACTCGTTCTGATATGGAAGCAGGACAAAGAGTACTTCCTGCTTTAGCTGGAAATGTAGAAATGATGAAAGCAATGTCTTATGTCGCTTTGCATCCAGAATTATTTAAAAATTATAAAATCTCAGAAATCAAAGTTGTAAATCCTTGGTTAGGTATAGAAATGCCTGCTCTTAACTCTGATTTAATTTATAATTTCGATGCTTTAGTAGAAGAGAATCCTACTTGTGGACTTACTAAAGTAGATCCTACTTTATTTATGTCTGATGCAGAATCTTTAATCGAAAGTGCTAAAGAAACAGATGAGAATGTTTGTCAAGTAATTGAGAATGGGGGGAAGGGAAATAATGATGATTATGCTTCTGTAGAATGGTTTAAGAATAGAATAAATCTTATAGAACAAAAATATCACATAAATCCTTTCTCAGGAAGAGGTTATCAAAATACCCCTATATGGAATGCTTACGTAAAGCTTAGAGAGGGCTTGAACTCTCTTTTGGGTTATACTGTTAAAACTGAGTTAGACCGTCCCGATTACTTTGAAAAAGGACGTATTTACGAGTTAAATGGTTTAATGATTAAGTCTCCTTCGTTATCTTCTTCTGTAAATATACGAGAACTTGGTAAAGTAATTGAAGATTATGCCAAGGAAGTTCGTAAACAAGTCTATGAAATTGGACGTGATGTTCAGATTAAATTTCAGAAATTATATGAAACTCATGGTACTGGAGAAAGTGTATTTAGAACTTGGTTTGCAGATCGAGAGAACCTTATTTTAAAGGATCCAAATTCCTCTGATTTTGATGGTGATCCAATAGCAAGAGAAGCGTTAGATGCTTTCTTGAAAACTATGGCTAAATTAAGACACCCGGAGCTTAAAACAGAAGAAGATTTTGCAAAAGCTAAATTAATGGATGATTATTATGCAATTCCTTTACTTGAAGCAAAATTCTCTAGACAAGTTAAAAATTTAGGTTTGTGGCAAACAACTAAAAATAAATGGAAAGAAAATCTTACTCTAACAGAGGGTTTGTTTATGGGTGTTGAACCTACGGAACATAGTATTTCTGGTTACGTTGCAACAAAGCAAGAGCTGTATAATAAACTTAAATTTGATAATTTAGCTGCAAGACAATCTCGCTTAGATGAGTATGGGTATGGTTTATTTGAAACTGATCTGGAGTTAGTAATGAACGCTTCTTTAGTAGCTTTCTGTCGTTCTAATGTAAGTAAAACATATGTACCTATTATAGCTGGTTTAAAAACTACTTTGGAAATGCTTGATGCCAAGGGTTCTACAGTTAGTACTGTAGATATGGCAAATATTAGAAAGCGTTTTGATGATATAGTTAAGAGTAAATTTTATGGTGAATCTATAATTCCAGAACCTGTACAACAAGTTGCTAAATTTTTAGACGTATTTAAATCAGGTTTTTCTAAAGTAAATCTTGCTTTAAATGTTAAATCTTTCCTACGAGAAACTCTACAAGGTACTATTACAGGACTTACAAGAGCTGGAGTAGAATTATATCCAGGAATTACTTGGGATTCTTATAAGAAAGCTGTAGAATATGTTATTCAGACAGCACATAAAAATACTTCTGGTGTAAGTATGCTTCAGCAATTAAATGCTATTTATGGCATGGCAAACCAATCTCTTAATCAGGTAGCTAATCAAAGAAGACTTAATTGGTTACATATAAATCACTGGGGAATGGATACTTTAATGTTAGGTACTACTTCTCCTGATTTCTTGCATCGTATGTCTTTACTTGTTGCTAAAATGATGGGAGATGGAAGTTGGGAAGCTCACTCTGTAGATGAGAATGGTACTCTTCAATATGATATTAAAAAAGATGCTCGTTTTAAACATTTAGTAAAAGGTGACAAGTCTAGTCCAGAATATCTTAAAGAACTTTCTCTTTATCAGAAAATGATAGAAGATTTAAATCGAGAAGGTTTCCGAAAAGCAGATGGTTCTAAATATAGTTTAACCGAAGTAGAAAATCTACCTCAGGCATATACAAGACAAGAAGCAGAAGGTATTAAAAACTATGCTGACTATTTATATGGACACTATGATGAAGAATCTAAATCTTTATTATGTAATACTTTTATTGGTTCTCTTTTCCTTCAATATAAAACATTCCTTACTGCAAAGGTGGAACAATGAACTATACATGAAGGTAAATATAATATTGCTACATTAAATCAACAATATGATAAAAATGGCAAACCTTTATATGTACGTTTTTATGAAGACGATAATGGTATAGCACATAAAGATATCATTTTGGAAAGTGAATTTAATGCTCTTTCTGAAGAAGAAAAAGAGAAGTGCAGACTTTATTTCGATTATGATCAATTGCCTTTCCAAGGTATGTTACAAGCATCCCTTAAATTTGCGAAAGCTGTATTAACTTGGAATCAAGAAGATATAAATAAAATGTGGTCAAATCCAACTACTCGTGCTATGTTAAAACTTTGTTTTAATGATATGTGGGTGACATTATTTATGTTAATGATTGTAAATACTATCTTTGGACAATCCGCAGATGTAGAAAATCCTGGTGTTAATTGGGAAAAAGTAAGATTAGCTATGCGAGATAAAGGACCAATGGAGAATTTAGCATATGCTGTTCTTACTGGAGCTATGCAAGATTCTCAATTAAATAATATTCTTGGACAATTTGGACAAGATCCTCCTTTAATTTCTAATGCGCAAAGACTTATAAAATCAACTACAAATTTAATGTTTGGTAAATCTAATATTGCTTACTGGGTAACTCAAAACGTTGGTATGTTTAGAGACTTCCAAGGTATTGCAAAAACCCTTAACGACTAAAAAAATAAGGCCCCTAACAGTGAAAACTGCTAGAGGCCTATTTTTATATAAGTTCAGTTACAGATTTAAACAAATCTTTTAAAGATTTATTATTTTCTATAACGTAGTCAAATTCATTATTAGCATATAAAGTAAGAACTTCTTGTTCACTTGCGTGATTATCTGAAACGCAGGAGTCTCGTTTTATATATATGATTTTACCATTTTGTTTATGGATTTCATCTAGTTCTACTTTAAATCTGAGATCAGAAATAATTAAATTATTTCTTTTAAGTGTAGACAAAATCCATAATTTATCTCCGAATACTGAGCGCATTATATCTGTAGCAAAACACTGCATTAACTGTCGTATAGAAATATACATACATTTAAGGAAGGTGTAATCCTTACTTACAAGAAGTCTATTAAAAACATTTTGTGATAGAACTTGTTCATAAGGAGGATTTTTCTCGATTCTCAATTCTGGAAAATAAATATAAGTAGAATCTTTAAACTTCCTATCCTCAAATTTATTTACTGGCACATTTAAAAGTATAGCAAGCATTTCCTTCATGGGTTTTGCAAATGCTACTATTTTATACTTTCCTTTTACTCACTTAAATGTTTTATACATATAATAATTATGCATAAACTTAGGTGTATTTAAACAGTAACAGAGCATTTCTGCGGCAGTATCTTTTCCAGAGTTCTTTAATCCAGCAAATGCTATATACGGAGTATTATTCGGTAGTTTCTGGGAGAGTTTCTTTCACATCAGCTGTAAGTTCTATGTCTGGTATAAAATCTTCTATAACTCGAAAATGCCTTATAAAATGATCAAGTAAGAGTTGTGGTCCACCAAAAGCAGTCAAGAGAGCATTTATTTGTTGCTCTCTTGTAGCATTAGTTGGCAAGTCTAATTCTATACCATAAAGACTATAATTAATCAATACTTTCATCTAGTGTTTCTTTAATGGTATTTACTATTACTCTAACATCCGGATGTGCATATTCTGAAGAACGCAAATCAATTACCTGATACCAATCGTCTTTAAATGCAGTATAAAACACTGTAGTAGCAGTATCTAAAGGAAGTACCCCTCTTGCTTCCTGGGCCTTTAAAGCAGGTTCTCCTGTGGTCAGTTGTATATAAGATTCTTCTGCTGAGGCAAGTGCTTCTAAATAAGTTCTAACTCTAGTGTCCTTAGCAGCTAGATCTTTAAGCATTGCCACATTATATGTAGGCTCTAGTTCATATAACCACTGTGGAACAATAAAAGTAAGTTCATTTCCAAACTTTCCCTTACTATAATTACAATAGCGTGTGCTTTGTTGTGCTATAGAAAAAATACGATGCCTATTGAGTTCTCTTGCTATAGCTTCTGAACAAACTACTTTAAATGTATATCGCTTTTCATGATACTGTTCTGGTTCGCAGATATAATTTAAGTCTACATACTTTTCGTTTTCTACAATTACTCTAAAGTTCGTAGTTATATAAGCATAATAAGTGTCTTCTATATAATGTATATATACTCTACTCCAATGATTATTTAAATAAAATTTAATCCTTTCATCTAAAGCAGTACTTTTAAAGCGAGGTATTTTCAAATATACCGTACCATGTTCAAGTACTGAATAATGGTGATTTTTCTTAGCAAGTTCAAGCATTCTGTTATAAGAGTCTTCTGTAATTTTATCTTCAGAACGATAACAATTTCGCATAGCTCTTTCTATATGCTTATACATGCCTATAACACCAGGAAGTTGTGGTATATATTCTGTATAACTATTAATTAGCTTCATTTAATTCTTGTATTTTAGTTTCAATCTGTTTTCTAGTCATAAATCCTGTATGCCGATAAACAACATCTTCACCACTCATAAAGAGAAGAGTAGGAAGGTTCTTTATATTATATTTATCACAAAGATTTGTGTTGTCATCAGCATCAAAATATTTAACTGGAACGAGAGCGAAGTCTTTCAACTCTTTATCCATCTGTTTGCACGGCAGGCACCAGTCTGCTCCAATTTTAAATATTTCTGTAATCATTTTAAAAGTCTCCGTACCAAACCTGACAACATAATAATCCAAGATCTCTCCACATATTTATGCACTGATCCCTGTCATCAAAAACGGCTATTATGTCGTATTCTGGTTCTATATAAGTTTTATAAATTTCTTCTTTTACAATTGCGTCTTTGCGAAAATCACCTGTTTTACGCATATAAAGTCTCCATTCTACTTTCCACAAATCAGCAAAATTTTTAATTAACCATTCTTTAGTAGCTTCTTTACAAGAGTTCTCTCTACCAGAAACAAATAAAATATCATAATTGTGACTTAGAGTTAAGAGTAATCTTTTTAAATCACTATTAATTACATCGGTAGAAAGTTCATTATATGCATAAGGGGAACGCCCTGTATGAAGCGCTAGTGTACCATCTAAATCGCAAATAATTGCTTTCTTATAGGGTCTATTTTCAGCTTTTTTAATCGAAAGTCTTTTATCTGTAAAAAAGATTTTAAATTCTTCTGGATAATATCTTTCAAAAAAACTAAAAAGTACTCTTTTACCTACTGGTTTTTCTCTTATTTTATCCCTTTTTAAGGCCTCATCGAGAGAGATGATAAATTCCTTATATTCTATTTTCACACCCAAATTTGAGGCTAATTTAGTCCATTTTTCAAGGGTTTTTGAATTAAGATTTGTCGCATCTATGCAAACATCTTTATTCTCTTTGATAGCATTGGTAATATATTCTATTTCTTTTTTAGAAACTTCTTTTTCTTGTGCATTATTTCCTATAGGAAAACAACCAAGTTCTGTTCTAATTGTGTCTCTATTTACGATAACACGTGTTTCTGGAGATTCCCCCAGCCAGGTTTTAGCATAAGTGCTTTTACCTGACCCAGGGACTCCTTTTAATACTAAGATTGTTTGCATTTCATTTTATCTTTTAAATACATTTCGTCTGTATAGCGTTTTAACCATGCGATTTCTCTACTTCCTAGTTTATAGAAAGTTTCTTCTGGATTCTTAGTATAAGTAAACACTCTATATGCTGAAGAGAAATCTAATCTTCTGAGTTTGTGGTTTTCTATAATTTGGTTTGTACAACCAATACGAATAAAAAGATTCATCCATTCAAAATTAGTAGAAGCTTGTTTTTTAGCTTCCTCGTAATTCTTTCTTAACTGTAAAGGATTTGTACTCATCATTAGCTTTACATGCTCTTTAAGTATGTATTTTTTATTAATACATGCACATATCCAAGGTAAGATTTCACATTTTTCTATGAGTTCAAACCATTCTGAAATAGTAATCACTTTTACAGGAAGATCTGTTGTTAAAGCTCTATTCTCCTTAATTATAACTAAGTATTTTCAAATATTTTCTAAACCAAACGCCTCTCCTCTAAAATCATAGATATATAGAACATTTGGATTTTTAATTAAAGATTCCATTCTTTATGTACAATTTCTGGATTATCATCTATCCACTTTATTAATTCATCATAATTTATAAAGTCATCGAGATTTTGGTAAGAAACCAGATTTTGATAGTCATTTAATATAAAATAATTATCAAAATAACGATAATCTCCATATCCTACTTTTTTTAGGACTTCGTGTGGAGTAAGCCCCTCTAATACAAAATTTAAAGTATTTTTATCATTTATATAATAAGGTTTATAAGGTTTCTCCCTATATCGCATATATGTATTTCACATCTCCAAAATAGTCTCTGCTGGAAGCAAAAAAAGTTGTTTTTTATTCATCCTCAACAAATTTATACCACTCTATATCTGGGTTATCTAAATCATAAATTTTAATAATTTCTTCCTTAGACATATTTGTACATGTTCTAGTAACAGGCTTAGCCTTATATTCTTCCTTAAATATCACTTTCATAACCTTCTAACATTTCTGAATCCACTTCACCTTTATCCATACGTTTACTTTCTTTACTCAAGAAATTAAAGCATTTTAGTTTCCAAGCTTCTGCAATAGAGTCATTAGCTTTTCTTAATACAAATCCTTCTCTTGGTACTTTATTATTACACAAAGGTTCATTCTCTTCCATAAGAAATCTTTTTTCTACTTTCAATTTTTCGAGAACATTTTCATGCCAATGATTATCTACAGGAACTTCTGGATACAATGCTTTAAGTGTTCCTACATACATAAGAGGGAACTCCATAATACAATCTCCAAGTTGTTCCTTTAACTGATTTCCAAATCTGATAACTTCCGGAATATCTAGTTCTTTACCCTTATGTGTAATTCTATATATCATTAATTTACAAGGATTTTCTGTATTTGGAAGACACCCATAATCATAATCTGTTTGAATAGGAATTCCTGTAGGGCCATAGCCAACTATTTCTCCATATACTTCATAATCTTTAGGTATAAGACCTTTGATTTTTTGTGCCCAATATCCCCAAATATCATCAGAATAATATCCTCCTGGTTTTTGTTTTGGATTTATATATTCATTTTTAATAACGTGTCTTGAAGCATATACAAGATCATAATCCTGCATATAAGGAGAGAGATGTTGTATATATTTTCTCCAGAGTCTTTTATACCAAGGGGTTGGAAGATTCGTGAGAATATTAGCAGCGATAAAACTTGAACCATGTATCTTAACCGAGATATAAACTTCATCATCCGGCTTTATATCCGTCATGTGCTTTTGCAGACCTTCTGTATCATAATGGAATGCAAATGTATTATCGATAATAGTTTTAAACCGCTTAAGTTTCTTTTCTGCCTTCTTTCCTTTAGATGTTCTTACTAGTACTTCTTTTACAGGAGGAACATAAACTTGTATAAATCTCTCCTTATTTATCTCATCGAAGTCCTCTCCTACATGAGAAGCAAGAAAATCAGTAACATCTTCTATAGATTCATTAACAAACCTTGCTATACTTGTTACAGGTAAAAGCATTCCATAAGAAGGTACACCACCAAGTTTTATAAGTCGGAGTCTCCCAGCCTTATTTATATATCCTCTTTTAGTAGTATCTGCATTTAAAGAAGGAATATCATACATAGAGTTCTGCTTAAGATAAGTAGGATTAATTACAGTTTCATTAGCACAATAAACAGCATAGTCCCCTGTTTTGAAATCTGCTTTTCCTATTACTATAGAAAGACCATTTACTATAGTTTTAACTATTCTATCCTTTCCTTCTATAGATTCTATATTTCCTATTTGTACTATAGTCGCGCAGTACTCATCTTTAAATGTTTTAGATTTAGAGATTTTCATAATTATTTAGTTTAATTTATATGTATATTGGCTAACAGTATCTCCGCATTCTTCGCAGGTATACAAGTCTTTATAGCTTCCATTACTATACAAAAAGGTTCTTAGTATATCTATTAAATCTCTGGGGTCTTGTAATGTATTTATACAACGACATACAACTTTTTGTAGTTCTTCACAACTATATTCATCTGCATCTCTATTATCGATTTTAATATTATCGCAAATACAGCCGTTAGTCAGTTTTATTTCCATATTATTCTATATTTAATAATTTACATAATTCAGAAAAAGAAAGATCCGTTTGTTCAAAACAATAATCCTCTATTAAAAAAGCTTTCGTTTCCCCAAATAAAGAAGATAATAATTTGTGTAGCAAGTAATTATACTCATTATAAAAATTAGAAAATTTAGAATTTGTTAAATCTACACCATATTTATTTTTTAGTTCTTGTATAGTTTTTTCTGTATTTACATATCTAATTATATAATTTTTAAATTCTTCTTTCGTCATCGCCTCATATCTTTTTCTGCTAAAATTAATATTTAAGTTTATTTACTACGTTAGAGTCTTCTTTTCCTAGTAAATAACCTTCATAATAAGCCTTACTAAGGAGGTTCTGAACCTCCTTTCGTTGTGCTTTAGTAAGACTTCTAAACAGTTCCCTTTTCGTCATTTAATTCCAAATATAAAAGATCTTTAACAAGCTTTAACTTCTTTGGGTAGTCCCTATAACGCATAGCTAATACCCAAAGCAATTGTCTTTCTTTTACTCCATATGTATATCCATCATTAAATTGTCTTTCAAAAGGAATATACGCAGTAGCATTTAATACTCGATTTCCATTACAGAATGTAGATAGATTACATCCGTGATCATCAGAAGTTTGAATATCTGGGTATGTAGAATTAAGATAATCTTCTACTTTAGAATAATCTTTTTCTTTCTTTGTAATATCTTCTCCGCTTAGGAGTTTACAAAATTCTTCAAATGTAAGATTTCTTTGTTCCATATTTATTTTATTTTCCAGTGCTTCCAAATCCACCTTCTCCACGCTCAGTATCCATATTAATTTCGTCTACCCATTCAAATTGCATAGGGAGTGCGGTACTAAGATAGATTTGTCCTATACGGTCTCCTACTTTATAACGTGGCATATTAGGCATTACATGATAGAATACAGCCATCACCTCGCCGCGATAAAATTCATCTAATGTGCCTATTGAATTACTCAGCACCATTCCTGTCTTCCAAACGCTGGATCTAGGACGAAAACTTATACATACATTCATCTTTTCCCCCGGAGCTGTCTTGTTCCAGTTCTTAAGACGAAAATCATTATCATCTAATTCATAAGCAAAACCAAGCTTATATTGCCATACGTTAGGGGCAACTTCTTTTTCTTCTGTTGCAACTACATCATAACAAAAATCTCCTGGTTTCTTCTTATCTGGCATTATTGCCTTATCATTAAGTTTCTTAAGTTTTACGCGCATAATAAAATAATTAAAGATAAATTTTGTAAAATATTTAATAACTGTAATTTATATACAGTCAATAGCAGGCAAATATGCCCAATATTTAAATTCTTCATATGGTATTTCTTTTAGAGTTGTATACTCAAGCCATACTTTCTTAGGAGTTGTGTATATACCTACTGTTACAGGTGATATAAGATTTTTCTTACACAAACACATTCTATTTTCTTCTGGAGTATCCTTTATTAGATGCCAAAAAGAAACCTCATCTTTTTCTGAGACTGACAACTCAATTTGGCCATTATCATTATCAATAAAAAAGTATGGATCTACAAGTTTTATTTGCGTATCCCAAGGATAAGCCGAGTCCAAGCAGACATCATAATCACCTGGATACTGGCTAAGAAGTTTTTGTAATTCACTATTTCTCATCTTTTATATAAAGTGTGCAATGACAAATATCGTTTTCTCTATACTCCTTACAAGGGCAAAGCCTGTCTTCTCTAGAAAAACCGGGATTATGGCAAGGGCATTCTCCATTATTTGCTTCACATCTTGTAATGATAGAGTTTACTATCTTTTCATTAGGGTTAAGTTTCCAACCTTTCTTTATAAATATATTAATCATTTTTTCAAAATTTATAAGTTATATCTTTCCAACTTTTATCTATTGTAAAATCTGAATAAGCGGGATTATAGGCATATAAACGCTGATTAGTAGTAGGTTTATCAAGACCTCCCAACTCTTCTTTATATGGTCCTATTTTTATATAATCAAAATAATTTAAATCTATTTCTGAAGAAAGATTTTCTTTTCCAGAATACCAACCCACTTTTAAATCTGGGTAATCTTCTTTTACACATTTAGCAAGTCAAGAAATACTATTAGGAGCCTGATCTCCTCCCATAAAGACAACACAAGTAATTCCTGCATTCTGCTTTATAAGAGAAAGGAGAGACTCTTTGTTAAGAATCTCTCCTATATCTTGTGCTAAATATGGTGAGTGACAATTTTTACAATGGCCTGGACATCCAGAAATACTTATACAAAGAGAAATCTCATCTGGGATCTCTCTAAAAGTAACCATTGTATCTACATATTTAATCATCCTCTTTTAATTCGTATTTAAGTACTTTATACAAGTATTTTAGTATATATGAAAAGTCTTGTGCATCTTTTTCTGAAAGCTCAAATGGTCTAAATCCCGTATAAGTCAAATTATAACAAGGTTCCTTTTCATTATATATAAAAGTAGCTACTGTATAGCAAGTCTCTGGATTTTTAAAACAGCTTGGGTAAATATAAATATAAGGTCTATTTCTAGGATGTGCTATACCATCCTCATCCCAAAGGTACTCATCTTCTTTACCATAATAAGAATTTGGTTCCCAGCATACTATATCAATATCTTTAGTTTCTCTATCATCTAAATAAGTAGGATTCCTCGCTTCGATATTACCAACTCTTATATACTTTTTAAACATGTTCAAATTCTCCAGTTTTTTGGTTATATGTATAGTTATTTACTTTAAAGTTATCTACAGTCATCCAAGAAATTTCACTGTAATGATACATTAATTCTAAGATACTATCAATAGCTTCTACTTGCAAACCTTCTGGTAAATTAGAAATATAATCTACATCACCAGTAGCATAATTCAATACTACAATATTCATATTAATAACTATCGTAAAAATAAACTTCTAGATTAGGATGGTCTTTATAATATACTTTAAACCATTCGAGAAATACTAGTTGTTTATAAACAACATCGAAGTATTCATCATATTCCCAAATAGAGTCTGCATATTCATCCCAGTAATCACGAGAAAGGAAAGGTTTCAATTTTCTTATAATTGCTGGAATATCCTCTGGGTCTATTTCTTTCTTATACTCATCATTTTTCATATGGAGAACATCGAGTATTACTTCTCGAAGTCCCCAGCATTTTCTCCAGTATACTGGTTCTATACAATTGGATTCTGTATAAAACTGTACACTCTCTTTATAGGGCATTTTATCATAATCTTCTTCAGACATACCCTTTATCCTAATTCCATTATCTAGTCCCATAAGATTAATCTTTCTTTTTTAAAAATTCAAATTTATGTCTTTCTCCTGTTTTTGAGTCTATTATACTACCTCCAACTGTTCACATATATCCAGGAGTAAAAGACTTTCTTTTTGTAAATATAATAACATCGTCTGTATGGAAAATAAGCCTATTTATTATCCATTTAAAGGCCAAACATATAGCTGGTAAAAACCAGTTATAATCATAACCCCAAGTTGTCTTAGGCAATCGTTTTCCTTCTTTTAAAGCGTATCTTGCTCTTAGTACATAATATTTCTTTATTTTTGGCATTATTTAATTTCTTCTGTTATATGTGAGTAAACTCTGGTTTTTTGCTCTTGTTGTCTTCCAGCACTCCAATTTTTTATTTTAGTTAAATCTTTTATACCTTAGCTTTCGCTATTTTATCTTTAACATGTTCTTGTATGTCGTGTTTTTGAGATTCGGATAACATTTTTATATATTTTTCATATTCAGAATCATTAGAAGTGTTTCTATATTCTTTTAATAAGGTTTTTTCAAGTAAATATCTACAGTAGACTGCCTCTTCCTTTTTATGAAATGAATGCGGATAAATTCGCTTCTTTTCATATGAGAAATCAACTTTTCAAACTTGTCTTTTTGTGTCAAAAGAAACCCCTCGTATTCCAGATTTATTATTACATTTCTTTTGTAAATTTTTCATATTATTTTGGATTGTAACAAGTCGTAGGTTTGATTTTCTATTATCGGAGGTGTCTCCTGAAATATGATCAACTTGCATATCTCCACAATCAACAATTAATCGATGGAAATAAACTCGTTCCTTATGTTGGTTTCCTGAAAATAAATAAGGCTTGTCTCTTTTAAAAACTGTTCTTCATTTTCTGGATTTTGCTAAATCAATATTATCTAAATCTATTTTAAAAGTAGTAACTATATTACCATACTGATCATATGTGTCTATTTCTGCATAATCTTCAAAAACACGCACTTCATTTAAATCGAATACTCCACGTGAATTGGTGTCAAAAAATTTACCATGATTCGAAAATTGCATACGGTGTTTATCACACAAACCCTTATTAGCTTCAGTTACATACTTAATTCTTTTATATGTAGATAAAACTCCACATACATCACATTTTTTAATTTCTTTCATACATTAACATATTAAAAATAAAACATAGGAATAGACTATACCTTCACCACTTATGGTGCGCCTTGGTAGTCGTTGAAACCCTATATAAATATATAAAATTTTGTGCGAATACACAAATATTTTAGTCCTATTTTTAATAGTGTCTGCTGATTTCCCATTATATCTGTTTTTAGACTTACATCATGAACCATCCCATTACTTGTTTCTGATTTCTCTCCATATAGGCAAATGGGCTCTTAGGGGTTTCCAGCAAATTCGGCGTTTTCCATTGTAGTCACCTACAATGGGGGCAATTAACATTTTACCCGATCACTCTATCGTAGTAGTCAATTTTGGTACTACCACAATGTGGACATTTTGTAATTGGAATTTTCGTTATAAAACCACAGTCTTGACATTCTGAATTAGGCACATTAAATGTTAAATATTTACATCCAACATCTCCTGCGTAAGTTAAAAGCTTTTTATACTGTTCTTTTGTCAAGTGGGAATCGAGGTTTAGATGAGCAGCAGAACCACCATCCAAATTATCTCCACAAAAGTCTTTACCATGAAGATAAATTTTATCCAAAATAGAAATATTTTGGTCATTTGGTTTATAGATATAGCTCGCATAAAGATTTGTATCTTCTGGAATCCAATATCCATCTTTTTTATCTCGATTATAAAGCTTAATCGAAGCTGATTCGCCATTCTGTTACACGCTCTCGGGGAACATTTTTTTAAGTTCCTTCAAAGGAGAGAGCTGATCTAATATATAAAACAAATCTCTATTCGGACCATATTCTCCACAAATCTTTCTTTCATATGAAATTCGTGCTAATACGGCCTCTGCCTTGGTATTGAAATATCCTAAATGAATAGATTTATAATTATGCATAATAACAGCTGAAAATTTAGAAAAGTTACTACCGTTATATTTTTTAATAAATTTAACTCCTACAACTTTTCCTTTCTTCCTTAAATTTTGTGCATTTTGATGTTGTGTACATATACGGAGGTTAGATTTTCGATTATCTAGGGAATCTCCGTTTATATGATCTACAACTTGATCTATTGTATATTTAGCATCTCCAAGTCCCATTAAAAATCTATGCACGGCAATTTTACGTCCAGTTCCTAGTACTGAAATGTGGGCATACATCTTATCTTTTTGATGCCTTGCATACAATTTATAATTTTTAAATTTTCCTTTATCTTCTTTATCAATCTTAGTACGAGCAATTTCCTTTGCATTTTTATCTTTTAAAATGCATTCATAATAATCTCCACAATCTATTCACTCATTTGGAGAATAAATGGTTTCGCTAACTTCTCCTTTCCTACTCATTTGAATATAGTGCCTTCTACAATAAGGTTTACCATCAATACATCCCATTTTAGGGTTATCACAAATACAACAAGTTAATTCTTCTTTAGATTTTTTATGGACACGTTTTGATGGATCGGTAATCTTCTCATAATTAATCATTTGCATAAAATGCTTTTCACACATACAATATTCATTAAATCTTCGAAATCTTCCTTCTTGTCTAGTTGCACCGCAAACACAACACGTTGCGTTCTTAGGCATTTCCATTCTCGTACTTTTAATTAATTTTAATCCATTTAATTTTGAAACATCGATCATATTTATATAAATTTATTTATATACAAATATAACGATTCTCCAGGAAAAATCAAAATAAATTTTAATGTTTTATATATTAGACGGTTAATTATTTCTAATTAACTCTCTATGTTACCATAGAGTTCGGACTATTACATACGTATTTCTACGTCCTTTCTATTTAGTCTCTCACGCTGCACGGAATTCTCCTGCTTGCGCCTCGTTGTCCACTAGGGAGTTTCGAGTCAATTAAGAAAGGTTTATACACCGCACGTTCATTTACGGTGTAAATTCTGTATTGAACATCAATGACTTAGATTTATGGAGTTGATTTTGTTCTTTAATAGTTCCAAAAATTAAATTACAAAATCTTTTATAAGCTTCATTTTTATTGCATTGATATCCAAGAAATTCCGCACCTTGATTTAATCCATTAATACCTATAGTTAAATATTGTTTTTTAAGATCGATAAATCCTGCTGTATAAGTAGTTAATAGACCTGCTTCCAAAAGGCGTTTAAGACATGTATTATATGCTGTTTGGTATTTATAAATTCTTTCTAGAATTTCAATCAGATAAGTTTGTAAATTTTCTTGATACTCTCTGTCAGTAATTAAGAGACTTCCAATAAAATGTGGAGAAGGTTTCCCTCTCTTCTCTTTAAATGCGATTTCAGTATCTAATGTATTATACCAATCTTGAACGATTCTATTTAAGTTGAGTGTTATAACGTTCTGACTACCAGTCATTTCCCCTATTTGTCCATTTGTAAAATTAAATTGTGGTTTTGAAATTTTAGAAGAAAGACGACAGTTATGAGTAATTATACCATTCGGAAGAGTAAAATAAGGCTCTTGTTCACTGCATTCAAAACAATATACATTTTCAGAATATTCTATTTCATGTATATCCTTGATTTTAAAGTAAATAGAATTATTCTTTTTAATCCAAGAATTCTCAGTATCCTTATTTTTGCGATGATTTGCAGGTTCGTACCAACGAACACAATATAAAGGATAATTTCGTTTATACACTTCCCCTCTAATAATAACCGCTTCGTCAGTACGATCTGAAATATCAATAATTGAATTAAGTCCAAGAGAAGTAATTAATACCTCCATACATTCTGCAAGTTTTGGAGAAGTTGTATAACAACGATTTGAATTTCCTCCATCCGTAGCGTACCACCCATCTAAAATACCTTTTCTAAAATCAAGAGATTGTAACAAACAATTAAGATTTAGTTCTTTATTAAAAGCATAAGTCCCTCTTTTCCAATTAGTCCATTTTGTAATAAATGCTACTAATTCTTTAGAAGAAAGTCTAACTGGATAAACATTATTATATATAGAAGCAAGATATGGCTTATTTTGCCCACCCACTTGTTGGTTTGCAATATCCAACATTTCCATGCATTTTTTATGCTTTTCCAAATTTAAAGAGAGATTAATATCATAAATTACTCCATTTTGCTCAGAACCAAAATTTCCATCTCCTAAAAACGTTCCAATTACAAACCCCTGTTCGTATGTTAAGTGTTCATCGTTTTCAGAAATTGCATTTGTAGGCTGTTGATTAAAAAGTAAATAATCATTTATCGTTAATTCAGAAGTTGGAATATCACCTCTTAGAGTTGGATTAAGATGATTATCTGTTACAACAATTTTCTTATTATTAAATGTAGTAACTTCATACATTTTTCTATTTGGAAGTTCTACAAATTTTCCTTTTACCCAACTTCCATTATGAAATATTTTAAAATTTTCTTTATTTCCACTATATGGAAGATTTTTAAATTCTTCGAAGGTAGTTAAATGAACTCCAGATGTTGAAGATTTCCATAAAATCTTTTGGTCTTTTGAAAAGCAGCATGAACTTAAGCTTTCCGGAGAATCATTTATATATGTAAAGAATGAATTTCCTTCAGAATACTCTTGACAGGCATATTCAAATAACTCTTGGTCTACAAATTGATTATTCCTATAAATTAAAGCTACAGAAACTACTGGAAATGTTAAAAGAGTTTTTAAACGCTCTTGGTTGAGCCAATGCAAATACTTTTTTTGCAACCAATTAAAGGTTTCCCAAACTGGAGCAGTTCCATCTGGAAAAAAGAAATCTCCATACATTGTATTATAAAATTCTTTATCAAAGATCGAACAATTCCAGAAAACTGATTGCCCTCCGCGTGCCGATGCGGGTTGGTTGATACTGAATGTTATTTGTTGAAAATATTGAACAATTTGAGACTCAATAGTACGATTTTTCTTTCCTAAAGAAACAACTTTATCTAAATGATAAATATAATCATCTCCCCATTCTTGCCTACAAAACCAATCCATACATAAAAGAAAACCCGGCGTTGCAACAGCACCTTTATATTGAGACGCTATAGCAAAAACCATATTTATAAATATTCCACAAAAACTTTCTAGGGATTCTGGTTTTGCGGAAAGTCCTCCAAGTTTTTTAATACCCTCTGTAAGAAAAGGATACATAGTAATAGCGACACAATAAGGCATTCCAATTTGAGAACTTGAATCATGTACATAACAAATTGAATTACAATCTTTTATAAATTGTTTGTAATCAAAATCTGGATATAGTTGTTTTATAGTATCCTCTAAAAGTCTATAATTTGTATTTTGATTATTTTCTTTATGTATTTCAGCATTTAAAACAGCAATATTATGATTACTAACATTAGAATTATCGTCTATAGTAGCATTTGCAGTGTTATCTGAAGAAATAAATTTATTTATAAATTGTAAATTTTTCTCAACCTCTTTTCTTATTTGTGCATGTTTCTCTCTATACAAAATATACTTTTTAGCAACACTAAAACAGCGATTTGCCATCAAAGCATTCTCTACAGCATCTTGTATATCTTCTATGTGATAAGGAGATTCCAAAGCATTTAAAGCACTATTAATATCTTCTTGTACTAGAATCGTTACTAAATCTCCATCTTCATTAAATCATTGTTCCTTTCCAAAAGCTTTATTTAAAGCTGTAACAATTTTATTAAAATCAAACTCTTGGATAGTTTTGTCTCTTTTAATTACTTGCATTTTTAAAAAATTTAAAGTTAAACATAAAAGTGTTTAATTTATTAAGAAGAAATTACTAACGTTTCTTCTATATACTTCTCTCATACTCTTTCTCTTCTTTTATTTAGGAGAATGTTTTCTTTAATTTCGCCTTTTGGTTTTGTTAAACCATATTTTTCTTGTCCATATTTTATAAGAAATGCTTCTAATACTCTAGCATTTTTATAAGACAGCCCTTCGATACTAAATACTCTTCGATTAGGGTTCTGTTTATGGGCTTCTGTTAGTAGGTCTTTTTTGTGTGAATAAGGGCGTTTCCAATCTTTTTCTCCTGCAAATCCTATATAGACAGAATTATACGTTGGATCTATATCTAGATATACTTTACAATGCCCTTTTTCTATTTTCTTAAAAGACGTACTAAAAAATAAATCTACTAAATCGTACATCTCTATAGTTAAAAAAAGAGCCCGTAGAAAAAGACTCTACGGACTCTATAAAAATAAAAATATTATGGCAAGAAATTAATTTCCAAATACAACGTAAGTACCCAACTTGGTGTGAATCCCAGGAACATAATTTACAACAAAAGCAATCTCATGGTCTCGATCCACCTTATATATCTGACGACAAAAAAGATCCTCCTTAAACTCAGACATACGCTCCTTAGCAATCTTTATAGCAGCAGCCTTATTAGGTGCCTCTCCTACATATTTATCTGTAGAAGTACGTACCTCAAATACACGCTTCTTAGTAAGACTTCCCTTAGGAACAATATTATTTATTTCATAAGGACGTGTACGAGTGTCTGGGCAACCAGGCTCTACTACGATCATGTAAGCAATACCATTAACATTGGTAATCTTATCTCGCTCAAAGATCTTCTGAGCAAAATCGGTATAATCATCAGTTGGATTCTTCTTAAAAGTCGAAGTTACATTCTTAATTACATTAAGACCCATCTCACGAGCCTTAGACTTGGCCTCCTCATAAGAGAAAGCATTAATAGTTTCAATTCTCATAATTCATTTACATTTTTTAAATTAAACATCTTTTCTACAAAGGTAGAAAAACTTTTTCTTTTTTCAAAGTAAAACTATACAAATTTTACTTCTTTCTTGTGGCCAAACATTTCGTAATAAGCCACTCTTTTTATGCAATCATATAATTCAGCTTTTCCTTCTTTAAGTGCTGTATTTGTTATAGGAATGCATCTTGTGTTATTTTCTAGTACTGTTTCTACGGCAAGAATATTTGTTTTAAATTGCCACTGTTTTGTAGTATATCCGTACTCATTCTTACAAAGTTCCTCTAACATAATCTTATAAAGAGCCAATTGTCTTGCATAGTGATATTTATAGAAGGAACCGTATTCTTTATTTGTAAACCAAGTAACACAATGTCCAGTAGTCTTTAAATCATTTAAGGTTAAGATTTTATTTTCTGTGTCAATAGTCCAATTATCGAGTTTTCCTTTAAAAGAGAGCTTTACGTATCTATCTTTATATGTAACAAGAAAATCAAGAAATAAAGTGTCTTCATTAAAAGAAGGAAGTTCTTCTAAAAAATCGGAAAGAGGGTGGAGTTTCTGTTGTATAAGTCTATCTTTCTTTAGATTCTCTATACAAATCATTGCTGTATCCCAAGCTTTATTATCCAAAGTAAATACATTATCTGCATAATCTTTTACTTTTTCATAAAATATATCCCCTTTCTCAATTACCGCTGGAAAATACTTTTCTATTTGGTTAACATAATAACTAGCTTCTAAACAAGCTTTTCTCGCAGCTTCTTCTTTAGAGAGACCTTTCTTTATATGCTTAACATATTTATCGCAAGCTAGTCCCAGCTTTGCTGTTGGTTTATCTATTTTAGGAGCTAACTCAAACTCTCCTGGCTGAAGAGTTTGGGTATGTATAACTGTTCCTAAAGATAGACTAGAAGTCTCTATACGTTCTGCTGGACCATAATACTTTTCCATACTACCACCTTGTGAAGGGCATATAGAGGCAAGTTTGGAATTGCTAATATAGTGTTTATATTTTTCTCCAAAATATATTTCATCACTAATATCTGCCCTTCTTGCAGAGTCTGCAATTGGAAAAATGTTAAATTCTGAAAGTTTAATTTGCATTATTTTATCTTTGTGAGTTCGGAAACACTGTTAATCCTATGGTGTCCGACATTATAACGTTTATTTGCTCTTGTAGTTACTAAATAGCAAAAAATTCCGTTGTCTTTACATTCTTTAAAAGTACTAAATTTATCATCGATCATGATAGTAGCTCCTAGTTTCTTTAAAGTATCTATTTTAGATACATTCCAAGGTAAACTGTATATAGGAGCTTTTGGTAAATTATTCTTTTGTATAGCCTCTTGTGTCCATTCCACAGGTATACTACGAGCTGTTACATAATAATCTACCTCAAAAGGAACTTCAGAAATGACAGGCATATTTACCCAAAAATCTTTATCTTTCTGAAGTTCCTTTAAATTATCAGACATATTATAGTCTCCATTCCAATAATCAGATAGTTGTACACCAAATCTTTTTTCATAACTCCCGGTAAAGTCAAATATACAGTCATCTAAATCAACTGCTACTATATTTTTAGTAAGAGGAGTTATTTGTCTATCATCACCTTGTGGATATATAGAGTAATATTCTGCAAGGATAAGAGCATTTGCTGCAACCTCTGCTATCTGAAGCAAACCTTCTTCTGTATAGTCATTTCCCAATTCAAATTCTGTTAAATGTTTCTTAAGAGAGGATAAAACTTCAGTCCAGGAAATTCCGTACTTCCATTCATTTTTATCGTGCTCCTTTAATTTATTTGTAAGCACTTTGTTTACTTCTGTAATTCCTTCTACAGGGAGTAAATCATAACGTATTTTATTCATTTCTTATAGCTTCGAGTTCTTCTTCTGTATAGGCAGATAATTTATAATAAATATCATTAATTTCCTCATACTCGTCTGGGTCTTCTACATAAGATACTGGAACATCCCATGCAGTAATATCACCACATTTCATTTCCACCACAGGATCAGTATCTGGAATATAGTCCCTTAAATATTCACAATACCAACAACAATCATTACAAAGATCTCTATCGGCATATTCTGAGTAATGTAACTCTTCCGGATATTCGTTACTAATAAATTCTCTTCCACAATCTGCACAATAATAAGATTCCCCAATACGGCCGTCTGTATTAGAAAGATATATACAATCATCACAACAAGAGGTACAAAGAGTATTTGTATCTCGACAATAGTATCTAAAACTATCCATATAAGGAAATATTTCATATCCAGGATTAATTTTTAATTCCAAACTTGGATAAAAAGATCTTTCATAATCATCTTTAGGTCCTACAAAATTTTGATCCTCCCCATCGCTAAGAAGAGAATTATCTTCTCTATGGTACCAATGATGATCTTCTGCATACATGATAAAAGCATTATACAAATAATCTACATAAGTATATACTCTATCCATATATGTTTCTCCATTTATTTCCCATATAAGAGCACGCCCTGCAACTTTATCATCTTTAAAGGCTACAAGCATTTTTGCATAATCCTCATAAATAGTAAAGAAAGACTCACAAGTACTATAACGCATGCAACTATTTCCTAAAGTTCCTGTTTCTTGGTAGTAATTCTCTTTGTTATAATACTTTGTAATATCAGATCCTTCTACAATACGAAAATCTATTTCAGATACTTTAGCCTTAAAAAAATTCTGAAAATCCTCGAATTCTTTGCAAGAATATTTCTTTACTAAAAGATTTTGGATTATTCGTGCAGGTTTACCAAATTGACGATTTGTTCTTCCCCATTTATTTTCACTTGTATAAATAGGATCTTTTCCTTTAGGCAAAAATGAAATTAATAATTCATTTTGACGAAAAGTGAGCATTCTGTAATTATCATTAATTAGTTGTGAAATGTTTTTAGAAAAACTTTTATCGAAATTTGGATCATTAAAACTTCTTGCTATTTCGACTAACTCATTAGCAACAAGAAGATCATTAATTATATCACTGTCATTTTCTTCAGAAATAGACAAAAGAAGATTTTTTAAACTATCTGAAAGTAATGGTAACATTTTTTTATTCTATATCTACTGTTTCATCTGAATTAAGACTATTTAAGAACATAGTAGCGAGAAATACAGTAAGATCTATAGAAGAGTCCTTCTTATACTCTCCGAGATCTACATCATAATGCAGAGTTCCTGAACTGTGATCATAATTAAGGTCAATCTTAATTTCCTTCTCTTCGTTCTTAAATGTCACTTGTACTTTTTCCATTTGCATAAGGTTTTATAAGTTTATAAAATAATTGTTTATCCATAATTACAACTTCTCCAACTGAGACTATATTTGTAGTTCTTTTTTCTTGTTTCGATCAAAGTACTACAAAGTCTTCTGCTTTAACAGAAGATTCTGAACGTATTTTAAAATATTGTGGAGTTTGTTGTGTGGCTTTTAATTGTATCTTACAAGGTAGTGTATTATCTACATCATATATATCTACCTTATCTGCATCTTCTGTTCTAGAGTTATTTCTTGTAGTACCTACGTTAAATCCAAGTTCTTTCAGCTCTTTTACTATTTTACGCTCAAAAGTATTTCCTTTTGTACGACAATAGTTTGCGGATCGTTTTTTAGCCATTAAAATAAAAATTTTTAGCTGTGGTTATCAATTTCTGAGTTTCTTCTCTTCCGTATTTTTTATAGAAATCAGAAATATCTTTTGCTTCATACTTTCTTGGTATAAAAGCTACTTTTGTTCCAGGAAATTCTTTTCTAATCTTATTTAATCCGTGGATACCAGCTAAATCATTATCATAAACAATTAAAATATTTTTAAATTTAGTTTTTAATTTCTCATACTGAGCAGGAGTAACAAATAAATTTTCTGAGTTAGGAGCGATTGCTGTAATTCCAAATTCATATAAAGTCATACAATCTTTAAGAGATTTTGTAATTACTAAATACTCTCCACCTTCTTTTGGTAATTGGGCGGCTCCTTGTATTTTAGTTGCTTTCCAATTAGAAATAAATTTATATTTCTTTTTCCCAGGAAAGTAGATTTTTCAATTTTCTACTCCATCTTTTGTTCCTCCAAAATAACCAAAAATCTTTTGCTTACTTGTTTCTAAATGAAATAAAGTACCATTTAATCATATGTTCTTACAAGAAAAGACCCTAAAGTGTTTTAGAGTCTTTTCTGTAATCCCATATGTTTTCCATCAAGCGAGTTCGTAATCTTGGAAATCTCGTATTTCTACTTGTATAATACTGGTTTTATTTTCTTCCAATATACTACCTGAGTATTCCATTTTAGGTTTATTTACTTTAAGATTTTCATTTTTTACAATCCCAAAGTCATTCGCTATAATCTGAAGAGCTTTCATATAACTGCATTGGAATTTCTCCATAACTACAGATATAGCATCTCCAGAAAATGCTCCAGAAAAGTCCTTAAAAATAATCCTTCCATTACGCGCTCTATAAAAAGCACAAGTGGGAGAATTATCATTTCTTAATGGACTTTTAAATAAACCTTTTTTTACTGGAATACCTAAATAATACTCCAAGATTTCCTCTTCACGAACTTTATTATAAATAAGCTCTTTAGAAAGAATAACTGGAAAAGTTATTTCCATCTCTTAGAACGGTAAATCTGAATCTGAAGAAGAATCCGAACCGTTAAGATCATCAAGCATAGAGTTTACTGTATCTGTAGTGGTAGAAGTAGACATCTGCGTTGGCTTAGCTGCCTGTGCTGTCTCAATTTGCTTAAGCTCACGTGCTGTAAGAGTAAGATCCTTTCCAATAATACGAGTGGAAATTCCAAGCTGTCCATCTTTAGTAAGACGAGCCGGAAATGCAGGAAGATTTGCGTAACCCTTACTATTAGGAACAAGCTTAATTTGTGTCTTTGTTCCAATGCCCGGAGCAGTCATACTAGCAACCGCAGCTACTACTTGTTTAAAGCTACCAGAAAGCTTCTTTTTGCCTTCATTAAGCTCTTCAAAAGCTGTTGGAGCAATTGCCTCAAGCAACTCTCGTACTATAATAAGAAAATGATCGAGAGGAGAAGGTGTAAGTCCCCACTGCATTTCTTGGCGCTCATTAGAACGAGGCTCAAAAATCTTAGCCTCATAGTCTCCATAACCATCAATATCAAACTTCATAGCCATATAAGCAAGATCCTCACCACTCTGAGTTGTCTGCTGGCCATATTCAACGCCCTTAAAAGTAGCGTCCTTTATACCAAATGAAAGAAATTTACCTGTCTCTTTTGCCTTAAGGGCCTCATCAAAATTAAAATTCATACTTGTTTTAAATTAAATTGTTAAGATATTCTTCTTCTTCTTCAAATGTTTCTTCAGAGGTAATTTCGGGTTCCTCTATTTTAACCATTTTAAAATAATGTTTAAATGGTTCTAGTTTAAAATAATTTCCATATTGGAGCAAAATGTCTCTTTGTGCTCCTCTATAGGAAACCGTGTTAGATTTCGTTAATCTGTTTCCGTCACAAGCAAATAAAGAGGCTCTTCCAATTACTGGAAAAGTCTCTTCTGCATTCTGTGATCAATAATTTACTGCAATTCGATCATTAGCTTTAACACCAAGAAGTTGTGTAGCCTCTTTGTTTAAAACTAATTTATTATTCTGCACTTTAATAGTTGCTTCCATTACTTGCTATTAAGAGATGGATAGATTCTTTCCCAATGTGGAACAAAAGAACCATCCTCTTTACGTTCTGCTACTATAATATCTTTATTTGCGAGATGTTGGGGTCTTGCTCCAGTAAGTACTTCTCCATCAGTTCCAAACTGTATACAAAGATCACTATTTTCATTTCGGTGCACGAAACCGATTGCGTCTGACTTTGCAGCTAAAATTCTCGAAGTTTTCATTTTGTTATCTTAAGAGTTTTTTATCTCTTAATTCTTATAATTTCTCATAAGATCAGCATATATATTTATCTTTTTAAAAAGATAACGAACACTCGTGGAGGTATTTTATTCTATAAAATATATAGTTTCAACCTCTATGCGTTACGATGCTAAAAACCCGTTACGTTTTTTAGTTATCTCGGTGTTAGCGTGCACTGTATCAAAATCTATATTAAAATATTTATTTATTCAGTGTTTAGCCTTCTCCGATATTGTTCGTTCATAATCTCTGTAATCACTTACAGAGACGGCAAAATTATGATGCTTAGCATAAAATTTGTATTTTTCAAATTTTCGATCTAAATAAATAGAAGCATCATTATATATAAGATTTAGTAATTTAACAGAATTAGTTTTATTGAATTTTACTTCTAAAGTATTATCTTTATAAGTTTTATTTTTATAAATAGATCCAAAAATTTCTTGTGTTTTGAGGAACTTCAGTAAAGAAAATATAAACTCTTTTGTTCCAATAAAACTAGTTTTAACTGTGAAACGAGATTTAATAGTATCACTAAAAGTGTGGGATAAACAACCATCTCCATCAAAATAACCTCTAATAAAAGGGATTAAAAATTCTGTTGGAACTTGGTTTTCTTTTGGAAATTCTAACCTTAAAGACTTTTGCGGAAAACAACCTAAAGAAATTAAAGTTTCTTTAAAATGTTTATTAGAAATAGAAAATCTACACCTTCCAAATGTACCTATTTTAAAGTCTAAAGCAATTTTGTTTTCTGCATTTAAAAAACTTTTAAACTTATACAAATGTTTTGCATCTAAAAGTTGTAAAGATAATTCTAGAGAATTATCTCTACTTCCAACACAACCATCTGCATATAAAAACCCTAACCAGTATGCCTTTTCTTCAGTATCTATATTATCAAATATAGTAGAACAAAAAGAACATGGAGTTGTATTTCCTCCGTTTTCATTAATAACGTTTGCCAAAACAGTTTTATTAAAACCGTAGATTTTAATTAAATCGTTAACGGTATACCCATCATTAAATTTTTTAACTATGTCAGTAACAGTTTCTTTATTTAATAAAGAATAATCATATTTTCTTGAATTATAATCTATTCTAAGTTTTTTAAATTTCTGTGTAAAAAGACTACTTGAAAGGTTATATTTTTTAGCTATATTTTCAAAAGTTTCTCCTTTATATTTTAAACTTAAAGCTTCCTTTAAAATCTCTTTTGTTATTTTTTGTTTAGAATTTTTCTTTTCTGTAAAATAATTATCTATTATATATAAATCTACTTCTTTTTTATCTATTTTTAAAAAATCTGAAATTTGTCTACTTGACAAACCTTCTAAATAAAGTGTACTAATAGTATTTTCCATATTCGATTATTTTATAAATACAAATATAAAAATACTTTTTATTTTATGCAAAAATTTTACCTGTTAAATCGAGAGTTTTTAAATTACCATTTGTGCTTTCTGAAAGTGCAGCATCTTTAACGTGTCCACAAATTATAATATTTGGGGCACAAGAAGCAATTTTGTTAATAATGAGTTCTATTGAGGATCTCCAAAATGAAAATCCCGAACCATTAGGAAGAGCTGCGGGATCTTTAACATTTGCATATTTCTCAGAAAACATTGGGGAATCTTGGTAGAGTTTAATTGCTAGAGGTTTAGCCATTTCCTCTACTGCTGTAATAGTATCTATTGTAATATATTTGTATGGACATTTGGCCTCTTTTATAGCTGTACAGATTTCATTAAGTTCTTTAATAGAATTAACTTTCATTTTAAGTGCAGAAACATAATCAGAACCGTTTTCAAACATTTATATTCCATGTAATTCGCAACATTACATGCGCTTTTGGCAGCTGCATGTCGCCATGCAGATTAGACTATATCATTCTCCATTTCTGGAGACCCCCCACTTCCATCACCATTAGCTTGTGATGTACTCTCTTGCGAGATAGTCGTTAAACTTTTATGATGATATATTTTATATATATGTTTATAAAAAGTATTTATATCATAATTTAATTTCATTCTATTGCACATTTCACAACATGGGACACAATTTTCAATAGTATATCCAGAATTTGAATTTTTTCTATCTATTCCATTTGTAAAAATAGGAACTCCTGTTTTATTATAACGTTTTAATGACTGTACTTCGTGAGGAGGATTTCCGCAATAAAAACAATCTTGTAAAATTAAATTATTAAATTCTTGTCTTGTTAATTCAAAACCAAAATTACGCATAATTGCGTTTTGTTTATATGAGTTGTATAAAACATTATATACGGCATTTTCTGATGGAATAATATTATTTCCACAGCACTTTGAACAGCGCGTATTTTTAGTGTCAGAATAAATTGCATCTCAACGTAACACTAGTTTTGCGCCACAATTTTTACATACAACATCATAATAAACACGTCTTTTATTTTGATTACTTCTCTCAAAATTAATACCAACAACTTTATATGTTTTATTTTCATAACCAATGTGAGATTCTCTTTTTGTAATAGAGAGGCACCTTTTGCACATTCTAAGTTTTTGGTTTTTTCAATCTGACCTATATATCTTTTTTAGAGATCCACATTTTTTACACTCTACTATGTAAAAATACATATATTTGCCATTTACTTTTTGCGAAATGCTTTTTATAACATTGTAAAAATCAGATTGAAATTCTTTATTAGATTGATAATCAACATCTTCAATTTTAGTTTCTACTTCTTTTCCTTTATATAAACATAATTTTTCTATATCATTCATACTTAGCTTTTGATTAACTGTTAAACATACTTAAAACCATTTACAAATATACAAAAAAATATTTTTGAAAATGGGAATAAATATAACAGTTTTTCCAAAAATTCAAGGGGTTTGCTATAATCATTACTGATTATAGGGACTTTATTACAAATCCAAAATTAAATTTCCTTCAAGAGTAGAAAGAATTGTTGTTTTTCCAACCTTTGGTAATCCAAAAAGGATTAAGTATTTAGGATCTTGAGTAGTAGCAGGAATTTTTGTCGTAGGTAATGTTATAGCCATTTTTTAAAATTCATATGAAATAAATTTTTTTGTAGAACTGTCTGGTTCTACGATCTCTTGTTTATTTGGGTTTAAGGACATATAGTCCAATGGATTTTTAATTTCTTCTGGTTTTGGTAATTCTCTGAAGAGACCGATTTCTCCAAAAAAGTTTACTGGAATAGACTTATCAGAAGGGCCTGTACGGTTCTTTATGATCTGCAAAAATCTAATTCGATTTCTAAAGCCCGTAAAACCAAAACCGTTGTCTTCTGAAATTATTGGATAACCAGATTTAGTTTTTAATTTAAATTTTATAGGATTATAGACTCCTATACATAATTCTGCATCATTTCCAGTATTGCCACTATCTTTAAGGCCGTCTAGACTACAGTCTGTCATATCCATTTTAATTTTATCGGAGGATGCAGAATTTCTATTTTCTTGTTGTAAAATTACAAAAGAAACACCACATCTCTCTCTTAAAGATACTGCATACTGGGAAACTAAATCTATTTCCTGTTTTTTAGTATGTCCATCACAACAAAGTAATAGACCTATATGATCCAGAACAACTGTTACAAACTGCTCTGGATTGTTTTTAATATATATTTTTCTTCTTCCATCTTCAGATTCTTTAAATGTCCCTCATTCTTCTAAAAATGTCATTATTTTAGAATAAAAGTTTTTTGAAGAAAGATTAGTATCTATTATTATAAGTTTTTCAGAAATAGATTCTAGTCATTTTCTTCCCTTACATATATAATTGTAAAATTCGTCATTTAAAGGCTCTTTTCAAGACATTATAGAGGAGTAAGGTATTATTACTCCAAATTCCTCATAAACCCATAAACAGAGGAGTTTGCTGAGCAAAACATCTGCTCCTAATTCCAAAGAAAAATAAATATATTTAAGATCTTTTTCGGGATTATCTTTTAATGGGCGATAAATATAATTATATAAAGCTACGGAAGTCTTTCCGGAACCCGAAAGTCCAAAAATAAGTGTATAAACACCTTTTTGGATTCCTCCTGTATATTTATCTAATTTAGGTATACCTGTACTCAATCCAATATTTTTTCCAGCTCTACCTTCATCAATTTTCTTAAAAAGTAAATCTACATTAGTCATCTGTTAAAATACTATCTTGGTATATAGGCACCATTTCTGGATTATCTCTAAGTTCTTTCAAATTATTCCACTGATTAGAAATTACAAAATTTAAAATTCCAAAATTAAGTAAATTATTTTCTTTAGCTCAATTAAGAATTCCCATTACTTCTTTATGTTTTTCCGGATTACTACCTATTTGTGTAGCATAAAAATTAAAAAAGTCATCTAAAGAAGCAAATCTTTTAGAAACATCTTTCAGTGGAACATATTTTCCCTGTATATTTAAAAATGAAGGATAAGCATTAAGTAATTCTTGGCCCATCTCTCCAGAAAATTTATATCACTTTTTTAAAAAATTTTTATTAAACTCTATATCATTAGGTATATAAGATTCTGGATTATAAGATTTAAGGATTACTCCTTTTTCCTTTAAAGAAGAAAATAAGTCTCTAAGTCTTTCTCTTCCTCCATTATTAAATCACTGTGAAAAATAAGTAGCATTACCCTCTTCGTCTCTTGCTAAGAGGGTTATATAAATTAAAAGCAGCTCATCTGCTGTGAGATTGTAAGCTGACATTAAATTTAAAATCGTATTTAGTTCCAAAAATTACTATTTAAGTCATTTTAAAATCTATAAGTTTTATCTTCTGTTCACTCTCTTTGTCGAGAGTTTATTTCTTCTCCATTTAATACTTTGTCTAAGTCTGTAGAGTCATTTATAGTTATATACTCTGTTGTGCTACTGTTATTAAACCATTTTACTTCCTGAGTTCCTTTAATGGCCAATGTAAATATTTCTGCAACTTTATTAGGTGCAAATCTACAACAACGACCAGTTTTTTGGACACTAGAAATTTTAGAACTATTCACATTCATTATGATTCCTGTTGTAAGTCCTTGAATATCTACCTACTGCTAAAAGCTTTCGCTTTCCAAAAAATTGTTTACAGTCTGGACTATATCTTCACCCTAAAATAGGGGTACCTGTATCTAGTCTCTAGGGCTGAGTCTTTAGCTCTTTGCCTCGTTAAGTTAGCATGCTTTTAAAAAGTTTAGCTTTCAACGATATCCAGGTATTATACTATAATAAATTACTTTATTACACGGCGTATTTATATTTAAAACTTAAGTTTCCATTTAAAACCATGAGCTTCTTGTTGTTGTCCTTTACAACATCTAAAAATTGAAGCCCAACTTTTATTTAATACACGACTTGCTTCCATTACTGAAGGATATTCTGCTATAAATTCATCATCTAAAGTATATTGAAGAACAATTTTAGATTTTAAAAAATCTTCATATTTTTTACGTTTTTCATAAAAATCTTCCATGGAAGAACAAATAAAATGATTCTTAGCAAGAAAAGAATTTCCATGGGCATTATGCCCTTTCATCGCACAACGTAAATTACTGATAGATCCCCACTTTTTACTTTGACCGGCTTTAGTTAAAGAAGGAAATCTATCTAAGATATTTCCTTCTAAATCTATTATTAAAACTTCTTTATATTTAGCTTTATTAAGAGATTTTTTAACTTTTTCTAAATCTTCTTTAGTAACAGGCTCTCCCTGATATCTTCAGATTTTACCATAAGCATAATTTCGTTTATGATTACATACAGCAGAAATACCACTATAGTGTTTTATCCCAGGCAGAGCTTCCACCATAGATGAAAAAGTTTCTATATAATTACCTTGTAAATCATAGCAATCTATTGGAGTACCAATTGCATAATATTCACCACCGATAGTTGTATTTGCTAAATCTAAAGTTTCTTTATACTTTTTAATATACTCTATTTCTAGATTAATTATTTTATAAATATCTTCAGATTCTTCTAATTTAGTGATTATAGGAGTAATACCTTCTTCTTTTAAAGTATGTATTCAACGTGTCTTTTTTGTATCTGCGGTGTCTTTTAGATGGTACATTAATCTTTGTTGTAAATTACAAGTAATTCCCACATATTTAGGAACATTTGTTCTAGGATCATTAAGTGTGTATAAATAAAATTTTTTCATTAAATGTCTTTTAAATTAGATTTTTTGGTTTACCTTCATTCAACATACGACTCGAAGCGATTCATCCTTTCTCCGCAACATTAAATTCTTCTATAATTTTTTTATTTTCAGAAGTTTTTTGTGCAGAGTATAAAACCTTTCCCCTTTTAATTTCTTTTGCAAATTTTATAGTAGGACAAAATAAAATACCTTTAGTATTCGGTTTTGCATCTATTATTCTTCTACAAATTTCTATTTTCTTAGGATGGTTTTCTATAAAGGATTTCCTTGCATGTAAAGCCTTCATTCAACAGGAACTCATTTGTAAAACAGTTTTTGGATCAGAACCTATTTCTTTAGCATATTTGTTGCGAAAGCGTCAGTTTTGCAAGCAGTTCATAGCTGTATCAAACTGAAAGCCAAAGAACGCAAAATAGCTATTAAATTTTCTATCTAATTCTTTATATGGCTGTAAATCAACATCTAAGAGAACTAAATAGTTTTTAACTGGAGCTACTCAACCTTCTTTAGTTGCTTCTGTTAAGGTTATCTGATCACATACTGGTGCATATTGTTTAAGGATTTCTCCTCTACCATCTAATCTATCTATAGTGGCAGTTAAGCATAAAAGCATTCTATAACTAACTGTAGTAAAGATAGAAAGGAGGGTTGTAGCGGCCGCACCATGTGCTTCCAAAACTCTTTATACTTTCATATAAAGTCTGACTATATCTTATTTATAATTTTTATTTTTTATAATTTTATTACCATTGGGTAATATACCTTTAGTATTTTTATCCTTTTTGTATAAAAAATTAGAAGAGCAGTTATATTTTTTCAAAATATCTTCAACTTTTAAATACCTATCTATTATATTTTCATTTTTATCTATTTCAAAAAATCTAAATGGAGAATTTAAATCAAAGTCGGCTTCTTTTTCAAAAGATCAAAATGAATTTTTATATAATCTTTTCTTTCTTATAGCGTGTCTTAAAGGAGAAGAATTTTGTATATTATAATACCTTTCTATACTCTTTATACTTTCATGCATTTTTACAAACGTACCGTTCTTATCAAACTGATACACTTTCTTTTTAAAACTTTCAAAGTTAGGAGTGGTATTAACATAAAAATTTCCATTTTTATAATCATTTTGTTTTACTCAGTAATAACCAAATGATTTTTTAGTACTAACGTTTTTAGAAATAGCATTTGATATAGCAGTTTTACTTTTTCCTCCAAAAAATCGAATTGCTTCTACAGCTGAAGAAAATTCTAAAACTACATTTAAATTATCATCTAAAGCATATACTGGAATTTTATGAGCATCTATACTTCTTTGCAACCCTTCTTTATTTCTCATTTCTTTTGTTACTATTCCGGAGCCGCCTTTTTGGATATTTAATAATTTAAACCCTTTGTTTTGATATTCTTTAATTCAATACTTTTCTGTTTCCTCTCAGACAGCTTCTTCACAACAATCTATTTGAGAAATAATTATATCATTTCCAGCTAAATATTCCGAATACATTCATTTATGAACTGCGGTAGATCTCTTATTTTTATGCAGAGCACAATATTTATGCCCACTTAATCTTTGTTTTAAAGTACGAGTAGTAACGCCTACGTATCTAATATTAGATATATCTTTTGTTGTAGATAAAGTATAAAAATAATAAAGTTTTTTCATTTTTTAATTAAAAATTATAAATTTTACTGTTTCCAGAATTTTATTCTGTACTCCCATTTGGGATAGTCGATGAACCTTCTTCTAAATTAGAAGCTTGGCTGCGGATTATCCAATTTCTTTCTTTTTTACTATACTGAGGTAATTATTCTCACCATTATATATATTTCTATTATAATTTAGTAGAAAGAACTCTAAGGAAGTTCCCGACAATTAAGTAAATTTAAAGTCAACAAAGCCTATTTATCGACTATTAGCAAATCAACAGTATATGTATGCCTAACTATTGTATTTATCACTACAACTTCACAATTTTCTATATTAAACTTTTGGAGATTTTCTATTCATTGGTTTTTCAGATAGTTGGTTGGAACGCTGATTAAAATAGAAGCTTCTGGATTCTTTCTTAATAATAGCTGTATAGCCATTATAGCAGTGCGGGTCTTCAGTAATGTTATCCTAAAGGTTTTTTATCCTTTAGTTCTATAAGTTACCTTATAGCTCGGCGTACATTTTTACCCACTTATTTCAGTTGGGGTATTGGACACTCTTGGGGAAATTATATTCTATTTTTAGGTTCATTCCCTACGCTCTACGGTGTTTAACTATATTACTAGTTAAATTACCTCGGTATTGTCCTTTTGGAGTTTTACCGATTTTGCCCAATAAAAACTTCTTATTCCTAAGAAGCTAGGCTTTTATTATTTCGATACCTACGCCCGTACCGTATTCGAGCGTTCCGATAGCTCCGGCTTCTAATCAGCGTTTAATTCCTAATTTCTGTCTTTCTGTTCTGTCCATTAAAATGTTTTGGTACAATTCATACAGTCCATATCTGAACAGGTGTCACAAGGAAGAGGTTCAAACAGATAATCATGTGTATTATATGAGAAATAGTCATTATACTTCAACAGAGATCTATCAAGATCTTTATTTGGAGCAAATTCTACTTTATATGGTTCTTTATCTTTAAGAGTATTTATTAATTCTCTCATAAGATAAAGACAATTATGTAATTCAACTGTATTACAAGTTTCATTTACCGTATGCTCATTATAATACCCACAAGAAATATTAATTCCAGAAATACCACACCAAAAGGCAATTTCTCCTATATCGGTAAAAATACCATTTGTAGTAGAATAATTATACCTTTTAATTATAGGTGTTATATCTTCTACAAATTTATCTGAAACAATTTTTCTTCCATTTGTAAAAGTGATTATGTTAGAGTTCCCTCTTCTGTCTGCCTGTAAAAAGAAATTTACATTATTAAAGAACTCTGTGTTTTCAGTAGCTACTACAGCTCCAATTCCTCCTATTTCTTCTTGTGTTGTAAAACAGATTTTAATATTTGGCATAATATCGAGTAATCTCAAAGCACAATAAATACCATTAGAATCATCTGCCATTAAACCACAAGGAGCCTTTGTTTTAGCATCTCTGGCTGTAATAAAATTTCCTTTCTGTACAAGCTCTCTTTCAAAATCATAATCAAATACAGTGTCCATATGCGCTATGATACAAGGCATATAAAGAGGATTTGTAGTATTCTTAGTTATAAACAGATTTTTTTCATTATCTATTTCTATGTCTACATTTTTCAGATTCCTACAATAATTTAAAATAAAATTAAGCATAGGAGCTTCTGTTTTAGACCCTCTATTAATCAAATAAAGAGTTCTTAAAAGGTGTAAATTTATTTTCATTAATGTATTCAATGATTTCCTACACTAGCTTCAGCTGGTATAGGTAATTTATGTACTAAAACTGCTGCTGCATTTTCCATAGTTTGTTCTAATATTTTTGGAAAATCTTTATTTTCTTCTGGAAAAGTACAAACAATTTCATCGTGTACTGCGGCAACAATTTTAATTTTATTAAAATAATTATTATCTATTATATAGTCAAATAAATTCTTTAAGGCTATTTTTAATATTACAGCTCCAGAACCTTGTGTTACTGCATTTCTAGCCATTCTTTCCCAATAGGCACCTGTTTTTCGATGCTCATTTTGTTGTTCTTTAGAAAATGAGTTATATCCTCCATATTTCATTAGTTGTTCTTCTTTATATCAGTCCTTTCAATCTGCTCAGTGCATTCGATTTCCCGAATATGGATCTATAATAATATAACCATGAGATTTAACAAATAAAGCTCCTTTTCTTGCAAAATCACAAGTTGCCTTCATGTTTTTTTGGTAATTATTATAAATTTCTTGTGCTCTTTCTTCCGAACACTGAACAATAGATTTTATAGGGCCTGTGCCTCCACCAAAAGAAAGTGCAAATTCTGGACCTTTTGCTAACTTTCTTCACTCTGGATACTTTTCTTTAATGTCTTTTACCGGAACTCCTTCTAGCTCTTTAGCAAAAAAAGTCTTTGCAAATACACTATGCACATCTCCACTTCCATGTAAAAACTCCTCAAGTAGAACAGGTTCATTATAAATTTCTGCTGCCAAACGACTTTCCTCAGCGCTGAAATCTGCACTTACCATTAAATGCCCAGGAGGAGAGATAAAACAACTTCTAGTTTCTTCGTCCGCAGGTAATTGTTGTAAATTAACTTTAGGACAAGCACCCTTAGGTAAATGCTTATACTGAGCGAGTTCTTCATCTGGATGTGTACCTTCACCACAGGACATTCTTCCTGAGGCAGTTCCTATTTGTCTTCAAGTAGTATGTATACAATTAGTAAGAGGATTTACTGCATTTATATGCCCATATCCAAATGAAGAGACTTCCTTTGCAGCTTCTTTATATGCAAAATATAATTTTAAAAATTCGTCATTAATTCCCTTCTGAGGTTTTAATGCTTTTTCCATTACAGAGTCTTTATCTTTTCCTGTTTTCTTATCCTGAGTGGAAGTATCAAAACCTAAATACTTAGCCAAAGCTGTTACTTGTGCTGGACTATTTCAATCTATTATACAAGAAGGTTTATCAGAAAAACCAGAAAAAAGATCTCCTTGTGGATCTAAATAACAAAAAGGATTATTTCCTTCATTTAAAGAAACTACAAAATTATTTAATTGCTCTTTATACTCTACAACTAATTTTTTATTTTTAATAATTTTTTCTTCCCATTTCTTAGCATCAAGACAAATACCGCAATATTCTAAATAGGCAATGGCAGGAACGGCTTCACATTCTATTTGTACGCCTTTAAGGCAATTTTGTCGTTTTGCTTCAGCATACTGTTTTCACATTATTTGCTCTAAATAAGTTACATCTCCTGCTCCATAAACAATTACTTCTGCATCTATTCCTCTTCAACGTATTTGCCCTCTAACAGTTTTATCTATATCTATACCAAGATATCGTTCAGCACAAGCTTTTAAACTATAACTTATATAACCAGGTCTATAACCTAAATATAAAAGTTGTTCTGCAATCATAGTATCGTAAATTTTTCTTGGAACAATTCCTTGTTTATAAAGAAACTGTAAATCAAATTTACCATTATGACAAACAAGCATTTTGCTTTCCAAGAACTCTTTAAATAGGTGTATATCTACAGTAGTACAATCTATAACCACTCTAGTATCTATTTTATCAGAACCTATCTGAAGAGTCATTAACTGTTTTAAATGAGGATTTAATCCATCTGTTTCAGTGTCAAATTGTACTAATTTTATATCTTTAAATAAATCTAAGACCTCTTCGACTGTAGTAAGTCTATATCTACTGTCTTCTATTAAAGGTGTCTGATTACTTAAATATAAAATCATTACTTTTGTTCTGAAGAGTATAGTGAAATTTCTCTTTCCTTAGCTACTTCTTCTATTTGTGATTTCAGTTTCAACCATTTCTCAATAAAGAAATCAGTATCGTAATCAAGAAGTACAAATATCTTGTCTCTAAGTAAAAGAAGAGTATCTGTTGGAAGGCTCGAGAACTTTGGAAGTTCTGTAAGATGTATAATAGCTCTAAATTCCTTGTAAGAAAGTCCATGAGAATTAAGTTTCAGTTTAGTTCCTACTGGGAGCATAAGTCTTTCCTTAATTACATTAATTCATGGTTTTTTGTTTCCATTATCATCGTACTCCGTAAGATCTTTCTTTTCAGCATCTGTTAGCCAAATACCTTGTGCAAGGATAAAACTATCAGTAAGCATTTTGCGATTAAATACTCCCAATCTATCTAAACAGGCATCTAAAAGTTGCCCAATGGTGACAGTTTCAAATTCTCTCGGTGCATTAGAAAATACGGTAGTAACTGAATCTGTAGAACTCAAATTATTAGCTCGTTTACTCTCTCTAAGAAAATCGATAATTTGGATATTTGTTTTAAGACAATCAATGTTACATTCGTAAAGCAAATAACGCATGAACAACTCTGCATTACAACTAGCCATATAATTCTGTATATTCTTCTTTACTTGGTACTTACCTGGTGTAAGTTTACTCTTATTATAAAGCATTTCATTTACATGATTATAAGCTTTTTGTAGAGCTTTTGGTGTCATTTCTATAAGCTTTACTTCTGTACCATTATATGTCTTTCATACATACATATTAACTGAGTTAAGTGCTGTATTAAGTGTTTCTCCAAATTCTGTCATCTTCTTTATATCTTTCATATTAAAAACTATATTCTTTTACATTATCTTTTATTTGTTTTACAAAGTTCATAAAATAAAGGTTATCATACTGGATTTGTTTATCTTCACCTGTTATTTTATCTTTATAAATATCTCCTTTTTTAACATCTTCGTATTCTAAAAAACCTTCATCTCCCACACGTAAATCTTCTGGTTCTTTTCAATTTGGACATCTTGTAACAGTTAAATATCTATATAAACTGTTTTCTGCCTCATCAATATTCTGAAATACATATTTGGAGTAAAGGTCCTTTCTAATTGCCATTACTTTAGCTTTAATGACTCTCTTTTGTAGCATCTTCTATAAGATAATCTAAAGCGTCCTCAATAGCAACAATGGACTGTTTCATAAGACTAATTCTTTCCTTAAGGATTTTAATATAACTCTCCTTAATAGAAGCTTCTACTTCATCAATTTTTTTAAATTCCATATAAACTTATTCTATAAGCAACTAAGTGTAAATCTAAGTGATAATAATTCTCGATTAATGTGTATAAACTACTAGAAATAGTAAATTTTCTATTATTTATCCACATTTTCATTTGAAAGTCATCGTTAGTTAAGAAATACCTCTGAAAATCACTTTCCTGAAACTGGATTAAACCTTCTTCTATAATAACATCTGTTAACTCATGCAAATAAACAGTAACTATTTTATCGTTATATTTATCTGCTTTTGTTAATAGGAACTCAATTCTTCTATCTAGTTTTAAGTCAGATGGATTTTCATGAGGAATATCTAAATACCAATGATTTCCTACTTTTTTAAATACTAATTGGAACATCTTCTTCTAAATTAAGACACTGTGCGGCATGAACTGCTAATAAATCAGCTAACTCATTATATTTGTTTTTATTATGCCCCTTTACTCATATAAAGTTAACTGTATGAAAGTCAAGTAAATCAATGATCTCAAATCACAAGTCTAAGTTTTTCTTAGAATAATCATGCTCTTCAAATCATTTATATACTTGTTTTGCATTAATAGAATTAACTACATACTGAGAATCTGAATAAATGGTGAGAATAGAGGGAGTTTTAAAATATTTTAAAGCTTCTAAAACTCCCTTTAGTTCCATTCTATTATTTGTAGTATGTTTACAACCACAATAAAGTTTCTTTATAATAGTATCGTCTTTTATAATAATAGCACTTCAGCCACCACATTCTATAGAAGCTTGGTAAGAACCATCACAATAAATGGTATAGCTATCCATTAAGGTTAATAGGATATACCATACTCATAACTTCTTCCTCTATAAGCTTGGCAGTAGACATAAAAGTATCACTTACATGCAAAGTAGGAGGAATCTTAACCACTTTAAATGGTTTATTTAGAGCACGAGAATAAGCAATATCTCTACCAATTCTTTTATCAAAATGGTCTCTTGCACTACATCTAGAAACTCCAAAATACATAATATTAGTATTAGTATCCCAAATGCCACAAATAGTAATCCTTGGAAGACTCTTAACTTGTAGAGGTTCGCCAGTAGCAAGCAGTTCTCCTCTGTCAGAAATAAGGCAAGGTATATTTGCTAGCTTATACTCTCTGCCATAATAAAATCGTTCTTTCAACATTTTTCTTTCTTTTTATAAAGTAAAACTAATCGAATTATAATAGTTATAGTTACTGCTTCTAAAATCTTATTTAAACCTAATAATACTGCTATACTTGCAGAGGCCCAGACTAGAATTGCAGTAGTTAAATTATGGACACTTTTGTCCTTAAAAATTAATCCAGCTCCTACGAAAGAAATACCAGAAACTATTTGTGCAATAACATGGTAATCAATTCCTCCAGAAGGCATATAAGCTGAATATGTAAAACAATAAGCTCCTAACATTACTATACATAATGAGCGGAAACCTATTGCTTTACCTGCCTTTGCTCTATCCTGTCCTAAAAACCAAGAAATAGCAAGTATTAAAATTAAGTTTAAATAGAACATTTTGTCAAAAGTACTAAAATCTCTTTAGTTTTCTTATCTCTTACAAAGCCTGTAATTACAAAAGAATTAAAAAGAGAATCTCCTACTCCTAAGAAAGGGCCCCCATCGAAGTCAATTGCTTGTATATCATCAAGATTTCCTATAATACGAGAAACTTCTGTAGCTACGTATCTTGCTACATCACCTTTAATATCTTTATAAATAAGTTCTCTTTTAAATGAACTATAGGCGTGACCTAAATTATGAAGATATATTTTTTCTGGAAATTGTAACATTACTGAACAATAATTGGGCTGATTACACAAGAAATAGAAAGGTATAAATTTGCCACAGAAACGGCATTTTTAAGAGCATGTTTGGCTGCTTTGGCAGGATCTATTATCCCACTTCTATAAAGGTCTGTAATGAGGTTATTTTTGGCATCATATCCAATTTTATCAGTAAATTGAGAAGTATATTTCTCAATCTCTTTTTCTGTAACAATGCCGTTATTCTTAAACAGTTGGTGAAGTGGGGCAAGTAAAGCATTTCTAAAGATTTCATAACCAAGTTTAACATCTAAATCACTTGGATAATTTTGGTCCAGATAATTATAAATGTTATAATAAGTTAATCCTCCTCCTACTACAATTCCTTCTTCTATAGCAGCTTTAGTAGCAGCAACTGCATCTTCAACTCTATCCTTCCTTTCTTTAAGTTCGAGTTCTGTAGTTCCTCCTACATAAATTCTAGCAATACCTCCAGTAAGTTTAGCAATTCTCTGATTAAGAAAATCAATCATAAAACTGCCATCCATAGTGGCATCTGCCTTAATTCGAGCAAGATCTTCTTTAAGTTCTTTTACTCTATTATCAATATCACCTTCTCCTCCTATAATAGTAGTAGTATCCTTATTTACGATTACTTTTTTACACTGACCTAAATCAGAAATAGTTATATCTTCTATTTCCAATCCCATATCATAATTAATACTTCTACCTTTAGTAAGAATGGCAATATCTTGCAAAAACGCTTTTCTATATTCTCCAAACGTTGGAGTTTTAACTGCACAAAGTTTAATTACTCCATTTAATACATTTAAACGAAGAGCTTCTAGAACATTTTCACTATAATCAGAAGCAATTAAAAGAATAGCTTTATTTTCAGAAGCAACTTCATTTAAAAGAGGAGCTATACTAGACATCTTTGTAATCTTTTCCTCTGTAATAAGAATATAAGGATTTTCAAGAATACAGGTATCTTTAATTACATCGGTTACAAAATGATTAGAAATATATCCTTTATCAAATTGCATTCCAGTAGTTACATCCACATAAGTCTGATAATTAGTAGATTCGTCTACAGAAATTACTCCATCTTTACCAATTTTCTTAAACGCTCTAGCAATGATTTCTCCAATTTCATAATCATTATTTGCTGAAACAGTAGCAACGCTTTGCAAATCATTTTGCTTTATAGATCGTGCTTCTTTCTTTATATATTCAAGTGCTCGTTCTAGACCAAGAGAAATACCTTGCTGCAATTTAGGAAAATTAGAGTCTGTAAGAACTTCATCTCCTCTATTTATAAGATCTTGTGCGAGTATGGTACTTGTGGTTGTAGCATCTCCTACAGCAGTTAAAGTTTTAATGGCTGCTTGTTTTATAAGTTGTGCTCCAGTATCTTCAAAGGAATCACTCAAATTAATTTCTTTTGCTACAGAAACCCCATCTTTAGTGAGTTTTATTTTTCCATTAAGATCTTTAATCACAACACACTTTCCTTTAGGCCCTAAAGTGGATTTAACTGCTTCAGCCACAGTATTTATACCAGCTTTAATCTTTTTTCGTGCATCTTGTTCAAACAATAATTCATTAATCATTAGAAACCCATTTTTTGTGTTTTCACATTACAATCAGTATCATTATAATTATAAATTTCTGCCAAGGTCATAGGAACTGTACTCTCTGGATGATTCAATTTTTTCAAAAGAGCATTTGTTTTCTTTAAACACAATGGCTTAAATTCATAATTAGCAAAACAACGACCTTTTCTTAAAAGAGCTGGATCAATTTTGTTAATATCGGCATTAAAAGTACAAATAAACTTTATATTAAAAATATCTGACAGCAACCCATCTGACATGTTCAATATATTAGCTATAGCACCATTAAAGTTAGTACTTCTATCCATCAAAATTTGTTCACAATCCTCCAAAATAAATACACTATCCTTATTATCAAGCATAAAGGAAATAAACTCTGGCGATGCTATATGTTCTGCAAGAGTATTTGTTACCAAAATATAATTATTTGGATGAGTTGTAATTAAATGACGTATAAAAGAGGTCTTACCGCTGCCTACTTTACCTCTTAGTACAATTAAACCACTCTCTCTATTAAAAAGGAATTCTTCTATATCCTTATAAACTGGAAAGAAATCGTCATTATAATTTTCATTTATATCTATTTCCATAGGATTGATATTAGAAGAAATAGTGTAATAATCTTGATTAAATGCTACAAGTTTAACTTCTGTTGCTTTACATGCTTCTCTTGTTCGTGGCAAAATAGAAAGAGAAGCTTCTAATTTAGCGCCAACATCTATAGGATCACAATACCAAATAATAAGTTTATCTGGACATATAAAGGTGAAACACTTTTCCTCGAATAAAGAAATAGAATTTTCATCGAATGGAGTTGTAAGTGTTTCTATATCGAAAAATTCTACATCAGAGTTATTATTTGCCTCTCCCAAAGTTTCTACTTTAGCGTAAATAGCTTCGGGAAACTTTTCTTTAATAAATTCTGGAGTAATTTCTTCCAAATTAAAAGAGTCCTCTTCTAAATTAAACACAACTTTATTTGGAAGTACACCATATTCTTCCAAAAAAAGTTTAGTCTCAGAAAATCTACCAGATTCATAACCTTTTTTAAAATCCATAAAATTAAATTAATTTAAATATCTTTTAGCGAAATCTTTTAGTGCTTCATATACCATTTCTGAAGTAATTTGTAAATTACCATGTATTTCATATGGACCATCTACTTCTCTATATATAGTAGTACCCTTAATAGCATCTTTAAAAAGAACGGCTGCTATACCATCTGTAGAATCTCCTTGCCAATAAATATCTACATAAAATTTCTTTTTATAAATACTAAATCCATGTACCTGACAATTCCATGGAAAACTAGACTCTGCAAGAACAGTTCTTTCTCCACGAGTTTTGGTGTGGGTTCCATATTTGGTAATGACTTCTTCTGCAATGGAAAAAGCAGAATTTTTATCTTTATTAATTAGATCTCTGTAATACTTTTTTGTTTTTCTCATTATGTAAACTCTGTTGTTTTTATGTCTATGTTTAAAAGTCTTGCTATATTATATAATATAGATAATTTAGTCCTTTCGTCAAATTCATTAAAAATATAAATATCATCAGTTTCAGTTTTAAACTTCAATTCCCCGTTTTCTATATAAAAATCACAGTTATCAAATTCTTCTAAGTCAAAGGAAATTTGTTTATATTTAGAAATAATTCCTATAACTCGTTTTTCAATATAATCTTTTTTTACTGGAGGAGTTTTTATATTAAGTAAATCGGGTCTATATTTTAATAAAATTTCTCTAATGTACTTTTTATTTAAGCAACCGAGGTGTAAACTAATTTGTTTATAAGAACAGTTATGTTCTTTCATTAATATAACGCATTTTTCTAAAGGGGATAAATTTTCTTCTCCTTTATATTTTCCAAAAGAAAATTCTGCACGTTTTAGATGTTCTTCCCACATTCTATTTTTTCACCCAAAAAAGCTGCTTTCAATATTTCTAGATATTTTTCTATAGTCAAATCGGCCATTGAAAGATAGGTAATTTCTGTAGCTTGTGAAGAATTATTTTCTTCTTTAGAAACTGAAGTATTGTTGTCTAAATGAGAATAGTCTTTAGTTAAAATTGTGGATTTTTTAGTTGAATGTTTCATTGTTGTATAAATTTTCCTTGTAGGAATAAATAATATTAAAGTTTTTAATCATAATATATAAATATTAAGCGGACATTAACCGAATCGAACAGTTATCTAAGATTTTGAAGATCTTTGTTTTTTAACCATTAAACTAAATGTCCTTATAAAATAGCTATATAAAATAGCTATTAAAGATGGATACAAACTTTAGAAAAGTTTGAAATGTCCAAATTAAACTTAGTTGCCCATTTTTTTACAAACGGAAGTATTTCATCTGTAATATCACAATTACAATATCCATGTATTTGTCTCACTTTTCCGTTTGGGGTAATGTCGATAGTAAAATAAGGTGTTTCCAAATTTGGAGTTTGTCTTAAAAATAAAATATATTCCTTCCCTTTTCCTACAGATTCAATATAAGAACTTACACAATGATGTAACTCTTTTCCTTCTGTTATTAAATCTTTTAAATCTTTTACAGCAATTATACTATATTCTGAATCAGAAAATTCAAACATTTTTGCCTTTTTGTAAAAAGCTTCATAAGATATTTGCATTGTAGATAATAAATTCTTTTCTCTATAAACTTTCTCTTCTCTAAAAATTTCAAAAACTTTATCATGCAAAGAGGCTAACTTATTTACGTCCTTTGGATACTTAGGAAAATTTGAAATATTGTGATTTACAATACTATCTCTAAACATGATGTAATCGAGATACATACTCACAAGTTCAGGTTTAAAAGTTTTTATTGTATGTAAATAATTATAATATCTTCGCAATTCCTTTTTACTTTCCTTAGAAAGGAGATTTTTATTAATTCTTTCTTTATCCTCCCATTTAATGAGGTCTATGTATTCGCAAGCTTGTTTATCTGAACAACTAAATAAAGATTTTACCGCAGTAAAACTACCTACTAAATCACCGGCAAGATTTTTTTCTAATAATGAAATTAATACACGTAATGTTGGGATTTTAACACCAAAATTGTCTTGTATTAATCTATTAGAAGAAACAAGTTTTCTGTGATTTGAAGTTAATAATATTTCAATAAGACCTCTTATTGGTATATTATATTGTTTAAGTGCTGCTAACAAATCGAAAAATACAGGATCATAGACATAGTTCATATATTGGACATAAACCCATATCTTCGAAAAGCATTGGCTATAACTAATAAAAAACTGAAATATATTAGAATATGTATCTCCTAAGAAAACAATATTTGATTCTTTCAAAAGAACAGATCCAAGCCATTCCGTACAAATTTTAAGTTCATCAGTATATATATAATTAATAAGAGCCTCTTTTGTAATTTCTGTAATATAAAAGTGGTAATCGAATTTCGATGTAATTCTCGTTGCATCTATAACTATAATCTTTTTAGGAAATTCTCTTGTATCGATAATGAGTTTTTCATAATACTCTGGACAAAAATATTTTTCTCTAAGTAAAAGATATTCAGATTCAGTCATTATTACCTAAGATTATTTATTATAACTATTAAACTCATTTATAGTTTGTATTTCATATCTAACTTTTCCTATAAAATCATTAAGAGTTTTAGCTCCAGCATAAGACATAGTAGAGCGTAAAATATCTTCTATTTTCTTTGCAAGAGTTGCTAAATCTGTAGTTGGTATATAGTTTCGACTACATCCTTCTGGTTCATTAACAATCTTTCCAAAACGATCTATTTGTCCTGATTCTGAAGCTTGTCCATAATACAAACCTTTAAGACGTATTTCTTCACAATTAGCAAACATACTTCCCATCATTACATAATCTGCACCTAAAGCAAGAGATTTCATAATTTTAGAAATATTATTTACTCCACCATCTGCTACAATCCTAGTAAGACATAGATACTCTTTACTCTTTTCAGTAAGCAAAGAAATTTGTGTCAAAATATCTATTTTTCTTTTAATTATTTCGGTGAGCAAATAAGGCAAAGATGCGTGTATTCCTGTTAAAACGGAACTTAGACAACCACTTCCTCCTCCAATTCCCACACGAACATAATCAATTCCTGCTTTACAATACTCATCATAAGCATTTGGGTTTGCAATATTTCCAGCCATAATAATAAGATTAGTACCATAATATTCCTTTGCTTTACGTGCTAGAGTAAAAATACTTTTCATATGGCCTTGTGCGCAATCAATTAGTATTCTGTAGGGTAATCTATTTTTTGGAAGAGGGTTTTCTACAAAATATTCTTTAAATTCTTTCAGAGAAACAGCTACCCAGGAACCATTTGCAATTTCAAATCTTCTTTCTACATTCTCAGTAAAGAAAATGGGATAAATAGGAATAAAAGCACTATTTTGAAAAACTCCTATATTATTTGCATCAATTAAACAAGTCATAGGAGCTACAAAAATGGGGAGTTTTCCATTTTTATAAGGATTTACTTCTTTTCTAGAAGTTATAGTAGAAATAGTTTTTGGTAAAAGTCCTATTTCATCAAAACTATACATCATATTCAATTTCTTTTTTAACTTTATCTAAAAGTATTCTATCTACTCTATTTTCTTTGGCAATAGTTTCAAATACTGCACACAAGTAAACAAGCGTTTTAGGATGCATTTTTGGAGAAGAAAGTAAAATCTTTCTACAGAACCAATTATACTCTTTTTCAAAAGTAAAATCTTTTCCATTATATGTTTTCCCTGCGGCTAAATAGTCACATATAAGCTCTATAACGTATTTATATGGCATTTTTATCGCAGTTCCTCCTTTATCAAGGTTGTCCACCCAATACTCATAATGATGAGGATTATGTCCTTTATGATGTTGCCACGCTAGACTATAACCATTTATATCTTTAGCAACTTCTATTGGAGACTTTCCTTCTACAAAGTATTTAATACTCTCAAAAAACTCTATTGGAGAAAACTTACTTAAATCATGAGTAATTCCTTGCCAAGTTATTCCACATTTATTTGCATAATAAAGAACCCAATGTTTATGGATAATAATCCTCTTTATATGCTTAAAAGTGTTCACAATATTGTTTAAATTCATTTATATAAGCGTTATCGTTTCTATGATTAATATTTCCTGTATACCCATACCAATCTTGTGAAGTATACTTTTTCTCATTAATTTCTATAGAAATACCATATTCAATTAAGAGTTTATTTTCTGGCTTACAATTATCACAATAAGGACACTGCCAACTTTCTATAGGAGTATATCCTGTAGCAAGTTTTCCACAAATAATACATGTTCTTTCTGAAATATATTCATACTTCATAAGAATTTTATCTATGTCTCGATTTCCTCCAGTATAATTAATATCCAATCGACCAAACTTTTCTTTTATATCATTTATAGTAAAAGGACTCTTTTTAAGATACTGTTTAATCTCTTTGCACATTTGTATGCCAAAAGCTTTTTTCCAGCCTGTGGGAATCCAACAATACCAATTATATGGATAAATCCATATACGTTTCCCATTTTTATTTCTATAACAAAGAAAAGGAAATCTTAAATTCAGATAAGTAGTTTTTATTACTCTATAAATGTATTTAAAAGGATTCATTATAGTTTTCTTAAATTATATACCCAACCATTATTTCCATATAGCACATAAATCTGTAAAGGTTCTCCATCTGCTGCTCTTAATTTAACAACACATGGATCGCCATCTTGATCTAAGGCTTTGTTTCCTATGGTTTCTTTATCTATATTTACAGGTTCTGAAGAGAAAATATACTGCTGTGGAACAACTGTTTGAATTTTAACAATCCAATCATCGAAATTAATCATTACAGTGACATCATTTGTTTCTTGCCACTCTTGCCATCTTCCATTTAATGCAACTGATACTTCGGTGGTTTTATAAAAAACAGTTTGTGCATTTCCTAAAAATGGAATTATGGCAAAAAGAATAATAAAAAACTTTTTCATTTTAACATATTTTAAAGGACAAAAATACGGCCTTATAGAGTAAAGATGATACGCAATACATTTTTAACCTATAAGACCGTAAAAAGTGTGTTATTTTAATAAATTTTCTAAAGCATTCTTTGCATTTATAAGTTGAGTTCTAGTTGCTCTACAAAGAAAGTAATTATCTATAACTTTAATTAAAAGTTTAGCTGTTTCTTGAACCGATTCCATAATTAGGATTATTTAAATATAAGGTTCTATATTTTTCTTTAATGAAAGTTCTATTTAAAGGTCTGTCTTTCATAAAAGAAATATCTTGTAATTTATTATCTCTGTCTGAAAAAACTATTTGTATTTCTCCATTAACTATATTTACTACCCATCCCTCATATATTTCATCATTTATTTGTATTCAGACATCATCGAACTGTTTGAGTGTAGACAAATCTTTTTGAGGAGTTTCTACTTTGGGCGTAGGTTTTTTAAAAAGTTTACTAAATATGTTCATAAGTAATATTTTTAAAAAAGCGTTTAGCGTTACCCAAGTATAACCACGTGGAGGCGCTTTAATCTATACTCTCAAAATAGTTAATGGTTAGTCTTCTCAGTCTTCAATGTATTCCAAAGTTTCCTCTTTACGTTTTTTAGTTTTAACGTGCTTGTTTTTTGGATTCTTTGGTTTACGTTTAAACTGTTCTGAAGTCTTAGAGTCTTGATATTTATCAAGATCATTCATGAGATTTTTAGACATATAAATTAAAATTTATACGTAAAGATATATGTTTGTTTTGTTAAAAACAAATTTATTTGTGATTTATTTAAAACTTAAACAAATTTTCTATTTCTTCTTCTGTTAATGGTGTAATACCAGATACAGCTTCTGGAAGATTTAGGTTTGTCATTAACTTGCATGGGATCCTTGTTATTGTAGAATGTGGATATAAGTATATATAATTCAAATAAGGGGTATTTGTTATAAAATAACTACCTCCAGAATGTACCACATAATATTTATTTCTTATAATAGGAAATTTATATTCTGTATTTTCTTTTAGTACTACATTTGTAAGAATTTTAAACTCCCGTACACTGAGCACTGCATAACAACGTCCTTCTGTATATAAATATACATCCCCGGTTGTTCTTTTAGCGATGTAATATTCTTCCATTTTAAAATTTAAATAAATTTTCCAGTTCTTTCTCAGAGAGCAACTTACCTTCTTCAGGAATGTTAATAAGAGTTAGATTCTGTTTATATGAAATTATGTTTTTGCATATAGGGTTTGGATAAAACCATCCATCCACCCAAGGAGAAGTGCTTAAAAAACAGTTTTCATTTCTGTCAACAAGCCAATACCCTTTTTTAAATGGAATTTTTGTAACTTCTCCTGGGTTTAGTTTAATTCCTGTATAAGATTCGAAGTACTTATCTTCTATATATTTATAAGTATAACCTCCGTAATAAAGTTGATATTGTCTTGGAGTTTTAATTACTTCTATTTCTTCCATTTATACGTTGTTCTAAATCATTTAAATCATACCAAGTTCTTGTATCTATACAACAAAAATCTTCTCCTATATAAGGATCTTTTTTAAGTTGACTGTGACCAATAATTTGATAATAGCCTTTTAAGATATTAAAATTACCCATTTCTTGAAGATCTGCCCAAACTAAAGAACCTGCTATAGTCCAACCTCCTCTATAAAAAGAAGCTTCATTTAAAGCTCTATAAAGATAGATATCCTTTTCTTTAAAAAGTTTATTAATATATTGAGGCAAATCTTCTTCCTTTATGTCACTAAATAATTCTGGGTGTTCATTTATCCAAGGCTCTGTAATCCCTGCATGAGAAAAAAGATATTTTTCTTTTTCTGTATTCAGAGTATAACAAAGTTGAAATAAATCTCTATTCTCATTAAAAATGGATTTGTATTCTTTTATTTGTTGTAAATCTGTAGTATACCGACAACAAAATTCCCCAATGTCCATATACGGAAGATCGTGGTTTCCTAAAAGAAGTATTACATCATTTGGTCTTTCCTTCTTTACTTGAATTATTTCCAAAAGATTTTCTTTAAGCTTTTTAAATAAATTAGGATCTGAATAAGAATCATATTCTTGAAATTCTTCTTCATCTAAGTAAGGATCTAAATAATCTCCTAGAAAAATTAAGTTAGCATCTTTTGGTGTAGATTTCCAAAAGTTTCTTCCATGTACATCTGGAATAATAATAATTTTATCCATTATTTGTGTAATTTTTCTTGTAGATAATTTATATCGAGGGCGTACTTATAATAATTTAGTTTACTTGTTTTAGTGGCAAACTCTAATCCAAGAGAATCTAAAGCATGAATTGTTTTTTCATTACTTGGTGTAAGAACAAACTCGTCTTTAAGCACATAAAGAGAATCTAAATACTCTTGTATAAATGCATCTCTTTGTTCTATTTGTTGACGTTGGTAGCTATGTTGTTTTTCGTCTATTATTACTGAGTATATAGCAAGACTTATACAAAGAATAGAAGCTACAAAAAGTCCAATTATAGTCTCTTTTTTCATTTTTATTTATTTTTTAAATAGTTCCAAACTAAATCGATAATTACTAAAAAATTCAGTTGTATTTGATCCCAAACATCGATTTTTATAGGATTTGAGTCTTCTACTTTATCTTTATATGGCCAATCTACAATTATAAACTCCCATTCACACTTAGACCAATAACGATACATAAAATAACTTTTCATGTACTCAGCAAGAAGTTCTTTTTCTTTAAAAGACTTATGTTCCTCTGTTATTTTAGTTAACAAGCCTTTTAGAACTTCATATTTTTCTAATTTTCCTTGAAAAGATTTGCAATAAACAAAATACTCTGGGCGTTTCATTTTTTAAAGTTTTAAATTATCAGCAACATTAAATAAACCTCTAATTCTTAATAGCTGTTGTGCTCTATGTAGATATTCTAGTTTATCTAATTCATCTATTGTAAGATAAGGTTTTAATTTATTTCTAAGATGTGAATTTTTTGTTATCCAAATAGCAGCAGGAGGATTGATTTTATCATCAAATTCCCATACATCACCTTCATTTCCAGGAAAATCTGCATTTAACCAATCCTCTCCTACAGTAACTACTTGCATAGGATAATAATGGGAATCTGTAATCCAATCTCCCACCATAAATTCTTTGCATTTAAATGGTCTACTCATTTTCTAGATCTATTTTAGAAAAATCTATAGAGTTTAAATATGCTATTCTTTCTTTAAGAGTATTTTCTTCTTTTTGTAGAGTTTCTATTCTATTTAAGAAAGAATTAAAAATTTTATTTAAAGCATCTTCTGGAGTTTTACCAGAAGCACGAATACCTGTTACTTCTGGAGTAACATTAGTATTAGTAAATGTCATTACTTCTTCAAAAGTAGGAGATTTTGTTTCAGTTAATCTTACTTTATATGTAGGAGTAAAATAAAATTTTAAAGTAAACATATTATTTTAAACTTCGATTAAAATTTATCATTTCTTCTGTAACTGAGAAATATTGCCAAGCTTCCTTTGGTAAACGAGATTTAAGCTTTCGTAAACTTAATTCAAAATTAATTCCAGCTTTTTGTCTCATATATTCAACTCCAGCTTCAAAAGAACAATGTGAAAGAGTTTCATCTTCATAATTTTGTAAAGTAAGATTCTTTCTTTCTTTATTTACCCAGTCTGCCCAGGCATTTTCTGCATTAATATTCATCCCACTCTACTTTATATGTACCTATATAATTAGAAGAATAAAAAGGCTTTGAAGCACGAGATTTAGCATTTTCTTCTGTTGTATAAACATAAGTGTCAGTAACTACTCCCTCTGGAGTTTTATAAAAATTTACATAACCCTCACGTTTCTCTGGTAGAAAATACAACTCAAAATCAGGAAAGATATTTCCGCAAGTACCATCTTCTTTCCAACCAAGTACAATCTCTTTTTCCCAAGTATATGCGTCATCTACTAGCCCTATTACACATTCTCCTGTTGAAGATTTTCTATCTGTGCAAATTATACGTACAGGTTTTCCTGATTTTGTAACTATTTTCCAAGTGGGATGTTCTAGATATTCTTTTAAACTAAACTTTTTCATAACTTATTTTTTTAATTGGCACGAACACATCATATCCATCATCATCTTCATAATGATCGATTATTTATCATAAAACTCTTGGTCATTAATATTTACATAGGTAATGATTTTTGGGTTATTTATTTCTTGTAAGATCCAATACCAATCCCCATAAGCATAATTATCCTCTATTCCAATAACAAGATATTCTGTAATTATTTCTTTGTCATTTTCGTCATAACTTGCTTGTTTTCGGATAGTACCAAGGTATTCTTTAAAGTCCTTTTTGATACTATAAAAATTAGGATTAAAGCATTTAATAGCCTCTTCTCCTAAATACTCCTCATATTCTTTAAAATCATTAAGATTCTTAAGCACATAAACAGGTTGATGACCAAAAGGTCCATTTGTAATATATTTTTCCATTTATGGTAATTTAAAGAGTTTTCTTAGAAGTAAATAACTCATATAAATTAATGCAACAAATGTTACTCCTGGCCAAAATATCACATATATGGAAAGACTTAAACTATTTACATACCAAATATTATATTCTCTACTTTCTATTGTAAAAAATCGGGGTTCTCTTCCCAAAGAGTTTAAATGCCTATCTATCTTTTCAAAGATACAGAAAATACAGATTCCTATAATAAAATACAGAAATATGCATAATATTACTTTCATAATTTTAATATTTTATTTTTATTGTTTTTATATAGAAGCTATCGGGATATGCACTATTTTTAGCCTCTTCTTTTGAAGTGTATATTTTACCATAAACTTCCATTCCATTGCCAAAGTTAAATATGTTAATATACCCGATATCAGTTCCGGTTGGAGCAAAGAAAAGATCATATCCAGATTCCATTGCTATTTTCCATTTTCCGTTTTTATACCAAGATGTTACAATGTTTACATCTTCAGTTTGGATTACTCCGGCTATACCTTGTTCCAATCCTATATTAGTACATTGTATACGCACGGGCTCACCATTTCTAGTTACAACTTTTCTTGTAGGATTTTCAGTAAATTCTTTAATATTAAAAGGTTCCATATTAAATTATATTATTTATACATTCCTTTATATCTTCTTTAATCAAGGCTTCTATTTCTTCCGCAAAACTGATTAAATATTCAGTAAAATCAAAATTTACTTCAAAGTTCTCATTTACATTATTCCAATCAATACTATCATTTGCAGCTTCCATAAGTGCAGATGAGTATTTTTCTATAAGTGAGTCTTTTGCTTTCCAATCTGTCATAAAACTATATTTCTACCGGTTCATTTTCCCAAGTGAGATGTTTTCCTATAAGTTTTTCATCCGCATTATAAGGCATTTCTACCATATCGATACAGAGTTTATCCAAATCAGGCATCCATGAAATACCCTTCCGTATTGGTTTTTCTTCATAAACACAAAGAACATTATTTTCCAAATCTCTTGCAATCCAGGCCATAACTATTTATGTTTTAAAACATACGTTGTATCTGTTTGATTATCAACAATTGTTATTTTTGTTATTAATTCATATTCTGAAGCAGGAAATTCTTCTTCTACTTTAGTTTTTGGATAATTAATTACAGTTTTTATAGTAATTAAAATTATACAAACGAAAGTTAAACCTATCACAATTAACCCCAGAGGATCATCATCATCTTTTAGTAATACCCAAACCCGTCCTAATAGAAGGGTAAGTAAGCTCACACATATTAATAATATAATTATTTGTGTAAGAGACATAATTATTTATTTTCTATTAAAAGTTTAGCTAAAAAGATTATACCTTCTATACCCATAGATATAACAATATCATGTGCTATAGAGGAAAGTATTTTTCCTCATTACTTTTTTCTTTTATTATATCAGCACATTTAATGGCTTTTTCTGCGGCTTTAAAATGAGAAACATATTTTTCTATATAATAAGGGAGAGCTACACAAAGTAAGCGAATTCTAACTTCATCTGAAAGTTCAGCTTCTTTTTCATAAGCTTCTTCCAACATACTTTTATAAGGTTCTTGCAGATCTATATCTGCCATAATTATAAATTTTTAAGTTCTTCTTTTTTCTTTTCCAAGAGGTTTAATAAATCCTCTTTAATGAGTTTACTATATTTATCCATAATAGGATCTAGTATTTTAGAATATTCACTTTCTAGAAACACAGATTTCCAGCCGTTAGATGTATCTTTACACCAATCTAATTTTAAATAAAAATTAGGATTGGGTTTAAACTTTAATTCTTCTAAAATAGAAGTTAAAAGTTTTATGTTATAAGAAAGAGATAAAACTTTATCTATTATTTCTGTTTTCATGATAAAAAATAAATTTATTTGATAAATAATAAGTAAATTTCTTTCTCTTAAAATTCTAGACTATTTTTGTACCATTCTAAATACTTATTTGATAACCATAGTTGAAATACAGGGCATGTTTTTCTATCTTCACACCATTCTTTTGAGTTGTTATCTATACTCCAACCTTCACACCTATAACAAATGGGAAGTAAATCTTCTATAGTATCCTTATTATCCATATAAGGTTTAAGCTTTTGCCAAACCTCTTCTCGTTCTTTTTTAGATACCATGCTATTCCTCCCATTCTATTTTCACCGTGGTCCTGTAGTGTTTGGACTTGTCATGACTTCTCGCATATTCCTCCGCATGCTCTTTGGAACAGAAGATTACTTCATCAGATGTCGTCTGTCCATGTCCATCATCATATACATTCACCCATCCTGTGTACTTTGTGGTGTCGAACCAGAGATTGCAGTCGTCCGTGTTGCTGTTGCTGAATTTGCCGTCCTCTTTCCAGCACCTGACCGGCTGTTCTCCATAGGTGTTGAAAGACAGCAGACCTACAATACAGAAACCTCCATCGGATTTCCTGTCGGTGCAGATGATCCGGACTTCATCCCCGTCTGCGGTCACTACCCTTCTCGATGGATTTTTGAGGTATTCTTCTAAACTAAATTGTTTCATGGTTTTATTTGTATAAAATAATATTTGTTTAAGTACTTTAAAGTATTTAAAAACTAAGCCGTTACAGTAGTAACTGTAATAGCACTAGTTGTATTATCTGTAAAAGTTACTGTTCCTCCAGTAACAGCACCAGTAGCATCTTTTGTTAAAGAAATGGATTTAACTCCTTTTCCAGCAGTCCCAGTGTCACCTTTTTCTCCCTTTGGTCCAGTAGCTCCCGTAGCTCCCTTTTCACCAGCATCTCCTTTAGGTCCTTGAGATCCTGTTGCACCAGTAGCTCCCTTTTCTCCTTGAGGACCTGTTGCTCCAGTATCCCCTTTATCACCTTTAGGTCCTTTGAGGCCCGCAAGTTGTTCTGCTGTAAACATACTATATGTAAAAGCAGCTCCTGTTGCTCCCGTAGCACCTTTTTCTCCTTGTGCCCCAGTATCTCCTTTATCTCCTTTATCACCTTTATCTCCTTTAAGACCTTGTGGACCTACTGAACCTGTATCTCCTTTTAAACCTTTGAATAAGGAAGATTTTATCTTTTTATTGGTATTACCATCAACTACAAGCACATATTCTGTACCCGCTAAAGTGGTTTTTTCGACTAATTCACTTATTTTTTTTCCTTCCATTTTTATTATAATAATTTAAACTAACTAATTTTCAAGACATATAGGACACTCATCTTCTGTGAGTAACTCTATATTGTCTTCTCCTAACACACGAATATAATCATCAATTTCAACATCTGTTATAGAACCATCCTCTGTTATGATACTACAAGAAATAATTGGACTTGCACTTTCTATAAATACAGTTTTTCCTTTTGTTCCTGTAATTCGAAAAAGAGTGACTGCATTATAAAGACATGGATCATCAATAAATTTCTGTGCAGGAGAAAGATCTCCTATACTCATGCTAACAAATATATCAGCATCTACAGTTCGACAAAGATGAACATCGACATAATCTCCAGTTACATTAACTTGAAATCCGTATGTTCCTTTATCTGTTTGAGTAATTTTTGATACTGTCATTATAAACTTATTTTATTAAAGTACTTAAACAAATATTTTTATAACAAAGATACAAAAAAAGAAAGTAAATTATATTGTATTATAATAAAAAAAGAGTAGTAATTAAATGAAAATGGATTTATTATATATTAACCTTACTCTATTATTGTTTTTTTAAAATCATCAATTGAAACGTAATAATATTTTTTATTATTTTTTAATCCCTTGATTTTTGAGTACGTGTAATGTTTTGTCAAACATCTACTTGGCTCCAGCTATAAAATCAGTTTATGTATCTACTATTGTGTAATTTATATTACATGTAGTAGATACATATTCTTTTGCTTTTTCTTTAAGTGTCGTATTACAGTAATGGTTTAGCAGTTTCTAACAAATCTTCGAAAGTAGTGATAAATTCTTCTGCCATATCATATGTAGGAAAAGATAGTCCACTTGAATTTTTATAATCTGTAGATATAGTAAGCTCTTTATTAGTACCTGATAAAATTTTACAAACACAAGCAGCATCTTTTACCCAAGCATTTCTTAACTGAACGAGTTTCATATATGCCATGAATGCTTCACAAAGTTCTTTTGACAGAACATTTGCATCTTTCTGAGGTTCTCTTTTACGAGTCAACACTTCTTTAAACTCACAGTTCCCATTAATAAAATATTCATTTTCTTTTATAGGATTCTGTTCGCAGTAATCTTCCCAAGACATTGGTTTGTCGTTAGAGTTGTACCAATCTCTATAATAAGCATTGCGTAACTTCCACAAATTATATTTATCGGTTGAAAACCAATTAAAGGCATATCTGATAAAATTTTCATTATAACAGATTGCCTTACTGTCATTCTTGAAAAACTCTTCATAAAACTCATTCTTCCATGACTGTTTGTCAAGCCATTCGAGTATTTGTTTTTTTGTTTTCATAACTATTTCATTGTTTTTATTGTTTGATAAAGAGCACTTGAAAGGGCATCCACAAATCGCTCATTGTCATTCAGATCATCCTCGCCGATAGCATCAAGAACAGCGTGTATGAGTTCGTGAAAGAATGTCTGTTGTTTTCTTTCCTCTGTCAGCTTTTCTCCACCTGCGGTTTCAGCTATGTGTATGGTACAGGTTGTGCCATTCCAATGCCCGTATTCTTCACCATATCTCATAGATTCTTCGTGAAGGATTTTGTAGTCAAGCCCTCCGACTGAGAAGAATTGTGGTATTTCAAAGTTCATAATGCTATTTCTTCGATTGTTTCTATATCTTAAAATTGTCTGCTAAATCATTAAATCCAAGAGTTCTTAAAATATTCTGCAATTCATGAACTGCGGAAAATGAAGTTATGTAATCACTATGCATATACTGGTCGTGGCTGTCACTAATATACCAACATCCCAGATTGTCATTATATGAAATATGCAGCTCTTTGGGGTTCTCATAATATCCTTCAAAGTACCTTTCAAATCCGTTCTTTTTAAGAATCTTTGGAGTAACAGGTATTTGACCCACCTTGTCTATTTCTATGCAGATACTGTCGTTTATTGTATCTACTGTAACATAACGTTCAGAAATTTCTATAACCTTACCGTAAAGAAATTCCGTTGTTGAGGCCTCAAATTCCACCCAATCGTTCAACATTAACTCATTTGCTTTCATAACTTATTTCTTCAATTCTTTAATAAGCCCATCTGCATAAGCAACCGCTAATTCCTCTACTTTTAAAACTGGAGTCGTTTTTGGAATGCTGTCACTTATAATCAATGCACACATTGTGTCCTTTGCAATTTCATATCTGCGTTGTTCCCAGTCAATTCGTTTGCGGCAATATTTCGTGGCCGCCTCGAAAAAGTTTTGCTCAAGCTGTGTCATAACTCTTTTACAGATTTATTCTTCCTCCGTTTCATCTTGATTCTCTTCCAAGCCGCAGAGCACTTCCATGTATTCGCAGTCTTCTGGGTCAACCTCTATCCCGTGGAAATACTCGCATCCGAGGCAGCTCCCCGGGCCGCCCGGAGGGCAGCCCCACGGGGTGATTTCACATACTTTCCTGTATTCCATGATTTCATTTTCTGATTAAGAGGTAGTCGGCCCAGATGCCGATGAAATTCCTGCCACAGTAGGCAGACAGTTCAGCACTTTTCAAGCATAGGCTACACCCGGCAGTCGTAGGAGTACGTCGGGGCGAAAAGCCGAAGCCCACATATTCCGTTTTATAGCGGTCTGCGATGACCAACAGCCGCCTGTCTACCACTTCGTCATTATCCATATTCGCGACCTCCTCGTCTGTAAACAACAGAAACCACGGAGAGTATTTCAGTTCGTCCCTTGTGTAGTTCGGTTCCCAACCCTCATTTAAGGCGGCGCAGATGATACGGAGCTTGAGATATGCATTCAGATTGTCATCTTTCGGTCCGGAATCGCATCCGAACCTGACCCATGACATGACAAGTGGATGTTTCGGTCCAAGAACATCACATGCGTCTTCAAATGTCTTCACACGTTCCGTGATCGGACGGGTGTCCGTTTTCACATTTTCCTTTTCCAGTTCGGACACGATCAGCTCCGCAATCTTGTCCGACAATCTTTTTGCAAATTCCTTGTATTCCATGATTATTCCTCCCATTCGATTCTCACCGTGGCCTTGTAGTACTTCGAATCCGGATTCTTTTTCGCGAATCTGACCGCTTCCTCAAAAGTGTCGTAGACGCATTCGTCCGTCCTCGCTCCCGAGGAGGCGAAGTCGAAGACATTGACATAGCCTTCTTGCTTCACGGGAGCGAAGAAAAGGTCATTTGCCTTTGTTATAACTGATTCCCCGGTCGCTTTCCATATGGAAACACCTTGAGACGGGACAGTGTCGCTATTGGGTACTAATCCAACAATAACGTATCCATTTTCCTTATCAATCCTATCGGTACAAAGGATTCGCACCGGACGGCCATTTCTCGTCACTACCTGCCTTGAGGGGTTCTTTAGGTATTCTTCTAAACTGAATTGTTTCATAATTTGTTCTTTTTGTCATCACTTTCATCCGCATCCACCCGTGCGCTGTAGCGTAACAGGGCGGACACCGTGGCCACCGCCACAAGGAGCATTATCACCGCAAAACAGATCATACCCCGTCCTCCTTGTCCCACCCCTTTACGGGATGGCAAACTATGCAGTGCTGTCCTATGTGCAAGAATGCGGGGTACTCAGTGGACGCCTGCGAGAACCGGATGTCCACCGGCGAAAGCCTCGGGTTCTTTTTCAGCATGAATTCCTGGTCCTGCTTCATGCATTCCACAAGACTGTTCAGTCTTTCTTCCGAAACCACCCAGCCGTCAAGATCGTCCGCTATCCTGGCGAGTTTCCGCTCCATCGCCCTCAGTCCGCTCCGTGCGCCGTTGGGCGAGATGTAATAGTGCTTCGTCCCCTCCGGGCATCCTGCGAGCTTCTCGCAGAGATGCAAATCGTTGATTCTCTCTTCCATGTAACAAAAATGTTTGTATGTCAGTGACCCGCGGGGGACTTCAACCCTCCTTTACTCAAATAACCCACATAATGCAAATTGATGCAATCCTTATGACTGACTGCCGCAAATCCGGCGTTCGGGTCAACACGCACCTCACGGCGCAAGCTTGCTTGGCTTCCTACGGCCCTCTCCGTTTCCGGAGGTTGGTGAGATGAGGCGGTATCACCCTGCCTCATCCCGAAGACATATAACAACGCAGCACTCCGGCGTTTCTCAACGAATGATAGTGTGCTTTGCCCCCTGCCGGGCTTTCATGTATCCCCGGCTGCGTGGCAGGCCGCAGTGGGCGTGGCAGGAATCGAACCTGCCTCAGTGCACCTGCACGCCCTGCCCGTCTTTCCGGGCTGCCAACTAATAACATACTTACAATGTCGATTGCGCTTCACAGCGGTGGGCGGCCACGGGGGAATCGAACCCCCGGAGGATTGTCCGGCATCCGCTTGCATACAGATTGACGCCGTGTCCCCGTCATCCGGACGGGCCGCTTGTTTGCCAAAATTCTTGAGTGTCGCCCTCGTGGACGCTATCGTGGGCAGGCGGAGAGTCGAACTCCTATGACACTATAACCAATCTCCATCGCGGTCTCCTACGGCCCAATGGATTGCTATGAAAAGAAGCAATTAATCCTTTGCCGCACCCTGCGGCCATTCCTGCCCGGGGAACCGTCACGGCTCCGTTATCTGTTGCCTATTGTATCTGTCCCGGCAGATTCTGATATATTTGACTTTCGGATTGTAATTTTTCGCCAAGAGCATCGTCTTATCGTATGGAAGAAAGGGAGCATCATAAAGCATGAATCCCCGAGCATCGCCCTGCCTGTCCCCGAAGTTACGCAACGGCTTCCAACCGTCACGCCGTACGGGGTCGTATGCGCTGACAACATAGCCGTGGTCTGTGTTTTCTACTTGAAATAGCATTACATGAATCATTTTTGTGTTTCCGAGTGCAAAGTAAAGCATATTTTTCCACATTTGCAAATTTATTTTATGTTTTTGTTAACCGTTTCTTGTTATCTTTGCGCAAAAAGACAGATATATGGGATACAGTGTACCGAAAAAGGCCTGCCGCAGCAAGCTTGTGGTGGCGAAAGGCAACTTCCGGAAGAGGAACATGCTGGACAGGGAGAAAGACGCGTGGTTCGCGGTCTCCGAACTGGCGAGGGGCAAGACGTACCGGGAAATCGCCGAAGAACTGAACGCGAAGAACGGATATTCGCTCTCCCACGTGCAAGTGTGGCACGACATAGAGGACGTGCTCGTGGAGTGGAAGCGCGAGAATATGGCCAACATAGACGCGTTCATAGCAAAGGAGTTGGCACGTCTGGAAGAGATAGAGGCTATCGTGATGCGCAACTTCGAGAAGAGCAAGCTGCCGCGCCCGATAGAGTATGCCGCCCTCATCAAGCGCGGCATGACCCCCGAGGAGATAGACCAGATGTACGAGGAAAGGGGCGGCCTCGCCGGCAATCCGGCATATCTGGAAACGCTCCTGCACCTGCAACGGCAGCGTCTCGACCTGCTCGGCATCCGCAACGGCAATGACGTGCCACAACAGACCATCGTGAACTACAACTTCGGGGATACGAGCCTCGATGACTTGGCGAGAGTGGCAGACACGCTACAAGACAACAAACGCATAGAGATTGAAGCACAATGACAGAAGAAGTGATGAATCAGATAAAGGCCAATCCGGAAGCCCTCGTCCGGTATGTGGCCTCGCAGCGGTTTCCGACATTCGCGCGCTACATGAAGCCGCAGCTGGAGATGACGGAGTTCCACAAGGTGTATTACGAGATTCTCGACCGCTTCGCACACAAGAAGATAAAGAAACTCATCATATCCTGCCAACCGCAGATAGGCAAGTCCGAAGCGAGTTCAAGGCTTCTCCCGGCATTCCTGCTCGGGATGAACCCCGACGACAAGATAATCATCGGCTCGTACAACGCAGACCAAGCGAAGAGCTTCAACAGGGACGTGCAGAGGATAGTGAACTCCCTCGCATACAAGGCCGTGTTCCCCGACACCTACTTCAACTCGGGCAAGGTGAGGATGGACAACGTGTACCAGTGCAACTCCGAGGTGAGCGAACCCGTGGGGCATAACGGATTCATCCGGGGCATAGGACGCAGCGGAGCGCTCACGGGCAAGGCCGTGGACATATCCATACTCGATGACGTGTACAAGGACTTCAATGAGGCCAATTCCGTGCTCATACGTGAGCAGGCGTGGAAGTGGTATACCACAGTCGTGCGCACCCGTCTCCACAACGATTCGCAGGAAATCATAGTGTTCACGCGATGGCATGAGGATGACATCATCGGGCGTATAGAGAAGTCCGGGGAGAAGATAATAGAGGCGAACTCGTGGCAGGACATAGAGGACGTGCCGGGCAACGCATGGGTGCGCATCAACTTCCCTGCGTTCAAGGTCGGGAAGCCAACGGAGTTCGACCCCCGGCACGAGGGGGACGTGTTGTGGCCGCGCAGGCATTCCAAGACGCAACTCCTTGAGGCGCAGGCCCTCGACCCCGTGCAGTTCCAATGCCTGTACCAAGGCAATCCGATGAGTGAGGAGAGCAAGCTGTACGGGACGTTCAAGACGTATGTCCAGGAGAGCGACTACGGGACGTTCATAAGGCGCGGCGCGTGCGTGGACGTGGCCGACAAGGGCACGGACTACCTATGCTCCATCTGCTACGACATATACAAGTCGCCGAACATGGTGTTCAACGAGAAGACGCACCGTTATGAGCCGATACTCTACGCACTGGTCACGGACATCCTGTTCACGCAAGAGGGTACGGAGATAACATCTTCCACGCTCCCCATGCAGCTGTCAACAAACGGGGTGCAGAAAGCCTACATCGAATCCAATAACGGTGGAGAGCTGTTCGCGCGCGAGGTGGCCAAGAAAGTGCGCTGCCAAGTGGAGACGTTCTTCTCCCACGGCAACAAGGAGGCGCGAATCATATCCGGTGCTAACGGCGTGATGCAAAGCATCGTATTCCCGATGGGATGGGAGACGCGGTGGGAGAAGTTCTTCAATCAAGTAGACCACTTCGTGCGGATGTTCAAGGCCAATTCGCATGATGACGCAGCCGATGCACTCACCATGGTATGGGAGAAAGAGATAGCCGGGGGCAACACACGCCCGTACGGCCATCAGAGACGTGGAGTGAGCCGCAGGAACTGAAAAAGGGGTGCGTCACCGCAGCCCTTTTTCGCTAAAGAAGTAATGTCTGAAACTAAAAGTTCAACAAAGATACCCTTTTCTCCGGAATTTCGTTACCTTTGTGCAGGATTATTGATTCTCTTGTGTTTCTTGTGTGTCTCGGGGCACGTCCGTCAAGGGCGTGTCCTTTTTCTGTGGCGGAATCAGCGGCAGACGCGCCAAAGCCCATTCCACAAGCACGCCTATGTCCTCGAAAAGGGACTTCAGATACTCCTCATCCGCCCATTCGGCCAAATCCCTTATGGACTGCTTTATCTGCTCGGGGTGCAGATGCAACTTCAGAATCTTCTTCCGGCTTCCCTTGAGCATCTTCTGGAGTTCCTCGGGACTGATTTTCATTTCGCTCATAACTCTATCTTTTTGTTGTTTATCCTTGATTCGAAGAACGCGGCCCATTTCCGCGACATCGTGAACCTCCGCAGGGCAATGGCCTCCTCCGGGGTTAGAGAGTTGAAGAAAGCGGCTATTTTGGCCGCAAAAACCTTTTCATTGACCATATCGACTTGATTTAGCTAATCCTTATCATTCTCCTCGGTGCATATCCCCCTGTTCCTCATTTCCCGCGTCACCGCATAGTATAGTCCAACGAGTTCCAAGTCATCGTACTTCCTCAACGGCTTGCGGTGCTTCTCCATAGGCCTCTCTTTCTTCCTGTATTCCGCGTTCAAGTCCATGCCTGCCACTTCATCGCACATCCTGTCGCACATTTCATTCCATTGGTTGCCGCTATGGCCACGCACCCATGTGAAATGTACTTTGATGCGTTTCTCGAAGACTACATACTTGAAGTCGTCTATGATGTCGAGATTGGCTTTCGGTGTCCAATTTTTATTCCCGAGGACACCCAAGGCATATTGGCTGTCGGAGCAGATGTCGGCGGAAGAATTTTCCGGCAGTTCCTGCACAGCCGCGAGTATAGCTTTCAGCTCTCCCCGATTATTTGTCTCATGCTCGATAGGGAAAGCGGCCTTTTTCCATATTTCCCCGTCTTTCAAGATGACATAGGCGTATCCCCCTCTGTCGTGAGACATGGAATAGCCGCCGTCAGTGTAGATTTCGTAGTCGCTTTTGACGAAATCTTGGATTTTCGGGGTTGAATGATGCTTATTAGCCATAATATTTGTGCTTAGTCAGCCTTATAAATTAAGGGTACAATTTTGGGAACACACTATTTGACATCGAAAGTAGGCAAATAATAATTCCCCAATTGGCGGAAGAGTGAGTGGCCGCACCTTGTGACATACCACGCATCCTCATAGAGGTTCAAATCGGCGAGAGACACGCGCCCGGCGTATTCCCCCTCCAAAGGGACGATACACGGGCGGACTGTTATGAGCCGTTTCGACTTCATCCTCCGGATGATGTTGTCTGCGGAGGATTTCGACATACTGACCATTTTCGCTATTGACTTCTTCGTCATAGTCCCGAGTCCGGTTTTGTCTCCGTACACATAACTGCGACACTCCTTATAGGCTTTCATCTCCTTCTTGGAGAGAGGCCTGTCAGGAATGCTTGCCTTATCAATTATATCTTTGACGAACCGGGCTTGGCTTGCCCTATTGAGAATCAGCCCCTCGCGGAGGGCGGCCACAATTTCCTTGAACGTGGAATCTTTCCTTATGCGGATGAAACGGTAGTTCCCGAAATGCACTTTCCGCACACGGATACGTCCGCGCTCTTCGGAGTAGAGGTTCAGTTTGAAGCCGTTTCTGATGCACCGTTTGATTTTGTCCGTCCCGAGATGGGTGATGGATTTCATCTCCCGGGCGGTGTGCTTGTAGATTAAGGAGTTGCCATATCGGGCCTTGAAAAGCACGGCCAAACAGAAAGCGTCAAACGCGTCCTTGTTCCGGATATGCTTCTGTGCAAGCTGTATGTCTACCTTAATGTACATAAAAAAATAAGTCCCGGGAAGCGGAACTTTCCCAGGGCTTATTGGCACTCCCGAAAGAGCGTTATATTTCTGGAACGTTCCGCATTTCCCGAACACAAAGATAGTAATTATTTTCTTTTCCGCAAATTTTTTCCGTCTTTTTCGCACTTTTTGTATGCCTCCCATATTATGCAGGCGAAAGTCAGCACGAGGCCGACGATGTAATAAAGGATAGTCAACAGCAGTTCCATGTCTTCAATGTTTTTCGACAAAGGTAGGGGCTAAAAAAAAGAATAAAAATACGTTATGGTGTTTGTTTTGTTGAAAAAGTTTTATATTTGCATTGTCATCTGGGCAAAGGGTTAGCCGTAGACAGCAAAAGAAAACTAACAAAAAAGAAAAAGTTATGAGCATTTGTACTTGTCCGGTCGGAACTTCTTTGCCAAGTGTACCGAACTCCACCTGCCCGTCAGACTTCGGTCAGGTGCAGAAGATTATCTTCCAGCGCGTGTTCAAGTCCGGAACTACCAAGAACCAGTTCACCTCAGTCGCAGCGATTACCAAACTTGCGTCATGGACACCCCTCATGTCCGCGAATGACGGCACAAAGGCCGTCATCACCCCTTATGTTGAAGCCCCTACCTCCGATGGCGGAGATGCCATCACCTATGGAGGCGGCAACGACACTGTAGGCGGCGTGACCAAGACCATAGGGCGCAACCCCGTCACCATGACATTCTCGCTCCGGCAGGTGACGCAGGATGTCATCAAGGCCCTCAAGAGCCTCATGTGCGAGACCTTGGGCGTATACCTCGTGAACGGTGACGGCCAAATCATGGCCATCAAGGGCAGCGCGTCCGGCGCATACATGCCGATTCCGATAGACAACCTCTTCGTGGGAGACCTCAAGCTCATGGGACTTGAATCACCGGATGAGAATGCCCTTTCATTCGCGTTCAAGCCGAACTGGAGCGATGACGCTGAAATCGTGACACCGGAGTTCAACCCACTCACCGACCTTGCCAACGCATAATGGGCGCAAAGGTGTCCACGGTGCGGCTGCAAGTGGGCGACCGCATCGAAGTCTTCGGAGTGGAACACGCTGAAAGGCTGTTGAGGATGCCGAACAACGGGGGTTGGCGCATAGCGGATGACGAGAATAAGGAACTGACGGAAAATGGCTTTAGGACAATCAGAAATAGAAAGGGAGGTACTTCAGCCGAGTAAGCGGCCGGAGATACAGAAAGCGATAGCGCATCAAGATTGGATAAAACTCCATGCGGACACCAATCTTGATGTGATAAACAGCGTCCCTTTCCGCAAGTTTGTCCTTTTTGTCCGCAGCCAGTTGCCGGAAGACAAGTTCCTCACCACGATGAACAACCTCAAGTTCCCTTTGCCGACAAACTCGATAACGAAGTCGATATTCGTGAAGCTGTCGAAGTTGTTTGACGGACGGAACCCGGCATTCAACTATCAGTTCCACAATACGGGGGAAAGAGACGACTGGGAGTGGTATAGGCAGGAAGTTCTTGACGAGCCTAATTTGTGGTCGCAAAAGGCTTGGAGGTTCTTCCAGACTGAAATCAATTCCGTCCTTGTCGTGGACATGCCTGCGAATCCCGACCCGACAGACAAATATCCGCAGCCTTATTCCTATTTCGTACCGATAGGGGATGTCATTTCTTATGCGGTCAACGACAGGAACAAATGCATGGACTGGATTATCTACCGGAACGGCGGCAGGATAATCGTCATAGACGACTTCTCATACCGCACGTTTGCATCGGAAGACGGACGCTTGGGGATGATGCTGTCGGACAATGCGCACGGGCTGGGCTACTGCCCTGCGAAATTCCTTTGGAACGAGCCGTTGTCCCTCGGATGCCCGGATGTCAAGGAAAGTCCTTTGAGCAAGAAACTGTCTGACCTTGATTGGTATCTGTTCAAGAGCCTTGGCGTGAAGCATCTTGACACGTATGCAAGTTATCCTATATACAGCGCATACGAGGAGGAATGTGACTACATGGACAAGGACGGGGACGTGTGCCACAAGGGACATCTTCAGAAGCCGGACGGGACGTACCTTACGGATTCCATGGGGAATCTTGTGCCGTGCCCGTTGTGCCACGGCAAGAAGCAGCTTGCAGGCGCAGGCTCATTCATAAGCGTCCCTATCCCTGCCGAGGGGCAACCCGACCTGCGCAACCCCGTGGACATAACCACGATAGACAGGAAAAGTCTCGATTACAACATCGGGGAACTTGAAAGGCTTGAAGTCAACATCATCAACGGATGTGTGGGCGTGGACAACACCATACTCAACGAGACCTCTCTTGCCGACAAGCAGGTGGACGCGACTTTCGAGAGCAAGGATTCGGTCCTTAACCGCATCAAGAAAGGGTTCGAGGAGATACAGGAGTGGCATGATGCCACTTGTTGCCGTCTCCGCTATGGCAGCGCATTCATAAGCGCGAATGTGAACTACGGAAACGAGTTCTACACCCTCACGCCCGAGGTGCTGCAAGCCCGTTACGCCAATGCGAAGCAGAACGGCGCGAGCGAAGCCGAACTGGATGCCATCCGACAGCAGTTGATTGAGACGCAGTACCGGCACAACCCTACCATGTTGCAGAGGATGATAATCCTTGACGATTTGGAGCCGTTGCGTCACAAGACTTTCGACCAAGTGCAGAGGATGAGGGCTGACGGTCTTGTGCCGGACGAGGTGGCAGTACTGAAGACAGACTTCATGAGTTTTATCGACAGGTTCGAACGGGAGAACGACAACATTCTTGAGTTCGGGACAAGCATCCCGTATTCGGAGAAGATAAAGAACATCTATAATACGTTATTGAGTTATGCAAAACAACGGACAGTCCCTTCTCTTACATAGAGAAAACTACGAAGTTCCAAAGGGGCAGGAACAAAGCGTCCATTGCAAGGTGGCCAAGTTGGATGAGAACGGCAACTTCTATGAGAAGCCGAGGCTTCTCCATTTCGGGGTGAAGTCGTTTGACACGATGGACAAGGTGAACCTTGAGGCGATGGGGTATTCGGTTGAAATCCTCTATCATCCCAACGGGCGTTACACCAACGTGCGCATCACGAGCAGGGAGGAAGACCTCGCGGCGAAAGACGCGGAGATTGCGCGTCTGAAGCAGGAACTTGCGGAGGCGACAAAGCCGGAGGTGAAAGTCGGACGCCCAAAAAAGGAGGCATAGCATGCTGAGCAGAGAGACCATAGTCGCCAATGAATCCCTCAAAGGATTGACCGATGAGCAGATAACCGCCATAACTACATTGTCGGAAAACGATGAGGCGGCGGTGATTGGTTCAAAGTTCGGGGAAGTCTACCGCCAGATGGATGCGACCATCGAGAAAGCCACGGGCATCAAGCGGCAGGGTGACGAGAAGACCTATCTGTATCTTGAAAGGGCGGCGAAAGAGTTCGCAGGCAGATATGCCGACCATGATGAGTTGAAGAACAAGGTCACCGAACTTGAGGCTCAGATAGCCAAGGGCGGAGACGGCGCGTTGAAGACGCAGCTGGAGAATGCCACAAAGGAGCTTGCTTCGACCAAGACGCAGTTCTCCGCACTCAAGGACGCGTTTGACACTGAAAAGGCCAAATACACAAAGGCCTTGAACGACTATAAGATAGACAACGAGATTGCCCGTGCTCTTGACGGGGTGAAACTGAAATCGGGATACAACGATGCGGTTCTATCCACCCTCAAGGCGCAGGCGATAGCGAACATAAAGGCCAAGAACCCCGTTTTCGAGGAAAGGGACGGAAAAGAAAGGCTAATTTTCCATGACGAGAACGGCGCGCCGCTGAACAATGCGGAGAACGCTCTCAACCCTTACACCGCACGGGAACTTCTGACCAAGGAGTTCGCATCAATGGACATCTTGGAGATGCCCAATGCAAAGGGCGCAGGCGGAAAGCAGGCGAAGATTGACAACGGCACTCATCTTGGAGCGACCACCAAGGCCGAGGCGACCGAGATAATCAACAAGATGCTTTTCGACAAGGGCATATCCAAGACCGATTTACGCTTCAAGGATGAATATGACAAACTTTGGGCGGACAACAACATTGATGAACTCCCACTGACCAAGTAGGCAAAGGGTAAGCCATACGAACCATAAACAATAAAAAACCAAAAAGTTATGAGTTTAGCAGCAACCGTACTTAACGACATTCGCATCAGGAACGACCGTTACGACAAGAACGAGAGCCGTCTGAGCGAGTATGGCGCACTCGATTTCTTCCTCCAGCAGAGCAAGTCCAATCCGCTTCTGACTGAATCAATGAAGAAAGCCGCCATCGATTCCATGGGCAAGACCCTCAAGATGCCCGTCATCAAGTATGACGGAACCATTGCAGTGTCCAACGCCCGTTCCTGCACCGTGGCTGACGCGGAGAACACTTCCGCTCTCGCCACCGTCACTTTCGTGACCTACTCCGTAGGTTTCACCGTAGTCCCTGCGATGTACTCCAACAACGAGATTGACAAGCAGACGGACATCACCAAGAAGTATCTGAAGTGTGCCCGTGTGCTTGGTGCTGCACTTGACAGCGCAGCCGTGACCGCGCTTTCCGCAGCCAAGTCGCAGGTGTTTGCCGACACCCTCATCTATACCGAGGCGGATGACGTAATCGGCGTGCCATGGGATTCAAGGGAGGACATCCTCTCCGACATCGAGCCGATTATGAACGCAAACGACTTCTACGGTCGCGTCCACATCATCGGCAACAACGGCGTCCGTTCTCTTCTGAACAAACTCATGGAGAAAGGCGAGGCCAACATCGTGGACAAGCGTCTCGAATGGGCCGGAAAGGAGTTCCATTTCTCCAACCGCGTGACCAACGAGGCAGGCAAGTACGCGACATTCTACGCTGTCGAGGACGGAAATGTGGACATCCTCTTCCGTTATGACCGCGATGCCGCCATGGGCACGACTTCCAAGGTCGGCCATGAGTGGGACATCGTGACCATGCCGTATATCGACATTCCGGTGGGTCTCCACTACTACGAGGCCGTGGGTGACTTCAAGGCCATCGGCGGAGACGCTACCGCAGACCTCACCTGCACCAAGAAAGAGTACTACGGGTTCAGCGTCGATGTGGCGTTCGTGACCGCATACAACTCCGACCTCGCCACAAGGGCGAACCCTGTCGCCGCCGTGGCAGTGGCCAAGGGTGACACCTATGCGAACCCTGTTGTCGTAGTCAACTCTGCGGAGAATCCGGTGAACACCAAGGCAGTGGCCTAATCGGTTAAGAATATAAAGATTAGGGGGTGGAGGGATTTTCTTTCACCCCCTTTTTATTATCTTTGTCACATGTACAGACTTAAGGACATACTTGACCGTTTCTCCACCCTCGTCGGATGGAGGGACAGTGCCACGCTCACCCGTTCCGACAGCGGCCTCTATTTCGAGGAAGCGCACCCGATGCTAACATGCAGGGCCATGCGCGGCATCATGCCGGAGAACCTCGCTTCGAAATACCCCGAATATGACGCGGAAAAGACCTATTCCAAGGGCGACAAGGTTTCCCACGGAGGATTGGCCTACGAGAGCCTTTCGGACGCGAATACAGCCCCTTTGACGGACAATTCCGCGTGGGCGGACTACGACTTGCTCGATGACTATCTGAAAAGCATCACGGAGGGCGGAATCAAGCGGCTGCTCGCACGTTTCGTGGGGGACAAGATGTCGGACATGGAAACGAAGAACCTCGTGGACAGACGCACTCTCTTTGACGGTGCAGGTCGTCTTGAAGCACGGAACTCCAACGAGGGCCGTCTTGTGGGATTCGAGTTCGTGCCTCTCCGCTCCAACGGAATCACGACCACGCTGAACAAGGTGGGATTGCAGTTCACGGGGAACATCGGAAAGGTCAAACTCTATCTTTTCCATTCCTCTCAGCCCGAGCCGATAGCCGTGAAAGAAGTGGAATACACGTCAGAAAAGGGCGCGTTCATGTGGTTCGACCTTGAGGGCTGGGTGATGCCTTATGTGAGCGAAAAGATAAACGCCGGGGGCAGCTGGTATGTGGTGTACAACGAGGCGGAACTGCCCGACTACATGCAGAGCATCAATTTCGGGCGCGACTGGAGCCGCGAGCCGTGCGGCACTTGCAACAAGGGGGACGCGATGCTGTACCGTCTTATGCTTCAGTATCTGACCATTTCCCCGTTCTATGTCGCGGTCAGCGATTGGGACGGCCAGTTATGGGACATCGAGGACAACATCTACACGAACTGCAATAACTACGGGTTAAACTTCATGGTCACCATGGCCTGCGACATCACGGACACGATACTTGCGGAGAGTGACATCTTCGCAAACGTGGTGCAGTTGCAGGTGGCCACGGACGCGTTGAGGGCCTTGGCTCTGAACCCCGAAGTGGCGGTGAACCGTGTGCAGTACAACGCAGACCGCAACGACATCCTCTTCGAGGTGAGCGGCAACGGGCAAGGCATACGGGGGCTTCAAGGGGAACTCGACCGTGCATATAAGGCGATAGCCGTGGACACCAAGGGCCTTGACCCGGTGTGCATGGGATGCCACAACAAAGGGGTGAGATACAAGTCGATATGACACTTGACGGCCTCATAGACAAAATGGAATCCTTGCAGGGGCAGATGAACGCCTTTGCAAGGGTCTCTCTTGAAGAACGCAGGGATGATGTCCTCACGCTGCAACGGGAGCAGTTGTTCTCGGGCACGGACAGGAACGGGCAGGACATACGCCCCTACTATTCGGAGGATTTGAAGTCGAGAGGCGGTTATTTCAACACGCCGCAGGGGGCGCAGAGATATGCGCAGTGGAAAGCCGGGCTGACATATCCGAGCGGCGCATCGCGGAACGCTGACGCACCGAACCTGTACATCAATGGACGTTTCCATTCCGAGATAGGCGTAGAGTTCTCGGATGATTCCATGCTCATAAAAGGAGACACCGCCTATGCGGTTCAGATTATGGGGAAATATGAGGCGGCATTCGGACTTTCGGAGACATCGATGGAAAAACTCAAGCCCCTGCTGACGGAAAAGATTGTAGAATTGATGAAATCATACATCTATGGATAGGATAGTGACACGGACAAACCCGAAACTCTTCGACAAGGAGGTCTACAAGATACAGAAAGCCTTGGCGGACGCGCTGCCGTGGCTCGACCATGTGTTCGGGATATGCGAAAGCCTCACCGACATCAAGGAGGGGCGCAAGTTCACCTCTGCGAACCTGTATCGTGGACGGGGGAAATACGAACAGATAATGCCGTGCGCGGAACTGGGAAATTTCGCATTCTTCACGCTTCGAGACCCACAGGAGATGGGAAAAAACAAAATGCTCATTAAAAGCCCTTTTTCGCTCATTGTATGGTATGACACAAGGAAAGTGTCGCTGCCGCTCGATGAACGCAACACAGAGGAGATAAAGGGCCAAATTCTGGGCGTTCTGGCGGCCACGAGGTTCTCGAACATGGCCATAACGAAGATTTATGAGAAACCGCAGAACGTGTTCTCGGATTATTCGTATGCGCACACCGACAACCAATATCTGATGTCCCCGTATGCAGGATTGAGGATTGACGGCTACATTGAAGCATACATACCTTGCATAGAACAATAAAAACAGAAAGATATGGTATTCGATTGTCCAAAAGTGATTCCGTCCCTGCCGAACCTCAATTGTAAGGTCAACTACGGGCAGGTTCAGAAGATAGCCTTTCAACGGCTCGGGAATAAGTTCGAAAAAAACAATTGCATAACAGACAAGGCTTCGTGGACGAAGTTCCTTTCGGCTGTTGACAGCACGAAAATCGCGATTACCCCATACGTGGAATCCCCGACTTCGGAGGGCGGAGACGAACGCACCTTTGGCGGAGGAAACGACACCCTTGACGGCATAGAACTCGTGATGGGGATAAAACCCGTGAAGATGTCTTTCGCCTTGAGACGCTATCCGCAGGAGATAATAGAAGCCCTCAAAGTCCTTACACGCATCAAGGACTTGGGCGTGTATTTCTTCAACAGCAACAACCAAATACTCGCTTTGAGGGACGGATACGCCTATGCTCCGATTCCGATACGTTCCCTTTTCGTGGGCGACCTGCTTCTCAACGGCCTGTCCGAACCCGACCGGAACTTGATGTCATTCTCGTTCAAGGCCAACTATTCGGACAAGCTCGCTGTGGTTGCGGTGAACTTCAATCCCCTTGACGACTTGGAGAACATCGACGTCCAAGTAGGTGACGGCTCATTCAACAAGGCATTCAATACAAGTTACGACATATGATAGAGTTCGTCTGTTACATATTCGCGGTCGCGTGCGCGGTGATGTTCCTGCGCACGCTTGCGGTGAAGTGGGGAATCCTTGAGAAACTCCAAGTGAGCGCACCCAATGAGTTCTTCCACAAGCTCTTCACCTGCGACTTTTGCCAGTCATTCTGGCTCGGCATGGCCATCTGCGTGGTGCTTGCGTTTTGTGTTCATTGGTGGCTGATATTTGTGCCATTTTTCAGTTCGGTTGTGAGATGGTGAGCAAGACGGTCAACGGGCACACACTGGTCTTCTATGATTCCATAGAGGACTTGCCGATAACGCAGTTCCACCGCTATTCCAAGCACCTGCTTGTGGCCGGTGGTGTGGGGGATTCCATTGCCGATATAGACAGGCATATAACCCGTGTCATCAACTTTCTGAACGACCCGAAGAAAGCCTACCAAGAACTCATCAACCTGCGGCAGTGCATCTACCTCGTGGCCACGGAACAGGATGTGAGGAACAAGGCCACATTGTGCCTCGTGAAGAACGTGGACGGGAAGCGGTGGACGGACTACTCCGACAGCGGGCTTGAGGAACTTTATCAGATGATAAACGATGCCACCAAAAAGGACTTGGACACAATCGCAAAGGAGGTGGGCGACAGGATAGATTCCAATCTGATGCAATATTTCCCGTCAATCTTCGAGGATGCATCACAGAAGAACTATGTGGATTTGCTCCGGAAGAGGGCGGTCTTGCAGATAGGGGCGATTGTCAACGGCGATGACAACGAGGAACAGATAAAAGACGTGACGGCCAAGATGTACGCGATGCAGAACCCGAAAGGGTTCGCAGGCCCGGAGAGCGAGGAGATACGGTTCGACAAGCAGTTCGAGGACATGTGCCTGCTCATGGCCAAGGAGTTCGGCGGAGGCATAAAGCAATACACCACGACAGAATTTTACACCGCTTTCGAGCGGTTGACGCGGCAGTACAACGAAACGACAAAATTAAGAAGACGGAGGGCTAAATAATGGACAATCCAATCAGTTATAGAGACTTATTCGCTGACGACTTAAGCAGCGGTCTCAGCGGTCTGACAACGCAGGTCGAGCAGGTGAAGAAAAGCCTGCTGTCGATGTTGCAGGAAGTGAAAGCCGAGGCGGCCGCAGTAGGGAACGCGCTGTCGGGTACATCAAGCTCATCGAAGCCCGACCGAGATGCCACGGCACAGTATGCGGCGCAGATACAGCAGTTGACGGAGGCCAACAAACGGCTGCAAAAGAGCGTGACGACGTTGGAATCCCAATTGGCCTCGCTGAGAAAGACACAGGCTTCGGGCGCGCAGTCATCCATAAGCTTGTCGCAGGCCTACCAGTCCCTTGACGAACTGATACGGGAGACGGGGGTGGACGTGAACTCCTTGTTGACATCCCAACGGCAGTTGACGATAGCCGACAAGAACGGGGTGACGGCCAATTCCGCCCTTGAGGGGTCGTACAACAAACTTTACGCCCAATACAACCTCATCAAGAACGTGCTGAACGCCATGGGTGCGGAGATGCGCAACAACACCGCCATAGGCGGCAAGTGGGAGGCGCAGGCGGCATCCCTCATGGCCACGATGAAACAGATGCAGGAGGCTACGGGAAAGCATACCCTTTCAGTCGGTGACTATACCAAGGCATTCAACGGTCTGAGCCTCTCCACGCAGCAAATCATAAGGGAACTGCCATCGCTCGCCAATTCGGCATCGCAGTTCTTCATAGCCATATCGAACAATGTCCCCATATTTACCGATGCGTTCAAGAGGGTGAGGGAGGAGACCGGCTCATTCAAGACAGCATTGTTTGGGACGCTGAAATCCGTATTCTCTTGGCAGACGGCGTTGATTGGCGTGCTCACAGTATTGCCGGGGTTGGCGCGGGCTATCCACAACAAGCGCAAGGCGCAAGAGGAGGACAACGAGGTCACCAAACAGGCCATAAAGCTCCAGAAGGAGCTTTCCGAGGAGTATTTCGAGACGTACAAGGCGATAGAGAAGAGCCTGTCCCGGACACGCACCCTTTACAATGTGGCGCGCGATGAGGAGAACCGCACACTCGCAGACCGCATCAAGGCGGCCAATGCGCTCAAGAAACTGCATGCGGAGGAATTGAAGAACATCACGGCGGAACAGATAGCGACGGGGGAGGCTGACGCGGCGGTGCAGAAGCTCATAGACACCTTAGCGGCCCGTTCCGAGGCCGAGGAGAACATAAGCAAGATAGAGAAGCTGGAGCAGGCCATGGCCGACTTGAACCATGAGCGGCAGAAAGCGGATGAGGAACTCACCAAGTCGGGGCAGAAGCGGAACGCCCAACTGAAGATTTACAACGAGTTGCTGCATGAGGGGAAAACAGATGCGGCCAACGCTTTCTACTTGACCAACATCAAGGCCGTGGAGGAGCAGATGGCCGCCTATCGGAAGCAAATCGCGGAGGCTGACGCCGCTCTGGATGACACCAACAAGAAGATACAGGAGATACGCAATTATCTTCCGGCGGAGGGGCTGGATTATGAAATCATAAACACCGGGAAAGAGAAAGAGAAGCTCGACAAGCTCAAGGACTACTATTGGGAATATGTCGAATCCAAGGCGCGTCTCCTTGAAGACGACGTTGAGCAACATCAGCTATGAGCAGAAGATTGCTGAAATGCGTAAAGTCCTTGAGGAATACAAGGCCACGGGGCAGCTGACGATAGATAATGAGAAGTACATCAACGGCATAATCGAGAACCTAACTCGTGAATCCGCTCAAAAACGGGGGGAGATTATACGGGAATACTATCAAGAGGCCGTGCCGGAGGAAAGCATCGATGATTACAGCGTCTCCGCACAGTTTGCCCCGAGCCTTGCAGAGAACGCTAACGCCTTGCTCGCGTCCCGTACCCGTCTGAACAAGGCGTTGGAGGACGGCACCTATAAGGAAGCCAAGACGGAGGGACAGACGTACAAGCAGCTGATGATAGAGAAACTTCAACTGGAGGAGCAGTTGCAAGAGGCCTTACTGAAGATGCGCTACGATACCGGGGAGTTGACGCAGACGCAATATGAGACGGAACTTGCCAATCTGCAAACCGCACTTGACAAGAACATAGCCAAGGTGCAGAAAGGCAGGAGGAGCAAGTTCGACATCTGGACACTGTTGTTCGGAAAAACCCAGAAAGACGGTTACGGCAATGTGTATAAGGAGCTGTCAGCCGAGGCGCAGACCTTTATCAGCGCGTTCCAAAACTCCATGAAGCAGGCTTTCGATTACATGGATGAGTGGATGGACAAGCGCATAGAGATGGCCGAAGTGGCTGTAGAGGCGGCGGAAAAGGAGAGCGAAGCGGCAAAGACAGCCCTTGATTATGAAATGGAGGCCAGGGCCAACGGCTATGCGAACAACGTGGACTTGGCGCGCAGGGAATACGAGGAGAAACTGAAGCTGGAGCAGGACGCGATAGCCGAGAAAGAACGTCTGGAGAAGATACAGGAGGCCATAAACAGCGCGACACAGGTGAGTTCGTTGCTTACGGCCACGGCCAATCTGTGGGCATCCTATTCCGCTCTCCCCGTCATCGGACAGGTGCTGGCTTTGGCCGCCATTGCGACCATGTGGGGCAGTTTCGCGGCAGCAAAGGTAACGGCGGCGCAGATGACCGCCACGAAATACGGAGAGGGCGGCGTGGAATACCTCAATTACGGGGGCAGCCACGCAAGCGGCAACGACATAGACTTCGGGCGCGACAAGGACGGGCGGCCACGCAGAGTGGAGAGGGGTGAGATAATCGGTGTCATCAACAAGAGGAACGTGGAGAAGTACGGCGTGAGCAAAGTCACGGACGTCATCCGGTCATTGAACAAGGGTACGTTTGAGGAGAAGTACGGCGTGAGCAAAGTCACGGACGTCATCCGCAACGATTCCGTCCGGCAGTCCCTGTTGCAGGAAAGCATCCTGCGTTCCATCGGATTGAACCGTCAGTCAAACGTCATTGAAAGCCTTGAACAGAGCCATTTCAGCGACAAGTACGGCCTTGCTTTCAGCGGCTTCGAGGGGAGGGACACCGACCTCACCGCCGTGGAACGCGGCATACGGAGACTGATAGAACAAGGAGAAACAAGGGTCGTCTCCACGCCGAATGGAAGAATTGAATACAAAGGAAATAACAAACGTATCATAAAGACCTCATAATGAGTAAGATAATAGTTTATATAAACGGGGTGGACATCAATGCTCACCCCAACTATCCGGAGGACTTCAAAATCAGCATGGAAAGGGAGAGCGGTGAGATGTATTACCGCACCAAACTCGACCTCTCGCTGACGTTCTTCGGGGATGATTATGATGCGATATATGCCGCTTCGATTGACGCGGAGTTCAAGGTTGAGGTCAAGACGGATTCCGGCACGCTCCTTGCCACTGGCACATTTGACAAGACGGACTGCACCTTTGACACGGACAACGGCATCTGTGAGGTCAAGGTGACGAGCGCAGACGAATACGACAAGATAATCAACGGAAAGGATGACGAATATGACCTCGTGGCCCTCGCTCCTGTCAGAAAGAGCATCACTCTGCTGAAGCGTCCAATACTCCAGATATATTTCCAAGGGGATTCCAAACTCACGAACATCATAGGGAACGTGTCCTACGAGGTCAATTCGAATTCGGAGGTCAATGACGGGGGCACGCTCGGGAACATGGGGTTCGTGGCAAAGAACAAGTTCGCTACGTTCCATCTGGAGATTGAGGGGATGTTGACGGCATGGCTCGGGGATTATCAGGCGAACTATGAGGGCACGTCCACGAAATTCACGAATGAATACGGATATTGGTTCCAGTACTTCCCGAATACGGCCACGGGAATAAAACAACAAATACATGCCAAGGACGGGACTACCGTTCCGACTTATTATCTTGAGGCAGGGCAATATGACCTTACTAACTTGGGGGACTTGAACATTGTTCAATACCCCGCATCCGGAACCGCCGGAACTACCGTAGGGGAAGCCACGGTTGACCGCAAGTTCTGTTTCGCCCGGATTCTCTTCGACAAGGACACCCCGAATGTGCATTACGGAGATGTCGTGGACATCGGAAGTGACGACATCGCAGGCACGAACCTCAATTACCATTATGCGATGAAGCCCGACACCCTGCCGATAGAGACTCATCTGGTTCAGAGCCTAAAGGTGCAGGATACCCCGACAGAATGGGGCGTGAACGGCGACGGCAAGTACTATGTGCAGCCCGAGCCGGAGACGGGGGCGAACATGATTCCAATCGGCTGGGACAAGTGGATACCGCAGTCTTTCTGGTATGAGGCCATCCCGATGTTCAGCCTCCACATGGAGGGATTATCCGACAAGTGGACGCTTAAGGATGCCTATCCCCTTTGGAGCGCGATAGACGTGCTTCTGAAGAAGATAGACCCGACAATCACTTTTGCCGGAACAAGCGAGTATAGTGAATTCCTGTACGGTTCAGTGGAGACGATTCCCGACTGGATAGAGAACATACTTTACATCACGCCAGTCACCAACGTGAAGAAGACCTACTACAATCAAGCGGCGCGAAAAGGGAAGATAACCTTGGGGCAGATATTCGACATGCTCAAGAGCACCTGTCAGCTGTATTGGTTCATCGATGGTCAGAAGCGGCTGCGGATAGAGCACATATCATGGTTCAAGAACGGGGGAGCATATACATCCACGACACCGTTGGTAGACCTCACCGCCATCAGAAGCCCCATGTCCCGGAAGACGTGGGACTACGGTGTCAACGAGTTTTCCTACAACAAAAAAGACATCAATAAGAGATATGAGTTCGGGTGGGATGACGACAGCAGCGATGTCTTTGACGGGTGGCCGATTGACATCAAGAACAGGCATGCGCAGAACGGAAAGACACAGAAGTCCACGGCGGCCAATTTCATGTCTGACGTAGATTTGATAATAAGCACGCCCGACAACGTGAGCGATGACTGTTTCGCCTTGATTGGGACAGATGCCCAAGGGAATTGCCAACTGGCGGTGATAGACAACCTGGACACGCCCTCGATTCCGGCCACGCAGTTCCTGCTCCAGAATGCCTATCTGTCTTTCTATTTCCTCGAACTCGCGTATTGGACTTACGACATGGGCGGAGACAACGCCTATATCAACGGCCCGACCGCAGGTAGCGTGTCCGGCGGCGTGGTGAACGTTCACGGGACGCAACGGATAAGGAAGCAGAGCGTCCGTTTCCCTATCGAAGCATCAAAGGTGGGCAAGCTGGGGCTGTACAAGACGGCGTTGGGGAGCGGAGAATGGGTGAGCGCGGAATACACGCCCGAAGATGGGATGATAAGTGCTGACATAATCTTGGATTAGAAAAAATGGTTATATTTGTGGCAGAGAAAGGGTTACTCTGATTAGAAGATATATTTATGCAGACGAACAGCAACCTTTCTTGTATACCTTTCTACGAAAATCTTGAGGAACAGGATTTCCGCAAGTGGTATGCCTACGGAGACAAGTACATAAACCGCGTCCCCAACGACTACCTCCTGCCTTTTTTCTTCCCCTTGCCCCCCACTACGGCTTCCCGGGAATGGGAACTGTTATCAGCTCAATTATTCCGCCTTTGTTGTGACGAGGAGGAAGTGGCGTACAACGCCTCTTATGATATGGGCGCGTTCAGCAATGCTTTCGCCGTCACGGAACTCCCCGTGGAGGGCCTGCTTGTCTTGAACGGGCTGAAGATTACGAGGTCGGGCACGAAATCCGTATGCACCTATCTTGCGGACACGTCCACCCCACAATCGTCATTCCACTTGCCGCGCGGATTGTACTACCTGCATCTGAAATTCGCCACGCAAGGAGAAAGCACACGGTACTACGAGGTGTATTCAGATGTGTTCCTTGCCGAAAGCCGCGAAGACATCGCGCGCCACGTCAAGGTGGAATGGTACAGCATGGAGAACCAAGCCTACGAGGGCGGAGTGATTCCGTATGAGGAACATGAGGGGAACGTCTACTACAAGAATGTCCTGTACCTTGACACGGAAATCGGAATGCCCGAATACACGTTCACGGAGGAGGGCGAGGAACGGAACGGATATTTCTTCCCAACGAAGCAGATAAGCGAAAAGGTGTTCAGCATGAAGTTCATCGCGCCAGAATACCTCTGTGATGTGATGCGCTTGATTCGGATGTCAGATGTGGTGAAGATTACGGACGGCGTCGGCAGGACATACGGCGTGGAGCAGTTCGAGATGGAGGTGGAGTGGCTTGAGCAGGGCCATTATGCCGAAGTGTCCTGCACGTTCCAGACGGACACCGTGGTGAAGAAAATCGGAAAAGCTTATACCAACATAACGGATAGATGATATGACGAAACAACAAATCAGAGAACTTGTCCATAAGACCATAGAGGGGCAAGGGACGCAGGTCGATGCAGGGAGTACCCTGCCGGCCATTCTCTATGGCATAATTGACGGGATGTCGGAGACATCGGAAGTCGATGACTTCGAGGATTTCCACGCGGCCACGGCCTATGCGCAGGGGGACATCGTACGCTACGAGGGCAAACTCTACGTCTTCACCGAAGACAAGGATGCAGGCCCGTGGGACGCGACCAAGGTGGAGGCGACAACGGTGTTCAACCTGCTGTATGACATGATGCCCATAACGGTCACCACCACCATCTCGGCATTGGAGGCGGCCGACTTGACGGCGGAGCAGGCGGCGGCGGCAGGATTCACCACGCTTGCGGTGAACTCGCTTTTCATGGCCACGAACCCGACCATACACTTCAGCGACATGAGCGTGACGTTCAACACGGTGGACGTGATAAGCCACGAACTCGTCAACCTGTCAACGGTGATAGTGCATACCACCACGGGCGGAGGCGAATTGCTCAAGGCGATACTCTCCGTGAACATCAACGGCAGCGTCAGCTACCATGTGACCAACCTCACAAATACTGCGGAGAAATGAGCGAGATAATCAAGGAACGGCTTCTCGGGAACGTATCGTTCTGGGTATGCCTTTGCACGAGCATCGTGCTTCTGGTTTTGGGGTTCATCGTGCCCCCGATAGGCAACATCGAGCCGAGCATCCTCACCGCGGTGGGGGAACTCCTCGGATTCGCCACACTTGCGGTGGTGGCCAACGCCGTACGCGAGGGATATGATGCGCGAATCAAGAAAGGGGAACTGGAAGTAATCATAGACAACAACAATAAAAACTCATAGGATTATGGCAGAGTATTCAGGACTTGTGGAGTACATAAACTCCAACGTCTACGAGAACACGGAACAGAAAATCACGGGAACGGCGATGAACAACACGCTGAATCGAATGGTGGCGGAGTTGGGCAAAGGCTATCAGTTCGGGGGACTTGTGTCCCCCGGTGACACGTACACCCCGGGTGATGAGAAGATAATCTTCATGGCGAGCGAGGCCGGGGTCTACCAGAGCTTCGGGGGCTTCTCCATCATGGACGGGGAGTTCGCGCTTTTCGTGTGGGACGGCGCATGGCGCAAGCAGGTGGTGTCCTACTACAAGAACACGGACATCTACGGCGTGCGTCACCATTACAATGACGCTTCCCCCGACCTCTCAAGAATCGGGGAAAATTCGCTCCACAGGGACTTGCCGGTGCAGAGCCTCATGCGCAGGTGCGTGGCTGACGATGCCGGCAACGTGAAGTATTATCTCGGGGCATACGATTCCACCAAGAAAGCGGACGGCTCGGCGGCGCGCCTTGACGGAACAGACGGGCAGGTGATGGTGGAAGTGCCAGCCCATTACCGCAGGACAACGCTCAATGCGGCCCAAGGCTATATGGACGTGGAGATTTCCCTCTATCCGTTTGAGGGGGCGTTCCTCGTGCCGCGCTATCTCGTGTCCGCTTACGAGGCCACTCTCGACCGCGACAACAACATCCTGTCTTCCGTGGTGAACGCATCGGCAAAGTACCGTGGCGGCAACAACACGGCGGATTGGGACGGCACTTACCGCTCGCTCCTCGGCTTGCCGGCCACGGCCATATCCTTGACGAATTTCCGTACCTACGGGCGCAACAGGGGCACAAACTGGGGATGCTACGACTTCAATATACACACGGACATCTTCTGGCTGTTCGCAATTGAGTATGCCACGCTGAACTCGCAGAAAGCGTTCAACGGAACGCTCGATGCCTCGGGGTATCACCAGGGCGGCCTTGGAAGCGGAGTCGTGAACTTCTCGAATTGGAATAAATACAATTCTTTTAACCCGATTGTCCCGTGCGGATTCACCAACTCCCTCGGGAATCAGACGGGGGTCAAGACATTCACTCTATCTGAAGCGCAGGCGGCGGCTTACGGCAGCGAGCATTCAGAGAGTGTGCCGTCTTATCGCGGTATCGAGAATCCTTTCGGACACATCTGGAAATGGTCTGACGGATTTATTGGAGTGGGAGACGGCACGAAGCAGGCTTATTACATGTCAAGGACACGGGCACAATATGCAAGTGCCCTCAATGATTCCTATGTCAAGGTAGGGGAATCGACAGGTGCAAACGGATATATGAAGGCCATTATCGGCAGCGCACAGTCCATGGCGCAGGCGCAGAGGAACTACGGCGACATCCTTGCAAGAGACGTTACAGGCAGTGCTTCCACCTACTTCTGCGACCATAGCTACGAGAACCATGATTCTGGTGTCACCTACGGTGCGAGCGTCGGCGGCGGTGCGTCTGATGGCGCGACTGCG